GCTTCTCGCAATGAACTGCTCGGCAGCCTGATGGAAAAATCTGGCACCGTGGAAGACTCTGCTCGTGCAGTATTCCGCGCTCTCAAGAAGGTCAAGCGTGAACGTCTGCCTGAAGAAGTTGCCGACTTCCTCCTGGCCGGCCGCCGTGATTTGGCTATAGCCTGCAACCCACAGGTTACCGGCGATCCTGCTGACGCACCAGAGTAATTGCTATGTACGAATTTCGCATTCATGGTGAAGATCAAGATGGCGTAGAAGATTCGATAGTAATTACCGGCGAAACGCTGGAAGAGTTGAGAGCTAAAGCCTTGTTTGAAGAATCGAATCGTAAGTGGTCTAATTGCTGGTCTGAACAATTACCAGATTAGCAAATAGTTGTGTCATAATTCGAGACGTTGTGTTATCCGGCAGAAGAACTATTGGCTGTTTGGCAAGCATGGTGTGATTTGCATAAGCCGCCTCCTCACACTATGACTCTTGGTGACACTCGCCATGTCATTTGAGATGCGGAAGGCCGTGATCTTTGGGTATGAATCAGGAAAAGCCTCTGCTATACCTGGTGGGTTTTGCATTATGCCGATTGAGCCGACTGAGAGTGAAGCACATCAAGGGATGATTTGAGCAGCGCACTTTTTGCGTGCGGGAATATTTAACGGATTGGAGATTGCGATGAAAGTAGTTATCAATAAGTGTTTCGGAGGATTTAGTTTGTCACGTAAAGCAACGAAAAGGCTTGCGGAGTTGCAGGGGCGAGAGTGCTACTTCTTCACTTCTGACTTCCAGAATAGATACATTCCCGCTGAAGAACAGACAGGTAGGGATGTTTTTTGGACTGCTTTTGATATTCCAAATCCTAACGAAGTGTTAAATTCACAAGTTAATTGGAATGAAATGACTGATGCTCAAAAGAAAGCAAGCGGCGAATCGTATGACAAGCACAGTATATCTAACCGACCTGATGATAGGGCAGATAAATTACTTATTCAGGTTGTTGAAGAATTAGGCTCAGAGCGCGCAAGTGGTGGTTGTGCTGAACTGAAAATTGTTGAAATCCCTGATGGTGTTGATTATGAAATTTCAGAGTATGACGGAAACGAACATATAGCTGAGAAACACTGCACTTGGAGCTAAACCGTAGCTTCTCGCAATGAACTGCTCGGCAGCCTGATGGAAAAATCTGGCACCGTGGAAGACTCTGCTCGTGCAGTATTCCGCGCTCTCAAGAAGGTCAAGCGTGAACGTCTGCCTGAAGAAGTTGCCGACTTCCTCCTGGCCGGCCGCCGTGATTTGGCTATAGCCTGTAACCCACAGGTTACCGGTGAAGCTCCGGAGATTGAATAATTTTTCTACGTCCAGCAGAAATTTTTGCTTTAGTTTCTTCTGATAGAATTCGTCCCTTAAAAGAGGCTGACATTTTGGCTTTGGTTTCTGCAGATCGCTGTTTACCTTTGAGTGAAATTGAAAGTTTTGTTTTAGTTTCTTCTGATAGAATTTTTCCTTTGGAAGAAGCTGAAATTTTTGCTTTTGCTTCTTTAGAATGACTTTGTCCTTTATGCGATGCAGAAATTTTTGCTCTATGTTCCGCAGAAAGTTTTTTACCTTTTGCTGCATTAGATAATTTAATTCTTGTTTCTTTTGAAGCTATAAAACCCTTATTTGCTAATGAAAGTTTTGCTTTATGTTCTGTAGAAAGTTTTGTTCCCTTGGTAGCACCGTCTATTCCATTTTCCGGTTTAAGATTTAACCACAAATTAGATTTTACTATGTCTTGTTGTTCAGAAAATAGCAAAGCTACTCTAGTGCATTCAGCTTGATCTGTATATAGTTTATACCAAAGAGTTTGGATATGTTCTTTACCGTGTAATGAAATATGTCGTTTCCAATGTAATCCAGATCCGAGATATTTTACTGGATCTTTTTGAGTTGTTTTTCCAAAATAGCACTTACCAGTTATTGAATGTCGTTTGATATAAAGATATGTTGAGAATTGCATTAAAATATGTACTTTCTAAATTATTGTGATATAATATATGTACTTTCTAAATTATTGTGATATAATATTTATATGAAAAACATAAATTGGGTACCTGGTTATTACCTTGCATTTGAACTCTCTGAAAAGAGCAGAGCAAATGCATTGGCCCTGTTTACTCCGCGTTTTTCAAAGGTGATCTGTCATCACGTGACGATCGAGTTTAACTTGACAAAGGACAACTTTGAAAAGTACAAGCGGATGTTGACACCAACACCCGTTGTTACTGCTTACGGTTACGCTAAGGGAGACGGCATTGAAGCTCTAGCTGTTGCTATCAGCGGCCCCAACGTCGAGAATGAAACCGATCGCGCGGACGGCAGCTTCTACCACGTTACGCTCTCACTTGATCCACCTCACAAGCCTGTTGAATCTAACAAGCTCAAGGATAAGGTTGTGCTCATAAGCAGCATGTTTAGAAGCGTAGCTTCATTGACACTAGCTGGCGAATTTAAACTCTTAAAGAAATAGGAAAACAAAATGGCAGATACAAGAATACACCTACCTACCCCTCAAGAGTGTCACAAAATTCTTGAAAAAGGTCTTGCAGAAGATTACCCCGAGGAAAGCGTGGAGCTCGGTGAAAACTGGGAAACAATCGCTCTCGTGTTTTATACAGCTGGCATCTACGCCGGTGCAAATTGTCTAGCTGATGGACTCAGCTCGGCGATGGAAGAACGTGACGCTGGTAAAAATTAACGTTGGAAGAAATGCGTTTGTAGCTCATTGGTATTCACAAGCAGACTAAGGTATCTCGAGCTCCACCTTACGATGTGATGTGACTCTGACAAAAAGATTTTGATCAGCCACAGCGTTGGCCACGCTGTCTAACATCAAGATCCTTACTGTAGAGTAGAGCACCGGCCTAATAAGTCGGAGGTAGGTTGGTTCGAATCCAGCCCAGACGCGCCTATGAAAAATATCAAATGCCTTTTTGGATGTCACGACTATCTCGTGGAGATCAGATGCTTCCGCGGAAATGACGTGGAGCGTACACATACTTGCACTCGATGCGGCAAAAGAAGATATTCTGTAAATTGGGTCTTTGTTTAAGGAGATAGCATGGGAATGGTTATCAAGTATGTTCGGGTGATGGCAGATTATTGTTCCACTGGGCTGTGGGATGAGGATGGTGTAAATGCTTGCGTTGAAAGTTACAAGCTATCTCCAAAAACTGTCAAGGCACTAAAAGATTGGTGCCATGAATATGAACTAAATGATGACTACCTTCCATTCATCGAAAGGAAAACTCCAGCTTTCGACATCAAAGCTTTTTCTGAGCGTGGTCTCGAGATTGCAAAGATGATAAAACAAGATCTTCCAGATTGGACGGTTGTTTACTTCGATGAATACGCTCTAAGCCATCACAAAGGCCCAAGGGAAGATCGAGCACCTTACGAATATGAAGTTAACTGAAGAACAATTCCAGCAACTCTTTGGTGGAATAACTCAACCTCCAGAAGTTGTAGGCGTCTCAGAAAAGGATCGACTTACTTGGTCTCAAGGATATTCCTTCGCCATCAGTCAATTGTTCGACGTGCTAGTAGTGTCTGGTGAAGATGAAGATGACAAGTATTTCGATAGCTTAGTTGCTGCGATGAAATCGGAGAATTAGATGTTCGATGTAAATGTTTGGAAAGATCATCGATTGAACAATGATGACGAATGGTTAACGTTTGACATGATGATCATCAAGATGAAGGACATGTCCACATTGCACATTGAAAATTGCATTGAGATGTTGGAAGCAGCTGATGCGTACGATTACAGTGAAACGAAAGCTTACAAAGGTTTGAAAGCCGAATTATCAACAAGACGAGGAATAAAATGAATCTCAACTTTAAGTCGCTACTGGTTCCATTCACAAACAAAAAAAAACGGTTGACGCTGTTCAACTTTGGGAAGTTCGATGGGAATCTAGGCATGGCGCATTTAGTTCAGATACACAAGATGAACTAGAATGCTTTACTTCAGAAGAACTGGCAGACGAGTTTGCACGAGCATTAAAAAAATGCTTTCAAGTTAATCAAGCACACTAGCGGCACTTACGTTTCTGTCAAGAAAAGCAAATAAGTTGATGTGTACTTTATCCTTATGATTTGTTATAATGCCCTATGAAAAAAATACCAAAAATAGATTTCAATCCATTCGAACAGTTTTACCTGGACCTAGACGGTGTATTCGCTGACTTCAACAAAAGAGTCTACGATATTTCTGGACGCTACCCACACCAGTTTGACAAAGGTATGTGGAAGTTCATCATGGCTGACAGAGACTTCTTCGCCAAGCTAGAGTTCATGCCTAACGCTGAACACCTCTGGGAATACACGAAGCAATTTAACCCAAAGTTCCTGACTGGCGCACCTCCTGGTGAACGTTCTCGCAATCAAAAGCGTGAGTGGGTAGCTAAGAAATTCGGTCCAGAATATGAGACCATCGTTCTTCCTCGTAAAGACAAGCAACTTCACTCGGGTCCTAACAAGGTTTTGATCGATGATCACCCAGAAAATTGCGCGATGTGGGCTGACAAAGGTGGTCTAGCGATCCTCTTCAACGGTGACGTTTGGGACGCTATCGAGATCATAGAAGAGATCCGTAAGGGTTACAAAACATGACTAGAGCTGAAAAAGTTGCAATGCGGAAGAAGTTCATTGAAGATTGGACTTCTGTAGTATTTGCTCAATGTGGTGGTAATAGTAATGATGAAATTGCAAGAGCTTACACCGCTTTTACTGTATCTCAAATCTTAGATGCAGCTATCTACAACGCTAAGAAGCTTGATCTTGGATTTAATGAAGGTTACGTTTTATAAATTATCTGGAGAACACGCATGAATGAAAATCAGAAGTGGCTTCGTGAACATTATCGTCACCGATTCAACATCAATAACAAGGTTCGTCTTCAATCTGGTGAGATAGGTATCATCAAATGTCTGGGAACTGACGATGACATTCCAGTTTATATCGTAGAAGTTGATCCAAGCGTTACCTGGATCACAGTAAAGGAACATGAAGTAGAAAGTGCGCTGTAAAATTCCTCTCAATAATCATAAAGGCATAAAATGAGTCTCGAGCAAAAACATGAATACCCAGTTCAACTCCTCCGTTACTTGATCAATCTCGCTGGAGATAAAGTCTGCGCTCCATTCATCTTGATGGATGAGTACGTCTTCTCGACGTATTTCACATCTCTGTTACAAGGTATGCCTCGTGACTTTGGTAACGATAGGTTGACGCCTATCATCAAGAAGATTCTGCCTGACATCGACACTGATGAATTCAATCCTGAGAATGCTCTCAGCTCTCTGGAGAAGCAAGAAAAGTTGATGCAAATCGTCAACAATCTTCGCACTCAATTCAGCGAAAATATCACCACTACGTACGTCAAAGACTTCTTCATCTCATCTGCGATCTACCGTGAGCTCACAATGAGCTATAAATCCTCACATGAATCCTGCGCGGCTCTGGATAAAATCGCGAACGAGATGTACAGCGCGATGGAAGAATCCTACTCGAACAGAATTTCGTCCATCACTCTCAACCTCGAACGACTGTCTGATACCATTGGATTGACAGAGGCTGAGTGCAAGTTGCTCGAGCTGAACTTGATGTTCTCCACTGACATTCGTGCAACGATCTTCCGTGACTTCTTGTTCACTATCACCAAGAATCCTACGCTATTTGAGCATTTTTACAAGGTGATGCTTGGAGAAAATGACATCACTATCTTAGGTATCGATGAAGCTTTGTCAGAGCGCAGTGCTCCGATCGCTCTCGGTATCGTCAATTATGACGCAAAGAGCAAGCGCATGTCAAACATGTCTGAGTTTTGGGTATACGCGATCTCAAACTACACAGATACAGATGCAAAATTCTTTGCGCGCTTCGTTGACGAATTCAAGCACAGCAACAAGAAGACGTTCTCTGGTTCAATCGCAAAAGCAAACGTGAAAGATGAAGAACTTCTCCAAGAATTCTTGGAACGCGCCTACGACGTAGCTCAAATTTCAGGAAGAGCTAAAGCGAATCCTGAAGAGGGTATCAAGGTAGAAGATCAACATGGTTTAAACGTGATGATCTACGGTTCATCCAAGATAGACAAAACGAACTACGTTGTAAACCTTCTTGAGAAGATGAAATTGAAAAGCATGGTAGTTAGGACTCGTGATGCACGATCTACTGACATACCAAGCATTTGTTACGTCGCCCAACAACATGTCAAGAAGCTTTCAGATGATATGGGTGATCCAATCATCCTGATCGTTGAAAAGACAGAGCAAGCTTTAACAAAAAGCCGCCATCGTCCATCTTGGATGCTGGACATGTTTGGAGATGATGGGCTGACTGGGACAAAAGATGAAGATTTGGACAGCGATGAGCTGCTCTTGATTCGCAACCCAGTTCCAACTATCTGGTTAGTTACGTCACCAAGTTCCATCACGACAGAAAATGTCGGTAAGTTCTTGTTCCACGTTGAACTGAAAGGCGGCTCACGTGCAGATCGTCGCGAAGAAGTTAAGGGTGTAGTTGATACTCTCGGCTTCAACAATGACGTTGCCATTAAACTTTCAAAGTACATTGAGATCAACGTAGAGCAGGTAAAGTCTGCAGCGCGCACTGTTCAAATGTTAAAGCGTGAAGGTGAGCATGGAGAAGAAAGCTTATTTCACTTGATAGCAAATAGCCAACGGGCGCTAGATCGTGATAAGATGGAAGAGCTTCGTGACAGCGTCACGAAGTACAGCCTCGATTACCTGAACCTTGCCGGCGGCATGCCTATCGACAAGATTATCCAAGCATTGAAGCGCAAGACAACTGGCACCTTGTGTCTTTACGGTGCTCCTGGTACGGGTAAGACCCAACTTGCAGAGTTCATCGCGATGGAGTTGGACAAGCCTCTCTTGATCAAGCCTGCTTCTGCGCTGCTCAACATGTACCTCGGTGAAACAGAAAAGAACATCGCGGCAATGTTTGATGAAGCAAAATCTGAAGGCGCCATCCTACTTCTCGACGAAGCTGACAGCTTCCTTCGTGATCGTTCGATGGCTTCGAAGAGCTGGGAAGTTACTCAGGTCAATGAGCTGTTGCAACGCATGGAACGTTTCCAAGGTCTGTTCATCTGCGCCACTAACCTGATGACTTCTCTAGATGCAGCTGCACTTCGTCGATTCACGTTCAAGCTGGAATTCAAAGCGCTGACCAATGAACAACGTTTGTCGATGTTCATCAATGAATCGAAGTGTGACTACGAAGCTTTCACTGAGGCTGAAAAGGAAGATCTGAAGATCGAACTTGCAACCATTAAACACTTGACTCCTGGTGACTTTGCAACTGTTCGTCGTCAAGCTAATCTGCTCGATGAACAGTTGGATGTTGAAACCTGGTTGGATCGTCTTGACATGGAATCAAAAGCGAAGCTGATCGGTCTTGAGCGTAATGGAATGGGTTTCGTTACTGGAAATGAAGTTGCGAAGAAATGAACCTCTTCATTTTCCTAGCAATTGGTTGTTTTATTCTTTCAGCACAGTCAACGCACTTTGTTTATAGGACGTTGTACACTCCATTCCCACATGGTGATAATAGTTACGCATACTGGGCGCTGTTAGGCATATTAGAATTTGTAACTGGTTTAGTACTTATGCTAATTGGAGTGATGAAATGAAAATTTATGGTTTGATTTGCGATGGTGGAGATGGTTCCGCGCACGTTCGATGGTATAGGAACGAGAAGACAGTAGAAGAACTTCTCGAACAAGAGGAATACTACCAAAATGAAGGCTCCGCTGAAACGCTTACATTTCCAGATGACTTTGATCTGGAAGCTGCAGGCTTTAGCTTTAGCGATGATGACGAGGATGACTAGTGATCTCAAAAACTTTTAACGTAAACTACCTCCTAGCAATGGCTAGGCTTCCAGATCACTTTTACGCTATGATGGAAAATCTCTCAGGAAGAGATGCAATCTATCAGAACCCCGGTGTTTCTTTGAGAAGCTTCGTCATCGCTAGATGCATTCGCAAGGAAGTTGTAGAGCTGTATGGTGAAATGTTGAAGACTGCGATTCTCTGTGAAGAATTTTCTAGAAGCCCAAAGGTGTTAGCATACATCACGGAGCGTCTTCGCAAGGATTCGCTAAAGCTTTGCGATCACATAGACCAATTGATTCCTGAAGCGAAGATAGATTACGCGATGTTCATCTTGCCACTTGAAGAATTTTCTCAAGTTCTAAAGCTGTCGTTTGATTCTTTCATAATGACGCAAGATCCTTCAAGCAACAGGGTTGACATCTCATCTCAACAAGGAATCAACCTGAAGTCTGCTATGATTGATTTAAAAGAGCTGATTGAAGACGTTCAAGCTCACGTTGACGCTGCAGGAAAAGCATGAACAAAATGATTTTATTTGTGATGGTGTGCAACATGATAACATGCGTTTGTCTTGGAATCGTTATCGCAGCTCATCATTTACTGGGCTAAATATCCTTTGCAGTGCATGCATGTTATAATGGTCTCCTTACTGGAGACGCAATGTACACTCATCCCTTGAAGTTTTTTGAAAAGCATCACATTAAACCCCGTCAACAACAGATTGACGTTGTAGAAAAGATTCACGCAAATTGGAACGACTACAAATACTTTGCGCTTTCTCTTCCTACAGGCGTAGGAAAGACCTACATCGCAACGTCAATAGCTGACAGCGTCAATAATGCTTACATGTTGACTTCAACTCTTCAGCTACAGGACCAATACATGAAGAGCTGGTCAGAGTTGATCAACTTGAAGGGAAGAGGAAACTACACCTGCGCGGTAAATGATTCGTTCACCGTAGATGCTGCACCGTGTACAGCTAACCCAGCTCTTTACCAACAATGCAAGGACAATCACATCTGTCCATACATCAACCAAAAGAACTTAGCTTTAAGTTCCAAAGCGATGATCACCAACCCAGTGTACCTGCTTTATAGCACGCATTGTGGTTTCGCAAGCGAGGAAGAATCTCCGTGGGTTGAACGCAGCGTTGTTATCTTTGATGAAGCACACAACATCGAGAATCACCTCGTATCTTTTTCTGAGTCTAATGTTGATCCTCAGAAGCTTCACGATGACTTCGGCGTAAAGACAAACGGTATCTCCTTTACTGGACGTCCTGAAGAGGATTACATGAAGGTGATCGAGATTCGCGACGCTTTGATGGAAAAGGCAATCGAGCTTAAACAGCAGATGGAACGCGAGTTTCCAAAAGCTAGACTCTTTGGAATGGATCCGAGAGAGTGGGCGAAAGGATTCAATGCTAAGACTGCAGAGAAGGTTAAGAAGTTGAACTCGAGGATGTATCAACTCGACAAAGCCATTCAACCTCTGAACATCTTCTTCAACACACACTCGACTACTGAGGAATTGATAAGACGCTGGATCATCACCAAGCAACACGATGCCAACATTTTAAAGCTAGCACCGATCTATGGTGACTTTCTCTTTCACGAGTACTTTGGAAAGCTTGCAGACAAGTTCGTATTCCTATCTGCAACGCTAGGAACGAAGAAGGAATTTTGTAAGGAACTCGGCATCGAGGACGATGAGTGTCTCTTCATAGAGACTGACTCTCCATTCGATCCAAAGCACTCTCCTGTGATCGTGATGCCTTCGATCAACCTAAGTAGAGACAACTACGATCGGAACATCAAGAAAGTTGGTGGCTTGATAGACGAGATTCTGAAGATCCACGAAGGTGAACGCGGTATCGTCCATGCCAACTCTCACAAGCTGACTAACCACGTTTACATGGGAGTCTCAACTAAAAATCGTAAGAGACTTCTCTGCAAAGACATGGACGTGCTGTCTAACGCAGATATGGGAAAGAACACTTACCCGAAGAAATATAAGAACGATGAGCTTCTGGAGATACATGAGACTCAAGGCGGCACTTACGGTAGTGTGTTATTGAGTCCATCAATGATGGAGGGAATTGACCTCCATGATGATCTGTCTACATTCCAGGTGATCATTAAACTTCCATGGGCTAACCTCGGAGACGTCAGGGTGAAGGTTAAGTCTGATCTTGATGGCGACTGGTACACGAACAAAATGTGGCTTTCTATCCTGCAAGCAAGTGGTAGATCAACGAGACACGAGACTGATACTTCAGTCACCTACATTCTCGATGACAAGTTTAAGTGGTTTTACGGACAGTGGGAGCGAAAGCTACCTGACTGGTTTAAACAAAGATTGGTATTTTAATTTGGAGAGGATCATGGAAATAACCAAAGACAACGCAACACACTTCGTAAATTGCAACAGCGGAAACGCGCTGTTCGTTAAGGAAGGTGAATTCTTCAAATCACAAGGTGGTCTTAAAGAACCTTGGGGGAAGAGCTGGATCCCCGTCATCGCTGCGACGATTGGTGATGCTCGTAGGCAGGCCGCGCAAATCTTCAAAGTGCCTCTATCTCACATTCATGATGGAGAAGTGTGATGGAAGAATTTCATTGCCCTGAGTGTGGTGACTTTAGGTTTGGAACATCAAATTGCACATCACCTGAAAAGGAATTGATAGGCGAATGTCATGGTGATCATTGCAATTTCAAGTGGCCTAGAAAGGACGATCATCTCTACTTTAGAGCTAACGTTAATGTTCAAAAATTGGAGTCTATCAAAAGTAGAATTCAAGCTTTGGTAGATCTGAACCCTGGAGATGTTTGGACAGAGTATCATTGGCGAGAGGTACTGCAGCTTCAACAAGAATTCAATTTACTGGACGATGAACTATGTTAGAGGAGCTATTGCTAGAGAAGTATGAAGCTTCACAAACCAGAATTAAGCAATTGGCTAACGGTCAATTTCAAAAGTATAAGATGATCTACGTCGAAGTGGGTGAACCTTACATTGATCCAGAAAATGAATTGTGTCCTAGTTGTGGTAGTCAGACTGTAAGTGCTTCAGGTGGCGGTATGAAGTGTTCAGATGGAAAGTGTGGTTGGTGGTTCTGTTATTAACGCTCAAAAAAGTGTGTACTTTTCTCCACGTTTTGATATAATAGCCCTATCGTAAATACTTCTCCGGAGGGAAAAATGGCAGATGCTACTAAACTGAAGAACCTCTCTAAATTTGTAGAAAACGAAAACCGCATGGCTGTATTTTTCAACGACAAAGTCGTTAATGTCAAAGCCATCACCGATGAAGATGCTCAGAAGCTTTGGGATCGGTTGGACAGCAATCTCTCTCCAGAGAACCTGTCTTGCGACGGTGAAATACGTGGTGCTAAGCTTCGCGCTCGCTACAACTATTTCAAAGGCGCGATGAAAGAACTCAAAACTTTGGGTTTGAAGTTCAATGCAAGGAGTTACAACTGATGAAACTCGAAGATTTTCCAGTTGTAACGGTTGAAGAAATAGTTCGCTTTCGAACTGCAGCGTTGAAGGTACAAAAAGATCGAGATGATCTGTTACAAGCGCTCGCGACAGCGAACATGTTTCTGAATGAACCGCGCAGCGAACAAAGTGCGGAAGCGGTAAATGAATTTTCAAGATTGATTCACAGGATTCGTAAGGAATAAAATGGCATCAAGTGCAGTAGGAGCAGTTCAAGCGGTCTCTTCAATGGGTGATCATCTCGGTTGGCCTGCAGCTTTTTTGGGCTCTGTAGCTATCATCTGCGTAGCCGCGGCATTCATCACCCTCGTAAACGCAGTAAAATAATTGTAGTAAACTAACTCGAAGGGACGCGTGTCCCTCGCAGCATTTAATTAAAGGAAAACATCATGTCAAAGCTAAACGTTAAGAAGACCCTCTCACCAACTGCAGCTACTCCTGTAGCGCCATTCGGCAAAGCGTTGTCCAAAAATGGCAACCTGCAGGCTGTAAAAGGGCCTGAGCAGATTCTGTTCGAGACGTTAGTTAGCACGCTTTATGGCAATGATTCGTATTACGAGTCCGCTAACGCGAAGGTCAAGCGCATGGTCACAGCTCTCGACCAAGTCGTTTCGACACATGGATTGAAGGGTGCACGCTACGCGCTGAACGTTGCGCGCTTCGCCCGTGAAGAGATGTTCATCCGTACGATGCCAATCGTTATGGTTGTTGAACTCGCAAAGATCCTGCGCGACAAGAACCTCGTTCTGGAAAACTTCAAGGAAGCCATCGGTTACCTGATCCAGCGCGCTGACGAACTTACAGACATGTACGCTTACTCGCTGACGACCTTTGGTTCCAAGACCAAGATTCCTCTGGCGATCAAGAAGGGTGTCGCTCTCGCGTTCAACAAGTTTGACGCGTACCAGCTAGGTAAGTACAACCGTTCCGAAGGCCTGCGCTTCCGTGATCTGCTTCGCATCGTTCACCCAAAGCCAGCTGATGAAGTTCACGCTGAGCTCTTCAACAAGATCATGGCAGAGACTCTCGAGTCGCCTTACACTTGGGAAGTTGAGCTGTCCAAGAATGGTCAGCTGCCTAAGGAAGAGCAGAAGTCAAAGGCTGCGCTGTGGACTGAGCTGATCAACCGCGTTGGATCTGGTTCGATGGGCTACATGGCTCTGATCCGTAACCTTCGTAACATGAAGGAAGCTGGAATCTCTGACGAGACTTGGGTTACCGTTGCTAACCGCATCAAGGATCCAGTCGGTGTTTCGAAGTCCAAGCAGCTGCCGTTCGGCTTCATCAACGCACACGATGTTGCGAAGGCTAGCGGTGTTCCAACTGTCGTTCTGAATGCGATCACTGAGGCAACAGAGCTCTCGATCAAGAACATCCCAGAACTCGGCAAGCGCGTCTGGATCATCCTGGATTCTTCGGGTTCCATGGGTGGTATTGGTTACCAGTACGGTCGTAACGACATTAGCAGCAACAACAACTCTCCGATCAAGGTCGGTGCAATCTTCAGCGCCGCGCTGATGAAGGCTTCCAAGGACGCTTTCGAAGCAAAGTTCACGATGTTCGATAACTACGCTCAACACGTAGACTTGAACAGCTCTGACTCGATCTTTACGCTGTATGAAAAGATCATGGCGCGCAACGCAGGTGGTGGTACAAACCTGCAGTCTGCCTTCGACATGAAGTCAGGCCTCGGCTTCGAGCCAGACACCGTCGTCATCCTGTCTGACATGGAAGTAAACCGTCTGAGCTCTCGTGGTCAGAATATCTTCTCGTCTGATTGCGTCAAGGTTGCAGTCAACCTGAACTCGGGTAACACCACGCCGATTTCAGAGTGGAGTGGTTGGACTCAGCTGTCTGGCTGGTCTGAAAGGATCTTCCAGTTCGTTCGCTTCACTCGTGAAGGTGACAGCATCGCAACAAAGCTGTTCAACGCGAGTTAAGATTGAAGATCGCGCTCGATCTCGCTGTAGACAAGGAAAGCTTTGAACCGCTGTACGCCGTTGACATCAACGACGTACAGTCGAAGCTGAAGATTAGAATTGAACTTCGACAGGATATGAAACATTCAACTCCTACCAATGGGTTGGATTTCAAGACTGAATTAGAGAACATTCTAGCATACGATCTCAAAAGAGATTTAATGAATCCATGTCAAGATAGAAGTCTTGAGATTGCTAAAGCAATCGTCCAGATGTTGGAAAGTGGAATCCATTCTATAGAAGTTGACGATCCAATTTTTGTCGAAGTTCACAAGGCGACGCTCGCCGCTGTATCGTTGAAACAGGCAATGGAAAGAGGTAATAGAAATGTGGAATGAAAAATCGTGGCACTACAGACTTGTAAGCTTTTACGCGACGGGAGGTGACAATACGTGGTACAACAAGCCACAAGATTTCTGCACCTACCTTAGGAAGATGGGCAAAGGCTTAATGAACATTATGTTGTTTATGATCATTCTGTATTTTATATTTTTAAAGCCGATAGCACACGTGGCTTCATGGGTATTGGCGTCGATTCATTACGGCATCTTGCCGATGGATGATCAAACTAAAGGATTTTTATTGTCGATAGTTGGACTTGCGGTGATCGCAGCTCTTGCTTGGGCAGTTTTTAAAACGTTAGAACATTATCAGAATAAGAAGAAGATTGAGTTAGAAAAGAATCCAGCTTTAGCTGATAAACAAAACTTCTTCTCGATGGCCTGGTCGAAGTTTCACGACAAAACCTGCTTCCCAATCGATTACAAAGAAGATTGAGTGAGCTGTCTATCTTTGTGCCTACGTTCTCTATCTGACGAACGATTTAAGCATTTGAAAAATAGCATGAAAGTTACATCATCCACTTCAGTTGGATCATTGTCTAATACACTAAGAGAGAAAATGCACTTGCTTTGCTCAGGATGATTTTTCTGATTAACAAACAATGAAATTTCAGCTTGAATTGGAGTTGTAAAATCTTTAGAGTCAAAGATTCTTTGCGCAAGTTGTTTAAAGTTAGGAGTCAAAGAATATTTTTTGCCATCTTCTGTTGTAGGCTCAAGCTTGGAACAGATTGATTTGAATTTTGAATTTACAATACTTTCTCCATCCAAGAATAAATCTTCAAAGGCCTTATTAGCCTCTAATACGATTCCATCACTGTTTAAGATTACAACTCCCTCGTTGATTCTACGACAGATAGACTTTAACGTTTTAGAGTTGATCTTGAGACGACCGCTAAGCTTCTCTCTGACTGTCTTTGTCAAAGTCTTGGTATCATTCAACAAATTTGTTAATTGTTGATCAATGATGCTAGCTTCTTTTAGCTTTCCGTCAATTATTTTCCTATTGATGGTAGCTGCATCTTCTAGAGCTTTCATTCTCAAAACTCTCTTCTGTTTCATAGCACTTCTTGAAAAATCCATGTCAAATTCCCTGCTATTATAATTTAGCGCCGATGGTTGCAAGAAGGATTTTAATCTCGTTAATCGCCTGGATTACGCTTATCTGTCCTTCTTGATACTTCTGGATAATTTGCATCAAGTCCTTCTTGTTCTCTTCATTCTGCTTTTGAGCCTGATCTATCAAGTCCTTTATATCTGCCTTATGATCTTTGTCTCTACGATCCATCATCCATAGGGTGCCTAATGTAATGAGCATCATAAGCCCCACCATTCCTAATTTTGTAGGATCGGTAAAGATAAAGCTAATCAATTCTTCCATGTTTTTCCTCGCTGGGATTAGTTTTGTAATGCAGCCCTCTCAGCTTTGTTTTGTTCTGTTGTCAGATATTTACTGTTTCTCGGCACCCCAAACAAAGATTTTACTTTTTTCATCGTCTATGATATAATGTCTACCTTAAATGTGCGTAAGGATTACTTCATGAGTCTTCGTGTCATCTCTGGTGCTCAAACAGGTGCCGACGTTGCTGGATTGTGGGCTGCTAAGCACTTTGGAATACCGACAGGTGGTCTTGCTCCTCACGGTTTCAGAACTGTTAACGGTAATCACCCCGAAATGGCTGAAACATTTGGCATAAAAGAGCATTGGAGCTCAGGTTATCGAGAACGGACTATCGAGAACTTGAAGAGTTCAAACATAACTCTCGTTCTTTCAGAAGACATGAACTCTGCAGGTACCAAATTGACGCTCAATCAATGCAAAAAGTTTGAGATCACTCACTTCCCCTTGAAGTTTGACCCTTCTGACATGGAAGGATGCTTGAACAACTTTGACGCGAATTGGGTCATCAGTGGCACAAAATCTCGCTATGAGCGTCACAAATTCCTTACAGATCATTCCTACATCATCAACATCGCAGGAAACGCTACTAACAACAGCCCTCGAATCTTTGAATTCACCTACAAATTTTGTCACCGTCTGTTCACTGAGCTCGGCTTTACTTCAAGTGTTCCGGTGGAAGATTGTAAAAAGTATAAGGACACGTGGAAATAATGGCAACTCTCGAATTTAAGAAACCGATGAATATTGAAGATGCTTTGGAGCTAGACATGAAGATCTTCAGAGCGATCAAAGCATATCGACTTCAGTCCTTAGGTAAGGTTGCTGTTGAAGTTGTAGTTGATCGCTTAAACTTGGAACCATTTTACGAGTTCTTAGTGTCATTCAACAAAAGCAACGATTTGCCTTACCACAATCTGTATCATTCTGAATGTGTGTTGTTGAACTGTTATGAAGGTGCTTGGCACAGCAAGATAGAAGGCGAAGAACTTAGAGGTCTCTGCGCTGGCGCGCTGCTTCATGACTTCAATCATTCAGGTGGAAAGCTTGTTGACTCTGAAAATATCAAGATGGCGCTTGAAGGATTGAAAGTTGCGCAGGCCTACGCCCAATCGAGATTGCTTGGATTGAGTTCGTTGGCATCTGCCACTGCGTTTAACGTCATCAAAGTAACGCAATATCCCTTCATTTATGAACCATCGATCATGACAGAGAGAATCATTCGCGACGCAGATTTGATGCAACCTTACGAAGAATCTCCCGCGCAGTTGCGTAAACAATATCTCGGTCTTAAAGATGAGATCGAACTCATGAAGTGTACAACGTACACTCGATCAGAGTTCGCTCAAGGTTGTAAGACATTCCAAGACAATGAAACTAATTGGCACACTGAGTGGGCTCTGAATAAAGCAAACGACAGAAATTGGGAGATGGTTAAATCGCACTTGGTGAAGGTTATAACTGGGGTAGACAATGAATAAAGAAACTTTAATAACGCTTGCTGTGATAGACAATGACGCCGATGGTAAGAATGGTGGAACTCTTTACGAGTGTGTGATTCGATTTAAAGTCACAGATACAAAAGAAGAATTCTTGGTAAAGGCTACCGAAGCTTTCGATATCGTTAAGAAAAATCTCATAAAATCTAACTTCTGATCGTTATAAATAAGAAGCACCACAAAACAAATCAGAGGCATAAAATGACAACTATAGATCCATCACACGTAGAGATACGCTACATCCAAGGTGAGTATCAATTCGGCCGAGCAATTCTGTACGGCCAACTGCACAGCTTGATCGAAGACAAGATCATCATTCAACGAGCATCTCTCGCTCAAATTCTACAGTTTGTAAAGGACAAAAAGCTCGTGATCACAAACGCGCATGATGTCTTGAGAACCGTAGTATTAGATAACGGTTTCGCTGCATAGTCGATAAAAGCACTAATTCTGTTTACTTTTTTCGCAGTTGTGTTATAATTACACATCTTCTAAAGAAAGGTGGACGAATGAAGCTTATTACTGATAATCACGGTTTTGAAGGTGATCTTCCTGAAGAACGCATAGACATGACGATCGAGAACTCTGCAAAGATGTTCTCGATTCTCTCAGACGGTATCTACAAAGACAAAATTCTCGCGGTCATTCGCGAGTACATCTGCAATGCCTTCGACGCTCACGTGTCCGTCGGCAAACGCGATGTTCCATTCACGGTACGTCTCCCCAGCTATCTCGACACAACCTTCTCAGTTACTGACGAGGGTACAGGTGTTGACCCTGCTGAGATCGGTAAGATCTTCTGGACATACGGCCGCTCCACAAAAACTGAAGATGAAGAAACTATCGGCGCTCTCGGCCTCGGTTCGAAGTCAGCTTTCGCTTACACAAAGAGCTCCTTCATCGTTAAGAACCGCTTCAAAGGTATCGAGTACACCTACTTCTGCTTCATCAACGAGAAGGGAACTCCTCAAGGTTCTAAAGTTGGTGAAGAAGCTACCACAGATTCTGACGGTGTTACCGTTGAATTTGCAGTTCGTCCAGAAGACACCTACGCTTTCTACAAACGCTACGCTCGCATCTACAAGTACTGGGCAAACGTTAAACCTCTGGTGATCGGCGTTGACGTAAATGACCTCGATCTGGCAGAGCCTGTAAAGGTGGTTGATGGTAAAGGCTGGTTCCTGGAAAATGTTGAAAATTCCTACGACCGTCATTCAGCTCTCGCGATCATGGGTAACGTTGCATATCCTATTGAATCTGGATCGATTCCTAACTTGCCTGCAAGCTTGAAGGTGATCGCTGACAATGCGTTCATCATTACGTTCCCTCTTGGTGCGTTGGAGTTTGCAGCTTCTCGCGAATCTCTTTCCTACACAGAGTTTACTTGCAAACAGTTGATCAATCGTCTCGAAGCTGTTCGCGCTGAACTTGCTGACTCCTTCTATCAAAAAGTATTTGCTGCTAGCAAAGATCACCTGTCTTTGTACTACGAGTTCGCAAAAACTTTCAAAGAATTCCGCAAAGTTGTTGGTATAAAATCCAACGGTGGATCTGAAGAACAGGAAAATGCGTACACTCGCCTGCTGCTAGACAAAGATACAGATGAAAAGATCGACTTTCAAGGAGTCTCCTTCTACATCAAAGACCTGATCAACGGAACCTACAGGTTCAAGCGTGACCTCTACCAAGATTTTGGATTGTACAGCGCAGCTTCACGTGGCAGGTCGCACCGTTACTTCCTGGAATCTGCAACTGCACTCACCGTTTCGTCAATCGAGGAAACTTCAGCTCATGAGCTGTTTATTTCATCTTCTTCATACGATTACACGATCCATGCTGGAGAAGAAGTTATCTCCAATCATGATTGGAGACCAAATCTGATCTCGAAAAAGCGCGCTAAAACCGAACCAAGCATGTTTGATCAATTTCTCAGCAACATCGAAAAGTTTGACATCTACACGGTGAACCACTTCAAGGTAGATTCTCATTACAAGTCCTTGGTGTTCATCATCAACGACGTAGGTGGAACTGGTCGCGATCGCTTCAAAGCTATCGTTACAAATCACACAGTCTTGGCTACAGAAAAGCTGAATGACGCGCAAATCGTTTTCGTTGAATTCAACGAGAAGCTCTGCTCTGTTGACGATGTAAATCTCGATCTTGCCTCGGTGATAAAGAGCTCACTGGTAGGTTCAGTTGTCAAGCGTCTCTCTGATCTTCCAGACGCTCGCGCACCAATAGCAAAAGTAAAGTTGGATAAAGAATCATTGAAGCTCAACGTAGCGACCTATCACATTGGCAATCCAATCGACATGTCTGTCGGCGACGCTTACTTTGACGTTAACGCTCCTCGCATCAAGGTAAATCACTTTGATTTAAAGCACGAAGAAAAGGTAGTTACCTTGGAATCTCTTCGCGCGTGCAAAGAAGTGTTCTTCGTTATAAAGCGCCGCGTTCGTACTAAGTTCTTCGATGATGTTGGGAGCTTGAAAGAATCCTGCTACAAGAATTCTTTCTTGATGAGCCTCTCATCTCATCTTGGAATGTTCAATGACGCTATAGTTGAACAAACATACAACGTAGATGAACGTCACCACGATGCAAATGGAAATATCGTGGTGACGACCGTACAAAAAACTCGCAAGATCCTTCCAATCTTGATGATCAATGAAGGTCAGCACGCTTATCTCCTGAAGAAAGGTGTTAAGCTTACCGCGATCTCCTCTTTGATTAGCGGTAAGATTGTGAAGATGGAAGAAGATGAGAAGTTCATCGACGTCGTCAGCCGTATCGTGACACTGTCGAAAGTTCGGCATCTCAAAGGCATGTACGATACCTTCTCGTCATCAAGCAACTTAAAACTTGCAGATGGTTGGAATGGTTCTAGTAGCTTCTTCAAGTCAATCTTTGCAGAGTATCGCGAACTTCGCACTAACAGTTCAAAATTTGCTCTGGCGTTTGCTAAGCTTGATGTGTTCAACTTGATAGGTGCTAAACACACTTTTGTTAATTATGAACAAAATGCCAAAGATATTCAAGATCAAATCGATGCGCAATATCAAATGTTGACTTACGTTGGTTACGGTAGCGTTTATGATAAAGGTGTAAAGCTGAAAGCTATGATCTCGTACATCGAGCAAGTTGACAGCTTGATTCAAAAAGCGGTAATTGAAGCAGAAGCTGAAGTTGAAACCGTTTAACAAAGTTGTTTACTTTCTGTGAGATTTGAGATATAATTCATCAATCGATTAAAGGAGAAACACAACATGTCAATTTTTTATACTCGTCACGATGGTGGTCTTACGCTCTTTAGAGATGGAAAGCAGAGCACGATCGCGAGTTCTCATCAAAACTTCCCTGCAATCCTGGAAGCGCTGAAGGTACGCGACTACAAAAAGCTGGAATCTCTGATGAGCATCGAAAAGACAATTAACGCCACCGGCGTTAGCAGCAACGCGAAGAGCAAGGTATTCGTTCGCAACGGCAAAGTCTATTTCACAGACACTCGCAACCACAAGGAAGTTCTGCTGGACGGTGCTTTGGTTGACCGCATCTTGCGTGACCTCGGAAAGCCTGGCTGTGAGAAGTATGCAAACGCGCTGATGTACCTGATGGAAAACATCCAGAAGAATCCTCTGAAGGATGTTGCTGGTGAACTGTACGAGTGGCTTGCATCTGGAAAAGCTCCCATCACAACCGATGGCTGCGTCTTGGCTTACAAGAAAGTTGCAGGTGACTTCAAAGACATCTACACTGGTACCATGGACAATTCACCAGGCAAGATTGTTCGCATGAAGCAGGCAGAAGTTGATACGGATCGTCGGAACGAGTGCTCTCGCGGTCTGCACTTTGCTTCTCTGGGATATCTGTCTCACTACGGTGATACAAGCGGTTCGAAGGTGGTAATCGTCAAGGTGAACCCTCGACACATCTTCGCGATCCCTAAGGATTACAACTGCCAAAAGGGCCGCGCAAGCGAGTACTACGTCGTTGGAGAGTACAAGAGCGTAAATCGCGAGAAGGTAGAAGCATTCAACGATGCGTTCATCGATGAAGATAACAAGGCAGCCTCGGCGCCTGAAGTGACTTTCGTGAAGAGCGGACTTCGTCCTAGCTTGGAAGCGCTGGCAGAAAGCTTCAACCTCTGCCGCGATGGCAAGGTTAGAGTCGGTGTTAAATCTGATGGCCATCGGTTCGTGCTTGACATGGATGTTAACGTAAATGGAACAGACTTCATTGAAGTTTACTTCATGTCCATCGAAACGAAGTCTGTACGCGGTGTAGTCAAGGCTGCTGTAGCAAAGTTGCAAAAAGAGTAGAATCCTCCTGAAGTATCTTCTTTCAGTTTGAAAGTAAGCACTTTGAGTGAGAAGCTCAAAGTGCTTTTACTTTTCATTTTGCTAAAGAATAAATAGAAAATAATCCTAGAAGGGAACTGCCCACCTCTAGTGATCGTTGGAAAGACACCAACGTTGTAACGGGTTATGGAGTTTATAATGAGAGATGAAATTTTAGTATTGGACCGTAACTGGACCCCGCACAGCTGGATCGACATCGAGAAGGCTATTGCGCACGAAGCAACCAACGAGGTTATCGACCATCTTGGTGAAGCTATCATCGTTTACCACGGTGGAAAGAACCGCTTCACTGGAGAGCAGTCAAAGATTGAGACCAGCTCGATCATCGTGGTTGACGGCGCACCAAACCCGCGCAAGTACAAGGACCCGGCTCTTACGAACCCGTCTCTGTTCCAGCGTGACCGCCACGTCTGCGCGTACTGCACCAGAATCTATCGTGCAGTTGACCTGACTCGTGACCACGTTCAACCGAGGTCTAAGGGTGGTAAGGATATCTGGATGAACGTTGTTACAGCTTGCAAGAGCTGCAACTCACTGAAAGGTGACATGCTGCACGGTCAGAAGATTCCTTACGATCATTCTGGTTACCCAGGCCCGCAAGGTGACGGTCACATGCATCCTGTTTATCTGCCGTACGTACCATGTAAGGCAGAGCACATGATCATGAAAGGTCGCAACATCAAGGCCGATCAAATGGCATTCCTGATCAGCCAGATCAAGAACCCAAACTCCAGGGTTTTGCAGGCTTAGATTCTGGAGCTTGAAGCTGCAAAGAACAAGGGTGCATAATGTGCCCTTGTTTCCTTTTGGAGAAGACATGAAGAAGATCAATGAAGCTTACGTCAGAAAAACATTCAGCCCTGAAGATGCTGAGTGGTTAATTTCTAACGTAACAAAGAGGGGTGAAGGTCGTGGCAACGGTCTCGTTCGTGGATTGATCATCGATCCTATTACTCGAGTTGTAATTCGCACAGAGAAGCAGCTATGAAAGTAAAGATCGGTCCATACCTCAATTGGTGGGGTCCTTACCAAATCTTGGAGCTGTTGACCAAAGTTGGTGTAAGCGAGGAAACTGCTCATCGTTGGGCTAAAAATTTACCAGATTGGATTACAGACGTTTGTCAATGGATTCACGATAAGCGCCGTCGAATGATCAAGATTAAGATTGATGAGTATGATACGTGGAGCATGGATGATACTCTCGCTATCATCATTCTTCCCATGCTGAAGCAGTTAAAAATTAAGAAACATGGATCCCCGAATCTACCAGTGTTTGATCAGACAAGCAACTCTGCACAAGGTAGCTTCGACTTCTACGAAGAGGGTGATAATCTGGCGTGGGAGACTGGCCATGCACAGTGGGAAGCGATGATGGATGAGATGATCTGGGCGTTTGAACAGCTTCAACCTAACTATGATTGGGAAGCTCAGTATTGTGAAGTTCCTTGTCAGCTCGATCTCGCAGACTATCCAGAGGATGAAGGTAAAACTATCGTTCCTGTCCGTTGGAAGGAAGAAGGAAAGTACGATTGGGAAGGCATGAGAGCCCATCAAGACAGAATTACAGTTGCTATCGAAATGTTTGGAAAATATTATCAAAGTTTGTGGGATTGATGTGAAATTAAGAGAAATGACTATGAAGGCAGGCAACCTGTCTTACAACCTCAAGCGATTCTTTGACAAATATGTCATCACGTTTCACGAAGATCATTCTTATGAACATGTTGGTGACATTGAGAAATTTCAAGTGTATAAGTTTCCAGAGGATGAATGGTTCATCTATCTATTGATGGAAAAGGAAACAGGTGTAGCGTTCTTTGAAGTTGAGACTGATACAGATTATGATGCAAAGCTGATCAACGTAGCTTACATCGATAATAAGTTTCGAGGACAGAACGTTCTTGAAAAGTTCATTTGGTTTTTGAAGCGTCATGAAAAATCACCGAAGATCATGATAGGTGACGTTCACTCTGAAATGATGGTGCCTGCCATTAAAAAGCTGAGCAAGAAGTTTAAGACTCACTGGGTCAAAGATGACAAGAAGATCGAGTATGATCCTGAAAAGATCGATGACTTTTATGGAACAGGTCACTCTACCGGTTGGTTAGTTATGTTTGAAAATGAAGGTAACTTTGAAAGCTGGCCTAGATTCTTTAACGAAAAATCTCCCGACTTTAGGCAACTATATGATTGGTTGTTGGAGTGAAAACTCGAGTAGTTCACTTTAAGCGAGATCCGTTTGACGTCTACATTGGACGTCCATCGATTTGGGGTAACCCTTATGAGATTGGTAAGGATGGAACTAGAAGTGAAGTCATCGAGAAGTACAGGGAATATCTGCTTGGCAACGTTGAGTTGATGTACCTTTTACCTGGAATGCGCGGAAAGATTCTAGGTTGCTGGTGCGCTCCTGAGGCCTGTCACGGAGACGTTATTGCCGAGCTCGCAGATGCTACAGCTTTCTTAACTTTCTGAAACCTTTTTCCAAAAATCTTCGATAGTTGCAGTGTGCTTCAATCCAGCATAAACAAACATCGCCGTAAACAGTTCACGTCTAGTTCCTTCATAGTTAATAGTGGTATATGTCTTTCTTAAACCAGTGACGCAGGAATGATCCTGTTAACTGTGAGATAGCTCACAGGCTATCAATGCCTTTTCAAGGTAAGGCCCATCACTACCATCTGCTGCCAATTGCTTCCAGGATGGATTTGCATCTCCTAACACAGAACTCCCCGTCATCATGTTTGGCACAACGCTTTCATCAAAACAATCTGAAAGCATCGTCCAATTAGCTCCAAGCTTCATAGGGTAGCTTTGATTTTGTAACGTTGAAACTCCAACTGTGTAATTTGCACCAACTAACATAGCAGAATTATCTTGAACGATAATTGACTGTGCTATTGGTGCCATTGTAAGTCCGTCAGCTTGAACTTCATCTATCGCGTAAGCAAAAGATGAATATCCACAGCGTCCAAAAGTTACAACGCTAGACCACGTTTCATTATCCTCGGTACAATATCCACCATAAAGATAGACTCCAACAGAATAGTGAACTTTATTATTGGGGCCTAACACCAACGTTTTGTTGATAATGGTTCTCTCGATAAGTTCTATCTTTAAACCTATTTCAGAATTTACGCTCATGATAACAGGCATAATCTGCATGCTAGCTCTAAGCGAGAAGGGAATGAGATAGTATCTACCAGCTTTTACGTTGACGTTACCCATCATTCGAGAGTTTGGCAGATATTCAAAGCCTGCGCTTTGTTCATTAGAATCTGTTAGTAGATTTTTGAAAGAGATCATACGTAAGCAGGACAGACGCTTGAAGTGTAGATCACTTCTATTAAATTTGTCGTGGATTCTTTGTGCCATTGGATTAAACCTGCAGCGATCGCATCCGCTTCAGGAGTAGATGTTCCGCCTTTAGTTCCAACTATTGTTGGATCGTAAGCAACTTCATAAACCTTTCCACCTGTCGCGCAGTAAGTTGCCAGCGTCTGCTTGTTAGCTTGAGATAGATTCATTCAATGTCCCCAAATTGTAGGTGAGATCTTTTCACTGCAACTTTACGAGCTGCAAGGAGTTGGCCTCTAGCTTTATTTACATCGCCGGCCGTCAACGCTGAAATTGCTGCGTTGACGTGGCGCTTGACTTCAGGCAGAGCAGCGTGTAAGTCTGATCTCAGCTTAGGCTCTGGAACGTTCCAATTAGATCCTGAATCCAGGAATTTGAGGAGAGTGTTGAGCTGGTTTTTAAGTGAAGAGATGAACACTGACGTATGGTTGCTTGCATGAGCCGCTGCTCCTACTTGGCGAATTCGGAGATCTATCATCGAGACGATCCCAACGAATGGGTTTGCAGAAGAGTATTCGAAAAGAAGTTCTGAAAATATCATCTTCTATTTACACAAATTAGTGTACTTTTTGCAGAGTGGTGTTATAATGGCCGAATGAAATTGATCAAAAACTTTTTTGAAAAGCGAAAGCTTAAAAAGCTTACCGAGAAAAAGCTCGAAGAAGCTCGTAAAGCCGAGATGACGAAAAAGAGACTCGCTGCGATCAGCACAGCTGAAACGAAGATGCTTAGCGCCAGTTGTCCTTTTCAAAAAGGTAATTGCATTAAAGCTTGTGCTCACTTTCAAGAAGGAAAGCTCACAACTGAAACACACATATTCGATGCTAGAGTTTATTCATTCGAATTCGCTGAACTTCCAAAGTGTAAGCTCTGGAAATGATGGAACACTTTCTTCATGTTGAAGTTCAGGTCCATCAAGATGGAACAGTTCGCATCTATGGTAATGGCGGCATGATCTTTCAAACTATCGGTGATAATGTTCGAATGAGCACGATGCTGTTTCCGACCAAGCCGGTTCCTTCTGGAGAGATGCCAAAAAAGATTCAAAAATAAGTGTACATTCTTCCAGACCATGTTATAATGCTTTTACTGTCAAATTTTAAAAACTTTTGCACCCATATAAATAAACTTATCATGAAAACGACTTCCTCTTTATATCTAAGTTTGCTCTCATCGTCCTATCTGTGGACGAAGAGCCTTAGCGATTGCGAGAAGCCTGGAATTTGAAGTAAAGTTTCTCTCGAATTAAGCTAAGGCTACCAAGTTGGTAGCCTTTGTTGTTTTAGAAGTAAGATCTTTAAAAATTTGGTTGTATGGAAGGTTAAACCGAGAGGTCTCGGTGACTGTTTGCTAAACAGATCGATCCCGAAAGGGATTGGGTTTCGATTACTCAGCCTTCCACCAGAATGCCCACGTAGCGCAATTGGTAGGAGGCAGTAGTTTCAAAAACTACACAGTGTCGGTTCGAATCCGATCGTGGGTACCAATGGAGTTGGTTCAATAAGGATAGCTGGTGCTGTCAGGAGTCTGTAAAACTCTTCCCTAGGGCATAGTGTTCGATTCACTACCAACTCACCAAGCGTTTGTAGACCGTTATGGAGGCGGCACCGGCTGTAACCCGGTTATCTCTGATCATCTTGGTTCGATTCCAGGCAGACGCACCAAATAGACTTTCCCCTCATGGGCAAATTGGTAAAGTCGCTGCACTCAGACTGCAGAGCCACGTAAGTGTATTGCCGGTTCGAATCCGGCTGAGGGGACCAATTAGTTAGTTTAACCCGTTTCCATAAATAGTTTCAGGAGAAAAGATATGTGGAAATGTAAATTTTGCAGCAATGAATTTGAATTTAGCTCGGCGGATAAGTCGAAGAAAGCAAATCATACAAGATGGTGCTTAGAAAATCCAAAGAGTAAAGAATTTCGCGATAAAATTTTCTTAAATCGTGGATGGTCTAAAGGATTGAATAAATTTACAGACCCAAGAATAGGCAATATTTCAGAAGGAGTAAAACGTCATCTACTAGATCATGACGCAGCTTTCAAGAATAAAAGCCATTCGCTTACAACGTGTGAAAAGATTGCAAAAAAGATGATTGGAAATAAGAACGGAAATCATCGAGGAGATAGACAATCTCTTTACAAGAACATTAGAATGGATTCTAGCTGGGAAGTAAAAGTTGCAAAATATCTTGATGAACAAGATATTAGTTGGAAGTACGGAGAAGTTGTTTTCAAGTTAGACGGAAAACGATCTTACAGACCAGATTTTGTTCTAGAAGATGGAACAATTATTGAAGTGAAAGGTTATTGGAGACCAGCTAATAAAGAAAAGTTTGAAGAATGGCAAATGAAATATCCTGATGTGAAATTTGAGTTCTGGGATAAAAAGAAGCTAAAAGAATTGAAATTGATTTAGAACATGGATCGCGTAATAAGGACTGCTGGTGCTGTCGGAAGCCTGTAAAGCTTCTCCCTCTGGGCATGAGGTTCGATTCCGTCCGTGATCCACCAATATGGGCATCTAGCGATGGTAATAACTGCCTCAGTCGCCAGATCAGCGACCTCTCGCCTCAAAACGAGACTTAATCGTGGTGTAACTCCACGGATGCCCACCGGATTGTAGCGTGTATGGTACACAAACGGTTTTGAAAGCCGTCGCCAACCCGGAAGGGTTGAGGGTTCGATTCCCTGACCTTCCGCCGGAAGATCTACTGTCTCGGAGAGCAGCACAGTCTTGAAAACTGTTTGATCCTGTTAAAGGGTTAGGGGGTTCGAATCCGCCATCTTCCGCCGGGTTGTTAACATAGTGGTAATGACGGAGCCTCCAAAACTCCGGACGAGGGTTCGATTCCTTCACAGCCTGCCAAATAGAGTCTCTGCTTGACCGTCCCAGTGATAAAAGCAAAGGTCGTAAATATTGCTGCTCTATGTGCCCTCGTGACTTAGGTAAATTGGCACAGCCGCTAGATTTAAAATCTAGAGTTTTTACCGGTTCGAATCCGGTCGAGGGTACCAGAAGTAAGCGCGATTGATGGAATTGGTAGTCTTCCCGTCTTTAGACGTCGGGGTCCTCACGGGCGTGTCGGTTCGAGTCCGACATCGCGCACCAGAATTCGGTATACTCTATGGTCTTCTATAAATAGATTTATGGATCTAAAATGTAAAGATTGCAATAAAAAATTTTCATCAAATGGAAATTTGAATAAACATCGTAGGATTGTTCATAATTTATTGTTTGAATTAAAATGTGATTGTGGACGGGAATTCTTAAATTCTCAATCGTTAAATTCTCATTATAGATGGTGTTTAATTCATAGAGATGGCAAAATCCCAGAACCATCAGGATTCAAAGGCAAACTTAGCAAATTTAAGGGAAAGAAATTAGAAGAAATTGTTTCAAATCACGAAGAGACAAGAAGAAAAATAAGTAAAGGTAATCTAGGAAGAAGATTTAATCTTTCTGAAGATGCAAAAAGAAAAATCTCAGAAGCTAGAATTAAATATCTAGAAACTTCTCCGCATATTAAATGGTTTGAAGTTGGTGGAATTAAAGTTCAAGGAACATGGGAGTACAATGTAGGATTAAAACTTTTAGAATTAGGTTATTCGATATCTCGGCCAAGAATCAAATATGGGGATCATAAAATTTATACGCCAGATTTCTCTATTTTTGAAAATGTTTTTATTGAAGTCAAAGGTTGGTTATCACAAAGAGATATTGTAAAATATCAAAAAGTTTTTAAAGATCATCCAGATATCAAAATTTATTTGATTAGAGATGAAAAGAATATTGGAAATTATTCCAAATTTATTTCTGGAAAGATTAGATTGATAGATTGTGAAGATTTGAAATTTGCTATTGGAATTTGAAATATCGCACCAAAAGAAACGTTGATCCGAGGGTGGAGAAACTGGTATACTCAGGAGACTTTTTCAAACATTTACTAACGTGAATGTTTCTCAAAATCTCCCGCCTATGGCATGCGGGTTCGAACCCCGCTCCTCGGACCGGGCTTGTCATATATCGGCTATTATGTCGGTCTCCAAAACCGAACAGCGGGGTTCGATTCCCTGCAGGCCCGCCAATTTTTATAACCAGAGGTGCATCATGAACGATACAGGTCCATTTTCGGCTGCACCACCAACAGAGATGAAGATCGCCATAGTTGGTATGGGAGTGTTTGGTTCATTCTTGAAGAGGGAATTGGAATCACACGCCAAGATCGTAGATGAAGATGACGCCGATTTTATCATCCTAGCAGTTCCGATCTCTGCATTTGATGAAGTTGCAGTAAGGCACGTTGGAAAGCACCTAATCAACGTTTGTTCAGTTCAGCGGAGATCTAACGAGATCTGTTTAACGCACAGTGATCACGTTACAGGAATTCACCCTATGTTTGGGCCTAACAGTCCAAAAGAAGGTAGGACCTGCATCGTAACACATTCAACGAGGGACAGCTCGAAGGTTATTGAACTGTTCAGAATGATAAGCAACGAGATCGTAACTCACGCGAATGGAGTTTTGATCGACGGAGCGAAGCATGATGACATGATGCGTAAGACTCACCTGCCTGTGTTACTATTTGGTGAGATGGCTGCTCTGATCGTTGAACAGGCTGGAGATGTTCCTGACAACTGCTTACCAACATCTTTCAAGAGGTTGAAAGCGTTAGCAGTTCAGATGAGAGACATGTCACCGGGAACGGTGGAAAGTATTAGAAGCAACAAATAATGCCGCTGTGGCTAATACAAATCTGGCACAGTTACGAGGTTGAGAGCTTCGGCCATTGAGGGTTCGAATCCCTTCGGCGGCACCATGGGTAGTCTAGGGGAAATGGTGATTCCCACCGGCCAATATGCCGGCGCGCAAGCATTGAAAGGTTCGAATCCTCTCACACCCACCATGCTTACTAAGGAACAACAAATAGAGAATAATCCTTGTCTGGTCGACAAGGCTCGCTTGGAAAGCGATGTGAGCCCGCGAGGGCTTCCAGTTCGATTCTGGTATTCTCTGCCGCGAGTGTAGCGCAATTGGTAGGAGGCAACGGCTTTAGAAGTCGTACAGTGTGGGTTCGAATCCCTCCACTCGCACCAAATGATGTGTACTTTTTTGTTCTTTGTGTTATAATGATCATCTCAACTACACATGAAAGTACACAACAATGGCAACTTACCATGTATCAGTAATGCAATTGCATCCTGACGGTCCACAAGATCGTAACGGCAATCCAACCATTGATATGGATAAAAAGTGTAGCAAATATGTTTTCGGTCCGAAACAATGCTTGACGGTTGGAGAAGCAAATGCGTTGAAGAAACAAAAAGAAGAAGAATACTTCACGATGGTTATCAATGTAACCGAAGAAAATCCTGAAGGTGAACGCGTTCCTAACCCAGAAGCAAAAAAGCAGTACAGCGTAACTCGCGAGCATTACTAAGACGAAGCTGCTTCGATTAAATAAGAATTTGAGTCCCTGCCTGACCGTCCCAGTGATAAAAGCAAAGGTCATTAATTTTGCTGCTCAATTGATTGCGTAGAGGTTGAATCCCTCGCAGTCAACCATAACATGATGTTTGAAGATTGCTCGGTACAGCCCCTGATGTTACTGTGTCGGGCAGCGAATCTGCAGATTCACTCTTTAATCTAGTGTTGTAGTAGTTCAGGATGCTTAGTGTTGTTTGATTGAGCTATAGGTTTCGTTTTCAAGGCCGAACGGCGGTACAAGAGCGAGCTTGGCAACATCATCAAAGACATACCTGAGGAGCCGATGACTGTACCTCCGTCGTGGATCACGGCAACGATATACGGTATTGCGTACTACTCGCATAACTCGTGAAGGATTAGATCCAGTAGTTGTTCCGTTCCCGCCGGGGAAATGCCAAGATAACGTCAAAGCTAGGGGCAGGACGTAACTAGGGCCGCGAGAAGAGTCTTAGAGGTTTCGTCAGACCTAACCCATAGATCGCAACATCCAGAGGATGACCACCTCTGGCCACGGAAGATGAACCGGACAGGCGTGCCGGGACTGCCTCGAAAACAGATCGACCTGGAAACAGGTTGGGCTTCAATTGCTCCATCTTCCGCCAGGAGATATATTGGTTACTATAAGCGCGAATTCGATTGGCTCTTGAATAGACCGTGGAAAGAACCTGAAAACAGAGAGAGGTATCTGCCGATTGGCTTCAGCTCTAATGGTATATTCTATGTAACGTGGTCCTGCAATGGGGTAGGCACGGCCCAATCGGTGCCGGAGACCGTCGGTTCGATCCGACTACCTTGGGAAACCAAGAACTTGGAGAGTATGGAGGTTCGAGTCCTCTCACGTTGCACCTATGGAAGATACTGGAAGTTGTAAACATGGAGTACCTTACCGCGCTCGCTGCGAAGCTTGCTTGGAAGAAGATATATGGAGAAGAAAAATGATTGACCCCAAGATTGTAACAAAGTTCCTCACTCATACTGATGAGACGGGTCGCTTCATCTATCATTCACCTCGTACAGGCAAGAAATACTTTGTTGAACCTATGGGCGATCCGCATCGTCAATGGGGTTCCGTAGATCCCTCTGACTCTGGTCCAAAGGGAAAGCTCATGCATAAGAAAGGTGATGGCAAGTTTCGTGGTTCTATTGACGAAAAAGATTCACTGATCACCGAAGAAAATGGATTCACAAACATCAAGATCTTGGAACCAGGCATGAGCCCGCTAGCGTATCTGGACATGATCGATGCTGATTATCCAAGCGTAACTGGAGAATAAATGACAAAAATTTATGTGAAAGAACATGAATCGTTTGAGTCTGCAATGCGCAGGTTCAAACGAGCTGTCGAGAAGACAGGATTGCTGAATGAACTTAGAGATCGTGAAGCTTATGAGAAGCCAACAACAGAACGCAAGCGCAAGCATGCATCTGCAGTGAAGCGCCATCAAAAGCGTCTTGCAACGAATCTGTTGCCTCCAAAGTTGTACTAAATGATAGAGTTTCAAAAGATAACTTCAAAACAGACCGCTTACGTTCCAGAGGCTTGGTCACTGCCGACGATTCAGATAGATCGTAAGTTGCGTGATCAAGCTCCTTATGTGACCATCGTGTTTGTAGCTGGAAGATCAATTGCTGGATTTAGGATCTACTGGAATGTAACACATTAGAAGGAAATCATAAATGAATTATTTTGGTCCTTATGCTGGCGGTGAAGAAGCGAAAATATATGATAGAGTTCAAACTGATGATGAATTTTTGCCGGAGGTTGGTGAATTAACGTTCATAAAAGTTCCAAAATCATCTTCTGGAGGAAAGATTGAAGGTGACGTTTTATATCTCTATCACGGTAAAAATGGTGATGAAGCTATAGTAAAAGTCGATCCAATGTCTAGTACTTCAATTCTTGTTGGAGGTCCAGATGATTATGAAAGAGCTATCTTGCTTAGTAACTTAACGTTTATAAGGCGTAAAAAAGACTAAATGCGACTGTGGCGTAATTGGTAGCCGCGCACGGTTGAGGTCCGTGTGCCGAAAGGCATGGGAGTTCGACTCTCCCCAGTCGCACCATGAAATGTAAATGTGAACGAGACTTCCCAAATGCTCAATCTTTGAACGCTCATTATCGGTGGTGTCTGATTCATCGAAATGGGCTTCAACCTATACCTTCTCCAAATAAAGGGAAAACTACTTGGTCAAAAGGTCTCACGAAAGAAAGTCACCCCAGAATTCAAAGTATGTCAGAAACAAAACTCGGTAAACGCAAAGTTACCGACGAAGCAAAATTGAAAAAGATGATCTATCAAGAGCAATGCACTTTCAATTTGGCAGGCATAATCGAAACTATCAAAGGTTATGATCTATTAGTAAAGTATGGAATGTATTCAAGGAAGACGAATCCTAGCGGAGTCGTTAGAGATCACAGACTATCAATAGATTTTGGATTCAAGAATCAAATAGATCCGAGGATTATCTCTCATCCTGCAAACTGTGAGTTTATTCCACACAAGGCAAATGCCTCGAAGAGTAGTAAATCATCTATCACGTTACAAGAACTTCTCGAGGAGATTGGATCAACGCGTTAACGGAGAAGTATGTGGGAGTTCGAGTCTCCCCGAGCGCACCAGTGAAGTAGCTTAAAGTGACCGACAAAAAGAGAGTAACGGTAAAAATCCGTTACGATGTAGCCGAGATACAGATCTTAAAAGCGCTGATTCCATGGGTCAGTAGATGTAGGTTGGATCCCTACCTTCACAACCAAAGCGTATAAATAGTCTTGCTATATTATAGGGAGACTAAAATGTTCAGCAAGCTATTCGGATTTTTCGCTGGTGGATCAACTTCACTTTACATCGGCTTGGCGGTCATGCTTTTGATCGCTGCATTGAGTGGTGGTACATACTACTATCACAAGCAATACACACAACAAGTAACTGCGACCGCGGTGCTTCAATCTCAGAATGACGGCCTCGTTCTGAAAATCAGAGCTGACTCTGACGCTATCGCAAAGTTAGCAGCAGATGCAGCAAGTAGAGAAGCAGCTGCAAAAGTTGCGCTCGCTGCAGCAGATGCAAAAGTCAAATACTACAGCAAAAAAGCTCAAGACATTCTATTAGCTCAAGCTACAGCTCCAGCGAATTTATGTGTGTCAGCTAATCTTCTGTACAATGACTACATCACAGGAGCAAAATGATGAAACTTATAACCATACTAGCCGCCTTACTTTTGGTGGGTTGTGGAACTACAAAACCACAAATAGTCGATCACAATGTTTTAGTTACGGTTCCTTGCAAGGTAACTTTGCCACCTAAACCTGTCATGCCCTTGACAGATACCGGTGACGTAAAGGATGACGTCTTCGTCAAAACGAAGAAAGCTTTAGCCGAGATAGAAATTCGTAAAGGCTATGAAGCTCAACTTGAAGCTGTAGCTCAAAGCTGCGAATAAAAAAATGACAAAAATTATACTAGAGATCGACAAAGAATATCCAGTAGGAACTCCAATTGACTTTGAACTACATGGAGTTCACGGTCAAAGACAGAGTAGATTCACCGTCATTACAGACGGTAGAACCCTCTTCAAAGACTGTCGTTACGAAGGTTATGGAAGTTTGTTCAGCACCTCAAATGGTCAAATTCTCACCAACGTAAGATTCTTTCGCATTCAACCGTAAATAAATTTTACTCTGTAGGGTGTTCATGATATAATGAACACCCTATTTCTTTTGAAAGTACAAAAATGGCTTACAAACCTACTGGCTACAAAAAAGGCCGCCCTCGTAAAGGCGAAATACGTCCTGAAACTCCGGGTGGAAAAGCAAATGCTCGCTGGCGCCGTAAGAATCCTGAGAAAAGTGCCGAGATAAACCGAGAAGGAAATAGAAAGTTTGTGAGGGAAAAACGCGAGCGCTGGGATGAGATTCAGCGTGGAGTTAGACTTCGCAAGAAAGGTTGGGACGGCACAAAGCTGATAGTTGGTGATTCATGCGTTAACATCAAGCTTGGTAAAAATCAATTCCAAGTTATCCTCGTACAGGCAGATTCATACGAATGAAACAGGTCATTGTAATGAGGACCGACCTCAACATGCGCAAGGGTAAGATGGTAGCCCAAGGTTCTCACGCTTCTATGAAACCCGTTGTTGATAGTGGAAGTGTTTTTGTTGCCAATGGAGGAGCACGTTACCTCATGATCCCACTTACGCCTGAGATGGATGAGTGGCTCATGAAAGGAGTGTTCAAGAAGATCTGTTGCGGTGTTAACAGTGAAGCCGAGCTTCTTGAACTATTAGAGAAGGCTAAAGCTGCTGGAATAACCTGCTCGCTGATCACTGATAGTGGGTTAACAGAATTCAGTGGAGTTCCAACCAATACATGCATTTCTGTTGGTCCTGCAGAGAATGATAAGATTAACGCGATAACTGGGCACCTTAAGTTGCTGTAAATTTTTCGCGTTTCGATCTCCCTATAGTAAATAAGCGCATAAGGAGATCACCATCATGTTACTATCCGAATTAAAATGGTCTGGCGACGTCAAGACAAAGAAGCACCCACCTGAAGATCTTTTTGCAACTGGATCTGCTGCTGAGATCGCATCTTGGTTGAAGTCGTCCCACAAAGATCTTAAGAGCGCAATGGGCGCTCTCAACTTCTACATCAACCGCGCCGGCAAGAAGCTCTCAGCTGATCGCAAGGCAACTTTGGAAGCTGCTAAAAAGCGCCTTCACGAATCCATGGAAGATGATCTTTCATTAGAACAATTGATGGAGCTGAAGTGGTCTGGCGACGTTAAAACCAAAAAGCATCCTCCAGAAGGACTGTTTGCTGACGGTTCTGCATCGGCTATCGTTAAATGGTTAAAGTCATCTCACGCTGATAAGAAGGGTGCTGTATCTGCATTAAACTTCTACATCAACCGTGCAGGTAAAAATCTTTCAGCTGATCGTAAGGCTGTTCTCAAGAGCGCCTTAGAAACGCTGGAAGCTTCAAAATGAACTTACTTCTAGAGCTTTTAACTCTCAACGAGCGTCGTTATGGAGTTCGTGATTGGGTAATTCTTCCTGCCACCATGGCACTTTACGGTCGTCGTACGGTAGATATTATCACCGCAGCTTCAGAGTGGAAAGATAGCGAAGATACGATTCTAGTCTGCAAGAAGCCTGATGAAAAGAATCGCTTCGCTTTCATCTCTAGCTCAGGTAATGCCTATGACAGCTACGTAAAGGATATCGGTAAAGAATTTCATGGCGTTCACGATCAAAGTGGTGCGTCGAAGGGGATGTACAAGCTAGTTAACGTGGTAGTCTTGAAGAACGACAAGATCATCAAGAGCGCTAACGATGAAGGTCTAAAAGCAAAGGCTTCACTCTCGGTATTTAAATAGTTCCTTTGCCTAAGGCTTTGGAACGTGGCAGCGCCTCAGTCGCCAAGAGACTGGGGCTTTTTCTTGTGTACTTTTTGGATCTCTGTGTTATAATAGCTCATCTAATTTAGATGAGAACGAAAATGAACTCTATAAAAGCGCTTGTCAAACAATCTCAAATTCTCTACGGCAAATCCCGCGTCACTCGTAACCTTCGTCATCAATGGGTTGAAAAGACTCGTGAGCTGAAAGAGCGCGGAATTCACATCACACAAACAGGAAAATTCCCTGGCAAGATTCACGCAGACGCTGTCGCGATATGATTCTCGATGACATTAAAGCCGCGTCTATCACAGCGCGCAAAAATCGCGAATCCAAGAAGGCAGCTTCTCTGATCACACTTCTTTCTGAAGCAACTATGGTTGGTAAGAACGAAGGTCGCGAAACGACCGATGCAGAAACAATTGCCGTGATAAAGAAGTTCATCAAGAACCTCGATCAAATTCTTCCTCTACTTGCAGAAGGTGATGAGCGCTTCGTTGATGCTACGACTGAAAAAGAGCTGATCAATTCTTTCCTGCCTGCACAACTCACCGAAGAAAAGATTCGTGAAATTCTGATCGACATCGTCAAGGTGAATGGCTTCGACGTTGCCAATAAGCCAATGGGTGAGATGCTCAAGATTCTAAAGTTCAAATACGAGGGTCGTTATGACGGCGGACTCGCTGCGCGCATCGCGAAAGACGTCATCGCCACATGGCAGAGCTGATTAAGCGAACTTGGTGCTACGTTCAGCCACCAAGAAAGTATGACATAGCACCTTGTAAGTGTGGTAATGAGAACACACAGTGGTCAGAATACGCGAAGCATCTTTGGTGTGATAAGTGCCAAATCGACTTCGTTCCTGAACATAATGGAATCTTTGATGGACCTATTCCTGTTTACGCTGCTGAGTTGATGGGTATTAGGTTTGATAGACTTGATTTGGAGACTCTAGAGATAATCCCATTCAACGTCGAAACGTTAGAGTTTAACGAAGAAATGAAACTTTGCTGGAACAACTTTTTAACTCCCGGAGAAAAAGAAGATGACGAAGACTGCGCATAAGTTTAAGTGGACAGAAAACGAACTACAGCAAGTTGCTGACAACATGTACAAGCAAATGACATCGGGAAAGCTATCCACCATTGATTTTTGGCCGGCTTTTAAGTCTGCACAATTTTCTGTAAATCCAAGCTACAAATATTCTGTGAACTACCAGAACACAGATCTTATGAAAGAGCTTCGCATCAGGGTTACCAAGCTCTTCAACACAGCGTGTAAAGTGAAGGTTGAGGTTCGTGAAGTTATAACGAAAGAGCTTGCACTTAAAAAGGCTCTCGATGTTCTAGGTAAGATCAAGGTGAATAATCAGCCAACGATCACCGCCTCTGGACGATATGTAGCATCTGGCCCAGCTGATTTGCCAGAAACGTTCGTTAAAGCTATGGATTCAACGAAGCTTCGCAGGCTTATCACAGAAGAAGTTTGTAACAAAACACAGATTGACACGATGCTTGAAGGCGTACAAGCGTCAAGATCAGCTCTCAAAGCTAGCGGAGGTTTACAGCGGAAGCTCTTGACTGGTAATGTCATCGAGGGGTTAGATCATGAAGTCGACATCATAATCACGACTGATTGTCCAGGAAAATACGTGATAGTTGACTTGGAAACTGGTGAACAATACAGCTCAACAGGTTCACCAGTAAGGAGCTCATCTGATACTATAGCTAGCGCCTTTAGATCACAGCGTAAAGTGAAACCTGTTCGTAAAGTAACGATACCAAAGCCTATAAAGGGAAAGAAATGAGCTGGAAAAATGATGAGGAAAAATTCATCAAGTTAACTTTGATGAAGCCTGCACCAAAGGCAAACGATCTTGTCATCGTATTCAGCGTGCTTGGTAGCAAGAAGGATGAATTTTTAGAGATGCTGTTTAGCTACTTCTTGTTTGTTGAGAAAAATGAAGGAAGAATCCACAGCGTCGACGAAGTTCTTGATGCAGAAACAGGCGCTAAATGTGAGCTACACATTGAGATAGCTGGAATGAATCAAAATGCATTTGCTCAGGAACTCCAAACAAAAGCACAAAAATTTACGGCACAAGTAAAATGAATCTAGATAAGCACACCTTTGGTAAGACACCAGCTGCGATCTACCTAGCAGACAGATTGAACTTTCTCAATGATCCAAAGTACACGAGAAAGCTTTCAGTGAAGATTCATAGCGTCCAAGCAATCATGGCCGACGCTGTCCGCGCAGCTGAGGCTGGAATGTTGAGCGTAAAAACTCTCAACTTCATATCGAGTAAGCTGCGCCTCGACATCGAAGACACCGCCGATAATCTGCTTCGCGAAGAGATGTACATTGGTAGCGGCGGCTGTGAGATGCCTGACGCTCTTTCTATTAACTTGATGTCTAACGTTCTGATAGGCGAGCTCAAGAGCGTAGTTAGACGATGCAGAGAGGTAACTCTGCTGAAACACAAGCAACAAAGAATCGTTGGATCCATGGACAGGAAAGTCAAGAAAGTTTTGACTGTAAAACCAATTACTATTGGAGATGTTAAGGACCCAACGACAGCAGAAACGTTGATTGCTCGTTCTCGTGCAAAGCTTCAACGCAAAGGTTTACCTAACACACTTTATGGAGAAACAAATGAGTAGAAATACTGTCCAGATCCTAGCAGTCCTAGCGCTCCTATTCCTGGTGACAGGTCATTTCTTCATTGCATTCGTAATATTTGCTATTCTGATCGCTGGAGCTTAACGTGGAAATCATTTTAGAGTATGTGCTGTGCTACTCCACAGCTTTTTTCCTAGGAATGGGTGTGGGTGTTCTTCTCACGCTCGCAACTATCTATTGGAATCAAAAGCCCGCAAATAAATAATGTACTTTCATGTATCAATTTGTTATAATGGATTCAAGTAGTAAAGATGGTTGTATGGCAGGAAACTGCTGAAAGGAAAAAGCGAAAGCTGCGCAAGACGGGAGTTCGATTCTCCCCACCTCCACCGAGCACTAGAGCTCCCTGATTCGCATTAACACCTGAACCCAGGTCGGATCAAAGTAACTAGTGCCCCCTAATGGGGGTGTACCTGGTTTCGATTGAGTAGGGACGTACCTTAATTTTACAACTCGGTGAGTACAGACCGTAAATCTGACAAGCATGTAAATGCAAACGACGCAAACGGAGCTCTGGCTCTGGCAGCTTAATTGTTGCCTGAGGTTTAGAATAGAGGGTGAAAGCTTTCTACCTTATTAAAGAAATCTAACAACTAGCACGTTGGTTCGCCAGCGTGCTGACGAAATGAAATTCAACAATTGCATTTCGTCAGCAAATATGAGAATAATTGGAATGTGTCACATCAAGATTAACCTAGAAGAAAAAGCATTAGTCAATACTAAGACCGCACAGATCCTAAGACCATCTTGCTTTGACACTTTAGCTGTCTATCATGCATATTTGATCGCTACTCGTGAACATCACGAAGCTGACGAGCTTTTAAAGAAAGTATTCAAAGGTGAAAAAGTTATCTCTGACATGATAGCAAAAGCACAATTACACCATCTGATTTAACGCATCACCTCCAGCTCACCTAGCAGCAAATTCTCTCGGTTGAGTAAATCCACGAAGTTGGAATAACTAAATCCATAAGAAAGATTACAATGACAGAAGATACTGCAATAGACACCTCTCGCCCTCACGTTTCAGCTCTTTTATGGGCTGACATTCTTGGAAAACCTTTTCGGGATCACGATCACCCGATAGAATCAAATGATGTAAAGAAGACCAGAGGTCGTCCGAGGAAATTGGTCAATCAAATAGGTGGCAAACAAACTCACAAGATGAGCGATGATGAGCCTGAATTCCGAAATTTACTTCCATCATCCATTCACAAGATAGTGATGGACTACAAGGAATACATTCAAGAAGGTAACACTCCAAAGTTCGCGCTTGATGAAATCTGCAAGCTCTATCGAATCCCTTACGCTCAAGCATTCAACATTTGTGCTGATTCCTATTAAAAATGGTTTCAACTTATCTCTGTATCTAGAGGTCAGTGTTTTGGTTGGAGGTGTTGGTTTGCAGATAAATAGATTACATGAAGCTACTCGAATTATGCCAATCACCCTCACTCCTCACAGAAGGGGGCAAAGCCTTGAAGGGGGTATCAGAGATCACTCAAGCTGAAGTTCGTGAGGTTGCTCCTGAACTTATCAAGAACATTCAATCGATCCTAAGCCTATCACCTAGCAAGGTGAAGCTGATTGGTTCTGCAGGAAAGAAACCTCAAGATTCAGATCTCTCTGGAGATCTAGATGTTGCGGTCGAGTGTGATCCTAACGTCATCGATGAACATCTAAAAGAGCTGGCGGGAAATCACTCATCCAGAATCATGAAGGGCATTGGAGTATTCTCCTTCGCGTACCCGGTTGGTGACAAGCTCGTACAGGTTGACTTGATGCCTGTCAACAACATCAACTTCGCAGAGTGGTCCTATCAAGCTAACCCTGTAGATCTTGCAGATGGTCTTAAAGGTGCTCAGCGCAACGAACTCTTCTTCGCGATCGCGAAGTACATGCCACAAACAATCCTTAAGAAAGACGACAAGGGAGAGCCTCTAGAAGTGAAGCGTTACTTCTACGATCTCGCTAGAGGTTTGATGGTTGGTGTTAGGTCTAGAGTAAACGTGAAGGGTAAGGTAGGAAAGAACTTTGCTACGATTGAAAAGAAAGTAGTGTCAGATGATCCAACGAAGGTGACCAAGTTGATGTTTGGTCCCGGAGTAACACCTAAACAAGTATCGACCTTTGAAGGCACTCTCAAGGCCATCAGGTCCCCTAAATTTCTTCACGCTGAAAAGTATGAGGACATTCTCAAGCAGGCTCATTTAGGAATCAAAAACAAGAAGCTCAAGGTTCCAACCTCGCTTTAAGGAGGTGGAGCTTGAAGTTGATAGCTTGCTAATGCATCTTCTGATTGCGCAAAACCGAGTATGATTTTTGTACCATCATAAATCATGTAGTGATGTTGAATCGGGTTATAAGTTGCAGGAACATCGTAATAGATGTATGGTACATTCATCATAGTTTTTGCTTGATCGTAAGATATTGCCATATTTTCTCCTCTTTAATTTAAGACCATCTTTGTGTCAGCACACCCGCACCTGTTCCAGTTATCAAATCTGATACAGTTTCCGCAACTCTTCCAAAGAAACCTGTTCCTATCGGACGAGCAACGGCTTGAGCTGCATCTGGTGTAATCGCTAAATTTATAAAGTCACTGATTCCTTGTATATTTAATGACGCCCCGTTTGCAAAAATCCACTGTAAACTGTGTGAAAATTCACCTGTGACAATTATCGCAGCAAAATCTTCAACTGTATCAGTAACGTAAGTAGTAACGTTGATCATGTTATACTGGCAACAACAATCGACCAGCACCAACCGCGCCGACCGTTGTAGCATATCCATCATCAGCGCGCCAGACGCTGGTCGAAACGTAAAGATTTACGTTATTAGTTCCATAGTACATGTTGTACTTAAATTCACCCCAAACGGGAGTGGTTATTTCTGATGAAACTAAATCAATATAAGTAGCGATAGCTGTTATAGGTACATTACCGTGAATTGGAGTGTTAACATAAAATGTACCTAAGTTTGTTAAACCTTGAGTAGATGCAAACATGCAATTTGGAATTCCACCTATCATGCTAATCTTCATATTAGTATTAGATATTGTATTAGCACACCATTGAAGAGTATTATTCAAACTGCTAACTGCTACTAGCGTTTGAATTATGTTGATGCTTAAGGTGCTAGTATCAGTGCTTACTGTATATGCTGACAATGAAGTAGAAGAATTATTAGTGTTTGATTGATCAACTAACAAACATTTTCTTGGTGCAATCATCAAAACACCTTGACAATCTGCTTGTCCAGTCAAACCAAAAGCTACTTGTGTTCCACCTGGTTTAACTTGGAAAAAGTTAGTGTAAGTTATACCAAAATTTTGACTTGCACTAGAAAAGATATTAGATGTTCCAACCATAGCATTTCCATCATTATCTACGATGATAGATATTGGATAAGGAGTTGAGGTAGCACCAGTTAAAGATGTTGTAAAAGCGACGGCAGATGGTGTAGCTTTTACTATCTGCACCACCTTTGCTTGCCCAGCGAAATAACAACCAATCCAAATATTTGTATCATCACATGCGATGGATACAGGCGACATTGATGCTCCAACTGCAGCCCCTATAGTAACTGTATCAGAGTTATTGGTATCTATCTGCATTAATGTTCCATTTGCAGCGTACACTGCACCCCAGATGTACTGTCCATCATAACATATATCTGTCAAGTTACCAGTGCTTGCAACAACGCTCAATACTAAAGTAGTTACATTGATCTTATGTAGAGCTCCAGTGATTGCCAACGCGTAATAATATCCATTTTGTGCAAGATAAATCTTCCTGTACATCGTTGTAGAATTTGTAATCATCGTGAGGCTGGCATGAGGAATGTTTACAGTTTGTGTTGGACCGCGATATGTAAAATTGTGAAGAGGAAGAACCCAATGATCCGTTGATGTTCCACCTGTAGATACCCACATGTAACTTGCATCTACGTTCATGTTTATCTTGTTGTAGATAGAATAAGCACCGCCTGTAATTTTTGGTCCTATCGCACGTCCATGAATCTCAGCTTGAACGCGAGGTCTAAATGCACAAACAATTTTATTAGCGGTATTCCACGCGTAATTTCCAAATGATGCTGTAGATGAAGCGAGATTACTTGCCCACGTAGCTGGATTTGCTGTACTCACTGAACCAGATCCATAATAAGGTGTAGTTACTCCAGAATACATCGATGCCAAGTATCCCGTTCCATAATTGTTTCTTGGAAAAGCTACACTATATGAAGCTTGTCCAGCTACGCCAGATTCAAGACCGTAACAAGAAGCGCCACTTCCCAACATGTAAGAAGTTGTTGCAAACCATGCAGGGAATCCTGCTAACAGAGTATCTTCAGGCGCATCACGTTCACATTCAAAAGCACCTACCCAAGGTCCTGGTTCATTGTTAATGAAAGTTTGGAACACTACCCACCGAGGGGATACCAAGATGATGATGTCACACAGCGCGTAAGAATATTGTACAAATGCACCTACGTCCATCGGACCCCAAAAGCATTGATTTGTACCGACGTGAGTAGTCGCGTTCCACGACTCAAAGAAATCGATGAAGATTTTTGTTTCTGAAGGATAGAAGAAGAGCTGCATGTACTTGTAGGTGCTTCCATCAATGTTCGTTGACCTGTAGATTCGTTGGTATGCGAAAGCCGCGCCAGTAGGGGTGATCAAGTCGAATTGTGCCCATCCTTGAGCTACAAGAGCTGCGTCTACTGCAGTGATGATTCCGCCAGAGTTTAACTCACCGTTTATGTTGATGTCGATGGAGTTTGTGCCGATGCTGGTACTTGTTATTGTCATTTGTTGCTCCTGTTAATACGGTAAGATCATTCTTCCTGATGCGTAACTGTTGATGTCGTCTGCTCTAAAAATGTTATAAACTGCGACCAGCGAGCCACCACCATTTCCACTCAATCCAAACCATTGATTGTACTTCATCTCTCCAAAACCTTGCCAACTCTGGACAGTTTGATCATTCAAATAAGTTTGAGTGTTGAACACTAAGTTTGAGTTGACTGCAGTATTTACGTACATAGCAGTTCCATAGGTACCACCACTTTGATTGAGCAGGACTGTACTTCCATACGTGCTCAACTTTATCGGGTGATTTAATGCCATCGTTTGAAGATTACCTGTAGTTGTATTATTACCGCCTACTGTATTCGTGAAATAGTTTGAACCTGACGTTTGCATACAAATGCTAGTGCTTTGTGTAAGAGTATCTGTTGACAAAGTTTGCGATGATACAAGCATTAAATTAAAGTTTGAGTACGTTGACGCGCCAAAGGTTAAAATCTTTCTTGGACCTACTAACATTTGACCACACATCTGGCTCCACACGCCGCTAGATAGAGACGTTGTAGTACCACCTGGGGCTATCTTCCAAGAATAATTTTGGACATTAGTATTATTACTTGTCCAAATATTCTGTGATCCAATTGTGAAGCAATTTCCATCATTATCAGGTATCACGGTTAGAGGGTAAGAAACCGATGCAGAATTTGCACAGGCGGTAGTAAAAGCTACCGCTGTTGGCGAAGATTTTGTAATTTGGACAACATTGATGGCAGGTCCAACGGAATTTCTACAACCTACCCAAATGTTTACGTCATCGCAGCAGATGCTATAAGGCGTTAAATTTGCACCCACCGTTGTATTGGTGATGACAGAGTCAAAGTTTTGGGTGTCAATGGTATAAACGCTTCCATTAGCAGAGTTAGAAACTGTATAAATGTAACGACCGTCAAAACAGGAATCTATCAAGTTACCAGGTAACCCACTGATGACGAGCGTTTGCACTGATATCGGATTTATCTTGTAGATCGATGCACCCGTGCAAACATAATAATATCCATTTGGTGCTAGGAAGATATTTTTGAAGTAAGTCATCGATGAATTTGAAAATCCTACAGCGCTGATTGTATTATATTGATGAAGATTGTTGATAGTTAACTGTCGATAAGTTTGAACTTGAAGAGGTAACACTACATGATCCGTGGGCGTTCCAACTGAGCTGTAAATGTAATTTGCATCAAGAGGCATCGTTACCTTTGCCTGAGTAGAAAATTGATTAGACATCAACTTTGCACCGATCACTGTTCCATGAAGTTCAGCGCCAACGTTAACTCTAAACAAGCTTGCTATCTTTTTAGTAAAATCCCAAGCATAATTTCCACCATTATTAAAAAATGCTGAAGCCGTACCTAGCACGTTACCAAGGATTGCACCTATTGATGCATTGTTATTTGGACAACCAGAGCTAAAATAAGGCGTCACTGAACCAGAGTGCATAGATGCAGTGTATCCTGTTCCTAAGCTTGTGCGTGGAAAGCTCACTGCAAATTGCGCGGTTCCATTGTACCCGCTCTCAAGAATTGTTCCATTGTTTCCAGTAGTTCCACCGTTCGCCAACTTTAAAGATGTAGTAGCAAACCAACATGGAATTCCATTAGCTATTGTATCTTCTAACGCGTCTCTTGTTACTTCAAAGCAACCGACCCAAGGCCCAAATTGAGCATCTGCTGTCATTGATGAATATGACAATGTGAAGCTTGACATCATCACGCACCAATGAGAATTTGCCATGATTAAGATATTACAAGCTGTTTGTCCATAATCTATGCTAGCACCTATGTCCATTGGACCCATGTAACATTGATTTGTACCGACGTGAGTAGTCGCGTTCCACGACTCAAAGAAATCGATGAAGATCTTGTGTTTCCAGGGATAGAAGAAGAGCTGCATGTACTTGAAAGTGCCATCTACGTTTGTTGACCTGTAGATTCGTTGGTATGCGTAGGATGCATTTGTTGGAGTGATGAGATCAAATTGGGCCCAACTATGAGTAGTCAACACGTTGTCTATCGCGTTGATGATATTTCCAACATTATACTCACCAGAGATGTTGATGTTTACAGTGTTAGGGCCTAAAGTTGTGCTAGTTACTGTCATATTGAGTTCCTTGACTTATTTATGATTTTACCATTGTATGGAACCGTTAGTAGTCCAGGTGTAGATGTAATTTCCACCGACATTTGTTATCGTTGGAGATCCTGTTACATTAGTTGGTAAAGAGCTATTATTAGAGAAGCTTAAGATAACAATGCCTGAACCACCGTTACCACCGTTACCACCGTAAGCTCCACCTCCACCGCCTCCACCAGTGTTTGCAGTACCTGAAATGCCATTTACACTACCGCCATAAAGTCCGCCGGTTCCTCCTCCGCCGGTTCCTCCAGTACCTGGGGTTGCGCCTTGACCGCTGTTACTTCCACCACCGCCTGCATAGTACGTCGACACTCCACTTATAGAACTCGATAATCCTATACCTCCATTACCTATTGATGATCCTCCGTTGGATCCAACGGCACCAGCTCCACCTCCACCAGCTCCACAGTATGGTGGAGAATTTGTTGGAGAGTTACCGCCTGCATTTCCTTGACCAGCTGTTCCTGCTCCACCTGTTTGACCTGGTGATCCCTGACTTGCACCGCCTCCTGAACCTCCTGCTAAACCATTGTAAGGTGTTCCTGAACTATTATCTCCACCGCCTCCACCGCCTCCTATCGCAATGAATGAATTAAAAACAGAATTCGTTCCATTTGAACCATTTAAAGAATTTGCTCCAGCTCCACCAGCTCCCACTGTTATAGGGTATGAAGTAGCGGGAGAAATGGATGTTACACCCGTCAATAATCCACCAGCACCACCGCCTCCAGCACCTCTACCACCAGAATAATTATCTTTAGCACCGCCGCCTCCACCTGCAACAATCAAATATGTAATACTTGAAGGAAGTTTCAGTAAATTATTTTTACGAAAACCTCCAACAGATGCCGTGCCGAAAGTAGATAAGAATGGCATGTTAATATTGAGTTAATGCAGCTAAAACAGTATACGTCGGCGTAGCCGACGTTTTAATAATTGTATAGGAGTAGCAATCAATTCCACTTGCGTTTCCAGCATTGGGAGCTGTTCCACCTTGCCAATTTGGAGTAACAGCATTGCCATCTATCTGTGTTGCACTTGCGTAATAGGCAGTCGTACCTTGAGTGGAAAGAACTGCTATCGTAATAGAATCTCCAACTGTCAGCGCGGTAGCCATTGTTGTTCCTGCTGAGAATGAAATGTTTGCAGTCCAATTATTAACAGCAGCAACTGTATAGTAAGTTACAGAGCCTGATGCGACGTATAAATTTTCCGTGACTGCAGGCGCAGCCGCGATAAGGTTTACTAATTCTGTACCATTTTTAAAAGAGATAGCAGATTCTGTACTTGAACCTGCAAATGTCTGCTTACCTGTCCAAGAGTGCGATAATGAAGTTACTAAAGTTGTAGCCGCACCTATTGAAGTTACATCACCGGTTAAATTTATAAGTGCGCCTGTAGGACCAGTAGGACCAGTCACTGAAAGGCCAGTAGGGCCTGTAGGTCCTCCAAATGCGCCTGTAGGACCTGTAACAAATGATGGAGCACCTGTAGGACCAGTAAATCCTGTAGGTCCTGTTACTAGCGTGATTTGATTTGGACCTGATCCGGTCTTGATAACATAAACTGTTAAGTCGGCTGCACTTGTACCTGCAGCCGTTATGTTGATAGTCAAATAATCTGAAGTCGTCAAAAGTATTGGAGTAATCGCAATTTCAGTTGAGACATAAGATCCTGCAGCAATCGTGGGATAGACTCCGCCCATAATTGAAACACCATTCTTCAGCACGTCTATGACAATGCTGCCTGCCAACGAAGTAGTTCCAACAGACATGTAAACTGCAGATAAGTAAACATCTGTCCAATGATAATATCTGACGGTGCCTGTTAAAGTTGCCAATACTCCAGAGAATGATGAAGTAATTGGATCTATAGCGCCAGTTGGTCCAAGTGGACCTGTAAATCCTGTAGGACCTGTAGGACCTGTAACTCCTGTTGGGCCTGCAGGCGCAACAAATTCTACCCAATCGGCTGTATCTTGGTTTGGCTGAACTCCAGTAGGACCAACAGGGCCTGTTACTTGAAGAATCCACATTGAACTTGGAGCTATAGAGCCTGTAGCGAAGACATAATTGTCTTCATAATAGACACCGCTTGGTGACCAAGCTCCCATGTTTGTTAAGCCTATGCCTGCTAAACCTTGCGCACCGGTTGGGCCTGTAACTGTAGATGGAGCGCCTTGTAAACCTGTGGGGCCTGTAGCTCCCGTTGGGCCTGTTACATGAGAATCGGCACCTGTTGGGCCTGTTACAGATGGTCCAGTCCAACCTGTTGGGCCTGTTACATGAGAATCGGCACCTGTTGGGCCTGTTACAGATGGTCCAGTCCAACCTGTTGGACCTGTTACGTGAGAATCGGCACCTGTTGGGCCTGTAGGACCTGTTGAGCCTGTAGGGCCAGTAGCGCCTGTAACACCTGTAGGGCCTGTTGGACCACCAAACGCACCTGTTGGACCTGTAACGGACGGGCCAGTTGAACCTGTCGCGCCAGTAGGTCCAGTCCAACCTGTAGGTCCAGTAACCTGAGATTGAGGACCTGTTGGGCCTGTTACTGAAGGACCTGTATAACCAGTAGGACCTGTTACCTGAGATGCTGCACCTGTAGGACCTATGATGCCTTGTGGGCCTTGTGCACCAGTAGGACCAGTAAATCCAGTAGGACCTGTTACAAATGATGGTGTTCCTGTAGGACCTGTTACTGATGGACCTGTTGGGCCTGTTGAACCTGTTGGGCCAGTAACGAAAGAATCAGCACCTGTAGGACCTGTTACTGATGGGCCTGTGTAACCAGTAGGACCCGTAACGAAAGAGTCTGCACCTGTAGGACCAGTAACCGATAAACCTAATGGACCTGTTGCACCTGTAGGACCTGTTACAAATGAGTCTGCTCCTGTAGGTCCAGTAATTGACGGTCCAGTTGAACCCGTAGCGCCAGTGGGACCTGTAACGAAAGAGTCTGCACCTGTAGGACCTGTTACTGATGGGCCTAGTGGACCAGTCCAACCTGTAGGACCTGTTACGAATGAGTCTGCTCCTGTAGGTCCTGTATAACCTGTTGGTCCTGTTACAAACGAATCTGCCCCGGTTGGTCCCGTTGGACCACCAAATGCACCTTGAGGACCGGTAGATCCTGTTGGTCCTGTTGATCCTACATAACCGTCTATACCTTGTGGGCCTGTATAACCTGTAGGGCCTGTCACCGTTGAAGCGGCACCAGTAGGTCCTGTAGGGCCTGTATGACCTAACGCGCCTGTTGGACCTGTAACAGTAGAAGCTGCGCCTTGAGCTCCAGCCACACCAGTAGGACCTGTTGGACCGGTGACATTAGAAGCTGCGCCTGGCGCACCTGGTGTTCCAGTTGGTCCTGTAGGACCACCAAACGCTCCTGTCGGGCCTTTTGGTCCTGTGACTCCAGTTGCACCCGCTGGTCCAGTGATTGATGGACCTGTATAACCTGTTGGACCTGTCACAGTCGAGGCTGCACCAGTAGGTCCTGTAGGACCTGTATGGCCTGTTACACCTGTCGGTCCTATCAAACCTGTAGGACCTGTAGGTCCTCCAAATGCACCTTGAGGACCAGTAGATCCTGTTGGTCCTGTAGCTCCTACACCTGTAGGGCCAGTCGAACCATGAATTCCTGCAGTTCCTGTCGGACCAGTAGGACCTGTTACACCGGTAGGGCCTGTAGGTCCTCCAAATGCGCCTGTAGGACCTGTAACAAATGACGGAGCACCTGTAGGACCAGTAAATCCTGTAGGTCCTGTTGCTCCTTTAGGACCGGTTATCTGTGATGCTGGTCCTTGAATACCTTGTGGACCAGTTGGACCAGTTCCGCCTGGGCCTGTCGCACCTGTAGGTCCGGTTCCGCCTGGACCTGTTGCGCCATTTGAACCAACAAATCCATCTGCTCCTCTTGGACCAGTAGGACCAGTTGGACCGTTTTTACCATCTACACCTATTATACCTGCAGGCCCTGTAATCGCCGGTCCAGTAGGTCCTGTTGGACCGCCATAAGGTCCTTTAGGGCCTGTTGCACCGGTAGGACCTGTTCCACCTATAACACCTTGAATTCCTTGAGGTCCTGGTACCGTTGAATCTGCTCCAGTTGGACCTGTTGGTCCAGTAATTGAAGGTCCTGTAGATCCAGTTGATCCAGTAGGACCTGTTGAACCTATTCCAGTTGGTCCTGTCGGACCACCAAATGCTCCTTGTGGACCGGTAGATCCTGTTGGTCCTGTTGCACCAAATCCAGTTGGACCAGTAACTCCAGTTGGACCTGTTACCGTTGAATCAGCACCGGTAGATCCTGTAGGTCCTGTCGATCCCATAGATCCTGTTGGGCCAGTAGCTCCATCTGCACCTGTAGCTCCAGTCGCACCTACACCTGGACCTGTTGGGCCTATTAAACCAGTTGCACCTGTAGGTCCCGTCGAGCCTATTCCAATTGGTCCTGTAGGTCCAGTAGATCCAAATCCGGTAGGGCCAGTTGGTCCACCATGAGGTCCTGTTGCACCTGTAGGTCCTGTTTTACCAATGACGCCTTGAGGTCCTGTGAAACCTGTAGGACCGACTATCGTTGAAGGCGCTCCTGTTGGTCCAGTAATTGACGGACCGGTTGCACCTGTAGCACCAGTTGGTCCTGTAACGAAGGAGTCAGCTCCAGTTGGTCCAGTAATTGACGGTCCAGTAGGACCAACATCTCCAGTAGGTCCTGTTACAAATGAATCTGCACCTGTAGGTCCTGTAGCTCCATCAGAACCCGTAGGTCCTGTTACAAAAGAGTCTGCACCTGTAGGACCTGTAGGACCGCCAAACGCGCCTTGAGGACCAGTAGATCCTGTTGGTCCAGTAATTGACGGTCCAGTAGGACCAACATCTCCAGTAGGCCCTGTTACGAATGAGTCTGCACCCGTAGGGCCTGTAGCTCCATCAGAACCCGTAGGTCCTGTTACTTGAGATGCTGCACCGGTAGGACCTGTTGGACCATTTGCTGGACCTGTTGGACCTGTTACTGTTGAAGGTGCTCCTGGAACTCCTCTAGGTCCAGTTGCACCAGTAGGACCAGTTCCACCTATAACACCCTGTGGACCTGTGATGTAAATATCAGCCATCGACGACGCTTTCTAGAAAATGTTCAAATTCATTAAGATGAGATACAATCATTTCTATATTTATGCATGGAGAATTTAATGACAGTAAAGATAGGCATTTACATGATCTGCAAAGATGAAAAAGAATTCATAAAACGTTGTTATGAATCGATAAAAGAAGCTGATTCCATCGTAATTTGTGATACTGGATCAAAAGATGAGACAATCGACATTTTAGCAGATTTAAGCAAAGAACATAAAAATCTTATCGTCAAAAATATATTCGTTAGTCCGTGGCGTTTCGACGATGCGCGCAATACAGCTCTCATGTCATTACCAAGTGATGTTGATATTTGCGTTTCCATTGATGCAGATGAGATGCTGGAGCCTGGTTGGTACCAAATCTTAAAGACTGCAGTTGAGGAAGATATCGCAGCTAGAGGTAAACCACATGATCGTTATCACCACAGGTTCAGAACGATCTGGGATTGGCAGACAACTAACAGCAATGTAAGTGAACATTGGCATGAAAGAATTCACACTCGACATGGTTATATGTGGAAGCTTCCTGTTCACGAACATATTGTTAAGTGTGATGGTACGCCTGATGAAGTTAGGTGGCTCAAAGACATTCAAATGACTCAAAAACCAGACACCTCAAAGAATAGAGGAAGTTATCTTACGATGCTTAAACAGTCTGCTATCGAAGATAAGAAGCGTTGGAAGACATTTTCATTTCTAGCAGGTGAATATATCAACGCAGGTTTCTATCGAGAAGCGGCAGAAGCGATTGAGCATGCTCTCACATTACCTGATTCTGATAAGGCCTTTCTACATTATCAACTCTCTGGAATCAACAAGCGTCAGAAGGATTATGATTCGGCGATCATGAACATGATGAACGTAGTCAAGCATGCACCTAAGGTTCGTGAATACGTTGTTTATCTAGCACAAACTTATCTTGAAGCTGGTCGACAATCAGATGCTGTTGCTACAATGGAACGTGCAGCAAAGATCACAGAGCGTACATACGGCTACGAATATAACGCAGGTTGTTGGGGAACAAGATTTGATCAACTTACAAAGCAGATAAAGGAAGCAAAATGAAGATAGCAGTTTACACAATCTGTAAGAATGAGGAAAAGTTTGTAAAGCGCTTCATGGCTTCTATCAAAGATGAAGCTGACCTTATCGTGGTTGCTGACACCGGATCAACAGACAACACAGTACAGATGCTTCGGGATGAAGGTGCGATAGTTCACTCGATCGAGATGAAGCCGTGGAGGTTTGACATTCCTCGTAATGCATCATTACAGTTCGTTCCAGAAGATGTAGACGTCTGCGTCTGTATCGATCTTGATGAGGTTCTTACACCAGGTTGGAGAGCTGCGATCGAAAAAGCATGGACTCCTGAAACAACTAGACTTCGCTATCAATACGTCTGGAACACTCTTCCAGATGGTAGACCTGGGACCACTTTTTGGTATGACAAGATTCACTCTCGCAAAGGTTATCGTTGGGTAAAACCTGTCCATGAAGTTCTTCACAACTATGACATCAAAGAAGTTCAAACTTACTGTCATGACTTCACGCTCTTTCATTATCCTGATAAAACAAAGTCTAGAGGAAGTTACCTACCTCTATTGGAGATGGGTTGTAGAGATGAACCTGAAGATGACAGAAATTCTCACTATCTCGGTCGAGAATACATGTACTACAAACAGTATGACAAAGCTATCGATGAATTGAAGCGACATCTATCTCTTCCACGTGCTAAGTGGGATGCTGAGCGTTGCGCTTCTATGAGATTCCTATCTAGATGCTACCTTGAAAAGGGTGACGTTAAGCAAGCTGAAATTTGGGGTTTGAAAGCGTGCGCTGAAGCTATTGGTGAACGTGAGCCATGGTTAGACCTTGGAAAAACTTACTATCAGATGCAAAATTGGCATGGTCTCTACTTTGCCATGAAACGAATGTTGCAGATCACCGAGAAGCCGATGTCGTATATTTGTGAGCCCGCCGCTTGGTATTCTTTTCCTTATGATTATTGTGCTATAGCAGCTTATAATTTAGGTCTTAAAGAAGAATCATTGACTTTGGCAAAAAAAGCACTTGAATTTGAGCCAACTGATGCCCGATTGATTAAAAATGTTAAATTGATTGAAGATGAATTATCAAAAAATCTATCAAAATCTTTGTCAAAATAAATGTAGGAATAATTTACTTCTTGCTACAGTGAAGTTATAATTGATCAAATCATGGAAATGATCGACATCAAGGAAATTCAAATGAATGCTTTAGAACACCTGAAATAATGCCTCAAATACCCGACATACCAAAATAGGCAAGATGGAAATCAATCAAGAACAATAAAACTAGGTCCTTATCCAGGATGGGATGAATAATGTCAAATGCAGGACACCACAACGATAATGTAGTCAGTAGCGAATCAACATTTAGAAACATCTATGAAGACTTAATTGCAAGAGGAAAGAGAGTATCTCCTCGAGGTCAAAAGTCCATTGAAATAGAAAACTATACCTACAACCTTCCACCTTTCGTCCGATTCACAAGCTTTGCATCTCGCGGCTTCAAGTTAGACTACGTCAAGAGAGAATTTCTCTGGTACCTGAAAGGTGACAAGTTTGATACTTCCATAGCAGACTTTGCAAAGATGTGGGGCAATCTCATCAATCGTGATGGATCCATAAACTCAAACTACGGGCAATATATCTTCAGAGATACTCCCGTAAGTCAATTTGACAACGTCGTCAATCAGTTAAAGAATGACAAAGATTCTCGCAGAGCTTCTATATCGATTCTAAGCAGAGATCATCTTCTTAGCGACACTAATGACGTCCCTTGTACATACGCGCTAAACTTCAGGATTCGTGAAAACTTTCTGAACATGAGCGTTAGGATGCGTTCACAGGATTCTGTCTATGGAATGGCAAATGATGCTCCAGCTTTCAGTTTTACTCATGAGATGGTGCTCAATGCATTGCGTGAATTTTATCCAGAGTTGAAGTACGGTAACTATCATCACTCTGCAGATTCTTTTCACGTTTACGAACGACACTTCGAGCTTCTTGAGAAGATCACAGGATCGACAATCGAAAATAGAGAAAACTTTCTGTCGTTACCAACTACCAAAAAAGATCCCTATGAGGAAATTTCTTGTCCTCCTATCAGTGGTCCAGCGGAAGTTAAGTTCTTGAGAGCTTGTCAATTCGAAGCTATCCCTCAAGAGTTTGAATTTACGCGTTGGCTCACATCACGGCTACGGACGCATCGTGCGCGACGCACAGGGCGATGTGCAGCGCATCGTCGAGGAAAAAGATGCCACGCCCGAGCAGCGCGAGATTAGCGAAGTGAATACCGGCATCCTGCTCGCGCCGACATAAAATACAACAAACAAATAACAGGAGAAATATATGAAAGTAGTATGCGTACGTTTGAACAGTGGTGAAGAAATTCTAGGTCGCGTGGTTGAAGACAAAAAGGTACTGCTTGGTGGTTCAGAAGATGGTTATCAATTCACTGGTAAAGGTCCTTGGGAACCAGAAGGCAACATCACGATTGAAAAAGTTCGCGGTATCACTGCACAACAGATCAACAAGAATGAAATGGCTATCGCCTTCTTCCCGTGGTCTCTCGGAAATCAAGATGGAATGTTCACCATCAACCTCACAAATTGTGCAGCTGCCGTTTACCCAGCAGAAAAAGCTGTTGAAGATGGTTACCTGGAACAAACATCCAACATCAAGCTTGCACGCCCTGGCACAAAGATGTAATTGACAATGCTAAATTCTATCATAATCGAAGGCATCGATCGCCTTGGAAAGAACACGCTCATAAGTGGCATCAAAAATCGCTTAGGGTTCTTCCAAGAGATCCATTATCAAAAGCCTGAAATTCTAGATCATTACGTGAAGCAGGCTAGACAAGTCCTGAATGTTCCGGATGATTATGATGGGGCAAACGTTAAATCTTTGGCACAAAAACTGTATCAAGCAGCTTCTTTCATTGACATGATGAAGCTGCTGTCTACTGATGTTCCATTTATCATGAACAGGGCTCACCTCGGAGAAGCAGTTTATTCTCATCGCTACCGCGGTTATTCAGGTGATTACGTTTTCAACTTAGAGCAAAATTATCCAGCTTTTCTGGATAACACGTTGTTGGTTCTTCTTCACACTTCATCTTTCGATTTCATCAAGGACGATGGGTTATCATTCAACTTCGATAAGAAGGATGAAGAACAGATGGACTTCATTAGAGCGTTTGAGAAGTCCCAGGTAAAGCACAAACTTTTGCTTGACGTCAACGATGGATCTGGAAATTTTGTAGCTCCTGAAAAGTTACTTGAAGTTGTAATCCACGCATTTAATGAACTACAGACAATGAGTCAACAGATCATGTACACGACGTGGTTCAAGGATTCTGATGGAAGTTTAAATAGACGTAACACGCTTCAACCAAACACTTCACGAATCGTTAACTGAGGAATTTTTATGGATGATCTTGACGTAGAACATGGCTACTTGGTACATGTTCATGTGTACAGTAAAGTAGGAGAATTTGAAGGTAGCGCTACTGGGTTATTTTCTTCATCGGAAGAAGCCGCAGAAGAAAGAGATAACATTCAAGAGCTTCTCAGATCTTGTGACTCATTCACGATAGTTTCAAATCGAGAAGATGCAGAGATAACTTTGAGCCGTGGAGTGATTGAGAACTCAGTTTTCAAGTGGCAAATTGTTTCACTGTGAAATATTTTCTCCTCTTATTGTTAGCTGGTTGTACGGTACTTCCACAGCCGTTTGATAACGTGTTGTACGATAAATACGTGAAAGCTTCTGTTCAGCTTTCTAATACCGACTGTAGTGATTCATCAAGCATAGTCAATAACATCCATGAAGTAATCACTTCTTTGGATGAAGCCCTTATCTACGATCAATATCATGGCGGTGAAAAGAATCTGATACAAGCTACGGAGATAGTCAAAGCAGACTTAGATGAAATGATCAAATCTTATACTGGAAATGCTCCACCACCTACAGAGATGTATTGTAAGTTGAAGCTGCAAGTTCAACAATCCTCTCTGCTAGAAATAGTAAAGGCCGTAGGAGGCAAACACAATGACTATTCTCAGTAACTATCTTCGTTCAGCAGATCCAATCATCAAAAGCGCTGCAAATCTTACAATCAACGCGATGTCAGCCTTTCAAAGCAATCAAATTACAGCTTCAGAATATTCTGAGATCATGGAGAACATTCTTGATCTTGATAAGGTTAAAGAGTTAACGACAGATATGGATCGTGAGAATGAGATTGTTCATGCTTTCGAACAGATAAAAGAAATTGCAGGTATGTTGTCAGCTCTATGACCTGCAGATACACAACTCCAATGCGACATCAGGTGAACATCATACCTGACGATCTTGACATTCGCATAGAGATGGGTAGGTGGTGTAATGAAAATGTCGGAACAAGGCATCTCGAGTGGAAAACTCTAGCATCTGACATGTGGCAGTTCAGATTTAAGTTGAAGTCAGATGCAAACAAATTTGAAAAAGAATGGACAATCTAGTGTACTTTTTCTCAAATATGTGTTAAGATGTAAATATGCAGTGAACGATAGACGTTCACACTTTCCAACGTAAGAGGAGCTCTTATGGCTAAGTTTGTACTGACCGTGTACATCGGTCGATTTTCCCCATTCCACAATGGACATGCAGAAGTTCTGAAGCGAGCACGTGAGCGCTCGGACGCTGTGCTGGTCCTCATCGGTTCCATCAATCAAGCAAGAAATCCCAAAAATCCCTGGACGTTTGAAGAACGTGCAAGCGTCATTGATAAGTGGGCATCTCGTCCTTGGACTCCACACGCTAAAAATGCACCGGTATCAGTGCGTGGCATTCGAGACTTCCCCTACAATGATCAACTTTGGATAGCAAACGTTAACAAGGTGATCAACGAGTTCGTTGATAGCGCTGAGCAAGTCAAACTCAATCCCAAAGACATTGAGATCAGAATCACTGGTGCTGATCGTGATTCCTCAACGTTCTACTTGAAGTACTTTCCTAACTTCATCGCTGACATGGTCGATGAAAATATGGAAGTCAGTCGCTTCTTGACCGCCACCGCAGTCCGTGAAATCTACTTTGGCCGTTCATTCGATGGCAACGAGATCACCGCTAACCACGCAGAATTGTTATTGAACGCATTCTTGCCAGCTGAAACGATTAATGAGCTTCGCGCTTTCGAAGAGACTCCATTCTACGACAACCTGCGTGAAGAGCATCTCTTCAACATCGAGTATCGTAAACCGAACATACCACGTGATCCTGGAACTTATGGTCAAAATGATCCCGGTCTTCGCTACGAACCAATCTTCCAGACGGTTGATTCAATCGTCATCCAAACTGGTCACGTGCTGCTGGTTAAACGTCGTAGCCGTCCTGGAAAAGGTTTGTGGGCGCTGCCTGGAGGCTTCTTGAACCCCAAAGAACGATTGTTTGAAGCTGCAATCCGTGAACTGCGTGAAGAGACTCGCATCAAGGTTCCTGAACCGATTCTGCGCAGCTCGATGATCTTCAAAGAAGACTTCGATTATCCTGAACGTTCCTTACGCGGTCGCACTGTCACCAAGGGATTTTTGTTTAAGCTGCCTGACTTCGTAGTAGACGGCAAGATATCGCTGCCGAAGGTTAAGGGTGACGATGATGCTGAGAAGGCCTGGTGGGTTCCATTGGATGAAGTGATGAAGAGCCCTGAGATGTTCTTCGAAGATCACTACTTCATCATCGAGTACATGCTGGGGAAATTATGAACACGATCCCAGAGGATTGAAAGGATTGAAAGATGTTGTTCACAAATGAAGAGCTGACGCAAATTTACAATGAAGCTAATGGACTAGATCCAAAGCGTCACAACTCCATCACAACAGAAAGAATATTCACCGCGATGCGGGCAATGAACACAATTGGCCGGAAGATGATCATTGAAAGAGGAATTGATAACCTCGTCGCTAGTGGAAAGAGCGACCCAGATTGCATTCCAAAGGACAGCGTCGCAAACATGTTAAGGAAACTAGGATGAAACTCTTCATCACAATCTTCGTAACGATTTCGTTGTTAATGATGATCTACTCGGTATTCTGCTAATGCACTGGATTTTACAAACAAATTTGTTCAATGAAGCCGAGTGGGATAACTTGGTTGGAACGCTGGATCGCTTCAAGATTCCATACTCTATTCACAAGGTAGTACCCTTCATCGGTGAGTTGGTACCGCCCGCTGAACCCAAGCAGGACAAAGTTATCTGCTTTGGATCATACTCGATGCGTCATGCAGCAAAGGCAAACAACTGGAACCCAGGAGTGTATGATCTCGAGCCTATCAACTTTGAGATTCAATTGCAGCATTGGGGTGACATGATGCTGAACGCTGACGCTAAAGTTGTTCAGTTCAAAGACGTGCATTGGACTGATGATGAGCCGCGGTTCATTCGTCCTATCGAGGACTCGAAGGTCTTCGCTGGCCGGGTCTTTGAGTGGGAAGAATTTCAGGATTGGCAGCGTAACGTTTGCGTGTTGGAACTGGACTACGGTAACAGCTTAATGCCTAGCACTCTCGTCCAAGTCTGCACTCCAAAGAAGATCTTTGCTGAGTACCGTTTTTGGATAGTCGATAAGAAAATTGTTACAGCCTCTCTTTACAAAAGAGGCAATCGCGTGATCTATTCACCTGTCGTTGATGACGCGGTGCGTTGGTTTGCAGCCCAAGTTATCCGCTTTGGTGATATCACCTTGAGCATGACAACGAGTGCATGGCAACCGCACAGAGCTTACGTACTTGACGTCTGTGAGACTCCTGACGGCATGAAGATAGTAGAGATCAACACCATCAATGCATCTGGCTTCTACGCAGGAAACGTGATGGAGATAGTGATGGCGTTGGAAGGGATGGAGAGATGACGTACCAGAGTCGTCGAGTGTTTTGTGATACTCCCGTTACAGAGTGGCAAGACCTTGACGACTATATCTTGACTAAAGATCAACTTCAAACTTGGCTGAACTCTCTTGGATATGGAGAAGTTAAGCTGTTCGAAGAAGGTTTCCCTCGTGATCCAGGTCAAAGAGGTCCATATCTTGGATGTTACCTTCGCGGAGAAGGATTCCAGTTCCAAAAAAGGTATGTACTTCCATTAGAATAGGTGTTATAATACTTCAAATGCCATTCTATGAGATCAAGTTTGTACCGAAAAACGGTAGCACCGGTGGAAAATATCGATTCTACGATGTCGTGTACACCGAAGCAAACAAGTCATGTGATGACATCAAGAAAGAATTTCAAGAGCTGCTGAAGACGCAGAACGTAAGAGTTAAGAAGAGGACATCATTGTGATTGACACAGCTCGCAGTACGACTCTATTTGGCACACAACATTCTTTTACGTGTTCATGTAGTGTTTGCAGAGGTGAAAAATTGAGTAGAGAAGCCTTGGATGTAATGGAACAAGAGCTAATAAAGGCTGGAAGAATTCCAGCCCCACCTAAAATTATGAGAGCTGATTACATCCCACAAGAACCTCACTATCATATAGATGATCGAGGTTTCGCTATAAAGTGTTACCACAGTTGCAAAACGATGTTGATGAACTGGCAATTCTGGGCAGGTTTAACGATGGGATTCCCACTTGAACATTTGCTTTGGGAAAAAGTTTGGCCGTTCTACCTAATCACAAAGTTTATGGGGCTGTAATGATTTGGTTTGGAATTTATTTAGTTGCAGTTGCGTTGATCTTGATGTTCAACGCGGGTGCATCTGATAGAAGAGGCAGTAAAGAGTAGTAACCACCAAGTGGAGATAGACTCCGCTTTTTAACCACAACGTCAAGGAGATTGACATGTTACAAATGATAAAGCGCTTCAACTTTATTCTGGCCTGCGACAGCTACAAAGCTGGTCACTGGCAAGAATTGCCCGACGGAACTCTGCGTTCTTACGCAGCTATCGTTCCACGTAAACCCAGCAAGTACGCAGATAAGATCGTCGCGATGGGTCAAACCTACGTAGCAAACTTTTTGGCTTCAGTGCGCATCGAACAGTGGATGGTCGATGAAGCTGATATCGAAATCACCCAACAAGGATACGAATTCAACCGCGCCGACTGGCAGTACATGGTCGACTATTTGGACGGCAAGCTGCCGCTGGAAGTATGGGCAGTTGAAGAAGGTCGTATCGTCAAGCCTCAAACTCCAGTGCTGGGTATCGTCAATACTCACGATCTCTTTGCCTGGTTGCCTACTTATGTCGAGACTGTCGTTCAATGCACCGTCTGGAAGATGTCTACCGTAGCAAGTACCTGCCGCGCAGCTCGCATCATCATCGCCAAGTACATGCAGAAGACCGGCGCCAACATGGGAATGCTGAATTACAAGCTGCACAACTTCGGCGATCGTGGTGCAGACAGTCCAGATGAAGCTGCTGTCATCGCGGGTATCGCTCACGCAGCGATGTTCGATGGTAGCGATTGCACTCGCGCAAACAGTTACATCAAAGCTCTGTTCAACAAGAACACCGTTTTCTCCAACAAGCCATACACCTCAAGCGTTGAAGCTACTGAGCACAGCGTAATGTGCGCGCACAGCGACGCTGACAAGCGTGATGACTTCGGCGCCGCGAAGATGGCAGTGAAACGCCTGCACGCCGTTGTTGCTCGTACTAAGCGCGGCATAGGCATCCCACTGTTGAGCGTCGTTATCGACACCTACAATGCTCGCCGCTTCGTTCGTGAGTACATGGGTGAAACCTTCCGCGAAGAGATCGAGAACAGTGGTGGTGTGATGGTCATGCGTCCTGACTCTGGCGATGCAACTGTTGAGCCGGCGCGGGTCGCAAAGGACATCGAAGATACCTTCGGTGTCCACAAGAATGCAGCCGGTTACAAGGTCTTGGCACCTTGCACCGCCGTCATCCAAGGTGATGGAATCCGCATCAACACCATCGAGCCAGTGCTGGAAGGATTCACTAGCAAAGGTTACAGCATGGACAGCCTGACCTTGGGTATGGGTGCTGGTGTTACCCACGAAGGTGCTCGCGATGACTTCAGCTTCAGCATGAAGGCAATCGCGATGATGGATGCAAACGGTTGGAGGTCTTTGGTTAAAGAACCAATCACCGACCTGGGCAAGAAGTCTCTGCGTGGTTTGGTTCGTCCTTTCGAACTGGAAAGCGGTGAGTTGGAGGTTCGTGATTGCACTGCCAACCCAGCTTCCTTCTTCGTTGATGGTCCTGGCTGGAGATTGTGGTCAAAAGATGGTGCGCAAAAACGCTTCCAAGACTTCGATGAAGTACAGTCTTGGGCACGGGCAGATACCACCTACGCGTAAGAAAATGTCTGGCGGTCCGCGGTTTACCGCCAGACATCCTATCTTAGGAAGATTAAACCGTATTTTAGTAGGAGAATAAAATGAAATACATTATAGCAGCCGTAGTTCTGTTGCTGGGATCGATTACATGTGCGATCGCAGCTCCCAATGCAAGCCTATACGTCGCGTCAATTCATGACGCGATTCGAGACATCAACATCTTGAATAAAGAAGGAACAAAACTTCAAAGCGAACAAGCTCATCAACTTGACACAGCAGATTTGCTCATGCGCGCAGTCACAACCCATGAAAAAGATCTTGCTACGCACAATGCATGGACCGATCAGGTTGCTGCTGAAATCAAGCAGCAACGTGCTTACGCGAAAGACGTGAATCAACAGGCCGACTCTTACAACGGAACGTGCAGCGGGACAGTTGATCAAAACACGTACAACTGGTGCAGCAGCGAAAGATCCAGAATACAGCCAATGATTGACAAAGTCAATGAGTGGAAGGTAAAGGTTGATGATGAAGCCAGCAAAGTCAACGCTGAACGAGATACTATCAATCAAGATGCAGCCACTCTCAATCAAGCAGTAAAAGAGTTTGATGTTAAAGGCTACGCGGAAAATGCGAGGGGCAAAGAATATTTCAAAAAGTATTACGCTCTAGTACAGCGCATCAAAGATTTTGAAGCAAAGATAAAAGCGTTGAATGATCAATGTAGTGGCGCTGTAGGTTCAGCTGAAAAAGTTTCTGAGACGTGTGGACAGATGTTTGACGGTAACGCGGTTCACCAGACTGAAACAAACTACCCAATACCTGACCCTACGTTCAAACCGTATGACGCGCCAGAGAAATGTTCTCCACAACATTCATTTTGCTATGGACCTATAAAAAACTAACATGACAAACACGCTGATAACGCAAGTTCTAGAAACAAGCGACAAGATAAAGAATGGTCGTGATCCTCGCGACGTCTTGATGACGCTCATGGAAGAAGTAGGAGAACTTGCAACAGAGATTGCAATCGTTAGCGGTCACAAGAATCGGCAACCGGGCCCTGATGGAATCATTGGTGAGTGTGTCGATGTGATAGCAGCAGTCGTCGACATCATTCACCTGATGTACAAAGATAGCGAGTGGTCAAACGAAGAAATCGAAATGCTGCTACAGTTCAGAGCACTTGAAAAGTTAACTAAATGGGAACAAGGGGTAAGGAAGACATGAAGATTTTGATAGCTACTTTTATTCCATGGATAGTTTACTTTTGCTTTGTGATGTTTAACAATGGAGATATAGGTGCACAGCTCGGAGTGTTCTTAAGTCCCTTCATAACATTTATGGTCATGGATGAAGTTCTCCATCCAAAATGATCAAAAGATCTGAACATTGGGAAGGCAAGGCAGAACCTAGGATAGTTTGTGCAGCTTGCGCGTGTGGTGACGTTGTTGTAATTGGTCCACGTCACTATGATTCTACGATGAGAGAGCAGATAGCCTTGTTAGGAGATCGTTGGAAAGAAGAAAAAGAACGACAACGAGTTATTCAAGGATTCATAGATCAATTTGGTGACTTTCATACTCGTGAAGAAGCGTGGGTGATAGCGGAGAAGAACGGTCAAATTTTTAGAAGATGTGGTGGTGACACCTTGAATGGTGGTAATCTCTTCTCAGAAAATCTTTACTAGGATGGAAAATGGAAGCTTTAGCAAAAAAGATAACTCAGTGGATCGGCACCACTCAATCCATCATTCTACACACCATCTTCTTCACTGGAATGGGGCTGTGGTTCTTATTTGACGTATCCAGACGTGATCATATCCTGTTAGTTCTCACTACGTTAGTATCGCTAGAGGCGATCTATCAAATGCTTTTCCTGCAGTTAACCGTAAATCTCCAAGGTGTAGAGCTTACAGAGGTGAAATCTTCAATGGAAGAAGTCAACGAGACGATCGAAGAGATGCAGGAATCAGTTGAAGAATTGACAGAAGAATCAGAAAAGGAAACAAAAGAATCAGAAAAGGAAATAAAATGATCTTTGGTAAAACAACTGAACAGCAGCATTATGAAAGACAACTAGAGCTTCGTGAACAAATTTATGGCGTAGAGCATTACGCCTGGTGGCCGTGGACGATGCTTAGCAATGGTCAATACATCTGGAGACAAACTTATTGGGAATATGCACCAGGTTGCATTGATGAAGACGGAAAATTATCTCTTTGGTCAGCACCATCAAAAAGATATACAGACCAGAGCATCGATCACGTTAGCTTGACGGAGCCGAGAACCGAGAAAGGATGTTTGAGCCGCTTCTGGTTTGATGATTGTGAAGTTGTTCCATCGAAAGATGAAATTTTTGATTATCGTCCTACACCAAAACCAATTAAAGCACCACCTAAAAAGCCATGATAAAATATTGCCATAACACAAGTGAAGTGCCAAAGACAGAGCACTACGCGATCATCGAGAATCGTTCTGTCTCGATACCAGGCGATCAGAGAAGCATTGACTTTCCAGGTCACGGATATCCAGCTTCAACAGAACACTTTTTAGAGTACGTTGCGTACACCGAAAAGCAAGAATGGGAAGATGAGATCAAAAAACGTTTATCTGCTACTTATGGTGACAAGAACTTTTTGGCGCTGAAGGTAACACCAGCTGAAATCAAAACTTCATTCGAGGTAAAAATATCATGAAGATCGTAGTAACAGGTGGGATAGGTTCAGGCAAATCAACAGTATGTCAGTTGTTAGCTGACGCTCTTCCAAATCATCACGTCTTTAGCATAGATGAATTTGTAAGGGATGCGTATGATAATCCAGAAATATGCAGCGCTTTAAGGCTGGAATTTGGAACAAGCGATCGATTAAAGATACGTGATATTGTTTTTGCAGATAAGCAAGCGATGAAAGAGCTTGAATTCATCTTTCATGACATAATCTCTAGGAAGATTGAAACTCTTATGCAAAGGAATGACTTTATCCTAGAGTTCCCGTTATTAGTTGAGAACGCTCCAACGTTGATTTCAAGGTTTGACTTTGTAATCTCAGTGGTGTCTCCCCCTAGCTTACAGATTCAGCGAGTGAGTGATAGAGATGGACGATCACAAGATCAAATTTTGGCTATCATGGAATCTCAAACTACAGACGAACATAGATTTGCGGTTAGCGATGCGATAATCTACAATGGAATAAGAGCGATACATGAAGAAAATTATCTTCAATTGGAGATAAAGAAAGCTCTTGACCTCATGCGTAAGAAGCAGCTGAAGGGAAAGAAGATCGGTATAGTGTCTGGATCATTCGATCCGATTACACTGGGACACACCTGGGTCATTCAAAGAGCGCTTGATATAGTGGACTATATCATCGTCGCTGTAGCATCAAACCCATCTAAGAAATACCTTTTCGATGATGAGACGAGATCGCAGCTAGTAAAGTGCACGTTACAAGAAGTCCTGTCACCTGAACAAATGGCGAGAGTCACAATCGACTTCATTCCATCCGACGAACTGATCGTTAGTTACGCAGCAAACTCAGGCGCAAAGTTTATCTTCAGGGGACTTCGAGGCGCTACAGACCTTGAGTATGAAAATCAATTGAACCTTCTTCAGAAGAAGATAGCGCCTGAGATTGAAACGATCTTCTTGATGACGCCTCGTGAACTGATAGAGATTAGTTCTTCTCTGATCAAGGGGGCCTTAGCGCTTCGAGAGTGGGAGAGAGTTGCAGCTCCTTACGTTTCAAAGTGTGTTCTTGAAAAGCTCAAGGACGTTCACAAATGAACTTGGAAATCGGTTCTCCAGTTACGCTGACATCGATGCCTTACTTCGATAAACCACCTAGACTGCGAGTAGGACAACTTTACGAAGTTGTCAAGATTAGACTGAACAGATTCTACGTTACGATACGAGATGATGGTTATAATCTCGTTGAAGTTTGGTGTGGACATCTCAAGCTAAGCCTGTCAAGGTCAGATCAGATCATTCACGATAACAATCTGACATGGGTTAGCGATTGGGTAGAGGAGGAAATGTACTTCGATGCTAATCGCGGAGCAAAAAGATTCAATCAGCTTGCTATCAAGGTTGATTGTAAGTGGTCTGACGGATCGAGTCCTATCATGTTGATTCGTTATGGATTCGTCAAATGCTAGTCTGGCACTTTGAATCACAGTCCTACGTCACTCTCCTTCCATGGATGAGGTGGTGCGGTTACATCATGACTCCTATTCTTACAGAAGATGCATGGGATGTAATTCTGAAGTCAAGCGTGACAGAAGAGGAATGGACAGAAATCTTAGTTCAGCGTGAGAAGCAGCGTATCGCTCGTGAAAATAAGCTGAAAAAGCTTAAAAATTGATTTACTTTCTGCTGCACTATGATATAATTACTCCATCATAAATTGATTGGAGGTTCACATGTCAACTTTCGACTCGTATCGTTTAGCCGGTCAAAGAGCATTTAAGGCTGGAAGGGTTCGCTTGGTTCCAATTGAAATTTTATTGCCTGAAGGTAAAGATTCTACACCCGATTCTTTGAAGGCCGCTGAACATTGGTATCGCGGTTGGGATCAAGCCAATCTTGCACAGCCTATTCCAGGCTGGAGCGACTATGTCATTGAAAAATACGACACTCCAGTTAGCTGTGCAGATGAGCACGGCGTCAATAACGCATGTGCCAAGTGTGCAGTAGATGACAAGGAAACAAATGACGTCGAAACCCTTGATGAGCTCATCGCTCACCTGGAAGTTATCCGTCGTGAAGCCGGCAAAAATTTGCCATTGAACGTATCTGTTTTGCAAGAAACCCCCAATAATGCTTTCGGAACCTACTACGAAGATCGTAAGATCAGCAAGTACATCGCAGTTCAGAAAGTTGACGGCGTGGAATTCGTGGAGATATGTGTATGACACTCAAACTATCCAAGATCGCAGAAGGACCAAAATAATGGACGTAGATTATTACGGCAATGAATTGGTACCAGAAACCAACAAGCTAAAGCGGGCTTGGATCTGGCTCTGGTACAATGACATTTTTCGAATCTTTGGAGTTTTGTTGGGCGGTCACTTGTTGATCTCTATTCCACTTCTCAAAATTCTAGGAGTCAATGGTCACTTCATCAAAGATTTTGCTCTGTATTCTTACGTTGCAATTTTAATGCTGGCCTTTATGCTCAATGATTACTCAAATCTTCGACGCATCGGTCTCGATGAATATCGCCGACCTCTCAAAGAAGAAAGCAGCATTTAACTGTTTACTTTTTTCACACCTGTGATATAATTACTCCATCGAAATTGAGCAGAGAGTAACATGGACAGTTGTGAATGCTATCAAATTGGTGGACGCTTCATCGCGGAAGATCCAGATTGCCCACGACACGGTGCGGCCGCTGTTCAGGAATGTGAGCAACAAGAATCAGAACGTTATCAACTGTTGAGTCGAATCGAGGAACTTGAAGCTGAAATTGCAGAGCTTAAGGCCTCAAAAACAATCGAGAGAATCAAGCGAGTCTACGGCACATTTAACCCGATGAGTGAGGAAGATCGTTTAGTCCGCGTTTTGCACTCAGAATGTCTCGACGCTGCAATAGAGGCTGCAAAGAAGTTAAAGAAAGTTTACCTCAACGCTTCTCTCAGCACTCGCGTCAAGTATCACACTCGTTCATATCCTTATCGATTTGCATACATTGAAGCTGTCTATTCAATCCGTCACATCTTACAAACAAAATTTCTCGAAAGCATTGATAGGGTAGCAGAATGACAATTCAAAAAACTCTAGCAATGTTAGCTATCGCGTCAGTAGTTTGTGCGCCTCCAATCTACGAAGATGTTCCTATCTATCCATTAAGAATCAGGAACGATGACGACAACATCATAAATGGCAGCGTGCAGGATTATGTAGGACCTATAGGCAAACCGAAACCATCAAATCGCAAGCGACTGCGCAAGCTATCCCAAAAATCTCGTCGAAGGAATAGAAAGAGTAAATAGATCATCACTTAGGATGATCTCGTGTTTCTTTTATTCCAAAAAATTACAAACTTCAACTCGTCAGCGCCTATAATCGCTCAATCCTTCACCCTGTGGTGGTAGCATGAAGCTTACAGAAATAGTTCAAAGAAAAGTAGGCTTTCCTCTAGTTCCGGGTGGAAAGAACACCTACACCCTCAATAGAAATTCATCCGTAGAGTACGCGCCTGGTGATCATCACGCAACTCTTCCAAAGGATGAAGATCAGGGAAGCTGGCACTTCTTTGATGGAGATTTTGATGAGGTCATCCCTGGAAAGTTCAAAGATTCAATTAAGAAAGCCGTCAAAGATCACATGCACGCGAAGGGTTCTTCGTTCAGTCATACATTAAAGGTTCTAAAAACAAGATGAAGCTTACGGAAATCTTAAATCCAAATCACTACACCGTCTACGTGGACCTAGATGGAGTCTTGGCAGACTTCATGAAGAAGGCTAAAGAAGTTACTGGCATCGATCTCGACAAGGCCGACGATAGAGAGACGAGTGAATTCTTTAAGGAGCTTGACAAGAGAGCTCGTTCTGGTAAAAAGTTCTTCGAGCACATGGACTTAATGCCAGACGCTATGGTGCTTTGGAATCACATTAAGAAGTATGATCCGATTGTCCTATCTTCGACAGGACACACTCCAAGGGCAGCTGAAGAAAAGCGAGAGTGGGTAAAGAAGCACCTCGGATACGAAGCTGCTAAGAGAGCGCTGTTTGTAAGACAGTCTAAGGAAAAGTCAAAGTATGCAAACGAACATTCTATTCTGATAGACGATCGTTCCAAGTCCATTGATCCTTGGGTAGCTGCAGGTGGAATAGGAATTCTACACGTCAGCGCTGCTAAGACGATCAAAGAACTGAAGAAACTCAAACTTTAGTTTACTTTCACGTTACACTTTGATATAATGCCTGTATGAAACCATCTACAGCAATCCAGCGTTTACTTCAGGAATGGCAAACACCGTCATACGTCATGATGGTCGGCGCTCCTGGTGTAGGCAAATCTACATTCTTGAAGAAACTTCAAGAAGAATCTAACGGTGCGTGTAATCCATTCATCTTGGCATCGACGGACGACCTAGTCGAAATCGAAGCTGCGAAGATGGGGTTGACGTACTCCGAAGCTTTTCACAAAGTGAATCAGAAGAAGGTTAAGCGTGAGATGGAAGAGCAGATCGCTAAAGCTATCCTAGCTCGCAAGAACATCTTCCACGATCAAACAAACATGGGTCGCAAGGCTCGCACGTCGAAACTTGCCGTAGTACCAGACTCGTACAACAAGATTTGTCTGAACTTCACCTGCGATGACAAGGTGTTGCAAGCTCGTCTTGATGCACGTGCAGCCTTGACGGGGAAAGTAATCCCTCCTTTTGTGCTGAAGAACATGTTCAATTCGTATGTCGCTCCGTCTCGTAGTGAGGGCTTTAATCTGATTTTGGAGATCAATAACGATTAACTTTAGACCTACCTATCTTTATATCAAGCTGCATTCTATCACAGGAAAGTGTTATTTCGGTAAGACTACGGGTGATCTTTCTAAATTCCAATACCTTGGATCAGGGAAACGTTGGAAACGTCATATTAAGAAACATGGTCGCGAGTATGTAGAGACTCTTTGGTATTGTCTGTTCACTGAGCAGGAAGAGCTCACAAAGTTTGCGCTAATGTTTAGTGAACATCAAGACATTGTGAAATCAGATTTATGGCTTAATTTAATGCCTGAAAATGGAATCTGGGGTGGTAGTTCAGGGCATACCGCGGAAACGATCGCTAAAATGACAGGACGAAAACATTCTGCCGAATCACGTGCAAGAATGAAGATCGCTAAACAAAACATTTCTGTTGAAACTCGTACCAAAATGTCGTTAGCTCAACAAAATCGTTCTGTTGAGACACTCACTAAAATGTCTATCGGCGGCAAAGGTAAACATCGTAAAGGAGAGAAGCGCATTATATCCACCAATCATCGTGAAAGTATTATTGCTTCAAATAAAGAACGTAAAAATACTTCATCTCCTGAACAGATGAAAAAGATGATAGCTGCATCCCACCTGAAAATTCAATGTCCTCATTGTAAACGAGAAATATCCAAAAATACCATGAACCAATGGCATTTTGAAAAATGTAAATTTCTTACGGAAGATGATAAAATAAAAATATAAATCTGCGTAAGGAATAAAACATGACAAACGAAACAACACCATCCCTTGACTCTTGGACAGAATCCAGCTCTGGTTATCCTGAACCTACAGTAATCGTAGTTGACGAAAATACAGACTTCGCCAAGATTCACGAACAAGCTATTCCATCAGACTCGCCTAAAATCCGCAGAAGCCTAGTAGGAATGAAGGTATTTCGCACCACGGAAGAATTCGAGACTTGGCAGCGTGAAGAGCCAAGAGAAATCTTCGAGGTGACTCCAAAAGCGATATACAATGAAACGAATATCGCGTACCGAATATTTGTAACATACAACGCAGGTATCATTGAATAACTTGAAGAAGCAAATTCGGGAAAGATTACTGAAGCACTTCAATGGTAAGGATGATCCACTCTCACATTGCACGAAGTTTGATGATGACAAATTAGTTTCAACGATCACAAACTTCATCGCTGATTTTCCAACCTTTGCATCTGCTCTATACGATATTCACGGAAACGTCCCACACCTTGGTTCAAGGTTAGGTCGAGGTGAGGTATTGGTATACTTCATCTTTGATGACATTGAGTTGGGTGGATCATCAAGTTCAATAGATTGCTTCGTGAATGGTGAACCGGTCTTTGAGATCAAAAGCGCGCAGCGTGAGGGCGAGAAGTACACCAACTTCATGCTTGGAATCGATGAGGTTCCAGCCTCGCTGAAGTACTTCTATCGAACACTGAAGCTATTCGAGAAGGCAGAGAGATCCAAGAAGCTTTTGATTCCTCAGAACTTTGCCAACATTAGCAAGAGCAAGATAGAGGAACTGAAGGTTGCCTGTCCAGTTGCTTACAAGAGATCAGAGGAAAAGTACTTTGAAGATCTTCTCGCTGGCCCTGTAGGAACTAAAAAGTACCTCATCTTAGATCGTCATGTGATGTTGCCTGTATTCTATGGGCATCTCAAACGTGAAAATCTAAAGCTGGAGCGCATCAGCGGCGGTCTGACCAGACTCTCTTACACATTTAAGGATTAAATCATGATCACAAAAACAGAGCAAAAGATTGTACCGATTGATGTTAAGAATGTTGACGTTAAAAAGAAAAAGCCTACAACCAATAAATCCGTTTTTGAAATTTTTCAAGATGGTGAGTGGGTAGAGGTTAGCATTCGAGAAATCAAAAAGGATCAAATTTTTAGAATGACTCAGTCTGGAAATTCAAACTTTGGGCAAGCTTACAAAGATGCAAGTCTTGACCTAGAGCATGGTTGGGGGATAGAGTATTCCCCATTCTTCCTATAAATACCTCAATCAAACTTAGAGGTACTCCATGTCAATCCTAAAGACTTTACTAGAAGCATCTGAAACTCTAGAAGAAAGCAAGATGTCAGAGCTTGACGCTGCTATTCGTGAAAAATTCAAGCCAAATGAAAACATCCTTTCCATTCAGAAGCCTTCCATCCACTCCTTCAAGAGCAAAGATGGAATCAGACAATTTGTTGTTCATGGTGTAGTCTTCAATAAGGTTAACGATAAGACTGAGAAGAAAGCCTTCAAGTCAGGCAAGCAAGAATATCAAGAGTATGTTTATCACCCAGTCGGTTCTACAGAGGTAAAGCGCGGTCTTCCTGTTAAAAAAGGTGGCGAAACCAAGAATGTAGATGAAGTTGATTATCTGATGGGCAAGTTGAAAGAATTAAAGACTAAGCCTCAAGATGAGAAAACTAAAAAAGAAATCGCAGCTCTTAAAGCAGAAATCGCGCTCTACAAATAACATTGTACTGTTCACGAGTACTGTGTTATAATCGTCGCATGAATGACCCCATCAATTAGTCTATTATGATTTTCCTATGCGTATTTTGCATATTTGGAGGTATTATGGATTCTCAAAAGAAAAACGAAGAACTTAATGCTTTTCAAGAAGCAAACGAAGCAGCAAAGAAAAGAATGTTGCGTATGAATGAAGCTTTTTCGAGAGCACTAAGCAGATCATTTGCAGGAAAACAGTCAACTCACAAGAAGCAAACAACACGAGTTTCTGAAGAAAAAAATCTACAAAGAATGGTTGAAGACTCTTGAGTCTCATCCTGATGGTCCTGATAAGGACAAGATTCTTGATGACGGCTTCAAACACCTTCAAACACTCTTAAATCATAAAAAAGACCATGAGCGAACTTCGACTATACACCTTCATCAACTTCTACCTCTCAAGCATCCAACAGGGAATCCAGTCAGGTCACGTTCTGGGTGACATGTTTGTCAAGTACAAGTACGACTTCGATAAATCTTCTCTCATCTACAATTGGGCTGAAAACCACAAGACGATGATCGTCTTGAACGGTGGTCCAAGCATTGGTACAAAAACTATTCTGGAATTCTTGGACGCAGAAGCTGACGACTTCAGCTTTGTTGCTCCATACGCACCATTCTATGAAGACGACATCTCGCTAGAAGGAATCATGACTGGCGTGGGAATCATTTTGCCAGAAGAAATCTACGACGCTGTCACCTATCGTAGAGCTAAAGATCTTGTCCATGAAACTTCTCTAGGAGACGGTACTGGAATGTCAGATCAGTTCAATACCTTCCGCGAGTACGACAATGGCTTTTATCTCCCAGGCAACCTCGAAGAGGATTACTTCTTCGTTAAGGATGGAGTTATCAAGGCTCGTTACGCGAAAGAAAGCTCAGAAGGTAGATTCCTAACGATGATGAAATCCTGCCCACTCGCAAGATGAAGCTTGATCATCCAACGGCGCTTCTCATCCGAGAGGTGCTTTCCAAACCGATTGACGTAACTGACATCGAAAGCGATCCAGCGTTTGAAGCTGAAGTTCTTGAGAAGTCAAAGATCTTCTACGCGCAATATGGAAGTGACGCACGATCGCTAAAAGATGTCATTCGATCTACTCAAGTCGGAGAGCTTGGAGAACATGGTATCTACAACGCGTTGAAGGATGCGGGTGTCAACGTTGTTCACAATGATGAACCAAAAACTAAACAGTTCTACTGGGACGTTGAAGTTGAAGGCGCAAAGTGCGAGATCAAGTTTAAAGGTAAAAGCTTCCCATTCCTGTTCTGCTTTAGCAGCAAGAGCATGGATGATCAGCTCTTCACTTACTGGAAAAAGTACGACTACATCATCTCCTTCTACGTGAAAGAAAATGATGGTAGAAAGTTCATAGTACCTTGGCTACTAATCGACAGCAACGTTGTTGATCAGCAGTTACTGTGGAAAGATGCAAAACCTTACTACAGAGATTCAACAAAAGATGAAGGTCGATATCTCAGGGATGAAGCAAGAGAGCTCGGAATGATGGTAGACATAAATGTCAACCAAAATAAATTTACCTTTTAACGCGATTTGTGATATAATACACATCTTAGCTATAGAAATGTGAGAAAATGACAAAAAATAAAACAATTGAAACTACATATCGTAAACTCTCAGATGTTGAGCATGTTCTGATTCGACCAGGTCGATACATTGGCTCAGTCAAACCCCACACAGCTGAATCTTGGGTGATCCTGAATGGTTCATCTATGACCAAGCGAGAGATAACCTACAATCCTGGCCTCATCAAGCTTTTCGATGAAGTCATCTCAAACGCAGTCGATCACTCAAAGCGTCCAGAAGGAAAGCACCTGGACGTCATCAAAGTTGACATTGATCAGCCTACAGGCGAGATAACGGTTTGGGATAATGGTGGAATTCCAGTCGTCAAGCATAAAGAATATGACGAGTACGTCCCAACTCTGATCTTTGGTTACCTGCGTTCAGGTTCAAACTTCGACGATACTGAAGACTCAACAGGCGCAGGCCAAAATGGTGAAGGTGCATCTCTCACCAACATCTTCTCCACATCCTTCACCGTTGAATCTTCTGACGGCAAGAAGAAGTTCAAGCAAACTTGGACTAACAACATGATGGATAAGACCGATCCAAAGATCACTGATGGTAATGGTAAAGGCTTCACCAAGATTACCTACACACCAGATTACGCCCACATAGATACCAAGCTTGATGATGACAACTATAGCAAACTCGTGAAGAGAGTCTACGATGTAGCTGGGTGTAATCCTAAGCTGAAGGTGTATCTTAACGGCGAACAGATCCGGATCGCTTCATTCAAAGATTACATCAGCCTCTACACTGACAAGTTTGAGTATGACGATAATGGTAACTGGCAGATCGGTGTTGCGGCTTCTGACGATGGATTTCAGCACGTCTCATTCGTCAACACTACGGAGACTTTGCAAGGTGGTACCCACCTATTTTACGTCTGGTCTCAGATCGCAGTGAAACTCCGTGAGTACATCAACAAGAAGCACAAGATTGACGTTATCCCTACTCAAATTCAAGCTCACATGCAGGTGTTCATCAACGCGTCAATAGTTCGCCCTCGCTATGATTCGCAGACCAAAGAAAATCTGATCACCGAGATCAAAGAATACAAGACTGCATGGGAACCAACGGACAAGTTTATCAAGCGAGTCATCGATTCTGGCATCGTTGATCGCGTTCTGCTTTGGGCAGAAGCGAAAGCTAAAGCTGAAGAGATGCGTCAATTGAAAGAACTTAGCAAGGACATCGACAAGGGTAACCCGCGGCGCGTTGACAAGTTCTCTGACGCGATGGAAGATCATCACCGTCACCTTTGCGAACTCTACCTGACAGAAGGTGACTCAGCTCGTAAGTCAATTCATGAAGCTCGCGGAAAGAACCCTTACATTGGCAGCTTCGCGTTAAAGGGGAAACCGTTGAACGTCATGGATGTGGACTTGAAGCGAGTAATCGGCGGTAAGAAAAAAGATAAGGAAAAAGAAGACAACGGCAACAACGAGATCAAGAGCATCCTGAAGATCACAGGCTTGAAGATTGGTGTTCCAGTCAAGAGCGTGAAAGACCTTCGGTTCGGTAAGATCATCATCTTGTCCGACCAAGACTTGGACGGCTTCCACGTTGGTTCTCTGCTCATAAACTTCTTCGCTTACTTCTGGCCAGAGCTCTTCGAACTCGGCATCATATACCGCATGAACACCCCGCTGGTCATTGCAACGGTCAAGGGTAAGGAGATCGAGTTCATGACTGACGAATCCTACGAAGAGTGGGCCAAGACTGCTCCTAAGCATGAAGCTGCTCGTTTCAAAGGACTTGGTAAGTTCAAGACCGCACGATTCAAACAGATTCTGGAAAATCGTGAGAGCTACCTCTGCCGAGTTGGCAAGCTCGAAGATGTAGACTTCAAGGGATTAGAACTCGCCTTCCGTGGAAGTCAAGCAGACGAGCGCAAAGAATGGCTAAACAATATTAACTACTTCAGCAGCTTTGAATAATGAGCAAGATTACACTAGAAACTAGAGAGGGAATGTTCTTTGATTTGGAAGAAGCTAATAAGCTTCTCCGAACAAAATACGTTCTCGGCATCATGCCTGATGGTATCTGCATTACCTTGATCTCATTCAATGAGAGTGCCGCTATTATCGTTCCTGAAACGACTACGATCGGACAAATACGCCAAATCTGCAGGATATTGTTTCCTGATAAGCGTGATGAAATTCACGATCCTTCTGGTGTCTTATGGGAAGATATCGCGCCTCTGACGTATTTGATAAACAGCGACAAAAAACGCTACTTCAGACTTTTCTATTCATGAAACAAAAGGAATCAAAATGACATTACATGAGATGGTAGATACTCCTCGATACTACATACCCTTCATAGCACTCATCTGCATTTTGGGTGCATTGTCTGGCTGCGATAACACCCCAGACCCAATTCCAAAGTGGCATCGCGGTGATTTCGTTCGCAGCGTTTTAACGAATGCTAAAGGCCAAGTGGTAAAAGTTTACTGTGGTGTTTATGCTGATAGGGTATGTGAGTATGATGTTCGCTTTGCCAACAACACATCTCAAACAGACACCCACGTAATGCAGAGCGATGGTCCTGTTACCAATCCTCCAGTCGTTGATGTTTTTCTAGAAGAATTTGAACTTAAATCGGAGTAATCATGTTGACTCTCATATACTTTGTTGGACTCACCCTACTGTCAGTAGGTCTTGGATTATCGGGAAACTCAATAAGCGGAGGGTTGACAACTGCTGGCATTGGAGTTATTCTGTACGCTGCAATACTTGGTATGAACAAAGCAAATAACCAAGGAAGATGAAACGTCGTCGAATCAAACGCAGGTTAATTTTACGTGCGAGAACAACAACGCAGAAAGCTATAGGGCTTTCTGCGAGAAAGATGACGTACGTTAAAAGGCCGTACATTGAGTACTACAAAGGCTACATCAAGTTTGAACCTGGCGTTGATTTGAAGATGAACTCTAGATGGTTACGCTACAAGAGCCTCAGAAGATTCTTGATTCGGTTGAAAGGTCATCCAATCATTCGTAAAAAGTGTTTCAATTCGCGTTGAACTGTGATATAATTACTCATTACGGAGGTTATATGTTTGACATCAATGGAAATTATATTGTCTTATCTGACGCTGAAAAGGCGGCAAGAAAGCATCGCAACTGTTCTTGTAGAGATTGTAGAAGCTTAGAGCAGAAGAAGCTTTGCATCGATGATGAGACTATGGTTGCAATCGAAGATGTAATGAATAACGGAACTTATGGAGATTCTTTTGAGTAAACCTCTTTTAGATTTTGGTCTTAATGCAGCAAAGCTTGTTGAGATGTCAGCACATGACTTCTTCAATAACTCGCTTCGTCTTTACAGCGCTCACAGCAACGTTCGTGGAATTCCATTCATCGGCGATGGCTTCAAGGAAGCACAACGCAAAGCTCTATGGGGTATGCTCGATCGTGGTGAAAATGCAGGACTGATCACCGTCGAGCGAGTCTCGGCATCATGTGCTGCATGTACAGACTACCATCATGGTATCGGTTCAATGCAAGGTACCATCGTCGGTCTCGCGCAAGACTTTGCAGGTAGCAACAACATGAACTTCCTCGTTCCTGATGGACAGTTCGGTTCTCGCCGTTCTCATGGAGCTTCTGCTCCTCGTTACATCGAAACGAAGATTCATGAAAACTTCCGCAAGATCTTCAAGAAAGAAGATGACATCATCCTCGAGCAGCGCAAGGTTGGTGACATCAAGATAGAGCCAAAATACTTCATCCCTATTCTACCAGTTGTTCTTCTGAATGGTGCAGAAGGTATGGGTACCGGGCACGCTACTCGAATCTTCGCCTACAAGCCTGACGATCTGAAGCATGCAGTGATCAAGTTGATCGACGGCAAGAAGCTTACAGATGGTGAACTCGTACCTTGGTGGAGTGATTTCATCGGCAAGGTTGAACGTGACAAGACAAACAATCAAGTGAAGGTTACTGGAGTCTTCGAGAAAGTCAACACCACTGAGATCAGAGTTGTTGAGCTTCCCGTTGGAGTCCAAAGTGACAAGTATGAAGAAATTCTCTTCAAGCTTGAGGATAAAGAGATCATCAAGAGCTTCAAGAACGCGTCGGACGACAATGGCTTTGACTTCATCATCAAAGCTCCACGTACCACCACAATGCTTGAGAATGCCGAGATACTAAAGCTCTTGAAGCTTGAAGCTCGCGACACAGAAAATCTGACGGTGTGGAATCCTGACGGAGTCATCGAGAAGTATGAGTCTGTCGAGAAGCTTCTGGCAGCTTTTGTAACTTGGCGTCTAGAGCGTTACGAAGATCGTCGCAGCAAGCAAATCGAGATAACGAAAGCACAGATCGTTTGGCTTGAAGAGGTTGTTCGCTTCATTGAGTTCTACCTCGCTCGCACTCAAGAGTTCCGCAACGCTGGAAAGAAAGAACTTCTCGAGCTGTTAACGGTGAACGCGTTCACTCAACCAGAACGTCTGCTTGGAATGTCAATCTGGACTCTGACGAAAGATAACGTGGAAGAGCTGCTGAAGAAGCTTGAAGCAGAGCGCAAGAAGCTGCAAAACCTGGAATCAGACACCGCGCCGAAGATGTACCGTCGTGAATTGATGGAGTTAAAATTTTGAATTACGATCAATGCCCCAAATGCGGCGGTAAAATGGAAATGCATTACGTCCAATACTGCCCTATGTGCGACAAGCCAGAGCCAAAGGTCGTAACAGTTTATGAGTTCTTCAAGGTTGCGATGTACATTGTAGCGCATGAAGGCTATGACAGGATATGGGTTAATAATGTATTGGATTGCATCGACTTTCCAGGAAATGACTGCACGGTAGATTACTGTGTAATTGAGGATGAGGATGAGGATGAAGAGGTGCTCAGACAGTTTAACGCTGGGCTGATGAAACATTTTAATCTCGATCGCGGAGACGAGCTGATGATCGAGATTAGTTGGTAAGGAGAAAATGATGAAAATTTTTCTGTTCACTGCCGTTGCTATCTCGCTACTTTACATTGGTGCGTACTCACATGAACATGACATACAGACTCAATGCAGACTACATGGAACAACAGTCAGCTCTGCTTGGATAGATAATCTGAAATGTTCACCAGCTAAACCAAGTAATTGATTTGAATAATAAATCAACCCGACAGAATCATCTCTGCGTCACTCTCAAAACTAAGACATAGTACCATATAACAAAATTATGTGGTAAGCTCTGGTGACTCCTATGAACACAGTCCTGATCATCTTTGTGCTATACGGTAGAACTCTAGTGCCAGAATTCGCTAGCAGCTTCGAAACACAACAGGACTGCATTTATCGATCACATCAATACGGAATCTATCCTAATAGAAGTAGGAAAGCAATCTGTATTCCTGCAAATCCAAAGATCAAAGTAGAAGAAGATCCGATCATTGGAAGACTTACTGATGAACAAATCAAAGAATTTGGTCTCAAAGAAGAATTCACCTTAGAGCCATTCGTCATTCGTCATTCACACAAAAAGCGGAAGCCAGATTACTAGGGGCAAATGTACAAGTTAACAGCGCAATGTTATAATCTTCCCTAGAATAATTTTAGGGGATTTGAATGTTTTCTTTTTTCAACGCTGCAATCATCATCGCTGTAATTATCATGTTCTTGATATTGAGAACGAGTCAAAGTTCAGTGGTGAAAAACTCTTCTGAAAATCAAACGCTCTTCAACATCGCAGCAAGTATCCTCGGAATCTGGTTCTTAATCGTAGGCGTAGTTTACAGCCTTTCTGATCTAGTCAAGTCCTTCTTTTCACTCTTATGAACAAAATTCCCAAATTGATAGGCATCCACGGGCCTTTAAACGGTGGAAAAGATACAGTCGCGAACTACATCAGCGCTATGGATAAAACTATCTCAGGACCACCGAGGTGGAAGCGTTACGCTTTTGCAAATCCAGTAAAACGAGCATGTCAGATCATGTTTGGCTTTAGCGATGAACAGCTCGAAGACAGAATTCTCAAAGAAGCCGAAGATGAATTCTGGGGCGGTGGGTTAACACCTCGCAGAATGTTTCAACTTCTCGGTACTGAATTCGGTAGGCAGATGGTTCGTGATGATATTTGGATAAGGCGAGCTGAGCTTGAGGTTAAAAAGAACGCAGCTGAAGGTTTTAAGACGATCATCACCGACGTTCGCTTTCAGAATGAGGCAGACTGGGTTAGATCGCAACCAGATTCAATCTTGATCTACATCATAGTTCCTAATCTCGTGCGAGATGAAAAGTATCAACATGCATCAGAAGCTGGTATCACTCATGAAGATAGTGATTTTGTCATCCTAAATGACAAAACGTTGGGAATAAATAATCTCTACAACAAAATCGACAACATCTTTCAAATCACAATTTAAAGGTACAATATGAAGAAACTACTTTCTCTATTCTTGCTGCTTGCAGCAACCACCGCGTTTGCAAATCCTATTGATGATTCCTGCAAACAGCTAACTTACAAGTCAGCCCCAGTTATCAACGCTGACCAGTATATCTGCCACAAAGAATACGCCGTCGCCTACTCTTGGACGAGCAGAAATCCTATCTACACGACTGAATTTCTCGCAGCTAATCACACTGGAAAGATGAAGAGAAGCAATGACTTTAGAGTAGATCCAGCCATCGATCCAAGTCATCAATCTTCTCCAAAAGATTACGTGCATTCCATGTGTAACGGCGGAAGATGCGATCGCGGTCACATGACCCCAGATCAAGACTTCAGCGCGTGTGAAGTTTGCGTTCATGAGTCGTTCTTCATGTCCAACATGGTGCCTCAAAATTACAAAAACAATGAGGTTATCTGGAAGCAAATGGAAACTTACATTCGAGGCTACACGAAGAGCCATCCAGCTGGTGTCTACGTCATCACAGGTCCAGTCTACAAGACCATCAATCCACCTACGATCGGTAAGGATAAAGTTTGGGTTCCAAGCTCACTGTGGAAGATCATGATCGATGCTCAGACTGGAAAGTCAATCGCATTCATGATGCCTAACGAGCCTGAACACGACCTATCAAAATTTGTTGTAAACTTGGAGGCGATTGAAGCTGTTACTGGAATCAAGTTTGATCCAAGTCTCGACAAAACCACAGTTGCTAACTATCAAGCTTGGTTAATACAAGCAAAACAAAAGAGGAAATAATCATGGCAAAAGGTCAACAACGCAGCACCAAAGAAAAGAAAAAGCCAAAGAAACAACCAGTTCCTGCAAAATAATGTTTTGTTACATCATTTATAATTCAACTTTCGCAGGAAAATATCCTGCGAAAGTTTGTATGCATCCACTAAGTGATCATATTGGACTATCAAAAATCTTATCAAAGATGACATTTGTAGATTATCATTATTACCCACGTTTCATCATGGATAACGAATAAACTACATATAACTGTTTACTTTCAGTAGGACTGGTGATATAATGACTCATCTTAAAGATTGGAGCAAAGATGAGCAACGATTTGGTATTTCCAGTTCTTACTGATGACTTGGCAATGCGTCAGGCTGTCGCTCACAAGCCTGAAATTCGCTTCATGGACCAAGATAATGGAACTGTCGTTTGTTCCTACATCGTCTCTTGCGATGGTACCTTCGACGAGATGTACTCTCGTGAAGCTCGCGGCATCGTATTCAAAGACGGCAAAGTAATTGCCCGCCCACTTCACAAATTTAGCAACCTGAATCAGAATCAAGATGTGCTCTTTGAGAATATCGACTGGTCCAAGGTTGTTCGCGTGATGGACAAGCGCGACGGTTCAATGATCCACACAGTCGCTGTAAAGAATACAGACAAATTATGGCCAAGTAACCTCAACTTTGATTTAAAGTCAAAGAAGAGCTACGTGTCTGACGTTGCACACCAAGCTAAGGGCTTCTTGATGTTAGCTGAAACTGCAACTCCTTCTCCTTCCTTTCTCCTCTCTTCCTCCTTTGCCTATCCACGCTACGGCGATTTTTGCAATTGGTGCGTTGAGAATGATCTCACTGCTATCTTCGAGTGGACTTCCCCAGTTGCACGGATAGTCATAGGTTACAAGCACGATTCATTGACCTTGTTGCACATTCGTCACAACGTTACAGGTGAATACTTTAAGACCGCAGAGTTGGAAGTAACTGCAAAATCGTTTTATATCCCTGTTGTAACTGAACTCGATCACCTCAAGAAGATGTTTGACAATCCCGAGGGCGTTAAGCGCTACATTGAAGAAACTACAGATGTTGAAGGCGTAGTAGTTCAGTTTGAAAGCGGTGAAATGTTGAAGGTAAAAACTGCTTGGTACATGGAGCGTCACAAAGCAATGACCTTCCTGCGCGAACGTGACATCGCTGAGATGGTGTTGAATGAAACTCTGGATGACTTAAAGTCGGTACTGGTTGGTGAAGGTTGCGATATCACCGAGATCAACGCCATCGAAACTCGAGTGGTTGCTGAGATAGATGCGATCATCTGGACAGTCAATGACATCTTTGAACTTGTTTGTAACAAGACAAAGAAAGAGCTTGCGTTGCTTTACGGTTCGCAAGGCTACAACCATCCTTTCTTCAAGCTGATCATGAACAAGAAGGACGGCAAGGAGCCAGACTACAATGGCTTCTACGAACGCAACTACCTACGTGAACAATTTGGCTTACGTCAATTGAACCTTTTGCAGACCACCGCGGAGCTTGATGAATGACGCGTTTACAATTTCCAAAGGAAAACAAATGAGAGAACTAAAACAGACAGTCTACAACGTTATCATGTGGGTGCTGGTCTACTTTGCAATTGTCAAGAATGTTGCAGGCGCTTACAACTTGATGGTGTTTTTTATCTGGATATTATTCTTCAGCAGCATCGCGATCACCACTGACACGGGCAAGGAGATGTTAGTCAAGGCTAAATCTTCACGTTCAAAGTTGTCAAAGCTGTTCAACTACACCGACTTGGTGCTCGCTGGAGTTCTCGTATGGTACGACCATTGGTTCTTAGGAGTGATCGTCATTCTCAGCATGGTGTTAATCGGATCCAGCTGGGATAAAATCGAGGATGCGATTAAGAAGGGAAGTGACGATGAATAACAATCCAGACAATTTTGAAATAAAGTTCAGAGAATTTGATGCGATAAACAAGCGATTGATGGGTGTCAGGACTTTAATTCGTGCTGCATACTCTGAAAAGAGGCCAGAAATAAAGTGGCTATCGCGTATGATCGCAGCGTTATCTTATCAATCAAACTCAAGGAAGCAGCATGACAATCGAACATAAGAAATTCGTGTGCGCCGACGCGCTTAACAACAACAACAAGTTCTGGGAATACAAGTACGACACTGACACTGAGATGGTTACCGTTATCTACGGTCGAGTTGGAAAGACTCGCAATGAAGATGATCCAAAGCATATGACGCGCAAGCAGCTCGATGCAAAAATTCGCGAAAAGCTGAAGGGAAGCGGTAAAGAAGGTTCTGCAACCTACAAGCCGCCATACCGTGAAATCGCCATCCTCGCTGAGAAAGCTGACATCGCTCCTACAGGGCCTGCTATGTCTAAGGCCGTTGTTCGTGAAGCTGCCAAGCAACAACTCGGCGGCGGTGACACTGAGCTATCAAAGCTTATCGAACGTCTCGTCGAAGCTAACAGACATGAGTTGGTCAAAGCTTCTGGTGGTCAGATGGACATCGACTTGACGACAGGTATCATTTCAACTCCAATCGGCGTGATCACTAAGGACACCGTGAAACAGGCACGTGCAACCCTCGACGCGATGGACAAGTTTGTCGCGAAGCAAAAGTTTGATGACAAGCAATTCATCGAGAACCTCAATACTTACTTGATGCTCGTTCCTCAGACAGTCGGGCATCGGCGCGGCTGGCACAAAGAATTCTTCTCAGGTCACAACACGCTGCAGAGTCAAAGCACCCTACTCGATCAATTGGATGCATCTGCTGATCTCGCCGAAGCTCGCGTTACTGCTGCGAAGACCTCTGCAGTTCAAACGACTCTCGCTACAACTCCAAATATCTTCAACGCAGACTTGAAGATTCTCAGCGATAAGATCATGATTGCAAAGATTGAAAAAATGTTCTTTGACAGCATCAACAATCGGCATGAGTCAAAGAACATGAAGCCGATTCGCTTCTACGAAGTGAACATGTCAGAGCGCAAAGCTGCATTTGATAAAGATGGTGCTAAGCTGCCAAACATTCAAATGCTTTGGCACGGTACTCGCGTGTTCAACGTGCTGTCGATCCTGAAGAGCGGTCTCTTCTGCCCACCAAAGAGTGGTTCGTTCCAGGTAACAGGCCGGATGTTCGGCGATGGTATCTACGGTTCAGATCAGTCTACCAAGGCGTTGAACTACGCGCGTGGTTATTGGGATCGCGGTGCGACAGACAAGAACTGCTTCATGTTCTTAGTCGACTTCGCAATGGGTAAACATTACACACCCCGGAGCTCTTATGAGTCACTGCCAAAAGCTGGTTATGATTCTACATTTGCAGAAGCTGGCAAGAGCGGTGTGATGAACAATGAGATGATAGTGTATCGAAACAGTCAAGTCAACATTCGATACCTCATCGAGTTCGAGGAAAAATAATGACTACAGAAATTCAACGAGCTGCAATAAACCTTCAAGATAAGATCTTCTCGGAAAAGTATTACATCGATCTATACCTGAAGGTCTTGGGTAAGTATAACATGAGCACCGCGTCTATTGATCAGAGTGAATTTGACGATGACAAACTTGTCTCGATGTTGAATACATTTTGGATGGCGCTGCCTGATTCAAAAGAAATCAGACGAGATCCATTCTTCGACCTTTGTGACATCTGTGAGAACATCTTCGGATGAGAGACAACATTGCAGCAATTCGAAATATCATCTCGATGTCTGGCTTAAGTGGACATTGTGTTTCTGAAGAGGCCGCGCAAGATCTTCTTAAGCAAGTTGATCAGCATCTGGTAGAGGTTGAAGATTTCGTCTTGAGTAGTCTCAATGAAGTGTTGGCGCCAGAAGACTATAGGCAGACTTCATGAAAGAAAGTTAACATTGAATTCTACTTGTGATATAATAGACGAAATTCTAAAGAAAGATCATCTTGAAAAATAAATGCAGTTGTGGATTCATCATAGCAGAAACAAAGAACGGTTTTCCTAGCGGCTGGCTACTCTGTCATCCAACAAACACTGGAAATAGGTGGGATCTTCCAAAAGGTGCCGCTGATGAAGGTGAAGATCACTTCGCAGCTGCGAAGCGTGAACTATTTGAAGAGACAGGTTTGGAAATCTTCTTTGGTATCGATTCGGTAATCGATCTCGGTCAGCACGATTACGATAATAAGAAAGACCTTCACCTCTATTACATCGAGGTTGAAAAGATCGACACTCGGATCATGAAGTGTATCTCAATGGTAGAGAATCTGAAAGGTCCTAACTTTCCAGAGATGGATGGATTCGCTGTGTTTGAAATGGATCAAATTGGTGAAAAGGTGGGAAATGGTATGGACAAGTGGATCATGTCTCACGTTCCTGCAAATCTAAGAGTAGGGTATAGGGCAAAATGAGCATTAAATGAGAAAATTTCGTAGTACAACCTAGCAAAAGGAAAAAAGAAAATGAGCAAACCAAAGAAAAGTTTCGTGATCCGTGGATTCGATGCCGAAGTTGAAAGCTTCGATTCACCGACAGGTGTCATCGCTGATAAATCAACATTCAAGGAATGTGTCGCGCAAACACAATCTGAAGCGATCGTAGCGATGCTGACCGACTCCGACTTCAGCGGCATGATCTCGGTAGCACATGATCCAAAAGACACGCTGCAGATCGTCGATCTCAAGGTAAAGTTGAGCATCACTGATAAGTTCGAAGTTCGCGCAGTCAAATCTTCGCTTCGCGAAGTGTTAAAACACTGGGCTGAAAAGTCACGCGTTAAAAATCGTCGCGGCTTCCGCGTGTCCGCTGTGCGTACTCCAGACTTCGAGTACAACTCCGGTGGAACTGACGTCAAAGTTCAGGTCATCCTCAGCAACACCGTTCGTTACTCTGACTCCAAGCTGAACGACGATCCACAAACACAAACAACCATTCTCGCCGACCTCGGCCTCCTGAAGAAGGAACTCTCGAAGCGTCTTGACTGGAAGTTTAACGGTCTCAGCTACAATCACTCGCTGATCGGCAAAGGATCTGTGTGAACAACAAGCAGCTGGCGTTAAGCTTGGCTGTCCAAACTCTATCACCCAACGTTGAGAGAAATCAAGGCGAGTGGGTGATAGCGATCGCTAGGCAGTATGAAGCTTTCCTTGATGAAAGTTCTCAAAATAAATTTGAAGTGTTGATGCATTCCTTTGGGCACAGCACGTTAAATACCATCAACCTAATCAAAGACCTCAATGGGCAGAATTTCAATGAGGTTAATGATGTCATCTCTCAGCTTCCAGCTGTCATCAAGAGCGAACTATCCTTCGAGGAAGCGATCGCTATCAGGAATCAATTTTTCAGGTTGGGTTCACGAACCACCGTGGAAAAATGTTCAACTAAGTAAGTCTGTGATAGAATGACTCCTATATTCTAAGGAGTCATTTTATGTCATTACAACTCGATTCAAACGTTCTCATTGAAAGGCGAATAGGAACTATCGCCTACACAAATCAGATTCTAGAACAAAATCCCGCTATCATTCAAAAGATCTATGCAAAGATCATTCCAATCCGAATTGAATTTGATTACTTCAACGAGACTTTCATAGTTCAAGCGGTTTCAACGGAATTTGATGAAGTCAGCCTAGGAGAAGTAACCCCTAGATATGACGTTGAAATTGAAATCCAACGGCGCAAAAATGGAATAGAAGCAACTTACATTCACTTTAAGAGAGAAAATAAATGAAGAAATTAGATGTGTTAGACCAAGGTTACGTTAGCTTTATCGATCATTGGGGAAGCGATGAAAGCATCATCGAGGCAGCACGCATGTCAACTGGAAAAGGATTCCTTGGATGGGGTCCAAATCATTCCAAGGCATGTAGACTCTCTTCCAACCTTCCTCACCTCGAGGCGATAAGTCGTCGTTGTACGTGTGATCACGATACTCCAGGAGATGAAAAGCTTCTTGCTTTCCTCTACAACAACAAGCACTCCACTCCATTTGAAATGGCTGGTATGGTAATCGAAGTCAAGGCTCCTATCTTCGTGTTCCGTGAATGGCACCGTCATCGCACGCAGAGCTACAATGAGATGTCAGCTCGCTACATCCCTCTTCCAGACGAGAACTACATCCCTTCGATCGAACGATTGATGTTAGGTGCAAACACTACAACTACCAACAAGCAAGCTCAAGGAACAGGTAAGGCGTTAACTGAGCAGGAAGCAAAAGATTGGAGATCAACTCTTGAGATTTGCTACGAAAATTGCCAATCGATCTATGAGCAGGGAATTGAAGCTGGAATTCCAAAGGAACTCGCTCGTCTTCCAGTGCCTGTTGCACGTTATTCTCGAATGAGAGCCAGCGCAAATCTTCGCAATTGGCTTGCATTCTTGACGTTGCGGCAGGCACCTGCAGCTCAATGGGAAATTCGTCAGTATGCAGATGCAGTAGGTGAACTGATTCAGAAGCAGTTCCCTCGCACTTATGAGCTGTATTTGGCTGGCAAATAATGTACAATGGGCACCGAGGTGTTACAATAAACCTTCGGTTGCACGGAGAGAGGTAAAATTCTTTCGCGTATTGTGCAATTACGGTTTGCCAGCAAACCGAGGGACCCGAAGGTCCCTTTTTATTGAGTAGGTTATCAATCAAGATGTCAATAACGGTGTAAATGCTTCTTCTTTAATTTCCATAATGTCAATAAATGTGTACATTCTACATCAAGATGTCAATAACGGTGTAAATGCTTCTTCTTTAATTTCCATAATGTCAATAAATGTGTACATTCTACAAATTCTAAGTTATAATGCTCATCTCTAAATATAAATCATTCAACTACACTAAGAAAGGAAATGCCATGACGATTTAAACCTAAAGGAGAAACATCATGCGTCATGACATGTCCAAAATTATCACTGAGCCCGCTCGGGCTGGTGTAGGGTATTATCGTACCCTTTCTAACGATTATCGCCGTGCTAAGCACTTCAAGCTCGATGAAGATCTCAACGTTGACGATCAATTTTCTGGTCGTATCAATCCTATCCGTTCCAAAGAAGTTGGTTGGGAAGGTAAATCACACCGCTTTGCCTATAAAACAGCTAAACGTTTCATCGAATCTCGCGTTGGTAAACCTTGGGATGAAGTCTATTCCGAGATAGTTTCCATCTGCAAAACCTCAGCAGCAAAAGCTCTCGATCTCAAATCTATCTTCCTCGATAAAGTAGAGATCCACACCTACATCAGCGATGCAGGTTACATCTGCTACTGCGACGCTTATAACGGCGGATCTACCATCAACAATGGTGATCTTTTCGTTCATCCAATCTCTGGCATCCTCTGCAAATCCAAAAACTCTGAATCTTACCGTGCTCGCAATAAAAGATGGGCGATCGAGCATAAGGAAAAGCTTGCCTCAACACGCCGTGAAGTTGATGGTCTCAAGTTCGAGAAGATTGATAATGTTTGGTTTCACGTTAAAGTCGAGATCATCGCTGATCGGCATCGTCCAACAGTTACCAACATTATCTGGAAGCGCACAGTTTCCAAAGCAGATCTTCTCCGTTATGGGTTAAAGTCAGATTAACGATAAATACACAGAATGTAGTAAACTATTCTGGTATTTTATGACGCAAATTTTCAACTTCCCTAAAGATCTGTACAGCGCGGTGATCGTTGGCGATGCGTGTCCCATAGATCCATCGGTTGTATTCGCGATAAATTCAATTGACGGTGGAGTTGTCTTAGCTAGAATGACAGATTGGCAACTATACGAAAAGGTCACATTTGATGGTCCCAATAAGCTCATCACTGTAAACCCTGGCGTTACTGCCTTAAACATTAGAACCGATGTCTATTCTGCGTGGGTAAAATGGTTAACGTTGTCACCTAACACTGAATATCTATATGCAATACGGTACAATGGTCTAGATCCTATCCCAGGTGGATTTACAGGCGACGTTTACTTCCTCATAAATGGTTGGAAGTTGGTTGTAGATATAACGAAGGTTGCGATATCTGGGGTGTTGTTCTCAGACAATTATACGACTGCATACTACGATGCAAATCTAAATCCTGTTTATGCTGCGCAGGTAAGCTCTGTTATCAACACCGTCGTGCAGAACCAAAATGTTGTTACAGGCGATCTAAGCACCGTTCCTGACGCCGTTTGGGCTGCAGCTGCTAGAAGCTTGACGACTACTCCTGGACTTACTCTCGCTCAATTCTTGGCTTTGAAGTAAACTTACTGACCAGTAATGCAACCATTTTGTTGAAAATCATAAATACTCCTAACAAGTAATTAGGATAAACATGAAATTAAATTTCAGGCAAGGTATAGTTACAGCACCGATAGTTAATGGAAGTCCATCTTTCCTTGACTATAATGGCACGTACGTTCAAATCTTAGCTACGCCGACGACGCCTGTCATCGTAACGGTTACGTACGGTCAGGCAAATTACCTGATCAATGAAGTTTCTTCGGTTGCAAATGCTTGGGGTCCATTCAGTGGTTCTGCTCCATTCTATCTCTATTGGGATATCGACTTAGCGACAGGTCTCATCACTAGAAGTTACACGATTTATGATCCTATAACATCGAGCGTGACTCCAACAGCGCCGGCAGTAGATCAACATTGGTATGATCTAAACACATTCATTATGAAGGTGTGGAGTGGAAGTCAGTGGGTAGAAAAGTGTAGAGTCTTTGCAGGTTCCTTCAATGGTGGATCGAGCTTTACATTTGAACCTTTGGGAACTCAAGTTGGACTTGGACCAGATACAACTAATGATGTTGCAGCTGGTTACATCCTACGAGGCAGCGATGGATCGGGAATCAAAACGATCAATGGAAACTTCCTAACGACAGCGTCACCTGTTGCTGTTGATCAAGGTAATTACTCTGTTCCTGTTGATCTAGAAATTCAGTCTATAGCCGCTGAATCTATACCAGCTTTCTACTGTGTTTCAGTTAAAAGTGAAGGTACTATCAGCGTAGCAGATGGCGCAGATTTAATACACCCTATCATCGGTATCGTAGATGTAAATTTAACGTATGGTCAGGCAGCAAAGATAATAACAGGTGGCGTAGTTTACAATTCTAATTGGAATTGGGATTTAACTCAAGGTAAAGTTTTATACGCAGATACTTCTCCAAGATCTATAGGCGAGTTAACACAAACTGCACCTTTAGCGTCTAACTTAATATCTCAGCAAGTTGCTATAATTTTAAGCGCTCAGACTGTATTACTGACAACGAATGCATCTTACTCTGTCGGTAGAAGCGTTGACGGTCCTACAGGTCCCGCTGGTGCCATTGGACAGGTTGGTGCAACAGGTCCCGCTGGCATATCAATTACAGGACCTACAGGAGCTGGTGTAGCGGGACCTACAGGACCTGTTGGTGCGCCTGGCGCTATCGGACCCGCCGGTGTAAAAGGCGCAACAGGTCCTCAAGGTGTTGCTGGATTACCTGGAAGCGCCGGTCCTGTTGGTTCAGTTGGACCTACAGGCGCTACAGGACCATCGATAACGGGACCTACTGGAGCAGCTTCGAATGTAGAAGGACCAACTGGTCCAGCAGGTTCTACAGGTCCTGCAGGACCATCAATAACAGGACCTACAGGACCGTCATCTGCAAATCAACAACAAGTACTAACACTTATTTCACTGAGAGTCTAATATGATCATTTTTGATACAACTACTAAATCTCTTGAGATCTTCTTAGGATCTCTTCCAGGAGCTTCCATACCTTGGACAGCTAGCTACGTTGACATCACAAGCACAACATTTACTCCACTGAGCTCTGATGGAAACATCGGCTCTACAATAGCTCAACCAATGGTAACTGCACCTGCAGCAGCTACTCAAAGACAGTTAAAAGCTCTCACTATCTACAACGCGGATACGGCACCGATCGTAGTGACTTTACAAGTCAACGATAACGCTATCACATACGTTCTTTGCAAGATAACTCTTCAATCTAGTGAAACTCTAGCTTACATTGACACAGACGGCTTCTCAGTTATGCAGCTTGATGGTTCTATCAAATCTGGTTTTGTAGGACCTGGTGGTCCTACAGGTCCTTCAGTTACTGGTCCTACTGGTCCTTCGATTACAGGTCCTACAGGAGATGTTGGTCCTACAGGTGCATTTGGTGGTCCTACTGGTCCTACTGGTGCTGACTCTTTTGTAACAGGTCCTACAGGTCCTGATGGTCTAGCTATTACTGGTCCTACTGGTGCTGACTCTTTTGTAACAGGTCCTACGGGTCTCGAAGGACCTACAGGTCCTACTGGTGCAGATGGATTGTCAATTACTGGTCCTACAGGCGCAACAGGTGATGGTATCTACGTAGAATCTGTCATATCTGTTCCTGTTACATTGACATCAGGTTTAACTGCGAACATTACAAGCATCTCACTATCAGCGGGTTCGTGGGATATTTCAGGTTTCGTAGGTTACCAATTTGTTGCTCCAATAGTAACAGCTGGTTCTTTTGTAACTGGATATTCTTACACAATTGCAAGTCCAGGCAATACAGATTTTACTTTGATAGGCGCAACAGATAGTTTATCTGGAACAACTTTCGTTGCTACAGGTCCCGGTACAGGTACAGGTACTGCAAATGAATCTCCAATTTCAGCTGGTGCATCTGTAACTACGCTCTCTGGAGCTTCAAATTCTACAAGCGCGGTGATTGGTACAGGCAATGGATTTAACTTTCAAACTAACGCACAAGACTTTACTAATACAACGTTCACTACAATCTATGAAGTTCCTCTGACAACAAAGAGATATGTTCTGGCTGTTCCAACTACAATCTATCTGAACACAGAATCTGTCTTTACAGGTTGGAGCGCATCTTCTTATGGAACTATCCGTGCTAACAGCGCTACTGGCGCGATAGGTCCTACAGGTCCTCAAGGTCCATTCGGCGGTCCTACCGGTCCTACTGGTGCAGACTCATTCGTAACCGGCCCTACAGGTCCTCAAGGTAATTTAGGTAACACTGGCGCTACTGGAGCTACTGGAGCTACTGGTCTAGAAGGTGCTACGGGTCCTACGGGCGAAGTTGGTCCTACAGGTGCGTTTGGTGGCCCTACAGGTCCTACAGGTCTTGAAGGCCCAACAGGTCCAGCTGGTGGTCCTACAGGCCCAACAGGTCTTGAAGGTGCTACAGGTCCTACAGGTTTAGACGGTCCAACAGGTCCTACAGGTGCAGACTCATTCGTAACTGGTCCTACTGGAGCTATAGGTGCAACTGGTGCAACTGGTGCCGACTCATTTGTAACTGGTCCTACAGGTCTTGAAGGTGCTACAGGTCCTACAGGTCCTATTGGTGCTACGGGTGCAGATTCATTCGTAACTGGTCCTACAGGTCTTGAAGGTGCTACAGGTCCTACAGGTGCCGACTCATTCGTAACTGGTCCTACTGGTCTTGAAGGTGCTACAGGTCCTACAGGTCCTATTGGTGCTACGGGTGCAGATTCATTCGTAACTGGTCCTACAGGTCTTGAAGGTGCTACAGGTCCTACAGGTGCCGACTCATTCGTAACTGGTCCTACTGGAGCTACAGGCCCAGCTGGTGGTCCTACAGGTTTAGACGGTCCTACCGGTCCTACAGGTTTAGACGGTCCTACCGGTCCTTCACTCACTGGTCCAACTGGTGCTACGGGTGCAGATTCATTCGTAACTGGTCCTACAGGTCTTGAAGGTGCTACAGGTCCTACAGGTGCCGACTCATTCGTAACTGGTCCTACTGGAGCTACAGGCCCAGCTGGTGGTCCTACTGGTTTAGACGGTCCTACCGGTCCTACAGGTTTAGACGGTCCTACCGGTCCTACAGGTTTAGACGGTCCTACCGGTCCTACAGGTTTAGACGGTCCTACCGGTCCTACAGGTTTAGACGGTCCTACCGGTCCTTCACTCACTGGTCCAACTGGTGCAGATGGAGCTACAGGTCCGGCTGGTATAGAAGGTCCTACAGGTCCTACAGGTCTTGAAGGCCCAACAGGTCCAACAGGTGTAGTACCTGCTGGTGTGGCATATCTCGCAAATGTGGAAACTTTCACCGCTACACAATCGTTTGCCGTGACAGCTCTTTCAGTTGCAGCAAATGCGGTTGCCGTGAATTTAAGTTTAACGAATAACTTCTCATTGGCTCTGCAAGCTACAACTTCACAGGTATTGAGCAACCCAACAAATGCAGTAGCTGGGACAAGTGGACAAATTGCTATCACACAAAATGCAACACCTTCGACCTTAACCTTTGACACCAATTGGATTTCTAATGATGGAACAATACCTACGGTGTCTACCACTGCCAGTGCAGTTAACTTACTTACATTCTATGTTGTAGATTCTACACATGTATGGTTTGGATTAAGCAAACATGGAGTGGCATAATGTTTAGTTCATTTTTTATAGGGATTGGAAGTGCAGTAAAACCTAGCCTAGGTCCTGTTGTAGGTGGTCTATGGTCTTGGAGTATAACTTAGATGGTGACCTAGGATTAAATCTTGGTCCTGTTGGCTGGCCTCATATAAGCAGTCCTACTCAAGTAGGATCAGGAATCACTTGGTCAGCAATTGCTGCTTATACAAATTCATTAGCATTAAAAACTGATGGAACTCTTTGGAGTTGGGGATTGAATGTTGATGGGCAACTAGGTATAAATTCGACTGTTTCCCAGTTTAGCCCTATTCAAGTCGGATCCCTTACAACGCTGGAAGATTTGATGACACTAACAAAATGTTCGAGCGTCCATCTAACGTAGATGTAGAGATCACAACGTTTGACTATTCCATAGATGCAATCGTGGAAAGAATTTTTAACACAAAGGAAAATAATGGACTACCCAACAGCATTCAATAGAATCATAGGCAACGAAGGCGGTTACGTAAACAATCCAGCAGATCCTGGTGGAGAAACAAACTGGGGTATCACATGGCCAGTTCTACACCAAGCTATCGGTGCTAATCTTTTACCAACAGATACAACGATCGCCGACATGACTCGTGATCAAGCGAGCGTCATTTACAAAGCTTTCTTCTGGGATGCAGGTAAGATGGATCAATATGATCCAGCTATCTCATTCCAAGTTTTTGACTTTGCTGTTAATAGCGGAATTCAAACCGCTTTAAGACATCTTCAAACTGCTGTTGGTGTTGCACCCGACGGTAATGTGGGTCCTGTTACGGTTGCAACTATCAAGAGCTTTAAACCAGCTCAAGTAATCATGCTTCTTACAGCTGAGCGTCTAGACTTTTGGCGTCACCTCTCAGTTTGGTCTACATTTGGGGCTGGTTGGACTGGTAGAGCTGCTAACAATCTTCGTATCGGTTCTCAAGACATCAAAGAGTCATAATCATCTGAGTTAAGAACGCCGTTCTTCTTCACGATCTTTTCAGTAAGTTCGTGAATTTGGATGTCGTTCTTAGCTTCTTCACGCGCCCACTCAAGTAAACGGATCAAAAGAGGTACCGTTACCTTCACTACGTCCACGCCGTCATTTGATTCTGTTACAAAGTTTTTGAATTTCATGTTGTTCTCCAGTCTTCCATATTTATTCACAAAGTTGTTTACTTTCCCTGTAGTCTAAGTTATAATTCATTCTACAGTTAAAGCAAAGAGGATATACTACCCACCTCTCTAAAGGGTAGCGTCAACAACAAAGGAAAATCTGTGAATAACTTTCTGAACTACTTCAAAGGCTCTATGGCCTTTACGGTGGTGGCTCTCGCCACAGCTGCGCTCTTCCTCGGAGGCATCCAAGCTGCCATTATCGTCGGCATTCTGGGTATCCTGGAAGTTTCTCTCTCCTTCGACAATGCCGTCGTCAACGCCAAGCAACTCAACACGATGGATCCCATCTGGCGCAAACGTTTCATTACATGGGGTATGGTTATCGCCGTCTTTGGTATGCGCGTTATCTTCCCTCTTCTGATCGTATCTGTAGTTTCTTCTGTTAGCCCACTGGCCGCTCTGGACATGGCAATTTATCATCCTGCACTGTATGCTTCAACTCTTACCGGCGCTCACGTTCTGATAGCTGGCTTCGGCGGCGCGTTCCTGATGATGGTTGCGTTGAAGTTCTTCTTTGACTCTGAAAAAGATGTTCACTGGATTAGCTTCGTTGAAAGTTGGATGCCTCGCCTGGAAGCCACCGAGATCGCGGTCACGTTGGTTACAGTCTTCATCGTCTCCAAGTTTCTACCTGTCGCGGAAGTCAATGGCTTCTTAGCTGCTGGTATGATGGGTGTAGCTGGTTTCGTTCTGGTCGAATGGCTCGGTGAATTCCTGGAAGCAGATGACGCGGTCGTAGGACTCGCTAAAGCTGGTCTTGGAGCGTTCATCTACTTGGAAGTCTTGGATGCAAGCTTCTCATTTGACGGTGTCATCGGCTCCTTTGCTATCACCAACAACATCTTCATCATCGCTCTCGGCCTCGGCATCGGTGCTATGTTCGTTCGATCGTTGACGCTGATGCTCGTCGACAAAGGCACGCTGAGTGAGTTCAAATACTTGGAACACGGCGCTTTCTACGCCATCGGCACCCTCGCGATCATCATGTTTGTAGGAACGATGTATGAAATTCCCGAGCTGGTTACAGGTTTGATTGGTGCAGGCTTCATCATTCTGGCTCTCATCAGCTCAATCATCTCAAACCGTAACGCAATCGTACTTGAAGGGAAATAACATGGACGACCAAACACAAACAATCACGCCCACAGTGGTCAAGACAGATTTCTTCGCGCCAGCATCAGTTGCACCGGTTCCAGCCGTTCAGACTGGAACCCAGGCGGTGGCGGTATCTGCGAGTCAAATATCTGTTGCTCAGTTGCTGAGCCCAGAAGATCGTGCAACGATTGAAACGCAAGTGCCCGACATCAAATTGTTGAGCATGCGTGACATCGCCCTCTTTCACTCTGACGTCGACCAAGGCTTGAACAACGCGCTCAATGGTTTCCTGGATCGAATCAATCACGCGGATGCGCCGCGCCTGTTCAACCTCGTTAGCACCTTCAACGAGCAGGTGTCCAAGGAAGATCTTCCAGGACTAGCTGCAAAAGTTCTCGATGACAAGCTTCCGTTCATGGATCGCCTCATTGGTTTCTTGTCAAAGAAGAAGCTCGCCAAGCTCAAGAATGATTTCCTGGAAAGCACCCGCGTTCTCATCTCTGGCAAGAGCGGCACCTTGACGAACGTCATCACGAAGATGGAAGCTGAACTCAAAACTGAACAGGCCAACCTCGAAAATGAACTGATCATAATGGGCAAGCTTCGCGAAACATATTTCACAAACTACAAACAGTTCGTCGGCGCCACCTATCAAGGACAGCTTGCACTTGCAAAAGCCCAAGCTGTTGATACAAGCACGTGGAACGTTTCTGACAAGCGCGAGTGGGAAGAAAAGCTACAAGCTATGGAAAGCCGAGTGCTGGCCATGGAAGGTGTCTTGACTCGACTTCCAGCCGATGCGTTGGTTGTTAGTCAACTGCAAAATGCAGGTATCATCACCCTGCAAGAAACGACCACGACAGCCGCCACACGCTTTGCCAGCATCAAGATGACTTTGATCACTCTGAACAGCACTCTGGCGATCCGCTCCGTACAGCAACTGTCTCAACAGTCTGCCGACTTGGATAACAATTTGCTTGCAGTTCGTAGCAAGCTCATGCAGCAAGTAGTCACCGACTCTGCTACCGCACCAGGCAAAAATCGCATGATGCAGGCAGAACAGATCAAGCAGATCGTCGCTGATACTACTGAGCTGATGAAGATCGTCGATGATGCCAAGGCTACAAACAAGGCATCGTTCGAAGAAGCAAGAAAGGTGTTCGGCGAAGCTCGCCAAAACATCGCGGCTCTTGGTGCCCGCACTAGCACCGTTAAATTAAACTAAGAAGGGAAGTACAGAAAATGGCACTAACAATGAACCTCACCAAAGCCGGCGACAAACCAGCTAAACTGTCTCTGAACCTGAAAAAGACTGAACGTTTCAAGGTGCGCTTGTCCTGGGGCGGTAACACCGACCTGGATCTCCATGCATTCCTGTGCACAAATGACGGCACCGCCGCTACAGTTGAAAGCTTCGATGACATCCTTTCCACGTACAATGTCAAGCGAAAGATCAAAGGCGACATCGTCGGTACCTTGGACAAAGCAGCTGATGGCACATTCCAAATTCACGGCGGCGCTCTGATCCACAGCGCGGATGCTCTCGAAGGTGGTGATGATGACGGTGAAGATGACGAATTCGTCCTGATCGATCCATCAAAGCTGACTCCAAAGGCCAACAGCGCCATCGAAATCCCGCTGATCGCGATGATCCACCCACAAAGTGGTACCAGCAAGTTCAAGCATGTTACCAACCCTCGCGTTATCATCGAGGATGGCGACGGCAAGTCAGTGTTTGACGCTAATCTGTCTGCTCAATTCGGCGAGTTTGTCGGTGTGCAAATGGGATCCATCATCATCGATCCAACAAACACCATCTCGTTCTACCCAATGGCGGTCGGCTTCGACCAAGACTTCAACGAAGTACTTGGTCACTTCTCCTAAACGTGGATTTCAAACCTACATCATTGGCTGGAGCGGTAAAATCTGCACCGGTAGGACCACAGATTGGTCCTACCTCTATAGGTTATACTGGATCTAGTAGTCCTACGATTGTAGGTTCTTCGACGGGACCATCTTTCAAACCCAACGCGTTGCCAAAAACTGCGCCGAAAAAGGATCCTGTCGCGCCGGTAGAAAGAAAGCAAGCAGCTCCAACTTCTTTTGCTCCAGCCAATGCTTTAAAAGGTGAACGTGTAGTAGTTGATATTCCAACATTAGCAGAGTTGAAGCTTGCAGATCCAACTTCTGATGATAAAGATCTAAACGCTGCGAGAGAGTTGTTAGTAAGAAATCTTCCAGCAAAAGGTGCATCCAGGGATTGGAGTGATTTTGGTATCGATGAGCAAAAAGAGGCCGCACGGTTAGCTTCGCAATTCATGGAGCTTTCTAAAACAAGAGCTTTCGTCGATGCAAGATCTATGTTAAACCGCGTCAATGAACTGATTGACCGGTTGTATGAGTGGTTTGAATCAAAGGGCATCTTCAACTTCATGCATAGCGATACGAAGTTTGAAGATAATGTAAACCAGTTGGAGAAGTGTGTAACAATTTTAAGAACGGTAAGTACGCAATTAGAACCAGCCACAAAAGAGATGTCTGATCTCGTTAACAAAATTCTTGAAACTGAGAACAACGTTAGAATTTTGATCTTGGCAAACAACATTCTCTCGAGGATTCGTCCTCAGGATGAACGTGACATGATCGATATGAGGTTAGTGTCCCTAACTAAGAGCTGGAACAATTTGTTGGAGATGAAGTTAATGTCTTCAACGGTAGTTCAGTCTATGAAGAATATCAATGCATTGTTGATTGATACCGTCTTGACTACCATACCCAGTTGGATCTCCGTAACGACTCTGAATTATCTAAATGATGAGTCTAACAGGATCCTCGCCAAAAACAAGCTTGAAGAAATTCGTGCAACATCAAAAGGAGCAATTTAATCATGGCACTACAACTCAACCTCGAAAAACTGAACGAGACTAAGAAGTCTCTCACTCTCTGCCTGGCCAAAGCCGGCATCACTACACCACCAGTCATGGAGCTGTGCTTTATCCTTGATGTGAGTGGATCATTTGTCGACGCACACCAGTCTCACCGTAGTGAACCTGCGATCACTGAGCTACTTCTGGAGCGTCTGACTCCATGGGGTATGCTGTTTGATCCTGACAAGAAACTGGACACTATCGCATTTGCAAATAGCAGCGAACACGTCGGTTCCGTCACTGAAAAGAACTACACAAACTTCATCGCCAAGAACGTCGTCGGTTGCGGTCCATGGGATGGTGGCACTCAGTATGCTCCAGCTCTTCGTCAAGCACTTCAACTCTTCGGCTACCTGCCTGAAGATGATGCTCCTGCAACTGAAAGCAAAGGCTTCTTCAGCCGCCTGCTTGGTCGCAAACCAGCAGAAGCATTCAAGGCCAACAAGCGCAAGAGCCTGGTGTTGTTCGTGACAGATGGTGAAAACAGCGATCGTTCTGAAACTTCTCGTCTGCTTGCAGAGTCTGAAGCCCGCGGCGATCAAATGTACATCATCTTCCTCGGCGTGAACAAAAATGTCAGTCAGTTCAATTACATTCAAAGTCTCGCAGACAAGTACAGCAACGTGTACTTCGATCACGTCGGCGACTACAAAGAATTCGTCAATCTGCCTGACGATCAATTGAACGAGCGTTTGATCTCTCAAGAGCTTCTGGATTGGATGAAGGCTCCTGTCGCCCAAGACGCAGTACTGGCATAATTCAACTGGGAGAGGAATTCCTCTCCCTCTTTCAAAGGAAAAATCATGCTTGAAGCAATTTTAGACTTTGCTCTTATTTGGCTTGTTCCAATTGGAGCACTTGTCAGCATCGTACCAGCGTTCGCTTTTAACAACGAAAAGAGCTTTAGCGGCTCTACATTTTGGATGACTGTATCTGCTGTTCTAGCCTACATCTACTTTAGGGGTGACATAAACCCGCTGATCGTGAATCACGGTGCCACAACTACAATTCTCTACCTCATCGCAGCTTACATCATCGCGGGTCTAGTAACGTCATTTGTGTATTGGATCTTCTATAACTGGAAAGCTAAGGAAAGATTTGATCGTCGACTCAACAAAGAAACTGTTCCTGATTGGGCAGCCGACCTTCCTGAAGATGTTCAACTGTCTATTCGTAAGTACAACACTCTAGATGATCATTATGCTATCAATGACATATTCGATGACCCCAACGGTTCACTAGGAATCCATCTAAAAGACACGGATCTTCTTCGTAGCGAAAGCAAGCAGGCAAATGTCAACAAGGAACAGCTGGATGCACAAGTCAACGAAATCTTGCCTCCACGATTTGCAGCTTGCAAATACTTCATCGTCGGCGCAGGATGCTCTTGGCCTATCACCTTGATCTTGCTGCTACTGTCACGCGTTATCAAGCAACTGATAGAACGATTTGTTTCACTCTTTGGTGGAACTTTTGATAAGCTGTCCAAAGCAACCTTCGGCAAGTTCTAATAGCCTAAGTACTCAAAAGGGGAATCTATTTTATAGATTCCCCTTTGTTTCGTCACAAAAGTGTGTACTTTTTTGATGGATGTGTTATAATTACTTCATCGATCAAACAAGAGACAAACATGGCCGAACTCAGCAAAGAACAAAAACGTGAAATTGCAGCAGCGAAAAAAGCAGCTCGTGAGGCCGCACAAGTTGCAGCTCGCGAAAAGTATCTAAGAGAGCAAGCCGAACAATTCGCAGCTGCCACAGTAAACTATAAAGATCGTCTATTGACTGTCATCATCGAGTATGCAACTATTGAGGACTTTAGCATTGATAGGAATGAAAGTCTGTTCCCTGGAAAGCTTTTGCTCAACCATTACGCGCGCAACGGAGATTATGACAAGCGTCTTACTATAACGGTTGTTCCTAAGATCATGGATGATCTTTACAATCTAGAAGAGGCAGAAGCTGAAGTCAAAGCGTACTACGAGCGAGTTGCAGAAGAAAAACGTATCGAAGCTATTCGAGTTACAGCTCGTGCAAAGCTCACAGATGAAGAAGCAAAAGCTTTGGGATTGCGATAATGTGTAACTCAAAGATTCTTCAGATTCTTGCAGAGATAGAGGAGCTCGAACGAGAAATCGAAGCTTCCTCCGCTGCATGGGATGATGGTACAGATCCCTTTGCTATGGCTGCATGTGACCCGTCTGATCAGTTTATGAAGGGTGAAAGAATTTCACAGTTATTGGAAGAACTGAGGATTGAAAAGACAGCAAAAGGAGTCAAGAATGCCAACTAAAACGTCAATTGTCAATGATTATGAGCAGACTGAAACTATCCTCGAACGCAGCATTGGAGGCCGAGGTTTAGGCCACATTAAATTTGATGACAGATATGGACAAACTTGCTCCTTGCAGGATAGTAGTTTGGCAACTGAAGCAGCAATTTGGTTCGGGGTTGACAATACAGGTCCTCAGATGGGGAATGAAAATGTTAAGTCGAGAATGCACTTGACTCAGTCGATGGTGAAACAACTTTTACCATTCTTAATAACATTTGCTGAAACTGGTGAATACATTGCAAATATAAAGGACTCAGAATGAACATGAGCGTTGTTTTGATCGTCTACATATGTTCTGGAAGAATGTGTGATTGGACTCCACAGTATGCAGTCGAGTTTCCTAGCTGGGATGCATGTTTGATAGAAAAGAGAAAGCATGGAAACGGTTCTCGAATTGATGAAGACAAGGCAGAATGTGTGCCGTTGGTGAGGCTCTCCAAATGAAACAAATCGTGAAAAAAATAAAGAGCTTCTTCTACACGAAGATGAAAGTTCACGATTGCCCAAATTGTGGTGCTATGATCAAGGATGATTCTATCAGCAGCCGTTGGGCTCGCGGTTACAATCACCTGTGCAGACAAGCTTCTAGTGATATGGGATGGTACTGTGATGCATGTCAAAAGGTTCACTTCAGAGATTCTCTAGAAGAACACTTGAAGAAACTTCCTGATTGGTGTTCAGTTCAAGGCCGCGTGGGTCAAGTCAAATCTGGCTTCGACAGTTATGAAAAAGAATATCTCTTACCGGATGGAAAATATGTCAAATAAATTCAACATCTATGGTTATACTGACAAAGAGCTGTTAGCTTGGCAAAAGACAAGCAGAACGCACGAAGAATGCGCCGGGTGCCAGTTTGAGTATGACATGCCAGCGCCTTGCCCTGGACATGTATCAGGTCCAACTCCATGTGCATTCAAACATCGATATGAAACCTGTGGCGATTGTGATGGAACCGGCGATGTGCACCGGGCAGATGGTGAATTTGTAGGTTCATGCGAAATCGCGTACTACGAGGATGGAATTCCTGTCAGTCATGAAGGTAAGTACATCTTCCCCGAAGCAAAAGATCTTCCAAAGACACACTTCCCAACAGATGATGGCTGGTTCTTGGTTCGTGATGGTAAACATCTCCCTGATGAGGGTGAAGAAATCCTGTTTGTCAAGGATGTTCGTGGAACACAGGATGAAGATATTCGCAATAGCCTAGCAGCGATGAAGATTGGTGAGAAGCATCCCGATCAAAAGGTAATTCATGGCTGGGTAATGGAAGTCGGTTTTTCAGAAGAGCTAGGTGATCACTGGATCTTGGCGTGTCAGCTGTTCTCACCAAATGGAAGTCCAATTGGTACGGTAAGTGCAGATCACATAACGTATTGGAGGCCTCTGCAGGAACCACCGAAAGATACTTACGTTAAATCTCCTTACAATTATCACCAAATATTTGAAATCGTTCAAAAAGCTTCCGCTAAACTCTCAGGAGAACAAGATGAGGAATAATCAGGCAATGCGAGCATCATTCGAAAAAGATTTTGAAGTTAAGTGGGATCAAGCGACACCTCAGCTTCAACTTGGTTACGCTAAAGGATTCCACACTGGTCGACAACTACAGTTGGACATCGATCTCAGCGCCGATGTTGGAGCTACAAAGGTTGATTTTGATCCTAGCAAAGCCCCAACGCTTCGAGAAATCGCGCAGATGAAATTTGACGTCGAAATCAAACCAAATCTCGAGCGTGCATCATGACAAAAGGCGCTGTAGAAATCGCGAAGAAGGCAACTGAATTCGCCGTTGAATTGACTCTTGTGGGTTTGACTTACGAGGCCAGCGTCCTTGAAGTTCTTGCCTATCAACTGGAAAATGGTGACATGACTCTTCCAGTTGAACAAAATTGTGTAAAGTTGTAGCTGACTGTTGCTCAACTTTTTGATTAAAACAGTTTACTTTCTGGGTGTTTATGTTATAATGAATCCTCTGAAATTTTATAAATAAGGCGAAATGATCAAAGCTGAAAACAAAAGAGAAGAAGGAATCGTTCGTGGTATCTACGATCAAGCTCTCATTGAGAAAAAGCTGAAAGATTATCGCAAAGCAGTTTATCAATCCCGCAACAAACTGAAAGGAAGCATCATGAAAGCAGCTCTGTAGGTTCAACCAAAGTCGTACTGCTACACCTTCATCCGCAAGGATCTACCCCTCGAACAGCAGATCGTTCAGGCGGCTCACGCAACATTCGAAGCAGGTCTCAAGGCTGGCCACGCCGGCACAACGTTTGACGAGACAACTTCACTCGTTCTTCTCGAAGCTAACAGCGAAGAACACCTTCTCAAAGCTTACCAACACGTAACTACCTTAGGTATCGACTGCGCGCTCTTCTACGAGCCTGACGATAACCTTGGCTATTCCCCAAGCCACACAGCCCTTGCGACTCTCCCGATTACACAAGAGCATCGTCATCACTTCAAAAAGTATCGTCTTTTCAAATCAACTAAAGGAGAATCAAAATGAGCATACAGCTAATAGCTCGTGGTGACAACGGCTATCGTTGTTCTTGCTGCGGTCAATCGTGGGAAATCAAGAGACGTTATGACACTGAGGAAGCTCTCATCACTGATTGTCTCGATGATATGCGAAGTGCTGAAGAATTTGGAGATGGATTTGAGATCAAAGACATCAACTTGATCGAGCATTCTGATGGTTGCACGATCATTCGCAGTCATCCTCGCGAAACAGAGATCATCAGACTTATCAACGAACGTTACGCTCTTGAAAAACAGCTGAAAAAAGCTGAAGAGGAACGTGAAGAACGAAAAGAGAAGCTTGCAAATTTTAAAGCTGAACTTGCAGACATAGACAATCGCAAGAAATTTTTACAAGACCAAATCGATGAGCTAACAGTCTGTGAATGCTGTAGCGATGTAGGTCATTGTCTTCACCCGCAATCTTGCAACTTAACAGACGATTTTCAAACCAAAGGAGAATAACATGACAGTCAAAATCAGCTTAGATACAAACGCCCTCGCCTCTATCATCGAGAAAGATCCTGAATTTTTGATTCAGGTTCAAGGCGCTGTGATAGCAAACATAGCACAACGGTACGTCAAAGGCGTCGATTCTGAAATCCAACTTGCAGTTCAAACTGCCGCAAATGCCGAGAAATTAAATCTTGCGAAAAAGTATGGCTCACATTCTGGTGGGTGGAACTCAAAATTCACGCTTAACAATGCAATAAGTGATGAGATCAAACAGTCAGTGAAAGATCTTATTGCTCGAGAATTTTCTCAATTGGTTAGGAAAGCTGCTACAGAAGCAGTTGAACTTCAAAAGCATTACCTTGAAAGTAGCATCAAGCGTGAAGTAAGCACTTACAGTAACCAGGCAATATCAAAACACGTGCAAGAAAAAGTATCTTCTGCACTCTCACAACTTAAATTTTAAAGGAGAATCAAAATGGAAACAATGACTATGGAAAAACCAGCCACCGAAATCGAAGCTCGTCGCGATATGTCTGAGTACTTCGCTTACTGGAAGAGCATCACCAAGGATAATGCAAAGCTCGACTCTCGATTTTTCTTACTTCACGATCTCATTCTCGGTCGTGATCCCAAGAAAGGAGCGTTCTCTCCAATCACAAATAAGAACAAGCTCGCAAACGGCGGCAGGAAATGGCAAGGTCTTGAAGCAGCTGCCAGTTCTTTACTGTTCTGGTACAATAGAAAGGACAGCTCGATGGAGAAGAAACTCATCGAACTCTCTGGACTCGACGTTGCAGACGTGAAGGATAGAATCAGCAAGATCAACTACGAGTGATCTACGTGCTTCAGGATGCTCACGGGTAGCCTGAAGCCTCTTAGACATAGTACCATATTAGGAGAGGATAACACCTCTCCTAAGTTTATTTTACTTTCTTGATTGTTTGTGTTACAATGCCTTATGATCAAAACCGTTAAATTCGTTAGTCAGCGTTGGATGGAACATCGAGAAGTTGTACGCTCTGACACCGCTATAATCTCAATTACTTCCCCTGGAGATCCTAAAGCCTTGATAAATGATGGCTTTTTCTCGATCCTAAGGCTGAGCTTTGATGATCTGGAAGAAGAAACTATTCATGAACCTTTGGGTGCCGTCCCTGACGCTGACCCTGATGGTCCAGTTCTGTGGCACAACCTACGCCTGCCTGATGCAAATCATGCAAAAGCAATCATAGATTTTTTGAATAGGATAACGTGTGAGCGGGTTATAGTTCATTGTCATGCAGGGGTAAGTCGTTCTGCAGCTGTTGCAAAATTCATCTCTGAAAAGTATAATGCCGACCTTTATGGTCAGGTTGAAGGTGATTACGCTAATGCGTCTGGCGCAAACAAGAGACTGTACCGTCTCTTGAACAAGGTAGATGCTGGTGATGTTCTCGTTATCGGGAAGTTTCTTCCTAGTGGAGAGATGGCTACAGTCGGAGATCAAGATGACTTTGACTTCAACTATCAATGGATTATGAATGCGAATACAAGTAGAAAAACTTAACTTTTCATAAAAATTGCCCAGTCATAAATAATTACCGCTGCAAATAATATTGTACTTTCTCAGAAAGTTATGTTATTATGGCTGAAATTGCAGTAAAGCAACGCGGGTGTAGCTCAATGGTAGAGCTGAAGTTTTCCAAACTTATGACGAGAGTTCGATTCTCTTCACCCGCTCCAAGATGGTTGCATAGGATTAGGGCTACTTCGTTTACTTTTTGTTAACCTTGGCTTCGGCCAGTCTCCCTTACCGACTTTTTCTCCATCCCTTTGCGTGATAGGTGTCATTGGTTACACGCCTGGCTTCCACCCAGGAATAGTAGAGTTCGATTCTCTCATCCCGCACCTGAATCGTTGCACAGAAAAGAGTTACTTCGTCTCTTAAACGAGTGACGTCGGTTCGATTCCGGCTGCCCCTAGTGGGTATAGTTTAATGGCAAAACCCTAAAATCTCTCTTTTCGCCTCTTTCTCGATTCAACTTATAACTCTTCCAATGGAGCCGATCATTGGATGGTACCTTAGGTGGTAACTCTTCTAGTGGAGCTGATCATTAGATGGTGGAGACGGATGACATTCTTTGAATGTTCATCTAGCGGGTGTGGTGTAGTGGTAACTCGGAACCTTGCCAAGGTTCAGTGGAGGGTTCGATTCCCTCTACCCGCTCCAAACGGTGTGGAAGGGCACTTCCACTAGGGGTTCAGCAATTCTTGTACCATCACCCGAAAGGGCGGTATTAAAGATCCTCGAAGGAAAGCCGGGTAGCTCCGGTAAAATGCTGAAATGTCATGCAGTTGGTTGACTCTGATTGTATGGCACCATTGATGTTGCGTAGATAAGAGTTACTTCGCCCAAAGCAGCGAACTCAGGTTCGATTCCTGACTAGTCGTCCAGTGGTAGGACAGCCGCCACAAAAAGCCTCTATCAACTTTTTCTCATCAATGTTGCAGTGAGAATGGGATTCAAATAGGTCTCATAAGCCTATCTCCGGTGGTTCGACTCCACCTGCTGCTACCGATAAACTAGCTGCATTAGATTGTGATACTTCGACAACTTGTGAAGCTGATGGAACTACTTCTTAAGGGCAACTTTAAGATAGCACTCGACCTAACCAAGCAAGAGTGTGAAAATAGTTTACCCACTGTCTGTGGTGATCACAGAATAGTTCCCAGACGATAAACTGGGTCGTAGCCTGGACTAAACTAGGTGCTTAACATGCTGGTTGCGCATGTCCGATCATGTGCGGTTAGGTGGTCCTAAGCTTGAGGATGGTTAATTCAAGCTACCATGTCGACCCCGAAAGGGAAGACGGCCGAAAGGCTTGGTAAGAGCATAATCTGCCCTCATCTCTAGTTTATTGTTTTACCCAATCATCAATTTCGGTGATTGTTCAATTTAGAAAGAAATAAGAATGGCAACAGGTACAGTAAAGTGGTTCAATGACGCTAAAGGTTTTGGCTTCATTACCCCAGATGTAGGTAGTGACGATTTGTTCGCACACTTCTCTGCGATCAACATGAGCGGTTTCAAATCTCTCAAAGAAGGCCAGAAGGTTTCCTTTGACGTGACTCAAGGACAAAAGGGAGCACAAGCTTCCAATATCCAAGCTGTTTAAGTAGCAAACGAGGAATCATTTGATTCCTCTTTTCATAACATACTCATAAGGAAATTCATTATGTCAAAGACAAATCTCGTAGGTAAGAAAATCTCGATCGCTGCAGGAACTCGCGTTTATCGCGAAGGCAAAACAGCAATCCAAAAGCGCACTTCGAAAGTAACAGTTCGTGCACAACAAACAACCTCGGCCGGCAAGACTCGTATCCTGTGGAACAGCATGGGCTACAAGGCTTCCACCCTCATCTAAGCGATGAATTCGACAGCAGCCGCCCTCGGAATTGGAATGCTCATTGGAGTAATCCTGTTTCTGGTGTGTCTGCTGTTAGGTTGGATTGATAAAATGACAGCGGTAATGAGCCGCTTGTTTAAGTAAGAGGTCAAATGTACATGCTAAACGCGGCAACCAAAATGGGATTCCACGACACTCAGTAAAAGGCTGTTCGCCGAAGTTTCTGCGAATGACTGAGATTTACAGAATGTTCGCCTTAGAATGGGAACATGTCTTAGATTTTTCTGATGAATGTTTGATCGAGCTTTACAACTTTGAATCTTATGGTGGATCGAAATGCCGTCAAAACAACGGCTTCATGCACGGTAAGAAGATGTTGAACTTGAACGTCGAGATGTGGAAAGAAGACATCGAGTTAGGAAATTTGTTCAAGTTTGAATTATATCAAGATGAAAAGTTTCCACGTTGGTGGTTAGATAGCGTGCTATCAGGAATGATTTCTGGAAGCGCGATGAGAGTATAAATAGAAGTACAGAACACAACTTGGCTCGGTGTGTAATTTATCAAGAGCTTAACTGACTTATGTAATTGGACGCCAGTCAGTCGCCCAGCAGGAGAAGCATTATGTACAGCAATAAACTCGCTGTGGCCATCAAGGCTAACGGCAAAGCACTTCGAGAATTCGAAGATCAGGTTTACCTCCCATTTCAAACCGAATACAGCATCTTTATCAAGAACAAGAACTCTGTCAGGGCTTCTGTTAAGATCGAGATTGATGGAGTCGATGCGACGCAGGGAGTATCTTTAGTCGTTGATCCTAACGATGAAATAGAGTTAGAACGGTTCATCAAGAACGGCAATCTAGATCGAGGAAATCGATTCAAATTTATCGCGCGCAATTCAGCGATAGAAAAGCATCGAGGTATCAGAGTCGATGATGGCTTAGTTCGAGTTGAGTTTCAATTTGAAAAGGTGATCCAAACGATCACGACTGTAACTCCAAATTGGCATCAACCTTATCCCCCACCGAATTATCCTCCGTTCTGGAATTCAGCCGGTTCAACTGGAGATCCATCCCCGTTGATGGCTAGAGGTTTTTGCGCAAACAGCAGTGCGATAGGAGCAAGTAATTCCACAGCTGCTATACCTGGAGCATACACTAACTGTGTTGGAATTACAGCCCCTGGATCTGTATCAGATCAGGAGTTCAATTCGGTTGCTAACTTTGCACTTGAACCTCACAAGCACGTGATGATCTTACGTCTGCTTGGAGAACATCTAGGAAAATCCGTTTCTAACGCAGTCACCACCCGCAGCAAGACAGAATGCGACTCGTGTGGATATCTCAGCAAATCAACCTCCGCTAAATTCTGTTCCAACTGCGGCGCGTCACTACAAATCATCTATTAAGGAGAACAAAATGACAGACAAAATGATAACCCCAAAGAAAAAATCCAAATCCAAAAAGCCTGCTAACGCTCGCATCTTCTTCATTCTCGATCGCTCGGGTTCAATGAGCTCTATCAAGGAAGAAACGATCGGCGGGTTCAATGCCTTCTTGGCAGGTCAGAAGGAAGTTCCAGGTAAGGTAACAGTATCGTTGGTTCAATTCGACCATGAGTATCTTGTCGTTCACGACAACGTTCCTCTCGAAAACGTGCCTGATCTAAATGCAAGCACATTCCAACCGCGTGGTTACACAGCTCTCTATGACGCTGTTGGTAGAACTATCTCCACGTTCAAGGATGAAAATCCAAAGAACACGAAGACGATCGTAGCTATCTTGACCGATGGACAAGAGAACGCCAGCAAAGAATACACCTACGCTAAGGTTAAGGAATTGATCAGCGGCGTTGAAGGTGAACACGGCTGGGAAGTTCTGTTTCTAGGAACCAACATGGATGCTCGTTCAGTTGGAACCTCAATGGGGATCAAGGCTAGCAACTCAGTGACGTTTGACTACACCAAGACTGGAACTTTAGACGCGATGACAGCTGTGAACTTTGCAACTTCATCGATGCGCGGAGCTTCATTCAACTACGCAGACGGAGCGTGCTCTGCAGCGGCTGGAGTAGACATGTCTAAGCTTTATGATGACATCAAAAATAAGTCAGTGACCGCAAACACACCATCTGACAAGAAATAAGGGTTCACCGGAGTTTCATAAGGGGAGAGAAATCTCCCCTTTTTCTGTTTCCTTTCTGTATAAAGTGTGTTATAATGATTCATCTATTGGAGAATCTATGACTGACTTTAACATACTCGATCAATCTGGCGCTGACGTTGATTCAATGAAAGCTGTTTTACAACGACACGCACTTCAGTTTCAACGAGAGAAGACTGCGCTCAAGTATTACATGCTCGGCAAAGGCTACGTCCAAGGCATTCGAGCGCTTGGATTCATAGAGCAGTTGGAGTTCAGACTTCCAGCTGAACAGCGATTCCGCAAGGACAAGGTAACTCCGAGCCTTCATCATCAAGTCCGCATCGCCCTATCTGTCACTCAACTCAAAGGTCTTCCAGACGACATTGAAGAACTTTGCATCGTCATCGCGCTCCTTCACGATTCTCAAGAAGATCACGACGTACCCACCGAGCAGATCACACAAATCTTTGGTGAAAAGGTAAGCGTAAACACCTGGGCGCTGACCAAAAAATTCGCTGGTGAACACAAGAACAAAGAAACTTACATCAGAGACATCGCGAAACTGATAGCGGCATCTATCGTTAAGGGTCTTGATCGATGCGATAACCTTGAACACATGATCGATGTGTTCACCGTCGACAAGATGGATCAGTACGGGTCAGAAGCAGAGACGATATTCTTGTCTATGTTGAAGACCGCGATGAAGTTGTTCCCTGAGTACCAACACGCGTATCAAACGATCATGCTTCGAATGAAGCATCAGATCAAGATGACAAAACAATTTGTCAGCACTATGCGAGCTGCCAATGACGGTTTAACTGAAGCCCTCGATCAGATAACAGCTCTCGAAAAAGCTAATGAATCGTTGAACTCTAAGATCGAATTTCTCACGATTCAAAATACAGAGAATGTTGAAGAAGCTTTAAAGCAGATAGCACATCTAGAATCCAAAATAAAGCAGGTGCCAAACCAAAACCTGATAGCTTACTGCAAAACCTCAGATGCCTTGCTAGAATACATGAAGGTAGGAAAACTTAGCGCCGCAGAGGTCACAGCCATTCTGTATGATGTAACAGTTGCCCTCGGGATCTCAACTCTCGACCTTGCAAACTTTAGGCCTGACACGTTTAGCGAAGGTACAACTGTCATTCGACGATAATAGAAACTAATTCGAATCAATAACGATAAATACTTTCGAGCAATGCTATTTTCGAAAGGTTTATCCAATGAAGTTATCAGAAATCAAAACAAGTTTGATCGATCAGTTCTTTACGGACGGATCACAGGGAGTTCCGCTAGATCAACTTGATACCGTCTTCGAATCGATCGGCAACGCAATCGGAGTTGATCTCAGTTCTGAGAGACTTACGCTTCTCCAACACCAGCAATCAAATCAATCTAACGATCCAAGCAAAGCCTTCAAGCGTTTTACAGAAGGCCGCATCTCTATGCTTACGATAGTTGAAGAGGATGGAATGAACGCTATCTTTGCAGCCGTTCGTTCTGGTACTAGCGTCAAGATCATGGATCTAACAGTTAACCCTCTCGTTGAGAAAAATAGCAATCTGTTAGGCGTAAAGAATGCAATAAAACAAGCAAAGAATCGTAATGACGAAGTCTTCTTCAACATTACGATCACGGATATGAAGGACTAAATCATGATGGAATTTATAAAAGAAAAACCACTTGCAACAGCGAGTGCAACTGTATCTGCAGTCATAGCAATTCTTGGAGCATTTTGGGCTTTTGATTCTCACTACGCAACAGCCGCAGATCTTCAAACTGTGCAGAAGAACTTTTCAATCCAGATTAGTCAAGACAGAGCGTCTGACCTTGACGATAAGATCTTTGCTCTTCAATTGAAGAAGAATCAGCAAGGCGGAAAGCTAAGCGCAATTGACGAGGCTATGCTAGAACGCTACACTCGTCAGTATCAAGAAATTCAAGATCGCATCAATAAATCCATGGACTCTACAAAATGAAACTGGTGCAGGAGTTTATCAACATTGGTTGTCAATCAAAGAGATGACAAATATCTATGAAGCTTAAAGAGCTTAGCGTCTTTGAAGATGTTCATGATTCCATAAAATTCTTAGCCATCGGTGAACTTACGCTGATCATGTTCTTCGATCCACACGATCCACATCCATTCGTCTTTGTTAATACTCGCCAAGTAGTATAGATCAAACCAGGGACGCCGAAGCAGCACCACAAAAGCAACTCTACGACAAAGTGACCTTTAACCACAGTTACTCGTGGTCCTACAGTTCCACAATCCTTGCATACATATTGAGGTTTACTCATAATATTCTCCTAAGTTAATGTTTCGTTTTTATTTATTTGAGCTATTATATCACACCAGCCTGAAAAGTACACACGAGAAGTATAACAAGTTAATCTTCATAAATAGTTTTAACAATCTTTTCACGGATAACGAAACATGGTAGACAACTTAGAAGCCCTAGACAGACGACAAGGGTCATTAGAAGCCCTAGACAGACGACAAGAGTCATTAGAAGCCCTAGACAGACGACAAGAGTCAAAATGAACCCATCAGCACCATTATTGAAGAACCTACTCGCTTCTATATCGATTGGGGTAAAGGATACGCCGAAGGAAATCTATCTTGAAGCTTTTTGAAATCTTTGAACCGACCTACGTTGTAAAGAAGATCAGTGGAGGAGCGTTCGACGTCACAAAGTTTGGTGACAAGAAAGAACCTGAAGCTCAGCGTAGAGTAGAAAAGCGTAAGAACGGATTTTGGACTGACTCTCCAGGTTACATCCATAGAGGTCAAGAAGAGAAGAACATCAAGATCGTCAAACAATTCATCAAAGATGGAGAACCTTCTATGACAGCTTACATGGTCGATGATAAGACTGGTAAGGTTACAAGCAAGAAATTCGGTTAACACTTCTCTCTAAACTTGTGATATAATGTCACATGCTAGAATATCTTACAGACGGTTCACGTCATCTTATCTGCCTTCCATACTCTATCGAGAATCTTCACGAGATGGCTCGACAGCTCGACATAAAGCCCTGTTGGTTCCACAAAGATCATTACGACATCCCAAAGAAACGAATCGCTGAGATCGAATCAAAGTGCAGGATCATTACTTCCCGTGAAATAGTGCAAATAGTTCGTAAATAGTAGTGTACTTTTCTGTAGATCATGTTATAATGCTTTTATCGATTCAAACAACAAAGGAATTGATTTGAAAGGTTAGATTCGCAGTCGCTAAGAAGTGCGCGAAATAATTCAATTTTAAAGGAAAATTTAATGAAAAAGATTTTAGTTATAGCAGCAATTTTATTAGCTGGTTGTGCCACTCGTCCCGAGAGTATTCATGCAGATTATGTATCGCCGCAGAAATACACGAACCTTTCGTGCTCTGAGTTATCAACTGCTATGTGTAATGCAAAGACGCAACTTGCTGTATCGTCTGCTGCACAGGATCATTCTGCAAATGTTGATGCAGCTACCGTTTTCTTGTTCCTCATTCCAGCAAGTAAGCTGGGGGGAGATCATGAAGATCAGGTCGCGCAAGCAAAAGGTAACGTAGACGCAATTAATACTGAAGAAATTATCAAAAAGTGCTCAACTGTTTCTGTTTGTCAGTAGATGCAACGAGTAAAGCATGAGAGAAATAATTCAATTTTTACAATGGCTTGGCAGAGAAACTCTTGGTGCTATTTAGGTTAGTAAGCAGGTTTTTTGCTTGGACAGTTGATTATGGAAACCGACAAGGAAGACGCGTTTGTTGGATGGGTTTTCTTCGGTATAATGTTCGTGACGGCGTCTTTTGTAAAGCTGCTTTTGTAATGTAAAAGCATACCAGGCATCGGCTCGCATGCGATGCACGGATCCTGGAAGTCGGATGTTGAGCGCATGCACTACAACGTTCGCTGAAGCAGCCTCACAAAGTTCTTTTTCGCCGAGATGGCGCCATCGGAGCGGCAAATCTGAGATTCGAATCCTCAGACCGTCGACGAAAGAGAATTTGAACAGAAGGGATTAACCACCCTTGCCGTCCAGACGAATTACCTCTGGAGCTAAAAGGTAACTCAAATGAGTTACCCTAACGGACGAACTACCTCCGTTAGATAAAATTTGAAGTGCTTTGCTGAAGAAACTTACTCTAGATTTACCGGTCTGCAGCCGTTTTATCAAAGAGCTTTGCCCGTGGTGGATATACGGGGTACATTTCGGTGTATGGTGTGCGCACACTCTTAAGAGGTTCGAATCCTCAGACGAGTTTCTTCTGCAAAGTACTTGAGGTTACGCTCTCGTATCCGACTAACCTGAGATTCTCGTGCGAACTGTTGTGGGTCAAACGAGTTGTGCAAACGTAATATCAAAGGCATTGGTAAGGCACGGGGTAATGTTGATGAAGATAGCACGTTAGTAGTTAGTGACACGTATGTGTCTACCACTTCCTATCGAACACGTGTGAATGGCATCAAGGTCGAGGTTCGAATCCTTGCGAGAGCGCCACCTCAAGTACTTTGCAGGATAATTTTGCAGTCAATGACCTCCGTGCATGGGATCATTGATCATAGTCAGATGTTGGTTCGAATCCAGCCTCGGTAGCCAAACGCTGCTGGGTAGCTCAAATGGTAGAGCGGAGAGATTATCCTGCAGAGTACTTTTGAAAATAGTTGCACAAAGTAATGTACTTTTTGGAAGAGCGTGTTATAATGCTTTTATCGATGAGGAAACATTAAAGATGATCGTATGTAACCCTGACGATGAATAAAGTTCCACGCTAAAGTGGATTACTGATTCAGAGCTAAGATACTTAAAATCATCCTTAATGCTTCTTTGAAGGAAACATTAAAAGTGCTAGTCTGAAGATCAGTGATGTACTTTCACTACAAAGCTGAAAACTAAGCAGCACTCTTAATGGTTCTTTGAACCTTAACTTATTTGGAATTTTTTGCTGTCATATAAATAAAATCATGAAAACTACCATAACAATGAAACCCTTTACACAACATGCACGCGATTGCAGGATTAACCGTGAGGTAAATCAGCCAGCCGTGAATGAAAGAGTAAAGAACCTCGTAATTGGAGCAGGAACTCAGAACTAAGAGAACCTAAATTAGTAATCCAAAAGCGAGGAACCTTCAAGGTTCCTCGGTTGTTTTCAAAGCAGTAAAAAGTGCAATGCGGAACGCGATCGCTGTCGGCACTTTAAAATTAGACGAATGAGGGCGTGGCTTGTAACGGTTGCCGTTACATTAATCGGGATGAAGCTCCTCTTGTGGAGTGAAAAAACGACCGCTTACATGGCAGAGTAGTTCATCTAGCCACGTGCAGTGGATGAAGTTGTCCACTGCTCAATGCACGGTTGGTGTGAGAGGTCAGCCGCAATCCTTACAAGATTGATTATGAAGGTTCGAGTCCTTCACCGTGCACCAAACTCCCGTTAGTCCAATGGACACGACGAAACGCTACGAACGTTTAGATACTGGTTCGATTCCAGTGCGGGGGTCCCATGGTGTTTTAGTGTAACGTTAGCACGGAGGCCACCGAGGCCTTTTGATTGAGGTTCAACTCCTCTGAACACCGCCAAACATTCCCCCGTACACATAACTGGCAAGTGAAGTGGCTGTTAACCACTCGTAGTCCGTCGCGAACGGTATGCAGGTTCGAATCCTGCTGGGGGAGCCATAATGTTCTTATTTTCTCAACTGTGTTACAATTCAACATGAAATGTACATTTTGCGATAAAGAATTTTCTAAAATGGGTATTGGAACTCATATTTGGAGAACACACGGTTCTGGTAAAGATCATAAACCCTTTGCTGGTAAAGATTCTTGGACTAAAGGTTTGAATAAATCTGATCCAAGAATCTGGAAGATGTCCAATAAAATTTCTATCGCACTTAAGGGAAAACCTGGTCATATTCCTTCTTCCAAAACTAAACAGCTAACAAGCGAATCAATGAAGAAAGCTCATTCTGAAGGACGAGCTTGGAATATTGGTAAATCTCGGTGGAACAACATGCCAAGTTATCCAGAAAAGTTTTTCATGAAAGTTATCGAAAACGAGTTTGAAGATAAAAATTATGTTCGCGAATATTCCTTAGGCAACTTCTCTCTTGACTTTGCCTGGGTTCATAAAAGTCTCTGCATTGAGATCGACGGTGAACAACACAAACGATTTCAAGAATATCGAGAACGTGATGAACGAAAAGATAAATTTTTGAAAGATTTTGGATGGAAAGTACTTAGAATAGAATGGCAAAAGATGTACAAAGATCCAAAACAGTGGATTCAAATAGCAAAAGATTTTGTAACAATTCCCTAGTAGCTCAGTGGTAGAGTAGGTGACTGTTAATCACTTGGTCGTTGGTTCGAATCCAGCCTGGGGAGCCTTGCACACCTGAATACAATTGGTTGAGTGGCCAGCCCTTCAAGCTGGAATACAGGGTTCGATTCCCTGCAGGTGTACCAAGTCAGTTGCATAGGAATGAGAGTTACTTCGTTTATGGAAAACTTGGGCATCGCCCAGTCACTCTTGCCGACATCTTCTCTGACTCCAAACAATGGCGCGACCTTTGCTTCCGCGTCTATAAAAATTGAAGCATCCCACGGGTCAGTCATATAACGGTAGTATGGAAAACTGTCTATTTTCACGCGGGGGTTCGACACCCCTCTGGCCCGCCAGACTTCGGTGATCGTCGAGTTTATCTCGTCGGTCATTGCTCGGTGTACGAGTGTAACGAAGTCTCAATGTAGATGATCAAGAGATCGTAAGTCACAACTGAGGTCTCTTGTGAAGAAGAGAATGCCACGACAGTGTCATACTCGAGCAACAGGGTAGGATCGCAACCTATCTGTCGGTGCTTAGGCTACATTCATGTTCGCGTCGTCTACATGGTTAGGACAGGAGACTTTCAATCTCCAGAAGAGGGTTCAATCCCCTCCGCGAACGCCACAATCCTGTTGTAAGCATAAACTACAATGCTAGCTGCCACCTAGGCGGCGTGATAATGGTGTGAACCCATTCAACAGGGCCAATTAGTAGTACCCTTCTCTCTGTGGGATAAAGGTTGTTCACTGTGTTTGGAACGCAGACGATGCTGGTTCGAGTCCAGCCGGAGAGACCGCGATAAAGATGTAGTGGCGCATGTTGGGCTCATAACCCATCAGGCCGGTTCGATTCCGGGTTCGCAACACGTTGTGGATTCTCCATAAATAGAAGCATGAAATATTGCATCTATCAAATCACCAACATGGTGAATGGAAAAATCTACGTTGGAGTTCATAAGACCAAGAATTTTGATGATGGGTACATGGGCTCTGGAAAAGTTATCGGTCGTGCTATCAAAAGATACGGGATCGAAAACTTTGAAAAAGTCATACTTGAGACTTTCGAGAATTCGGAAGCTATGTATGCGAGGGAGAAAGAAATTGTTAGTGATGAGTTTCTTTCTCGTGATGATGTCTACAACCTCAGAAGAGGCGGCACCGGTGGATTTGAATACATCACAAAGATTAGAAGAAATGGGTTCTGCATAGAGTCCAATGCAAGTAATGCTGCAAGAAAATCAAATATGGGCAAGGGAAAATTCCAAGGGAAATCTCATTCATATGAATCAAGAGCAAAATTAAGCGATTTGAATTCAGCAGACTCTAATCCGATGTTCGGAAAGACTCACTCTGAAGATACGAAAGCTAAAATGAGATCTGCTCAATCCGGTGATAGAAACTCTCAATTTGGATCTTGCTGGATCTTCTCAGAAAAGCAACAGAAAACCATCAAGATCAAGAAAGATATTCTTCAGACTTACCTAGATCAAGGGTGGTCAAAAGGAAGAAAATGTTTCTGCCCATAGTTAAGTGGATATAACAGGAGTCTTCTAAACTCCGGTCCGTGGTTCGATTCCACGTGGGCGGACCAATTTAATTTCAACAAAAGGAGTATGTGCCATGGAACGATTTTCTACCCATGGCTTTGGTAAATCAACCTCTGATTCCAAAGCTGTTTAATGGGTCTGTAGTCAAGAGGTTGAAGACACCGGACTTTTAATCCGGTACATGCGAAAGCTCACATCGTGGGTTCGAATCCCACCAGTCCCACCCGAAGTTTGGGTGTATAGTGTAGCGGCTCTGCACATTAGGCTTTTACCCTAAGAGTTTCGGTTCGACACCGAGTGCACCCACCGTATTCCGATAGGTAAAGCTATCGTGGTGATTTAGTTCAAAGGTAGAACAAGGCTCTCATAAGGCTTAGACGAAGGATCGATACCTTCACTCACCACCAAGTAGTTGCAATGTTAAGAGATACTTCGTTAGTTCGATTCTAATCCCCTGCTCTTCAAGAGCAGGGGTGCCAAGGTGGCAATAGCTCTAAACAACTTTTACTCTACTTAATGCAGACGTAACAATGATGGTTCATGTATCGGCTTGAAACCCCGAGGATATTGGTTCGATCCCAATCGTCTGTACCAAATAAAGCCCCTGTCGTATAATGGTCATTACACCTGTTTTGTAATCAGGATACCGCGGTTCGATTCCGTGTGGGGGCACCGGCGGAGACACATGGTTCAAATCCTGTCTACTGAGAAATCGGTAGTAGCTTAGTGGGAAAGCACCGTCACGATGGGGGATTAGCTCAGCTGGGAGAGCGGTAGCTTTGCAAGCTATAGGTCGGGAGTTCGAACCTCCCATCCTCCACCTTCCGAAAACCCGGGTTCGAATCCCGGCCTAGCGGGTAATGCTGGAGGTCGTCATAGTGGCTTAGGACATCGGACTTGTTTCATGGGGGCAGCAGCGGGCTGCGGAGATGCCTTGCAAGTATCTTGTCTAGAAGGGTTCAACTCCCTCGGCCTCCACCAATGGGCATCAGGTATGCGGGTTCGATTCCCGTAATCTCCACCAAATGGGGGTCTCTGGATGAGTGTAAACTTTGGTATATGCTTCGCCTGAAGATAGCGAGTTCGATTCTCGTGATGTCCACCAATCAGGGTGTGGGAAAGTCTGGCTAATCCACTCGCCTCGGAAGTGAGAGACCGTCGGTTCGAATCCGACCATCCTGACCAAAATGTACACTAGGTGATACATTGAACTTCAACATGGGCGCTAACGAGTTCAAGTTGTACACGAATGAAGATTCGACTGCAGAGTTTATCAAAAATAATTTCGTTTTCACTTAAATAGTTGTGTACTTTTCTGTAGATCGTGTTATAATGCTTTTATCGATTCAAACAAAAGGAATTGACTATAATGAGAAACACTTTACACTCATCGACTAACGGCTAGGTCGCTTGACCCTCAATCAGGAAATACCGGTTCGAATCCGGTTGGGTGTACCATGCAACAACTTTTCGGATTGGTCAGGTCTGGTGACAGGATGATTCAACCTTAGATGAGAGTTGCACATCGGAATGTAGCACAGCCTGGTAGTGCGCTTGCTTTGGGAGCAAGATGTCGAGAGTTCGAATCCCTCCATTCCGACCAAGATCGTACTTCCGGTATGGCTCCCGGTAAAATCCATAAGAGCGTGATGAGTGCTGCTCTAAGCGCGGTGGTGGTTCGAATCCACACGATCTTATTTGGGTATCTAGTATAATGGCTATTACGGCGGACTCTTAATCCGTAAGATGTGGGTTCGAATCCCACGGTACCCACCATAATCGATTCGTAGTTCAATTCTTAGAGGGCCCACTACAAGGTGGGAAGGTGTTGGTGAAAATCCAACCGAATCGGCCAAATTATTGAAGCGGTTGCTGCCGTGGATATGATCACGATTGACAGATTTTAATCGATTCCAGCAAGTTTTGAAAAAAGATCTGAGATGTGTAGTTTAACGGACAAAACCCTGGCCTTCACGCCGGAGATCGCGGGTTCGATTCCCCGTATGTCGTTCAATCGTTGTAGTCCTGTCATCTAATGGTAAGGTGTTCGCCCGATTAGCGAAACACGTCGGTTCGATTCCGACCGGGACTACCAAATTAAAGTGTACATCGGGGTGGGCGTATTGTAATGGTTCAGCAACGAAGCCTGTGAAGCTTTTAGAGCGGGTTCAATTCCCGTCGCTCACCCCACTGTACATTTAGCATAACACGAAAGAAGCGGTTCGATATAAGATAAGTACCTTCAGGAAGTTTTGAAGATGAAAGTTATACGAATAGAATTCACTGGCACAAACGAAGCCTTCTTCAAAGGTTTAGAAGATGCCAAGGATCAAATCCTTTCTTAGCTCAGTGGTAGAGCAATCGACCGATAATCGATAGATGCAAGTCCGATTCTTGCAGAAAGGACCATAGCAGCTGCGCAGTCACGGGTTACTTCGCTCACAATGAAACCATACCCATCGACGTTTTATTCTCTGCTACCATACAAGTTTGTCCATAAATATCTCCAGTAATCTTTCAAGGAGGTATTATGATGAAGATGAAACTCGGCCGTCAGGCAAGAGCGTTCAATCCTAAAATAAAAAATATGCGGGCAGTTTACGGTAAACCGCTACCGACCCCACCAGCCGCTATTGACTGGTCGCACAACATCACAGACTTTGGTGTTATGCTCAATGATAGATTGGGAGATTGCACCTGCGCTGCGGTCTATCATGCAAGACAGATCTGGACAGCTAACACGCTGACAGAGCAAACAGAACCTGACAGATGCGTCTTGAATCTTTACGAGGCTGCTACAGGTTACAACCCACAGAATCCTGCAACTGATCAAGGCGGAGTTGAGCAGTACGTTTTACAGTACCTGTTGAATGAAGGAATTCCGTTAGGTGATGGAACTCGTGACAAGATCTTAGGCTTCATGGAAGTCGATCACAATAACATCAACGATGTGAAGCTTACTATCGCAGAATTCGGTCTAGCTTACATCGGCTTCAACGTCCCAAATAGTATGTTTGCGGCAGGTGAACCTCCTCAAGTTTGGACGGTGAGTCAAGATCCTAACCTTGCTGCTACAGAAGGTGGTCACGCTATCATCTTGATTGCTTATGACGATCAAGGACCTACTTGCGTATCTTGGGGTAAAAAGTACAAGATGACTTGGGAATTCTTCTCAAGGTACACAGATGAAGTGTACGCTATAGTGGATAAGTCATGGATTGAAACGACGGGTAAAACCCCGTTGAACTTGACTCTTCAAGAACTTGAAGAGTTAATGGCGGATTTAAGAAGTTAAGTTTTAAACTGGAGTTTCAAAAACTCCAGATTGCCTGGTGTATCGGATACGCGTTTGATTTTGAGTCAGACTGCAGAGGGTTCGACTCCTTCCTGGGCCGCACAACAATTGCCCCCTGGTCTAATGGTAGGGTGTCGGACTCTGACTCCGAAGACGCTGGTTCGATTCCAGCGGGGGCTGCCAAATTTGTGTAGCAAGTGCAAGTTATCGAATGTCTGGCTGACGTAACGTGGAAGTCGCGAATGAAGCGTTATAGAACATGGCATGTGCCTCTGAGGTCGAAGCGTGAAAGGTTTGCAAGCTGGAAGCGTGGAACAGGAGATTGAGGCTAATATCAGCTGCTGGAGTTACGACCAGAACACAAATGAATGTTGGAGGTATATGCAATGGTATGCATACTTGCCTTTGAAGCAAGGTTAGTCGAGTTCGATTCTCACACCTCCTGCCAACATCCCTCTTTCGTATAACTGGTGTGTACGCTGGACTGAAAATCCAGAGGATGCGGTTCGATCCCGCGGGGAGGGACCAGAGAATAATGTACTTATCTCAAAAAGGATGATATTATTCATCTTTAAGGAGATTACCCAATGAAATTCACAACTAAAGAAGAAGCATATATGAAAGGTAAACCTTTCACACGAGAGGAAGAGAACGCGTTATTGAATGAAACGCTGAAATCTTCCAGTTCCAGCATTAATACTTTTCCGAGATTTAATGCTTTACGACAATCTCGAGAAAATGCGCAGAAGAAATAACGTTAGTACTCAGCTTTGGTGAGCGGCGGGATCTTTGTATTATGCACGGTTCTAAACAGAAAAAAGATTGCCCTAAATGTTCTCGGCAAATTAGTGTTCCTAATTTTAACAAGCATGTTGCTGTATGTAAGGGACAAGTAGAGAAGAAAACAAAATGGGTATGTGAAATTTGCTCTAAGGAATTTTCGTCATCTCAAGGATGCGCTGGTCATAAAAGTAGATCTCATAATCCAGAACAGCAAAGAATAGCAGGCGCAAGGGGAAATGAAAGAAAAAGGCAAATGGAAAAAGAGGGTTATATATTTTCCCATCCACATTGTGAAGAAACGAAGGAAAAACTTTCAATCATTGCTTGCAAACGGTTAACAAAACATTCAAAGTATTCTAAGAACGTCGAGTATAAGCCTGGAGTAATTTTGGAGTCTTCATACGAGGTTAGAGTTGCTGAAATTTTAGACTCACTTAATATTGAGTGGATTAAAGTTCGACAAGGATATATTTGGAACGATAACGGTAAGAAACGAAGATATATACCAGACTTTTATTTACCAAAACAAAACATCTTTCTTGATCCAAAAAATGATTATCTGATCAAGAAAGATGAACGAAAGATTAAATCTGCAATGAAAATGAACAACATCAAAGTGGTTGTTCTTTCAAATGACTTAATCAATGAAGAATTTATAGAATTACTGGTCCTGTAGTTTAATTGGTAAAACACCACCCTTATAAAGTGGCACTCTGTGGCGCCAGATTAGCGCACATTCTCGGTTCGAGTCCGAGCGGGACTACCAACATATCCTCTGGAGAGTGGTCAGATGGGCTGCAACGGCACGGATCGTAACCGTGGAGTACTACCAAATTGTGTTTACTTTCAACATGAACAGTGATATAATTACTCAAATGTTGAACATATCAAAAATCTCTTCTTTCATGGACGACTTTTTAGTCGCGAAGCATCGTAACTTTCGTCGGTTAGGAATCCTGTCTGTTGACGGTGTCTTGGACGCGATGAAAGAAATTGATTCACTCCCTCATAGCAGCTCACCTTCTGTTGAGATGGAAGCGTTCAACACCTTGATCAACGTTCACAACGTCAAGCTGAGAACTTTCTTGATTCACGGTACAAAGTGTCGTTGTTGTGGAATTGAAGGCTCATTCTTCGCTGTTGAAATTAACGATGCTGAGCCTGGAAAACCTGTCATCATGAATCTCTACGCCATCAACGAAGATGGCAAGGAAATCTTGATGAATGCAGATCATCGTCTGCCTAAGTATCACGGTGGAGCAAACTCTGTTGACAATATGCAGACTATGTGTCAACCTTGTAACCTTGCAAAAGGTCACAAGTTGATCTTCACAGACGGTGGAGTTAAGAAGGTATCAAGAAAGAAATAGTGCTCTAACTGGGCACCAACCAAGTCGCGTTCGTAGAGTGGTTCATGCAACGGTCTGCAAAACCGTAGACGTCGGGTTCGATTCCCACACGCGACTCCAATAATTTTAAGAGGCCAAAATGAAAGCATACGGTTCCGTTCGCACTTATCATGGTTGTGTTGTACTGAGAGCTTACGCTGGAAAGGCTCGTAAGTTCAAGCTGTTCGTAAAGAATCACAAGTCATTCCGCGCATCAAAGATTGAATTTTAAGCTACTTCATTGCAAGGTCTCCCCGACCGCTGTATTGCAACGTAGCTCTTTTCAACTCCTTAGCTCAATGGTAGAGCACTGTCCTGACTCGACAGACACAACAGTTCGATTCTGTTAGGAGTTACCGGGTCTCAAGCTTAAATCTGGTATAAGCGTCCGACTCATAATCGGGAGAGAGCTCAGTTCGAATCTGGCGGGACCCACCAAATGCAAGCCCTTGTAGTATAATGGTCATTACTCATACTTGGTAAGTATGGAACGGGAGTTCGATTCTCCCCTTGGGCACCGGGTGTAGTGAAGTGGTATCATCAAACATTGCCAATGTTTAGTCACGGGTTCGATTCCCGTTACCTGCTCCTATGGGATACGCCTAGAATTCCCCGTTGAAACCCAACAGCTCCGTAATGTCCATCCAGACTAGAGCTTAGTAAGTTCTGATCAACAGACTCCTTCAAGGCCGGGGCTGGGAAGTCTCGTTATTTGCTCCTATAGTAAAGTGGTCTTATGCTTGTTTCGTAATCAAGAGTCCGAGGTTCGATTCCTCGTGGGAGCACCACCTGAATAGCTTCAATGGTAGAGCACTCTATGTAAGAGCTTTGCGAGCATGGGAAACCACGTGAAGACAGAAAAGGGGAGATGTAGGTTCAAATCCTACTTTGGGTAAGATCAATGGTGTCCATAGTGTAGTGGTCTGCACCCTCGCCTGTGAAGTGAGTAGTGACGGTTCGAAACCGTCTGGACACCCCTGGATGCTCTGTAAACTTTGACGGTGAAGCCTTGCCTTGTAAGTAAGTGGAAGTTGGTTCGAATCCAGCACAGAGCACCATCAACGCCCTTGTAGCTCAGTCGGTAGAGCAATTCACTTTGAGAAATAATTTATAAATAGTATTAAGGAGAAAACTTATGCTATTTTGTAAATTTTGTAATAAAGAGAGTAAAAATACTAATTCACAACGGAATCATGAAAGACTATGCAAAGATAACCCAGATCGTAAGTATACAAATGGTATGACTGGTAAGTCAGCATGGAATAAAGGATTAGATAAATCTGACCCTCGTGTTACTAAATATGGTCTTGCAAGTAGTAAGAAGTTAAAAGGTCATACGCGTACTATACATACAAATGAATCTAAAGCCAACTTATCTAAGAAAGCTAAAGCTAATGGTTTAGGTGGACATACATCTAAACTGAAATTATATTTTAGGAAAAATGACGGGACTGAGGTGTATCTTCAGAGTTCTTATGAAATTAAATTTGCTCAGATTCTAGAAGAATTGAATATTATATGGGAACGACCTGCACCGCTACCTTGGATAGACGATAATGGAATAGATCATAAATATTATCCTGATTTTAAAGTTGGAGACAAATATTTTGATACGAAAAATGATTATCTTGCCAAGATTGATGCGAGGAAAATAGAATTAGTTATATTACAGAACAGTGTTGATTTGAAAATAGTCTCATTGAATCAAATCAATAAAGAATATATTGCACCGTTAGCCGAATGATAAGGCAATTAGGTCGACAGTTCGATTCTCGTCCGAGGGCACCACACGCAATATTGAAGAGAGTGGCTGTCGTCTGCACCTACACTGCAGGAAGGTTGGTTCGATTCCAACATATTGCACCAAACATAACATAGGAGATCACCATCATGGAAGTCATTAACTCGCAATTAAAGCAAGTCGCAAGCACAGAAGTTAATCACTCTCTGGAAGCAAAAGCGATGGCTGACGTGAAGAAAAGAGTCCTAGAGATTTCAGCGCTGCACTTGTTCGAGACTGAAGACAGTTTGAACGATGTTAAGTAGTCTCAGGCTTATCTCGATTTCATGGCATCTCTTGAAAGAGGCGATTTCCTCGATTTCGTCATAAAGAATCCATTGTAATGCTTTCATGACCCACATGAAAGGCATCAAAATGTTACAATATCCAACTATTTTAGGTGCTTCAAAAGCTCCATTAGGTAAATCATGCATCGCTTTCTACAAGTATGACGGTTCTAACCTTCGCTGGGAGTGGTCTCCTAAGAAAGGTTGGAACAAATTCGGCACCAGGCGCCAAATGTTTGACGCTTCCGCTCCAATCTTCTGCGAAGCAATTCCGATATTCATGGAAAAGTTAGCAGATGAAATAGTTTACCGCACGACTCAGATAGTCAAGAAGCCCGAGCGCATCACAGCGTTTACCGAGCTTTTTGGTCCGTCAAGCTTTGCCGGAAAGCACGTCGAGGGTGAAGCGAAGGAGTTGAAGCTGTTTGACGTTTTTCTGTTTAAGAAGGGATTCGTTCCTCCTAAACAATTCGTTGACATCTACGGCTCAATGCCGGAAACTGCTGAAGTGATATACGAGGGCAACCTCAATAAGTCATTCATCAATGACGTTCGCGAAGGCAAGTACCCAGTCTTCGAAGGTGTCATCGCTAAAGGTGATGACTTTATGGTTAAGATCAAGACGAAAGAGTACTACGATAGACTGTTTAGCCAAGGTCTCCCGGAAGACGGCGAATAAATGTGTACTATCTGGAAACCTGTGTTATAATGATCATTCAAGTTAAGAAGTCTAAAATAAAGTGATTGGGTTTTCCAAAAACCCTGGAGACCTCTAGTCATCCCCGGCTGGAGCAATCAGAGGCAGGACTTAACTCCTATTACACTGCCAAAGCAAAGGACCCGCGGGTCCTTTGCCGTTTTACACCCTCGCTAGCGGAACTAGCGTCAGGCCTCCGAAGCTTGGTAGGTGAGGTTCAACTCCTCTCGAGGGTTCCCGGTGTGAATGACTGTAAGAGATGAGACGATCAACCGATGAGGTGTCCCGCGAGCAACTTCTCTTGTCTAGGATCAGCATAGACCACATCTTAACCCTCGCTGACGGAATCAGCGCTAGGCCTCCTAAGCTTGGTAGTTGCAGTTCGACTCTGCTCGAGGGTTCCCGCATAAATAAAGACATGAAAACAAATCTCAATTTATTCCTAGAAGCTGAAGACTCTATCTTAAAGGATGCAACTAATGCAGCCAATAAGTTCAAGAAAGAATTCACAACAGCGTTTAAGAATAAAACCTACGAATTGTCAGTTAGTTCAACAGGAAAATCTGAAGTTACCGTCACCGTTAAGATCAACCACTTTCTAGCAGACTGCAAGGAAGATCGTAGCGAGTTTGACAGCCTCACCAGAGATCTGAAGGACTTCATGAGTTCACATAGCGGAGCTCTCAAGGTTACAGATGAAGGATTCTTTGCAGGTCCTATAGCATCATCGCTGATCAAACCTGGTAAGAAGATAGATGCTGATGCTCTGCTATCTCAAGTGATAGTAATTCTTACATACGCTGCAAACTTCAAGTAAACTGTTCTCGCTGGATACCATTAAATGGTACTCTGCGAGAACAGTTTAGTTCCAACCTCGTTACACCATCGCTTCAAAATCGTCAAGGATTCGCTCGAATCGCACAAAACTTGATTAAAATCTCACAAAATTGTTTACTTTCTTCACACCTGTGATATAATTACTCCATCAAATCAAGGACTAACATTCCTAAAATTTACTTCTTGGAGGCAGCATGAGTACTACTTTGAAAGACGTATTCCACGGCATCACAACAGGCGAGTACAATGACACTCCCGCGTACAAATTGAAAGATGTTGAAGTGGTTCAAGAATTTGATTCGACAAAATATGGTCAACAGTGGCCAGGAAAGCATAAGAATGTTTACGCTTGGGTGCTTTTAACAAATGGCAAAGCTGTAGGTTGGAATGAAAGTCCTTCACGAGGCTGGTCGTTCCCAGTTATGACCTACTCCATCAAATCTTAAGCATGACAGTACAAAGGATAACATGAAAACAGTTCACATCAAAGACAAATTCGGTCAAGAGCACGATTATATAGCCCTGAAAACCATACGAGATGTCATGGATTACGGCGCGATGCTCGATGAAGAAGTATCGAATGTAGTCCACAAGCTGGTCACCAGTGACATTCCAGTTGATAAGTGGGATCACCTTCGCATGACGGGAGATGGAGGTGGAGTATTCCACGGTGCGATGGCTACCGCCTACGTGAACGAGTCAAACCCTCTATTTGAAATCCCGGCGCTGGTCAGTGGAAAGATCAAAAGGTTTTTTGACTTTATCGAGAACGGAGAAACCGTTCTTGTAAATGAGAATGGTGGTTATTGCTACTTCATGCCATCTTACCACACGATTCTGAGCGAACGTGAATACGTTTACTCGCGAGAAGATACATCAGTCGTCAGATCGTACACTAAGTACATCAACTTGGAGAACGATCCAAAGCTCGAGAAACACACGATTGATTATCTGTCCCAGAAAGACAAAAACTTCTCGTACGTGCTAAACCTTCGAAATTATAACGTCGAAGCTCTGACGAAGATCTTCAGGAAGTTCATCGAGAACGGTGGAAAGGTGGTCTACGTCTACACGACAGGAATAGATGTTCCTCAGATGTTTGATTATAGCGAGGCGATAGTCGCAGCTGGCATCAAGCATGTAGAGTTTGAATTTAACGCTGGTGAAAATCCACGTCACGCCGACGTGATCTCTTATCTCACTGAACGTGGCGTTGACGTGAAGGTTCTATGATAGTTTTTGCACGAAAGTGTGTACTTTTTTGATGGCTGTGATATAATTATCTTACTGTATAATTGTAAGGAACGCAAAAATGCCGTTTATCGCATCCCCTCAACAAGCAACATTCTTCGGCTGGATTACAGATGGTGAAGGTTCCTGTGTTTTGGAAGCTGTAGCTGGTGCGGGAAAAACTACCACTCTGATTAAAGCTCTGGAGTTGATGACAGGTTCTATCTTCTTTGGTGCTTACAATAAGAAGATCGCCGAGGAAATCAAAACTCGCGCTCCTCAAAAAGCAAAACTGTTTATCTCCACGATGCATGCAGCCGGTTTCGGCATGTGGCGTCGTGTAGCAGGTTCAGTGAAGGTCGACAATGCAAAATGCCGTACGATCTTCCGCGATGCAGCTGGTCGCAATCCTCAATACGCTCCTTTCGAAACGCAAGTCCTGCAGTTGGTGTCCTACGCCAAGCAAGCTGCAATCGGTGCGATCTCTTCCGCTGACGACAATCAAGCTTGGCTTGATCTGATCGAGCACTTCGACATCGACACAGTCGAAAATGACGCTCTTGTCATCTCTCTCGCGAAGAAAACTCTTCAACGTTCCATCGAGCAAGACATGAAGGTCATCGACTTCGACGACATGATCTACGCTCCATTGGTTCACAAAGTCAAAGCTTACGAATATGACTGGGTTCTGATTGATGAAGCACAGGACACAAACGCAGCTCGTAGAGCTCTGTCTCTGATGATGCTGAAACGCGGTGGCCGTCTGGTTGCTGTAGGTGATCGTCATCAAGCGATCTACGGCTTCACAGGTGCTGACGCAGATGCTCTCGATCTGATCGCAGCTGCAGTAAGTGCGAAACGTCTTCCTCTGACGGTGACTTACCGTTGCCCGAAAGCTGTCGTTGAGTATGCACGCAAATACGTATCTCACATCACAGCTCATGAGTCTGCTCCTGAAGGTGCAGTAGTGAATCTGGCACCTGAAGTTGAAATCACAACGGTTGCAAAACCTGGTGATGCAATTCTCTGCCGCTTCAACGCTCCAATCGTGAAGATGGCCTACCAATTCATCGCTGCTGGAATACCTGCCAAGGTTGAAGGTCGCGAAATCGGTACAGGTCTGAAGACTCTCGCACGCCGCTGGAAATCAAAGAGCTTCGACGCTCTGTTGAATCACCTGGACACTCACCTTGAACGTGAGTCTGCAAAGTACCGCGCCAAGGAACAAGAAAGCAAATCTGTTGCTGTTGAAGACCGCGTAAACTGCTTGAAGCTGCTGATCACTCGTGTACAAGCTTCCAAAGTGAAGTACACTGATCCAGTTGAAGCCCTCTGCACCGAGATCGACAAGATCTTCACTGACAACGTTGGTGACGAAAGTGTTCTTCTGTCTTCGATTCACAAGTCCAAAGGACGTGAATGGACAAATGTTTACTGGTTGCAAACTGGTCCTTCTAAATGGGCTCGTAAAGACTGGGAGCTGGATCAAGAAACCAACCTCTGCTACGTAGCAGCTACGCGCGCCAAGACTCAACTGATCTTGGTTCCTGCAGACAAATGAAACATGAATGGTCAGAATATCATCCACCTGAACAGTCAATAGCTGAACGCTTCATCTCAGAGCCAATGCGAAAATGTTCTAACTGCGGGTGCATTCAAACGCGCAGTACAGAATATCTCTGGATGAGAGTTCAAGGATATCGCTGGTTGCCTTTAGCTGGACGTTGTAAATTGGAGAAAATATGACTTGCGGATACTTATCAGGAAGAAAATACCACGCGGCCACTGTTACAGGCGCCCACATTCCTAACAAGGAAGAAGCGAAGGAACTCCGCAGGCTTATGCAATTGTCAGGCGAGTCTGAGGTTGAAGTTCGCAAAAAGAAATCGAATCGAGTGAAGCTAGCCAAAGCCAGCAAACAGTTCGGCAATGGCCGCAATGCATTCCGTCTAGCGTTTAGGAAGCTACGCAATGAAGTTGCGCTAGAACTTGGTGTCAACATAAACGATCCACGAGTAAAAGGAGCTGCTACTGTCAAGTTTCAAAAGTTAAGAAAAGAATCAAACTTCGGACAGTGGTCAGGTGATAATCTCCGTTTTGCACGTAGATTAAACAGGAGCCGGTTAGGATGAACTATACAGAATTGAGGCAAGAAGAATTACAGCGAGAACGAGCTCCTGACGTTGCAGAGATTCTGCGATTAACAGAGGAAAACAAGAAGCTTCGTCAAGCTGCAAAGATGATTCATCGACGTGGGTGGACTGTCAGCGGCAGCTTGGAGATGGCGGAGATTGATCTCTTTTGCAAAGATTTAGGTCTTGACGTTTGGACCTGGAAGTTAGGATAACATGGACATCATCAAAACTTTACGAGAGCGCCTGGTGCCTCTTGGGACTAAGCCTCTAGTGAGATTGCACTTAAAGCCTGCAACTTACGTCAAAACTGATCTCATAGATGACGCCATCAATGAGCTTGAAAGACTTCCATTGGAGCTCATGCTTGAAGGAGGAGAACCTACAGCTCTTCAAAAGATTGCTATCATGGTGCTTAAAGATAGCGCTTACTTGGAGGATATATGAGTCTTATATACCTTGCATCTCCATACAGCAGCGATGATCCTAGAGTGATCGAGGAACGTATGAGGATCTTCCTTGAGGTTGATGCTTACCTAACGCATCGCGGAATCCTCACTGTATCTCCAATGTACAAGCATTTCCTTGCATCTGCTGGACTAGGAATTCCAAACACTCTCGAGTACTGGAAGAACTACTGTGAAGCTCTTCTCATGAAATGTAGTGGGATGATCATCATTCCTTCTATCGGTTGGGCTACATCTCCTGGAGTGATCATGGAGAAGGGTTTGGCTTCACAGTTCAAAACCCCATGGTCTATCTTCGATCTCAATCTACTGGACAAATAATGGAAATTCACTATCTAATCGTGATGTGTATGTTCTTTATAATGGCACAAATATGGTATGCATCTAGCAATCCACTTGGCCGTTTCCGCGGAAACCTTTGGACGTTCCTAACTATATTGGTCTTTATCTTGTCTTTCCTGAAATGAACAAGACACTCAAGAACGCTATCGAGCTTGGTAAGAAGCTTGAAGAAGACAGCAAGGAAGAAATTTGCATCGCATGCAATGGTACTGGTTACTACGATGATGATGGTAGTCCACCTTGTGGATCATGCAACGGCACAGGCTTCATCGTCAAGATCTTCAACGACGAATAAATTTACATCCTCAACCAAAAGAGATACAATGTTTCTTTTGGAGGAAGCATCATGAAAAGAATGTTCATAATCACCGTCTGTGCATTAACGCTGCTCCTATCAGGCTGTGAAAATAGCACACAGTTTGGCCCTTGCGTCGGCGTTGGTGAAACTCAAAACCCTAAATTGACTTACAAGATCAGCGCGCTCAACCTCGTTGTTGGGATATTGTTCTTTGAGTTGATAGCGCCTCCTGTAGTCGTTGTAGCAAATGAAATGTATTGCCCGAATGGCGTCAAGCAATGAACAGCATCAAAGATATGGTATCTGGTGGTAAGGTAGTTCGCTTCATTTACTTCAGACAGAGTGAACTGTGGTACGCTACAGAATGTGGCTTTGATTCCCAGTCCCCATCGCTGATACAGGAACTGCTACTTTCCTACCAGAGGACAAAGCCATGATGTTCATGCGTTACATCCGCAAGCATCTCGAAGTGATCAATAAATCAAAGGAACAAAATGAATCAGCAAACTAAGAAAGAACCTACCGAAAGACTCAATCAGTATGAACTCGTTCTAGCGATGACAGAATACATTCGTCAGAACCCAGATTCCCCGGCCGTTTTAAAGTTGAAGCAATGTAAGGGTCAAGCTGAACAATTTGCAGTTTTCTCATCAATCCCCTAAAATAACTGTGTACTTTTTAGTTGGCTGTGATATAATTACTCTATCATCAATCAACTAAGAGGTAATCATGGCTAAAATCACAACTTTCACCAAAGACACTGATTTTAAAGCAATTCGCGCCGGTCTCAATGCTGCAATGAAAGCGTACGGAGACAAAGTTGGTATCAACTTCGAAATTGGTAACATCAGCTTTTCCTCTGGTGAGTTTCACACAAAGCTTACCGCGAAGATCGAAGGTGCAGAATCTCGTGAAGACAAGCAACTCAAGTTCTACATGAACTTGTACAACCTGCAAACTGAAGGTACTCGCGGCCGCAAGTTGGTTGGTTATCTCCCACGTTGCCACCGTGCAAATTTCGTCTTCACAGACCCAAAACGTCCTGGCAAACAATTCCGCTGCGAAACAGAAGATGCGAAAGAATGGTTCGCAAAAGCACCTGCAACGGTGTAAACAATGCACAAGAATGAACTAATCTCAAAGCTCAAGGTACATCACGCTAACTTTGACTTTCGTTGGAAGGGTCAGCGAACATTTACCGCGTTCTTGGCGCATTATCTAGAAAACTTAAGCATTCCTGAAGATGACGAGTATGACTTCTGGCGTATAGAACCATTCCTTCATGACATTTGCGTAGACGCTTTCGAAGAGCTGCGAACTGGTACTTGTGATAAGACGTTAGAATTTCGTAAGATGTACGAGAAGGAAACTGAACATTCTGTTCCAAATGTTCTTGATATTGGCGAGAGCAACATGTTCCAGCGCCAGTCTGCTGTGCAGACGACTATTGGATTTTTACTCGCCGACGTTCTCGAAGATGACAAATACATCTCCAACCAGGTTGAATCGTATTGCAACGCACAAGGCATCGTGCTACAGCAAACTTTTGATAAATTTTTACGGCAAGTGTATCGTCAAGGAATGTTTGACATGATCACGGCCGTTGACCAACGTGGAATGAGTGGAGAATTTGGTCCTACAACTCTTCGCACCTACACGATGTGCGGCAGGATTATGTTTACGTTTGCAAATAAAGAAGAAGATGTCACCTTCATCGCCGAAGAAGGTGACCCGAATTGCTACAACTCTGGTCTGCAATCTTTGAACGCCGATTTTCTCGGAGCTCTCAATTTGATACAGGACGTTATCAACCATTGGCCTCACGTTAAAGACGCTGGTACATTTAAAACGAAGGAGTTATTCATCGTATGATAAGCTTTTGGCACGCTTGTGCTATAGCGGCGACAAATCCCGTCGTCTTGCTCTGCGCTGGATTGGGCACCTACCTAATCGTTCGTCATCTCAAGTTGTTCGACTAAAGGAACGTAAATGATATTTTGTAATGGTTGTGTGGAAGACGGTGCTAGTGGTGCATGCTGTGATTTTTGCAAGCACTACTCCTTCAATGGAGACGATCAAGGACGATATACAGGTGACGGTTACTGTAACTTGAACCAAGAAGAATCAGACCCTCATGAATATTGCGAAGACTTTCACTGCTGTTTGTGCGCGCTCTTCAGAGCAGATAAGGATCCAGTCACATAAATAGTTGCATGAAACTAAAGCAACTATTTGAGATGGATCCCAACCAAGCCCGCAACATTCAGGCTGGAGATTGGATTTGGCCTGAAGGTTTAACCCTTAAACCTGGTGAAACTGCAGCCAGAAAAGTTTCGTATCATGACAGGAAGAATCAGAAGCTTGAATTTGAGAATCCTGATGGAACGAAAGGCTCATGTACCTATGCACAGGTAGGTTCATGGCAAGATCAAAACAGAGGTAGGAAGAATTATTGATGATTGCAGACATATTCAACGTGTTATCTGTTTTGTGCGTAATTGGCACGATAATTTGCATTGCCATTACAGTGAAGGTTAATCGAAATAAAAGGAGAGTAAAGTGAAAGTGTTATTGGAAATCCGACCTGGTGAAGGTGGAGAAGATGCAAAGTTGCTCGTCAGCGATCAAGCTGCGATCTATTGTAAGTTCGCCGAGCGCGTTCGTGCTGGCGTTGAGGTTGAAACCGAGCACGGTTGAATCAATCTAACGGTCGACGGGCCGGACAATCTCGTCAATAGGCTACTGCAAGAAAGCGGTGGTCATCGGTGGCAAAGAATCCCTCCAACAGAACGAAAAGGTAGAGTTCACACTTCAACGGTAACAGTAGTGGCCATGGTTGTGCCTGAAGAAAGTGAATGGAGTCTCAACGAGAAAGACATCTTGATGTTCACAACGAAAGATACTGGTCCAGGTGGTCAACACCGCAACAAGACTGAAAGTTGCGTGATCATGCGTCACCTTCCAACTGGGATAGAGGCTAAAGCTTCTACAAAAAGCCAGTACAACAACAAGAAGACAGCGCGCGAGATGCTTGAAACTCGAGTGAAGAGATTCTACGACGCTCAAAAGTATGAAGCTCTCGACAAGAAGCGTAAGGAAGATCGAGGCTCTGGAATGCGTGGAGATAAGGTTAGAACTTACAGAGAACGTGACGATCAAGTTACAGATCACCGCAGTGAAGTCAAGATGCGTCTGAGAGATGTTCGTCAGGGTAAGCTTGAACAGATGTGGATGTAAAATAATTGTACTTTCTAAAAGTGATGTAATATAATGGAAACCTAATCACCTATAGCTTAATGTCAAAGCGTTCAATTGGCATAATTTTGTAAGCCCAATTGGAAGACGGTAGCTCAAAACTGCCTAGGTGTACCATGAATGTCATTTACGCTCGCGAGTCAATCACACCTGCTATCTTCTTAGCAGGTCCTACACCACGTGACCCAAAAACAGAATCATGGAGACCCGAGGCTCTTAAAATTTTAGAGCTTCATGACTTTGAAGGCACAGTTTACGTTCCTGAAAATAGAGTTTACACTGACGGCTATGAATACGACGCTCAAGTAAACTGGGAGTGGTTGGCTCTTGAGGTGTCAACTGCTATCGTCTTTTGGGTTCCTCGTGAACTCAACAAGATGCCAGCGATGACAACAAACATTGAGTTTGGACATTACGTAAAGGATGGAAGAGTTGTATTAGGGTATCCAAAAGATGCCCCAAAGATGAAGTATCTACACGCGCTCGCTGACAGATACTCTGTACCTGTCTTCCATGATCTTGAACGCACTATAATCGCAGCTATCGATATGGCCTGACCTATGGTGGTTTATTCTTTCAAATGTCTGTGCTGTAAAGCAATTATTGAAAAGAGAACCAAAGTACCACCCAAAATATGTCCGGTCTGTAAGGAACGTTGTACGCTAGAGAAGCAATTTTCAGCACCCATAAGGAGTTAAAAATGAAACTTATACTATTCGTCATTGGAATTTTACTTTTCCTAGCAGGCATTGGCCTTGGAATTTACGTAGGATTTTGGTTGATGTTCGTTGGAGGTCTAATAGAAATCATCAACGCTATCAAGGCTCCAGTCACAGTCGTATCTGACGTAGGCTTTGGAGTTCTCAAGATGATGTTCGCAGGATTCACAGGCGCTGTAACATTTTGGGTATGTACTGCAATCGCTGGTGCATTCATCACAGCAGCAGACTAAGATACATATTTGCAATGACAAACAGTTAACCTGAAGCTCACTCAGTATCAACCATCACATAAAGGAATAGTATGTCAAAGTTAGATAAACACTTCAAATGCCCTAAGTGGCTCAAGATTGCAACAATGAATCAAACGAGGGCGTGCAGAATCTCCATGTTTGAAGCTTATCAGTCTTTCCTGAACTACAAAAAGCGCTCATCTACCAAGAGGGCTGAAGCTTCAGAATGAAAATAATCATTGATCATATTCCCAAGACAGCTGGACAAGCTCTCAATAATTGGTTGGCAGGTGAATTGAAGGACAAAGTGTCTGACAATCATCTACTAAAATCTCATTCTGAATTGCTACAGCATTCTGATGAGATTATCTGTGCTCACATCGATTTTTCTCTAGGTGAAAAGTTAAATCCTGATTATCAGTACATTACGTGTATCAGAGAACCTGTAGACCGAGCAATATCTTGGATGTTTTACACTATGGGTGGCATTCCACCCATGTTTCCAAACGTGAAAGCTCTCAAAGAAGGTGCAAATTTATTCTTCAACAGCGATGGTGAAGAAAGCAACCAAGACTTTTTAGATTCAATAACTAACGCACAAGTTAAACACTTTTGCACGAGTGACGCAACTGAAGAAGACAAGATCTTGGAAGACGCTCTCACCTTCATCAAGCAATACACCATCATCGGAATATACGCAGAGTTTCCAGAATTCTTGGAAAAGATAGCTAAGCTCGTAAACATTCCAATTCAATCTTCTATTCCTGTGGTAAATGATACTCAGATAGGGGTTGTTTCTCCAGCAATTTTCGAAAAACTCAACGCTCTTAATGAGCTTGACCTCAAATTCTACAATGAAGTTTGCAAGATCGCATAATTCTGTTTACATTTTGACCTGACTGTGTTAAAATGTCTCCATGTTAAATTTTCCACCACTATTTGGATTTGTAGAACTCAGGGTTGATCTGTACCACAGGTTAGCCCTGCGTGGCATCAAGGATGTCCACATCACCTGGAACGAAGATCATCTGTCAAAGATAGACGCTATTCCAGCTGGACCAGAAAAAGAAGCTGCTCTCGACATAACGGCTGACGAGTTTGTTAAGTTGTTTGAGGGAGTAGAATCTGGAGCTATAAAAACTTACGAGATCAATAGCGATGAAGATATTGAGAGACTCTTCAAGGACGGAACGCAGAAGCTCGATCCAAAGATTGAAGCTATAATCAATGCGACCACTCTGGAGCCAGAGCCTATCAAGCATCACTTAAAAATATGCGCGCCATTCCCTGGAATGCACGTACCTTGGTCTCCAGAAAAGAAGGCAGAACTCAAACGAGCTCTTGACAAATATACAAAGGAAGTGCTATGAGCGTTAGAGATTACCCAGATGTTCCAAGAATTTACGTTGACATGGATGGGGTCGCAGTTGACTTTGAACGCTCAATGAGTGAATTCATGTTGACGGCTAAGGAGTTGAAAGTAATTCCCGGCGCATACCGCAACATGAAACCTATTCCAGGCGCGATTGATGGAATAAACAAGTTGCTGGACATGGGAATCTTCGTCATGATGCTCACAAAGATTCCTTCTGAGAATCCATACTCTGCATCTGAGAAGATCTTCTGGCTATACGAACATCTTCCAAGAATGAAAGATTACATCATCATCAGCCCTGATAAGGGTTGCGTTGGAACGGAGCGAGACTTTTTGCTTGATGATCACCCTGAATGGGCGAACGCGCATAACTTTGCAGGAACAGTCATTAAGTTTGGCGGAGAGAAGATCAATGATAATTACGTTGAGAATTGGATAGAGTTGGTAGAACTCTTTGAAAAGGTAAAAAATGGCAGTTAACATGCTTGACGTAGGATCAAAGAGCAGCTACCCAGCGGGGGACTTGAGCAACTTTACATCTTTCAAGTTTATCCTTGATGATGTAGAATGCGCTTCAATGGAAGGCTTTCTGCAAGCGCTGAAATTTGACAAGGAACACATTCAAGTTGAAGTTTGTAAGCTCACTGGAATCAAAGCTAAACAGCGCGGTAAAGAGCGCAATAATAACTGGAAGTTGAAGCTCGGTCTTTGGTGGAAAGGTGAATTCTTCCCAAGAAAATCTGTCGAGTATCAACGACTATTGGACAGAGCTTACATCGAACTTGCTAAAGCAAATGAAAAGTACAGACAAGCTTTGCTGGACACCAAGGATTTGATCTTGACGCATCACATTGGTCGTTCAAGTGAGATGGAAACTGTTCTTACTCAAAATGAATTTTGTAGTCGTCTCATGAAGCTTCGAAAGTTGATTCGTAACGGCGTTGACCTTGATGGAGTGAAAAAGTTATGAAATTACCTTTACCAGTTAGAATCGTGTTGATGCCATTTAGATTGATCGCGTTGCCTTTTGCTGCGATCATCTGTATATGCTGTCAAATCGCCGGCGAAGAAGATGCCGGCGATTCGGTGTTAGATTTTGTCATTGAGGCAGGAAACCAATGAAGATCGCGCTGATAGGCCGAAAGAATGGGCAATCAGATTCTGCACATAAAAATTTGAGCGGAATGCTGATAAACTTCGCCGAGACTATCTATAAACGAGATCATGAACCTATCTTTGACGAAGAGACAATGCTAAATCTGATCATCGGGACAGACTTTTTCAAGGCCCACGAAGAGACCATTCATATCAAAACTTCGAGAGAAATTGTTCAAAAAGCAGATGTTTGCATCGTGATGGGTGGAGATGGTACGATGTTGAATGCTGCAAAATCACTTGCAGACGGTAATGCTGGAATTCCAATCCTCGGTATTAACTTAGGAAGAGTCGGCTTCATCACTGATGTTCCTTTCGATTTTGATTCAGATAGAATCATCACGATGCTGGAAAAGGTTGAGTACACTATAGAGAAGCGTACGATGTTAGCGCTACGTGGACCTCTTCGTCCAGGGATCATTGGCTGGAAGGCAGCGTTGAACGATGTTGTGATCTCTCGTTCAACAGGTAAAATCATTGAGTTTAAGGTAAGCGTTGACGGAGAATATGCCTACACCGCGCGTGGAGATGGTCTGATGGTAACAACTCCAACTGGCTCTACCGCTTACGCGTTGTCCGGTGGTGGCCCTATCATTCACCCCACCGCGAGAGTGATTGAAATTCTGCCAATCATGGCTCAGTCTCTGTCTACTCGTCCACTCATCATCACTGACACTTCAAACGTTGAGTTTGAACTTGTAAGCGGAGATGCTGAAATCTACGTCGATGGTAATCTCTTCTTAGAAATTAAACCCGGTGAAAACGTTGAAGTGACGAGAGCTGATCGCAAGGTAGAGTTCATCCATCCAAAGATGAAAGAGTTAACTTATAGCTACTACAACACCCTCGCCGAGAAGTTAAATTGGCACCACTTACCAGGAACTCCAAGATGAATTCAAATACTGCTGTTGTCGTTATCATGTGTGCTTTTTTCATCGCCGTTTTTGGTGGAATGGCACTTAGTGATTATGAAAAAGGCCAAATTAAGATTGCATGTTATGAAGCTGCGAAGACAAATACGAGCATCAAGTGTCAATAAGCGTATACTTTTCGTGAGAACTGTGTTATAATTCATCTCATGAAAACTGAAATGAATCCTCAAATTTATCTCGTTGGTGGTGCCGTTCGAGACCTGATCCTCGGCAACATTCCGAAGGACTTCGACTACGTTGTAGTCGGTGCTAGTCCTGAGTGGATGCTTGAACGAGGTTACAAGCAGGTCGGTGCCGCTTTTCCAGTCTTCCTTCACCCTGAAAACGGTTCAGAATACGCTTTAGCTCGCCGCGAAAAGAAAGTCGCTGCTGGCTACCATGGCTTTGAAGTTGAATTCAGCCCTGACGTTACATTGGAAGAGGATCTGTCTCGTCGTGATCTGACGATAAATTCAATCGCAATGAGTCACGGCAATCAGTACATCGATCCTTTCAACGGCATGGAAGACCTGAAGAATGGTATCATCCGCCACGTCAGCGATGCGTTCGCTGAAGACCCTCTGCGCGTCATGAGAGTTGCTCGCTTCGCAGCTCGCTACGGCTTCTTGATTCACTCTGACACCATTGAGCTGTGCAGAAATTTGGTGAACGCTGGTGAACTGGACGCGCTGTCTGCTGATCGCATCTGGGGTGAATTGGAAAAATTATTTTCCGAGAAGCATTCAAGCATAGGCTTGAATTTCTTGTCGAAGATCGGTGCGATACATAAAGTAAATCGTCTACGTGGTCTGGTCAAGGATCGTCAACACGATTTCAGTGAATTTGAGCATGACATCGAATCTACGTTAACTCCAGTTCAGAAGATGTTCTTGAGCTTGAACGTAACAAATCTCACTCACAAAGAATTGGAAACCTTTAGGGTTCCAACTAATGTCGTTCGTGAATGCAAGTTCATCGAGGCGATCTACAACTGTGTCTTCATCAATGAATTGTTCGAGTCTGACTTGAAGATCAAAGAAGATCCTCTGCTACAACCGATCGTCAACGTTGTCAATTCGTTCAGAGAAGAAGTTAAGAGCGTTAAGCTGAGAGAAGTTTCAAAGTTCATCAACTCGATGACTCAAACTCACATGAAGCGCTCGAAGAAATTTTTGATCCAATTGGAGCACGCTGTGTCACGTTTGTTACAGTTGGACTTTACAGAAGCTGTCAAAGGCATGAAGCCTTCTGAAATCAAAGATTTTGTAAATGATACGAAGAAGGCTACCGTCAAGAAAGCGTTGAGTGATCCTCAACTGGAACTGTGCCCGTTCTGTGGTGAACAACCGACTGGAATAGGTTACGATGGTCAACCTGCCGTTCGTGTGTACGTTACTTGTGAATGCGGAGCGCAAGGACCATCAGTACCTTACATGATTGGATCCAACACTGGTCTTGTTATGGGTGATGCAATAACTAAATGGAATGAGAGAGAAGAATGACAGGACTATACGTTCAAAAACCAAGAGTGATCAATCTGTACGGTGGGCCTGGCGCTGGTAAAAGCACAATCAGAGCAGCAACGTTTGCTGAGCTGAAGTTTCAGGAGAAATCAGTAGAAGAAATTCTCGAGTATGCAAAGGATGCTACTTGGGAAAAGCGTGGCAACAAGCTGTTTCGCGCGCAAGAATACATCTTCGGCAAGCAGCACTTTAGGCTAGCTAACGTTGTAGATGAGGTTGAACTTGTCATCACAGACAGTCCAATCTTGATGAGCTTGGCGTACATCACTCCACAGTGGCCGATGCAATCGTTGAAGGGCGTGGTATATGAAGCTTACGCTCAATACGATAACTTGGACATCTTTATTGATCGTGGTAGGTCTTATGATCCAACTGGAAGAAGCCAAACGAAAGAAGAAGCTATCGAGCTTGACAATAAAATTTTGAAGCTGCTTGATGAAAGATCTACAGGCTATCAAAGAATGAAATTTGGTCGTGATTGTGCCGGCAAAATAATTCAAATCCTTGAAGACAAGGGTTGGATAAAAGCGTAGTACGAGGGTTTTCCTCAAAATTGATTCGGGGGAGTTAGTAACATGAAATTTTTACAATCGTTGATGCTCGTTGCATCATTGTTGTTCACAACCGTGGCAAGCGCTGACACTGCCACTCTATGGGTCTTTGGAGGCCGAGCAGTTTCCAATTCTATAACTGACGTAAAGTCAAACGCTTGGGGTGTGTATCAAGAAACACCTACAAAGTTTGGCCGTTGGGACTTCGGTTACTTAAATGAAGGACATCAAGGTGTTGACAAGCGTGATGGCATCTACGCGATGATCGATGCCCAATTTGCTCTCAACTCACTGTTAAGGACTTCCTTTGCCATTGGACCTTACTTCACAGCGACTACGGTGACTGCTACTGACGGAGTCTCTTACAAAGATACGTATCGAACTGACCTACTGGCTAAAGCTTCTATCAAGTATTCTGTGACGAATCACTGGAATGTCGAAGCTAGCTGGTGGCACGCTCTATACTCTGGGAATGACTTGAGGGTCTACGCCAGGGGCGATGCTGATGTGTTCACCGCTGGCGTGGGTTACAAGTTCTAAAAGAACAGGTTCTTGAAGTTTAGGATGATAAGATTCAATCCGTGACGAGGACTTACTTCTTCGAGATAATCAATCCAATGCTTTTTAGTTAGCTTGGAATAAGCTTTCAAGTTGCGACGATTAGTCTCGATTAAGTAATGACGTTTAGCCATCACTTCACTCATAGTTTCGACAATATCTGTGGTTGAGGTAGGATCAGCAAATGGTCCCTCAACCCAGAGAATCTCGTCGGACACTACGACTGGAACTCCAGAGTTGACTGCATCGGCAGTGACGATATTGAATGTCTCTGTGAAAGAAACTTGAAGACAAAGATCCATAGAGCGAACTGTTTCCAAGAAGTCTTCATGAGAAGCCCATGGATGTTCAACCAGCTCGTGGGTTTTTATGTTCGCGAACAAAGCTTTCAAGTTCTTCAAACCATTGCTACCATTCATCTCAACGCGGCCAGAGTTAACGTGAAAGCGTAACTTGAGGCCGCGTTGATTTGCGTACTCGATAGCTGCTAGAGCTTGGATCAAATGATTCTTCAGTGGACGATGTGAACCAAAACATCCAACATTGATCGTATCTCCAACAATTCTAGGTTGAACAGCTACATTCTCAGATACAGGGTAGAAGTTTGTGAGCAGAGGAATCTGTCTTTCAATAACTTCGTGACTTATACCTACAGCTGCCGCCATGACTCTTAGCTCTCGGTTGATACGAGGACTGTTGCCAGAAACAGTAACACCTCTTGCTAGATAATCAAACGTCCATTGAATTGCAATACCTTCTTGTGCTAAGAATGGAAGCTCACTGTGGCAACGAATTACCCAAGTAACAGAAGGATGAAGAGGTTTGAGAACGTCAAATTTTTCTGGAACTACCCAGTAGCCTTCTATAAACACGTGAGTTGGATTGAAATCTCTAACTTCACGATCGATGTCATTGTTGTCTATCACCACAACTACTTTTGACTCGACGCCGTGTTCGCTAAGCATATCGCTCACGAAGGACGCAGAGTTATACATTCCAGTGGACACCGTAAAGTTGGTGAAGTTCACTAGATCAGTGCTATAGTCTTGTCTCCTCTTGAGGATGAAAAGAGCCCTAACGTTTTTCTTCATGAGAAATTCCTTAAAAAGTTAATCTTTCTATTTATTTGTCGGCTAAAGTATGTTATAATTCAACATCTAATGTTAACGAGGTGTTACAAAATGGCTGATACTTTAGGCGATCTCATGAAGAATCTTGAAGGTGTTGAAACAGATCGGCGCGCCTCCAAAGGCATGCCGATGATAGCTCGGCTAGATGGAAGAGCTTTTCACACATTCACAAGCGGTCTGAAGCGACCTTTCGACGAGAATCTTACAAAGCTGATGCAGGAAACTACTCGCTTCTTGACAGAAGAAACCAACGCTCTCGTAGGCTACACTCAATCAGATGAGATAACTCTGATCTGGTATCTTCCTGAGTCAAGCGCTTCTCAATACCTGTTTGACGGACGTTACCAAAAACTCTGTTCAGTTCTAGCTGCAACAGCTACGGCGTTCTTCAATAGAAATCTTGAAAAATATCTCCCGTCTAAGAAGGAATGGCTTCCCATATTCGATGCAAGAGTGTGGCAAGTTCCGTCTATTCGCGAAGCTTATCTCTGCCTGCTCTGGAGAGAAAAGGATGCCATCAAAAATTCTATCACGATGGTAGCTCTGTCTCACTTCTCTCACAAGGATCTGCAGAACGTCAATGGTGACATCAAGAAGTCTATGCTTCGTGATATTGGTGATCCTTGGGAAGAATACGATGCTTGTTACCGCAAAGGATCGTACTTCATGCGAGTAGAAGAAACTCGTCCTCTGACTACTGACGAGCTGGAAAAGATTCCAGAGAAGCACAGGACTTCAGAGAAGGTAACTCGTAAACCTGTAAAGCTCATCGACATGCCTGACATGATCTCGATAAGCCCTACTTTCATGTTCAAAAAAACTGCAACTATAGGAGAATAAAATGCACGTAGATCTGATATCCAAGAAGATGATAGCGAATTCCTTGTTCATCTTGGAACCAAATGGGCTAGCTACTCTGTGCCTGTACAAATCCCCCAACACAGAATCTTCCATAGCGAAGGGGATTCCAGCTACTCCTGAGATGCTGCACGTCATGAAAAAGATCAACAAGATTCTTCCTATCAGCATCAAGTATCGAGGTACTCGCAGACCTGGGCTTCTCGGAAAAGCGACCTGTTTGAAGAAGGATGCAACGAGTTTCGCTGTTTATTTGCGATAAACGTGCAAAAATAGTTTACTTTCATATAAATCTTTGATATAATTACTCCATCAAATCAAGGAAACATCATGAAAGCATCCATCGTTCACAAAGATTGCCGCACACCAAAGTACAAGCTTCAAATTGTACGCTCCAAGAAGGGAAAAGGATCCTTCAAGCGCAACAAGAGCGTGAACTTTGACTAATCACGTCTATGATCCAGTTAAGGCTAAAAAAGCCGAGGCTGAGATCATGAAAAAGATGAGAGCGATAGATCCTGGATTGAAAAGGCTTCGCAAAGTTCAAGCAGAAGAGAAACGATACACTGAAAAACTTCGGAGGAAAAATGGCTAATTATGAAGATGGTCGTGCAGCTTACGTTGCGGCTGAGGTAGCTAAAGGTGTTCCTGAAGATGAAGCAAATTATTGGTTCGATGAAGGCGATCCGGGTCTGCAAGCTGCTGAGCAAGCTGCAGAGCACGCATGGCTTTACGATGCTGAAAACAGCGATGCAGAATATCACGCACATTGCATGGAGATAGGAGCTTAAATGTCAGCAGTTTCTAAGCGTATGTATTTAGGTCATGGTGCCTCAGGTCGTAAAGCTCGGCGCCGCGTTCGTAAAGCTCTTTTAGGACAAGTAGTTCGTCGTCAATGGAAAGATTTAGAAGCTTGTAATTAAACCAAACGCCTTGTAATGCTTAGCGGTAAAGCTGCGATCTCTAAAATCGCGATCGAGGGTTCGAATCCCTCCAGGGCGACCAATTAGGAGTTGATCAATGATAAAAGTAAAGGGTAAGTTGGTCTATGACCCTGTTCGTCCTGACTTCAAGAAGCTGCACAAACAGCGTACTCTCATAGTGGAGCTCCCGCGCGATCAACTTGATCTCTACTATCAGTGGTTCCTTCGCCAGAAGTTTGGACAGTGGCTAACTCTGCAGCGTCCTATGTTTGGTCTTCACTGCACCGTAGTCAAGGGCGATGAGCGCATTGGCAAAGACAAGATTGATCTGTGGAAGAAGTATCAAGGTCATACCGTAGAAATCGAGTATGATCCGACTCGTATCGAGCGCCACTGGCAGTTCTGGTCTATCACCGTGGAATCTAATCGTCTGATTGAGATTCGACGTGAACTTGGACTGCGTCTAGATTACAGAATGCACATCACAATCGGCCGTCAGTATGATTGGCAGCCGAAGATAAACCTCCCTGATCAACTGGTGAGAGATGTTGATCATAACGTAAATTTTGATTGGAGCAAAGCAATGATAGGCGCATTTACACCAGAAGGTCAAGGAAGAAACTATTTGCAGTTCAGTGGTGATGCCCTATCACCACAAACGGGTATCATCGTTCACGGCTGCAATTGTCAAGGCGTGATGGGTGCTGGCATCGCTCTACAAGTTGCACGCAGATTCCCAACTGCGTACGATGCCTACATTGACCAGTATCAAAGTTCTACTGCTGGTGGATCAGGTCACGGCGACTTTGACGGCCTTAGACTCGGCGAAATATCTTTTGCCGAAGTTTCTCCATTCAAATTCATCGTAAATGCCAATACTCAATACAGCTGTGGCGGTGATAAACGCTACGTGGATTATGAAGCTATCGCCAAATGCTTTGAGAAGGTGAAAAAGCTTGCTGAAATAGTCGAAGAGAGCAATGGTCGCAAGCTAGACATCATCTTCCCAATGATTGGCGCTGGTCTTGCAGGTGGCAACTGGAAGATCATCGAGACAATCATTCTCGAAACGATCGGCGATCACTTTACGAAGAAGCTTTACGTGTTCCCGTAAATATCAACAACCTTCACAGTATGATAGAATGGCTCTCTTAGAAGAGCCATTTTAGTTTCTGAAAACTGAATACGGCCCCTCGCTATAAATATCAAGATCGCTGTATTGCGATAACAACTAAATCAAAGGAAATCAAAATGGATAAGGACGAAATGAAAGCTACCTTGAAGGACTTGATCACTAACTTCATCAAGGATGAACCGGACGCTGCCAAAGCAAATTTTCACGATGCATTAGGCGCAAAGATGCGCGATCGTGTTAATCCACCACACGTAGAAACTGAAGAAGAAATCACTGCACGTCAAGAAGCAGAAGCTGCTGAAGCTGCTGAAGCCGCTGAAGCAGAAGCTGCTGCAAATGCAGATGCAACCTAAGGACATCAAATGTTTGTAGTTCCAGTAACTGGAGATAGAATAAAAACAAAGGACAGCGGTGACGTCCAGAAGGTTAGTTCATTCTCATCATTAAAAGATGAACCTGCTGTCTATGTTAAGCCGTCTGGTACTGATCAATATGTCTACTTTTCTGATATAATCGAAATCAATAATGTAAGCGTTGAATATGATGTCAATAGCAAAGTCTTTAACTCTCTAGGACCACTGCGTCGTAAATATAATCTACCACAACCAAAAGATACGATCAAGGTTAAGCTCATAGACGTTTCTTATAGCGATGAGCTTGAAGAGTTGATTGTAACAGGATTGCGTCTCAATTCAAAAAAGTACGGTGCTGGTAGAGGAATGTTAGTCATCACAAAAGAAGGTGAGTTTTCTATCGCTGATCTAAAAGATGTCATTCATCAAGGATGGAATGAACCTTATAATGAAGATCGATTCAAAAAGTATTATAGCGACTACTTGCCCACAGGCATGAAAAGAAAAAACTGATGTCATTACAAATCTTCATCATTCAAGAAGATCTTCGCGGCGAACTAGCTGAAAGATTTCTTCTTTATCAAGAGCGTTACAACACGCAGATTCTTCTCGACTTAAAAAAACAGCTTGAAAAAGATTGGACAAGAATAACAAACTCCCTGTCTAAAAGATACAAGTTAGATGAAGAAGATGTTCAACTTGCACTGTTTCAAAATCCAAAAGCTTCAACAGAGCTATCTGTAGAATCGAAAGATGAGAAAGTTACCTCATCTAGAAATCGTGAACCAACAGAAGTATCTCCATCTGTAAAAATTCCAATGCTTTACAAGCCAGAAGAGCGTGATCTGATAGTAAAGTCCATATTGGATGAAGGTGAAAACTCGATTAAAGATGTCACACATCAATGGAATGAAATCTTCAGAGTTGAAAAGAAAGGTCGTGCAACCCCTTGGTTCAAGATCGTTCGAGATAAAGATGAAATTCGATTTCAATTGGCGTTAAGTAATGACAATGAAGAGATGTACAAGACTCTATATTCCATAAGAACCGAGTATGGTAAGAAAGGCAGCAAGACGAAAGATTTTGATAGAATCTATCTCATAAGTTTGATTTAACATCCGTTAACGGATTCACGGCATCAAAAATCAAGGCAGACTCATGACAGCAAAACAACAAACCGTAGTTGTAAATGCAAAAGAAGATGTTACGATGGATAACTTCTCTCTTCAATCGATTGGTGCTTACATGCTGTTCAAGCATATAGATGAAGAATCTGCAGAAGATCTCTGCGAATTTATCATTAAGGCAAATTACATTTTTCCGCCAGAGCAGCCACTTACGTTGCTCATCAATTCTCCAGGTGGTGGTGTCTATGATGCGTTCGGCGTCATTGACCTCATGGAGAGTAGTAAGTTAGAAATTCACACTGTCGGAATAGGAATGATAGCTTCAATGGCAGCCTTGTTATTTACCTGTGGAACAAAAGGTAAGAGGTTGATGTCAAAGAATTCTTTCATCATGACTCATCAATTTAGCCAAGAACAACAAGGCAGATACCACGAATTTGTGGCGCAGAGAGAACATGAAGATGATCTTCAGTCAAGATTCGTACAGCACTTCCTACGTCATACTAAGATGAACGAAAAGCAGATCAATGACATTCTTTTGAGCTCAGCCGATCGTTGGATCTCCGCGAAAGAAGCGCTAAAATTTGGGATATGTGACGTTGTAAAAGATCCTTGGAGCTAAAATGGATTTTTGGATAATCGTCATCATCGCCCTGATCGCGTACCTTTGCTATAATATTTTTATAGCGTACGCCGCATACAAGCAATATGAACTTGAAGAGTATCTTCGTGAGCAGCAATTTATCGCAAGCATCTATGAAGAGGTCAAGAGACACAGGGAAGAGCAGGACAATTTGACTATCGTTGAACGCATTGGTTGTCTCGGCCTCTACGATAGTAAGGAAATTCCTAGTCAGATCAGACTGAAGGATGGAAGATTGTTTGAATACGTATCATTGGCGGTAAAAGCTCCAAGAGGATATTATTACATCTCCAAGAATCCAGAAGTTAATCACATCAAAATCGATGATAATCTGCTTTACAAGCAGGTAAGTGATAAATAATTGAAATCGTCCTACTGGGGATAACATGAAACTCTACGAAATTTCTAAACCAACAATGTTCAATGAAGGCGGCTTCGTTGAACCGAACCTTATGATGTCTGTTGCTAACATCATTCGTCGCGGACACGCGGACAATCACTTTGAATTCATGGTTGTGGCTCGCCTCCTGCAGCTGCTCAAGCTTGGCGAATTCTACAAGAACTCTAACCCACTGTTCGATGGTAACATCTCAACCTCTAAGGAAGTACTGGATCACCTCAGAGCACTCCCACCAGCAGAGATGATGGCTATTGCATCAAAGCTCTGGGAGTTGCTCCAGATCAAAGATCGTGATGCTCTGTACGCTTATGCTAATCCTACTCAAGAGTACCTTGAATGGCTGAAACTGTTTACATCACGCGAAGCTAATGACTAAAATTCTGCAAAAACTCTTAGTTCTGTCTGAAGCTGTGACTTCAAATAGATTAAAGCTAGGAAAAGCTGCGTACAAACCATTCAACGATCATATCGAAAATCTTTCAAAGACCGATAAAAAATTCCAGTTTAGCATAGACGATGGAGATGACGCTCAAGTAGACGAGTGGCTCTATGATCCTAAGACTGGTAGCTTTTTTGGAAGCTTCACGATAGAATGGTCAGACGGTACGGGCGCAACAAATTGGTTCAAGATAGACAAGAACAAAAAGGTCACCAAAATCAGAGACTCTGCCATACCTGAATCAGCAATTGACGCAAGCGACGACGTACCAGATCTTGAGTAACAACTGTTTTCCCAAAACAAAGGGCACCTAACTTTACGTTAGGTGCCTTTTTTGCATCCAAATAACCAACCAGGAGCATTAAATGGCAAAGAAGCTGCGCTACCAAAAGTCCCTCGTCCAATCAGACACCTTCATCAAACCCCTAACCCTCTTAAATTCTGCTCAAGAATTCTACGTGAGCATGATGAAAGAATCAACGATTACATTTTGTCTAGGACCCGCAGGTACTGGTAAAACTTACCTTGCAACATACGTAGCACTCGAAGCATTGCTTTCAAACGAAGTTGATAAGATCATTCTCACTAGACCGCTTGTTGCTACTGAGGATATCGGTTACCTTCCAGGCACCATGGATGAAAAGATCGCGCCTTACCTCATGCCGCTGTTTGACGCTATCGAATATCACATAGGCATCGTCAGATCCAAACAGCTCTTTGCAGACAATCGAATCGAGATTCTTCCGCTTGCTTACATGAGGGGTCGAAGCCTGAACAGGTCATTCATGATTCTAGATGAAGCTCAGAATACAACTAAAGAACAGATGAAGATGTTCTTGACTCGAATTGGTTACAACTCCAAGATCGTAATTACAGGTGACACTGCTCAATCTGACCTTCAAGGTGTTCAGGAGAATGGAATGGTTTGGTCTACAAATAGATTGAAAGGTATCACCGGTGACATCGGTGTAACAGAATTCTCAGCGCGCGATATAGTTCGTAACCCACTCATCGAGAAGATTCTTCGTCACTTAGACGGTCCCGGTCAATAATATACTTCCTGTTACACGAGAGATATAATGCTTCTGTAGTCTAGAAAACTACAGAGGCTTCTCCGATAAACGTAATGGGAATATACAAAATGGCAACAAAACATTCGGCACCAATACCCTACTTCAACGCTGAACTTCACATGAAAGAACTCAATGAGCGCTTTAGCAGGCTCATCAAGAACTTCGGCACAAACAATCGCAAGGGATCAGAGCGTTACAACTTTGAAGTCGCCTTTGCATACGCGCTCAATGACATCGATCAGTGCCCAGCATACATGCAAGGTAAAATGTTTGACAAGGCAACGAGCATCGTTAGTCGTTTGATCGCAGCCCTGAAGAACCAAACGGAAGAGCGAGACGCTGGAGAATCAAAATGAATCCAAACACCGGTCATTTGATGGAATTTAATCCAAATGTAGCTTTACCGAGTGATTACGTTCAGCTACCAGAAAGCCTTAATCACGCAGCGAAAGTTAAGCTCGCTGGAAAGAAGGAAGCTTACGTCAGCTTAACGTCTGGTGGAAAGCTATCTCAATGGGCGAAAGCCAAACGTAAAGCAAAGATTGCAGCCGCTTCTCGTCGTAGAAACAGGAAGTAATATTTCTTGTCCAAAACTTGATAGCCACAGTAGAATTTTTTAGTCAATTGAGTTTTTGACAAGTTGGAATAAAATTCATGTTTTCACCTATTGATTGGGAGTATTTATTATGGCGTTAAATGATTTACCTATTTGGGGACTGGCGATAGACTGGGAAACTACAGGCTACTCACTACCAAATTATGCGTCAAAGCACCAAGGCATCTCCTACGGTGCTATCATCTTTGACGTCAAAACTCTTGAACCCGTCGAAAGTATCTATCACGAGATAAAGTTCAACTCTATCTACAAGTGGGAAGCTGGAGCTCAAGCAGTTCACGGAATTACCAGAGAGCATCTCGAAGCTCATGGAATTTCACAGGAAGAAGGTGCTCTGCACCTTGCAGCCCTCGTCAATAAGTATCTTGGAACTGACAGCGTCATGTTGTTAGGACATAGAGTTCTCTTTGACAAAGCTTTTACAATTCAATTGATGGATGCAGCTGGAATGGAATTCAACTATCATCCTACCATCTTAGACAGTTGCTCCATGGCAACGGTTCTTCTTGAGCTTACCTTCTCAGAAGACATCTTTAAAACTCTCGGTTTGCCTGCTCGCGGCATTCACAACTCGCTAGAGGACATTCAACACACTCTTGCAGCCGTCAAGAAGATGAAAGAGTATTTTATCACTGGTGTTGCTGCCTCTCTTTAAAAGTTTACTTCCATTACGCTTTATGATAGAATAAATTTTTATCATAGGAGTAGAATCATGTCGTATCAAATGATCTCTAACAAGCAATTGGCTGTAAGCGTTTCTTCTATCATCATTCTAGTTGTGTCATGCATGTTGTTGATTCACATCCTGTTCAATTATCTAGACCTTCCTGACGTCTACGTAGGTCAGGACGGAACGTGCGTCAAAGTTATCAACTTCAAAAACGGTGACGGTTACACCTGCCAAGATAAAGATGTGACGTTGCGAAAATATGTTGTAGTCAACGTTCAATGAAAAGTCCTGGTGGCAAGAGAGAATATCTCTGTCCTAAATGTAATAGCCCCAACATTCACAGATTCAAGCACTTTTTCATCAATCAAAAGAGCGGTGAATGTTTGGCTTGCAATAGTTGGTGGCCGTGGAGTGATCGAATTAAAGTGAAATCGATGTAAATAAGACATGAGCACACTCAACAAATACATCATCTTTCAATGCGATACCTGCAAGCGTCAGACTGAGCTACAGATCAGTGGTCAGCGGGTAGATCCTATTCGCTGCATCATAACTTACAAGTGTAGAGGTAAGTTATCAAGAATTGGTGAGAGCTCAGGAAAAAAATTCTTATTCACTCCACCGGTTTCTGGTCTTCAAGATTACATTCAACGTGGAACGGTGATCAACCCTGCGCTTGTTCTTCCAACTGATCCAAGCGTATCTCTCAACACTAGCGGCGGAGCTGGTATGCTGTCGATGGCGATCTTGAAGAGAACTGCAGATACTCCATCTATTGGAAGTCATCAATTTTCTATATTAGATCCCACAGGTTCACAAATAATAGTGGACACTCAGGTAGATGCTGTTGCTCTTCCACAGAACGTAAAGATCTTGTTGAACATCTTCCCAATCTCACCGAGCGTTTTGCAATCTACGTTATACACTTACCTCAAAACTGGTGAAGTCAACGTTATAAGCGGTGCAGATAACAGCCCTGATGCCAACACATTGAGATTCGATGCAACAAACAACATCAGCGTTTATTCAAATGGAATAGAATTAAGTCCGTCAGCTTACATCGTTTCGATACCGGACCAAAGCATCACATTTACTCCAACGATCTATGAGCAAAATAATGTCATAGAAATTATCGTATACAATGATTTGGCTGCAAACGTATCTCAAAGTAGCATCATAGCTCTTGAATTTGACACGCTGAATCCATCTGTTAATGGAGTATCATTCCCATTTATATCTGACGTAGCATTCTTAAATGAATGTGCTTGGGGTGATTATTACGCGGCTAACATTCCAGGGGTCGGCATCCGTTATTTGATGCACTGTACGAATTTATCAACCCTCCTAAAGGACATAAGTTACGGAATAGATTCTATCACAGTCATAACAGGTTCACCAATTGCGGCTACAAGCATGGTAGATGGCACTACATACACCATCTCAACGTTAGGAACTACTCCTTGGGAATTATATGGAGCTCCAATAGGATTTACGATAGGAACAGTTTTTGTAGCAATCAATACCAGTCCTGGCGTATCAGGTAATGGCCAAGTAACCACTACAGCCCCACTCCCCGTCAAGTTGAGTGAAGCCAATTTATTGTTAGCGAAAGATCCTTATGACTTTAAGGACAAAGAGCTAAATGCTTTCTTGAGTGGATCTGAATTTACATCGACCAGCTTCTCATTTACGTTTAGTCAAGATCAATTAACGGGAATTTATAAATTCACAACTTTACAATCAACGCTAACGCAACTTTTACAACCTTTAATTCCAAGCGAAAAAATACCTGCAACTCTTTTAGCGACTCAATCGACCGCAGGTGCCACCACTGCACCTGCAGGTCTTAAGCATTCTTACATCATCGGTCCAACTTAAGGAGAATTAAAATTAGAAACTTTTACTACGTAGTGTCATTTAACCTGACAAATCCACGTGTAAAGTCTATGTTAGATCGTCAGAAGGTTACAGCCATGACAGGCTTGATGATAGACTTTAAGCTTCGCTCGAAGCTGTATCTCTCGTATTCTGAAGCTAAGAATGGCGCGATAGATGACTTTGACAAGAAGCTTGAAGCCATTTTCCCTGATAAAGAAGAACATCAGGTAAGTCAGTTCTCAGTAGCAAATCCAGCGATACTAGGTCAAAGCAATGACCTTATGCAGGAGTTGGCGAACAAGTACGGTGGAAATTTCTTGAGCGACTGGGATGAAAATTGCTGCAGCGTGATATTCTTTGCAGACAATCCAGATGGCGATGACGAAACAGAGCTTAGCCCTAATTCATGGATGTTCAAGTATGAAGTGATGTTCACAGAAGATGCCATCGAGTTATCAGGCAACGGTGACTTTGTGTTTTCTCCAATCAACGTTCCACACAATTCGTTCACATCGTCTTATCACTGATGACTGCCAAACCAAATATCGTCATCGTCAGGATACACGACGAACTTCACATGTTCCCTCTAACGGGGAATGGTACGTTGATGAACCCGTCGATACCATTTTTCAGTGATTACGACATGACAGACAGTCACATAGTCTTCGCCACGTTTGACGTGAAGAATAATATCAGCGTCGAAGTCACTAGATTCTTCATTGAAGATGAAGTAGAAGATAAACCCGTAAAAATTATCAAGGTGATGGAGTCTGGTGAGTTTGAAGAGTTAGTACAGCAACTCTTCAAAGAGTATGAACAGGGGGATAATGTTCTTTCTACCTGAGTATGTTACAATGTCTATTATAGCTTATCAACTCGGAGACATACCAAATGGCAAAGTCAGCAACCTTCAACCTCGACACTATCGTCAACAACCCAGTCACAAAGAAGCAGCTCGAAGGCTTCATTGAAGAAATCGTTCTTCATCGCAGTAAAATGAAAACACACCAGCTTGGAATCAAAGACATCTTAGTCGATGCAAAGAATAGCATTGGAATACCACCAAGAGTTCTCAATGGATTGATTGCCGAAAAGATAAATCCAGGAACTATCGATCAACAACAGCACGACATAGAAGAGATCAGCGATCTTGCAGTTGGTCTCGGCATTAAGGAGTAGTAATCATGGCAGACAAAAAACCAGCAAATCACCAAAAGCGTTGGACAGAAGCAGACGATGAGTATGTTCTGGTCAACTACGCAGCAGGCGCAGCTATCGATCTCATCGCTACTCACCTCAATCGCACTCCAGTATCTGTTCTTGGTCGCCTAGCTACCAAGGGTCTCGTAGAGTTTGATAAGTCAGAAAAGGCTTATTACAGGGTACGTGCGTTACTCTATCAGTTCTAAGCGTAGACTTTATAAATCCTCTGTAAGTTGAAAACCTGATCAGAGCCTGGCGTGCTCTGACAGATAAAAAGCCGTAACTCTTAGGAGTCATTTTGTTTATATCCTCATACCACGAACGTGGGCGTGATAAGGTTCTCGTTTGGGAAAAGACCGAATCAGGCAAGCGCAACCTGCGCGAATACGACAGTCCATACAATTTCTACGTTCCTGATGAAGAAGGAACATTCAAGGCGATCACAGGTGAAAAGCTAAAGCTTCTGGAGTTCAGCTCTAGAAGTGAGTTTGACGCAGGCTGTCGTTCTCATCCAAAGCGATTCGAGAGCGATCTTCACCCTCAAGAGAAGGTTATGATGAGCTACTTTGGGAAGAAGATCCCAGTAGTTTCAGTCGGATTCTTGGATATAGAAGTTGATTACGATCCAGCAATTGGTTGGCCTAGAGCCTCAAATCCCTATGCGCCTATCAATGCGATCACGGTCTACAACACCGCCGTCAAAGCATACTTCACTTTAGCTCTTCCTCCAGAAACCTGGATCAATAACGCTAAGGAAGCTGGAATTCCAATAAGTGCGCTTCTTCCTCAAGATATGCACGATGACAACTATTGGTTGTTTAACAGTGAGCGAGAGCTTCTACAAACGTTCATTGATCTCATTCAAGACATTGATATTCTGTCAGGTTGGAACTCTGAATTCTTTGATATGCCGTACATCGCGAAGAGGATCGAACTTTTATTTGGTAAGCATGCACTTCGCCACCTAGCTTTTGAAGGTGGTCCTACTCCTAGATGGGGTGAAAAGTTTCGCTTCAAGGGTTCGAAGGAAAAGGAAATCGTCATCGATCTTCTCAGCAGAGTCCACCTCGATTACATGGGTCTCTTCAAGAAATTCACCCTCGGTGGTCGTCAATCATTCTCTCTAGCAGCTATCACTGAAGAAGAGTTAGACGTCCCTAAGCTGCACTATGAAGGCACCCTCTACGAGCTCTACCGCAATGACTTCATCCACTTCCTAAAGTACAATAGACACGACGTTACCTGTATCTTGGATCTCGACAAGAAGTTCAAGTACATTCAGCTTGCCAACACCATGGTCCATGAGGCGACGGTAAACTTCTCCGCCATCTTTGGTTCGGTGCAGCTGATCGATACAGCTATCATAAACTTTAGTCATTCAATCCGCAATGAAATTGTCTTTGATAAGACACATAAGCCTTCATCGTACGTAGAGGGTGCTCTGGTGATGACACCGAAGATCGGCTTGCACAAGATGATAGGATCTATTGACTTGGCATCCCTGTACCCCAGTACGTACCGGACGTTAAACCTGTCACCTGAAAAGATCGTTGGACAGCTTGAAGAGTATGAGGAAGGTTGGAAGAGAGTCTACTACGCAAACCTCCACCCTGAGGATGAAGAAGCCCAGAACGCAACTGTGACGATCATTCCAGAAGGAACCAACCCTCTAGACGAGGATGGAGAACCTGTAGATGCAGGTCTTCAGATCACCGCTGGAAATATGATCAACTTCCTGAAGGATAACAAGTACGCTCTTACAGCTTACGGCACCATCCTTGATCAAGGTAATGGTGAAGGACTTATCCCAGCGGTCTTGACCTACTGGTTCAACGGTCGTAAGGAACTGCAAGGCCTCAAGAAGAAGCACGCCAAGATGGCTGCAGAAAGGCTGGAAGTCTGTGGTGACAAGACAGATCCTGAGTACATAAGGCTCAGCGATCTTTCAGAGTATTACGACATGTTGCAAGGTGTTCGTAAAGTTCTGTTGAACTCTACTTACGGTGCAACCTTGAATGAATTCTGTAGGTTCCACGATCCAAGACTTGGTGCATCGACAACAGGTTCTGGTCGTCAAATCACCACGCACATGATCAATACCGTAGCGGTCAATCTGATGGGTGAAGGTGCTCCTAAGCTTGTCAAGACAGTAACGAAGGCAAAGCAAACTAAAAACAGCAAGCGAGAATTTGAAAATGCTTACACGTTGGATGTTCCACATGGCATCGGTCCTATCTACTCTGATACTGATAGCTGTTACTTCGTGATGGAACAGCTAGTCAAAGATAACGTCGAGGATGCAATTCAATGCGCTGACGCGATCGCTGCGGCTGTCAATGAATCCTTTGCACCATTCGTTCGTGAAGCCTTCTTCTGTCAGCCAGGTTTTGATACTCTCATCAAGGCAAACCGTGAAATTGTAGCTTCGGCAGGTATCTTCAGCGCCAAGAAGAAGTACATCCTGTTGGCGAAGGACATTGAAGGAGTTAAGATTGACGTCGATGACAAGAAGGCGCTCAAGTCTCAAGGTAGTGACATCAAGATCTCCTCAACTCCAGAAGCTATTCGTACAATGCTGAAGAAGGTTCTGTTGGATGTCTTGACAGAAAAACCGAAGAAGAAGATCAATGATGAGATCATAGAATTCCGCAGAAACTTCAACAAGGATGACGTCAAGCCGTTGGATTATGCGACAACAACCTCTGTCAAGAACCTTGAAGACTACTATGAGAAGTGGTTGCGCATCGAGAAGCCTGGATTTGGAAACGCAAAGCTTCCAGGCAACGTCCGTCCAGCAATCAACCATAACTTATGCATTGAGATGTTTGGTGATCAGAACACTCGTCAGATAATCTCTGGATCAAAGATTAAGATCGTGTGGCTCAAGAAGAATGAACACGACTTCAAAAGCATGGCGTTCGACTCTGACACAGAAGAACTGCCAAAGTGGTTCACTGACAATTTTGAGATTGATGTTCGACTCACAGAGTTAAAGTTGATCGACAAGAAGATCAGCAACATCTTTGAACCGATTGGTTGGGAAGTCCCAACTGAACACACGGTAGTTGTTAACAAGCTACTGAATTTTGACGAGGAGTAAATCATGGCAACAAGAAAGAGCAGAGCAAAGCCGGCGACCATAGAAGGTATGTTGAAGTTAAAAAGTGACTATGAAAAGAAACAACAAACTTTTTATGCCGCATGCGCAAAAGTTAACAAATATGAAGCTAGGGTTAAAGATCTTGGCAATGGATATTCTGAAACAATAAATGGCGTTCAGTATGTTATCGCGTTGACAGAAGACCGTGCATATAATAGAAAGCTGAACATCATTGAGTGTATAAAGAAATGACAAAATATACAAACTCCCACACCTAATATAAAATAGACCAAATCAATCTCTCGGAGACCAAATGAAACTTTCAACAGACTCAATCAAGACCCTCGATTCTCTAGTGCAGACCGCGATGGTTGCAGGAATCAAGAAGCTTGTCATCGAAGGCGGCAAGATCCGCGGTATAGATGAGAAGCAACAAGTCGTCATAATCACAACTGCAAACGTTCCTGACTTCGGCGGCAAACAAATCGGTATCAATCGAATCGATCAGCTCGGACAGCGTCTTAACCTTGTAAAGAATCAAGGTACTTTGGACATCGTTGCAACTGAAGCTGCAAATAACACTGACATCTCTCTTCTAGATCTGTCTTCTGGCAAGGTCAAGGCACAATTCAGGTGCGCTTCTGTTGAAGCAGTCAAAGGTGTTCCGAAGAATGTCGCAGACACATTAGTTTGGGAAATCAAGGTCGGTGCTGCAAGTTTGCCCATCATCAACCAAGCTGTAAGCGCCATGGGTGCAGAAGCAGTAACGATAGCTTCAAAGAATGGTACAACCGTTTCTATTGAACTCGTTGATGCAAACAGAGACGTATTCTCTACAGAACTTCCAGATGATGCGCTTTGGATTGGTGAAGAAGCACCTTCTGTCAATGGTTCCTTCTGTCACAAGTATCCAGCTAAAACGTTGGTGTCACTTCTCAAAGAAGCTCTCAAGACTTGCGATCCTCTTCCAATGCAATTAGGTGAAGGTGGAATCTTCTCCTTCAAGGTCAATGGCCTTGACTTTTTCATCCTCCCGACACAATGAACATGCCAGTCGACTTCAATCTTAATCTGATGCTCAAGATCAAAGCTCTCAAAGTGGATGACGAGACAGCAGAGAAAGTTGTTGATGTTGTCTATTGGGCGATGGAAATTGTAGCACAAGTTCTTCAAAAGGAGAAAGCTGAATGAGCTTCTTTACTTCACTTTGGCACAAATATCTAGGTGGTAAGAAAGAACCTTGGGCAGATGTCAACATCATTTCAGGTAAGATTCAAGTTAAATCCTACAATAAAGCTTTCGTTGAAAATATAAAGTTGAAGATGGGTGACCTGACAGACGGTCTGAATGATCAAGCTGTCGTTGACCTCTTCAGCGGTCGTGAAAACGTTGAGCTTGAAGAACCACGTCTAGACGTGGTTCACTCTGGAATAGACAACGATGGTCGCATCAAGATGGAGTTAGATTGGAACACGGCTTTCATTCGGCACTTAGCTGAGAATGGAATCGAAGCAGAGTCAGAAGAGGAAGCAGTTCAGATGTATCTATCACTGCTCACGCATCAAGCTGCAGATGACATCACTCCAGCGATGCTTTCAAAGGAAGATGTTGACGCTGCATTCCATGATCTTGACGATGAAGCTGCAGCTGAACTTGCAGAAGCTGCAAGACAGGTTGAAGAGCGTGCAACTGCGATCAAGAAGAGTCGTAAGGTTCCTCGTCGTCGCACAACTAAAAGTACACAAAGGGATTAACTATGAAGAAAGAAATCAAGATGGACACCAAGGATGGTAGGAAAGTGTTCAATATAGAAGTCGATGACAACTTGACGCCAGATCAAATCAAAGAGATCGTTGAAGCTTTCAAGAAACGCATCGTTGAATCTCAACAAACACCACAAATCCTGATTGACTAAAATGCTAAACGTTTCTTCACTAGTTATGGGTCGTAATGCATTCATACTCGGAAAACCGAGATCATCAAACCCCTTCACCCAATTTTCTATATCTTATTTGGATTGGGCTAAAGGTTGGGATGAAGCAAAAGTCAAATGGGTTAAAGAGAAGCGCGCAGAGCTAGTGATCAAATAATGGAAACTTGGATAATTTACAAGCTTACGCCTTACAGCATCCCTAAAATTCAACAATTTGAAGTTCAAGCGTTTGACATCAACAGCGCAATCTTGAATAGTGGAATTCCAATTACAGAAATCATAGCCATCAAACTGAAGATAATCACTGAATGCGTTGTTGGAATATGATCTCAAAAATTAAAAAGCTCTTCGAAGAAAGCGGGTTGAAAATTTTGCCTGATATGACCATGCCTGTAGGCAGACATAGAGGGCACCCTATTATAGCGTCATCTTTCAAGTTAGAAAAATCTAAGATGAACGTCGAAGACCTAAAAATCATATTAGAAAAAACTGATTGGAAAGAATTTGCATTTTATCAAGTTCATGAACCAGAGGATTGTAATTTTATCGTGATTAGAGGTTATGCAGCAAAATGAAAAAAATCCCGAATAAATCGCTGGTAGTCGATGTATCGAACATTCTATTTCGAGTGTCAGCTATGCAGAAGGGTAGTCCATACGCTAGAGATTCTTCTACTGATGAACTTGTCGGACTGTGCATGCACATTTCGCTCTACTCTATCTTCAAGTGGTACAACAAGTTCAAGCCTGACTTCGTAGTCTTTGCGTTTGAAGGTGCTAACAATTGGCGTAAGACATTCACGAGAGAAGAAAATGCCGTCGTCAATTACAAGAGCGGTCGAATCATCGATCCTGAGATGAAGCACTTCTATCAACTCATTGAAGCTTTCAGACACACGATCACCTCACACACTTCCATCTGTTGCCTCTGCGTAGAGAAGATGGAAGCGGATGATTGTATCGCAGCTTACTGTCAACTTTACGCCTCGCCTGAACATGAGATCATCATCATCTCTGGTGACAGGGACTTTACGCAATTGTTAAGTCTTCCGAACGTTCAACTGATCAACCCTGACAATGGAGTTCCACGCAACACTCCAAATGACAAGCAGTATGAGCCTGACCTGGAGTATTGGATGTTCAAGAAGTGTGTTCGTGGAGATGCTGGTGACAGCGTTCCATCCGCGTATCCACGAGTTAGAGAGACTCGCATCAAGAAGGCGTACGAAGATCAATACGAACGCCTCAACTTCATGAATGAGGTATGGAAGCAGGATGTTCTAAGAGAAGATGCAAGTGGTCAGAATGTTACGGAGACCATCACTCATCGAGTTGGTGATCTCTTTGAAAAGAACATCATCTTGATGGACCTCACCAAGCAACCGCCAGATCTGAGGAAAACTCTTGAAGAAACCGTTAAGCAGCAGGTTGAGATAACAGGTACATACTCGCATTTCCACTTCCTTCGATTCCTCGGTGAATACAAGCTTCAGAAGGTTAGTGAAGAAGCGATGCGCTTCGTTGAGATGTTTGCGAACAATCAACGATTCCTAAAAGGCGAGAAGCCGAAGGAAGAGCAGAAAGTTATCGTTGAAGAGCCAAAGCAAACTAGTAACCTACTACAATTCTGATGATTGGCTACAAACTTTTCAGACTTCGTAAGGATGGTACATTCGGGCCGTTGTTTATCAATCGTAAGTTAAGGATAACTCAAGGTCATTGGTACAAGATGGAAGAACATCGTACCAAAGGTTTTGCATTCCGTCCAGGTTGGCACATTTGTAGCAAGCCTGAAGCGCCACATCTTTCAAAGAAGGATAGAGTTTGGTGTAAGGTAGAGTTCAATTTGTTAGATACCATCGTTAGACCAGAGAGTCAAGGTGGACTGTGGTATCTCGGTAAAGACATGAAGGTAATAGAGAGGATAGAAGTATGAAACAAGCAAATGGAATGGTGCTCTTTTGGAGTGGAATCTTCAGTCAGTGGCACATGCACGACATGGTCATCGATGGAATTAAGTACAACTGTTGTGAGCAGTACATGATGGCTGAGAAGGCTCGACTCTTCAACGACGAAGAAGCTTTAGCGTTGATCATGGAAGCTAAGACGCCAAGAGATCAAAAACGACTAGGTAGGCTGATCAAGAACTTTGATGCTACGGAATGGAATAAAGTTTGTAGAGATGTAGTATATCGCGCCAACTTAGCAAAATTCAGTGATCCAGTTCTAGAAGAAAAGCTGATGAGCTTTGGTGACGTAGAATTTGTTGAAGCTTCTCCAGTTGACAACATCTGGGGTATTGGTCTTCACGAAGATGACGCAGATGCTCTTGATAAGTCGAAGTGGAAGGGTACAAATTGGCTTGGAGAGGCAATCAACAGAGCAAGAGATACATTGAGAAGCGCGATATAAAGGACCAGCTTATATTTATCGCTTTTTGATAAATTTTTCTCAGCGGGCCGCTATAAATAAATTATCAATAAAACATGGAAGATGATATTCTTTCACAACATAACATAGGAGTAGTTAAAATGGCAAAAGATTTAGTCGCTAAGCAGGAAAAAGCAGCAGCTCTCGGTGCACCAGCGGCACCTAAAGCACCAAAGAAAGTACCTGGTCTTGAGGCACGCATCAAGCCGACCGGTATGAACCACATCGTTTACTTCGACATCAATGATGACGGTCGTCTTCGTGAAGTCGCTCTCGTAAAGATGGACAAGAACCAAGACGGAACAGTACGCTCCGTTTACTACATCGACGTTGCACTGCTTGACAACATCGATAAAGGTCGTCTGAAGTCGATCGTTACAAACGGTCACGCAGACAAGTATCAGCTTTGGGATCTGCTGTCTCAGCAAACTCTTAGCAACGGTAAGAACGCGTTGGATTACTTCCATCAACTTACACGTGTTACACACGGCGTAGGAGCAGTTACCGGTGGAGCTGGCGGCGGTATCGCTAGTGCACGAGCAGAAAGCAGCTCAATGATCGGATCTGAATTCTCACCTCCAGATTCCGCATCTCTTGACGGTCAGCCAGCGTAAGAAAAACCTGTAGCAACTAAATCTTGGGGATCATAATTTTATGATCCCCAAATTGTGTCATCTCACTTTAACCGAAGGAAAGGGCCGTACACCGAGATGATCTCAGAAGCATAGTAGGTATGATTTATGCCTGCGTAACTTAAGGGAGTCTAGAATGAAAAAGATCAATTTAATTTGCATCACGCTTTCCATTGCGTTTGCATTAACCGCGCTAACGCTTTCAACACCGCTTTTTTCAAAGGGAACAGCAGTAATCTACAGCCTATCACCAAATGGCACCAAGGGAAATAATCCCTACGCAGCAGTCCCAAAGAACTTTACACCACGTCAACAACACCTTCTAAACTTTGCATACGAAACTGCAAAGGCAGACGGCTTCAAACATCCAGCTTATCTTCAAGGCATCTTGATGCAGGAATCTAGAGGTTGCAAGATAAGCACAAACTTCAGAGTAGCAGGCCTCACAAATAAACCAAACGATAGATACTTTGGTTGTGGTCAAGTAAAACTGGCGGCAGCTAAAGCCGTCCTAAAACAATATCCAGAAATGTGGAAGTACATTGAATCTGGAACTGATGAAGAGATTCAAGCTCGCTTGATCCTTGACGATGAATTCAACATACGAATCTCTAGCAAGTATCTTCTCATGATGGGGATCAACAATAATCCAAATCGAGCTATCACAGCCTACAATGTAGGGCCAGGTGCTGTCAAGAGCGTCGATGACATGAAGAATTTTGCATATACGAAAGGTGTAAAAAGCTTCTCGGAGAAGATGCACAAGGAAAATATACAAGCGAAAGCTGTTGTAGTACAATCAAAATATAAACACCACTACAACCATCATACATTACTCGCACGTGATCCCTAACGAAAATCTTGAATCCTTAATTCGCCGATATGTTGTCCTTGGACCTCCTTCGGCGAAGGGATTTGAGGTAGTTAAATGTGAAGTATGCCATGATTATAAAGTTCGAGGTGGATTTAAATTTGATGGAGACACCATCTTTTATTCATGCTTCAACTGCAGCATCAAAGCTGGCTATGATCCTGAAAAGACCAAGCACTCGGTCACAGCAAAATTTAAGGAGGTTCTACTTGCATTTGGAATCCCCGAAGCAGAGATTACGAGAACTGTAGGCTTTAACTTCTTCAAGGAGCGAAAGGAAACAGTCAAGGTAGCCTCAAAACCTGTAGGGATGGAATTACCTACAAAGGAAGTTCCTCTTCCCAGAGATTCAGTTTTAGTAACCTCAGGTGCGTCGCCATGGTGCGAGGTAGCTGAACAATATCTCAGCGCTCGTGCGTTGAAGCCGACGGATTATGACTGGTACGTATCAGATACTCCAGCATACGCCGGCAGACTCTTGATCCCACATACATTCAAGAGTCGAATAGTTTATTGGCAAGCAAGATCGATGGATGATGAAACGATCCTGCCTCGCTACAAGAACCCACTCGTTGAAAAGGATAACATCTTCTTCAACGCGGATGAAATTTATAGGTACACAAACGAACCACTGTTTGTAACCGAAGGTGCGCTTGATGCCATCTCGATCGGAAAAAATGCAATATCACTTCTAGGCAGCACCCTTACCGAATTCAAGATAAATGAGCTACGTAAAGTAGCTTCTCATCGGAAGGTAATATTCGTCATCGACAAGAACATGAACGGCTTTAAGCTTGGTAATGAAGTCTTGAAAGACGAAGCTCTAGAATGGTACGTAACGATGTTTCCAGATAACGTCGAAGATTCAAATGACGCTCTTAAAAAGTACGGTAGAATTTGGTTAGTGAACCATGTTACTACAACAGCGGTAAAGGGCTTCAGCGGACGACTTCAATTAAACGGTAAATGTAGATGAAAATTATATTGGCAGACTTCAACGCAGACTTAATAGATGCATGGAAGATAGAATTTGAAGGTTACAAAAATGTTGAGATTCAATGTGATTCAATCTTCAATTATCCAGCAGATGCAATGGTAAGCCCCGCCAACAGCTTTGGATTTATGGATGGAGGCTTAGACTATTCCATTTCAATGGTGTTAGGTTGGCACGTTCAGGAGAGACTACGTGAGATGATTGACGAACTTCCTGAAAAAGAACTTTTAGTCGGTAAAGTTTTGACGCTACCTACTCTATCAGAGCGCTGGCCTTATCTAATCTCTGCACCTACCATGAGAGTGCCCATGATCTTGGGAAGCAACTCTGTGAATGTCTACCTGGCATCTCTTGCAATCTTCAATGAACTATTAAGCAATCCTAACATTTCATCCATAGTCGTCTCTGGTCTGGGAACTGGAGTCGGCAAAGTACCTCCAAGAATCTGCGCACATCAAATGCGCCAAGCTTATGACCACGTTTTCATCAATTATTCTGAACCGAAAACTTGGCAAGAAGCTCAATCACGTCACTTGGCTCTATGTAAAGAACCACCAAGAGACCTACAACAAATTGGAAACGTATAATGGAATTAGAAAAACAACGCTTGTTGGTGTCCTACCTCGTCAGTTCTCAAGAGCTGTTTGTGAAGGTATCACCAATTCTACAAACCCGGTACTTCGATGATAAGATAAAGAAGGTAGTCACGTTCGTCAAGAATTATTTTGATGAGTATAAGACTCCACCTACAATTGATCAAATCTCTGCTGAGACGGGTCAGAAGGTAGAGCTTAGACCATCTCTGACTCGTCAAGAGATAACCTACGCGGAGAATCAGCTAGAACGATTCTGCCGTGAAAAAGCTATCGAAGAAGCGATCTACGCTTCACCAAAACTTCTTGATGAAGGAAAGTACGGTGAGATAGAGAAACTCATCAAGGATGCAATCACGGTCGGTTTGTCTCGTAACATCGGTCTGGATTACTTCTTTGATCCAGAAGCTCGTCTTAGACTTCTGACTATCAACAATGCCGTCTCCACTGGTTGGTTCAAGCTCGATGAGTATCTCGGTGGAGGATTGAATCGGAAAGAGATGATCATCTTCGCGGCACCGCCTGGTGTCGGTAAGTCTCTTACGATGGGTAACCTAGCCAAGAACTTGATGAAGCAGCACCTCAATGGTGTGTTCATTACGTTGGAGCTCGCTGAAGAAGTTGTGGCAAAACGATTTGACTCGATGTTCTCTGGGCTCCAACAAATGGAATTGATGAGGAATATCACAGAAGCAACAGTCAAGATCAATCAGCAAAAAGCAGATCACGGTGCTCTTCACATCAAGCGGATGCCAGAATCCTCGACAAATGCAAATCACATCAGGGCGTACCTGAAAGAGTTCGAGATCGTCAATGGTTACTTGCCTGACTTCATCGTCGTTGATTACTTGGATCTGATGTGTTCGGTTCAATCTATCTCTGCAGAGAACACCTTTATTCGTGACAAATTCATTTCTGAAGAGCTTCGTTCTATCGCCAATGAATTCAACCTCATTATGATCACAGCTTCACAGTTGAACAGAAGTGCTCTTCAAGTTGAGAACATTCAAGACATCGGTCAAGCTAACATTGCAGGTGGTATCTCCAAGATCAACACGACAGATAACCTGGTAGCCATCATCCAAAATGAACAGATGAAGGCTCGTGGAGAGATGATGTTCAAGCTATTGAAGACTCGTTCTTCAAATGGTGTAGGAAACTTCTACATGCTCAAATTTAATCAGAAGAACCTCTGTCTGGAAAATCTTGAAGAGGAAAACAGTCCTGCAAGATTATCAAAGTCTATCTCTTCTTATATCAAGAAAAAAGGTGACGGTGACATTCAAAGCCCAGAAAATGCAACTGCTCCAAAACCATCAGGCCCAAAGTCACCTAAACTCGATATAAATAATTTACCGTTTCAAGTTTAACCATAACCACAAGGAAGATAAATGAAAAAAGAAACACAAGTTGAAAAGCCAGTAGTTAAAAAGCCTGCAGTTAAAAAGCAGAAGGTTGCTGAAGCTGTCCAACCAGAACCAACAATCACTTTCAACAACAAAACGTATGTTGCAAAGGATCTACCTAGTGACATCAGAGAGCTCGTAAACATCCATCAAAAGTGGACAGTCAAAATAGGTGAAGCCAGAGAAGAAGTTTTCAAGTATGAAGCAGCCATCCGTGGATTGCTGTCTGAGCTTGAAAATAGGTTCAAAGCATTCGACACCCCGGCTGCACCACCAGCTGCGTTAAAGCATATCTAGGATTGAGCTTTGGCTGTATTACATAAATAGAGATAGAATCTCTATGGTTATAACAGATGAAGCTCAATTTTAAACGTTACTCCTCAAAATTCTTTCTAGCAGAAGGAACATCCGATTACGGGATCGCTCATCTTGAAGATCTTGACATCGAGGCTTTTCTTCGCGTCATTGAAAAATTACATGAATTAGAAGCCGTTCAAAAGCTGGATGGTGCTAACTTGCGAGTTGGCCTAGATGAAGATGGTGAACTGTTTACATCTCGTGAACAGAAGGGTGGACGCAGATTCTACAAAGAATCAGACTTTCCTAAAAATTCAGCGTACGATGGGTTCAGAGCTGCTCATGCTGTTCTTGAAAAAGCAGAAGGTTACTTTCTAGAAGTCTTAGTTCCAGGTGAATCGATCAATCTGGAAATTATCTATGGCCCTCAACCTAATACTGTGTTCTACGGTAAAGACAATCTCAACTACATCGCGTTGCTAGAGATGCTTCCAGGCGATGATCCATCGGTTGAACCTGATCAAAAGAAGCTTGCAACTCTCATGAAGATGATTGGTGATAAGACCTTCACAGTCAGAACTGTCTTCTCGGATACAACAGATGGAATAACAATCGTTAGAACCCCCAACGTATCCGAGTGGAAGTTCACTGTATCTGACGTAGTTCCATCGTCTGAGATCAAGAAGGTAAATTTCGTTAAGGAACTCGGAGAGCTAAAAGCTTTCTTGAAGAAAGAAAATGAAACCGCTAGAGCTGAGGGAAGAGACCTTACTAACTTTGAGTTGATGAAAGATCGTAGTAGAGATCTTTCCGACGCTAAGAAAGAAGTTGAAGAAAACATCATGACTGACTTCAAACTTCCTATCAAGAAAAAGCTGCTAGAATTGATCTACAAGCAAAAACCATCTCTTCGTGGAATGACTAGCGATGATGAAGGCGTTTACAAGGGAATAGAAGGCATCATCTTTACAGATCCTAAGACTGGTGAAAAGTTCAAGATCGTTGATAAGGATGTATTTCTTGAGATCAACAAATTTAATTACCAAGCAAGAAAAGCAATCTCTGGAAGAATCACTACAGCAGATCCTAACATGCCGATCGAAGCTAGAGGTGGTATAGTCGGTGAAGCTAGACTCAGGTCAATTCAATTATTCGGTCTTGAAAACGCAGACATGCCTTCACAGACAAAGAAGGTTCTTGAAAAGTTTAAAGGTGATGACAGAGAAGACACGATCAACAAGGTTACGAAAAGTTTAAATCAACTCCAATTTGCTAGCGTTAGACGCAAGATTCAAGCGATCTACATTGCAGCTATAGATGATGTTGAGGAGGCGCTTGACGCGTTTAAATCCGGTGCAGATGATTATCACTTAGAATTAAAGAATGGTCAAACCATCAAGTACACACAAGAAATCAAAAGGCGCACTCTCATGGTCTTCGCTGAAGCCCGTAGATCGTTGATAGAGATGTTAAACGACGTTCGTAGAGCAACAGACATGTACGATCTTGTTGAAATTTTCTTCAAGAAGCAATTAGATACGATGTTCGGAGAAGGAAAATGACAGACAGATATACTCTTCAAATAGAAGTTGGTCTGAAAGGTTCTCAAAAGAAGATACTTTCAGTTTCAAAGAAGACGCCTTTTACACAAAATGAGCTTAGAGCTGCAGCGCATCAGTACGCTATGGATAATCAATTAAACCCAGACAGAGTATCCGTCAATCAATTAAGAGACGGAAAGCTGATGACTGAACCGAACGCGCACTACGTTTCTTCAGCAAGAATGAACGCTCCAAAAGATAATCGTGGAAAAGAACAGGTAGAGATAGAGATAGGTAAAGGTGCTAAAGTCGGAACTTTAAACGTTAAAGAACACAAATTCTTAGCTTCTCTTGAAGAGGGAATTAACCTAAACAAGATAAACAATATCACTTATGTTGATGTTAGAAATGCCTTCTTTGCAAATTATCTTGCGGCGTTGGTGATGTTAAAGGTTCAAGATATAAAGGGTTTGATGTTGATTAACGATCACAATCATTCAAAGCTTACAAAATTCTCATCGAGCATGAGTGATCTTAATTTCTGGGGTCGCATCTTATTTTATTCAAATGACTCTGAAATCAAGCAGAGAATGAAAGCTGAAGATGCAAAGCTTTTGGCAAAGATGTCTTCAAGAGTATCTTCTTCAAGAGTTCAAAAAACCATGCAAGTTCCAATTACAACACCTGAAGCTGTAAATTGGCATGATGTGATTGCTAATGTTCTTTTATTACAACATACATTTGGTCTACAGAGCAGTTACTTCGTCAGCATTCTTCGTACTCTTTATAAGTGGGACTCGATCAACATCTCCGCTAAACAGAAAGCTATCAATGACGCGTTGATGTTTATGATGCAAAGTGATCCTGGATCAAAGCTTATCCCTCACCTTAGAAGGCTGTCTAACTTAGTGATGGTGAATAGATTAGGTAGCGTTTCCCAAAGAGTCATTGGATTTGCAAGAACTGGATCGATTCACGAGACTGCAGATGGAGGAGCAGTAGGAACTGGAGCAGTTGCCACAGGTGGCAATGCTATCTTGAATCCTAGTGGTCCAAACATCAACTCTCAATCTGGCCATCCAAATACAGCGCAAGATATTTCCAACGCTTTGGGTGGATTGTACAAGCTGAATAAGATGGCACCAAATCAAATTACGAAGAAGGGTCGATTCACCATCAGAAATGGTAAGTTGATCAAGAAGAAGGTGAAGGACTTTTCACCAAAAAGATTCAAAGAACCTGAATGGATGAAACCAAAGAAACAAGAAGTGAACAAAGATGAGGAGACAAAAGATGCTGTATAATTCCCTAACTAAAATCGCTAAAGACTTTAAATTATTGGAGGGCGACGGTGGAACAAATACAAATGTTCCTAACGCATCTGATGAATCTGACAATCTTGCCGCCGATGAAACTGCTGTAATCAATAAGCTTGATCGCTCTGTCAAATTTGACGAGGTAGATACTGTTACCTTCGGTCTAGAGACAGATGATGGTAAGATAGTTAAAGTCTATGTGAATGCAGAACAAGCAGAAGCTTTTGAAAAGGCATTAGCTACGAAGCTTGGTGAGATAGATGACATCGAAGAAGTTCTAAATGAGCTATCGAAGGAGTATGAAATCGTTGATGTTGAATGGCCAGAAGAAGGTGGAGATGAAAAAAATCCTGAAGATGAACAAGATGATGGTTCATCTTCACTCGATCAACGTGTATATGGACCCAAACACGGCAAAGAAGAGGTTGAAGATATTCCCGATCGTCAGTTTCAAGGAAGTGAATCGTTGAGCTACGGCGAACTTGTTACGCTTGAACTTCTTGAAAGTACGACAAGCATTGAAAGTCGCTTTACAACACCTACTCAACTTATGGTTTATCACGCCATCATTGATCTTGGCGTACCAGAGATCGCATTGGCTCGTAATGCAAATAGAAATGAAATAATCAAGGGAATCAAGTCAGCTGCAGAAGCCATGCAGAAGAACGCAACGATGAAAAGTGCTCTCAAGATGTTCATTCGTAGAGCGAGTGACTTTGAAAAGCAAGCAGAACAGAATGCAGCAACGGAAAAAGCGGGACATGAAACACCAAAAACAGAACTTGACAAAGGGGTGAAAGAAGAAATGAAGATCAACATCAATGAGGAGCATGCAGACTGGACATTCTCTTCTGACAAAGAAAATTTAACAATCAGCTCAAAGGGACTTACCATTACTCTTGGTTCAGAAGAAACAGAAAAGCTGATCAAGGGAATCAACAATCACTCGATCACAGTAGTTCGTGATGAAACAGAAGATCCAGCTAAAAAGTATGTGTTCTCACCGCGCGGTTCTAGCATTCTAGTTAAGGCTGTAGGCTCTCCAGATGGTGTGCTTATGCTCTCAACTGACGTCAAAGAATTGATCGGTACAGCAGCGCCAGAAAGAAAGCCTGCGGCTGATGATGAAGAAGTCAAAGAATCAAAAGATGTGAAAGAGACAATCAAAGGAAGAGTTGAAGCATACGGCGTAAAAGGTCCTAAATCAATTCCATGGCGTAAAACTTTCAAGAATCAAGCTGAATATGAAAAGTGGCACGATAAGAATGAAGACGACATCAAGGTAAAAGGTATCAGGAAAATTGAGTCGAGCGACGATAAAGAATGATTGAACTTGCGTTAGACACCTTTAACTATCAAGAAGCTGAAACTCTCAGCGTTGAGGGGAAAAGGGTCTATCAAATTCCTGGCGATCGTTACTATCCAAGCATCACCACTGTGCTCGGACATACGCTCCAGACAGAAAAGAAGGACGTCTTGAACGCTTGGAAGGCACGAGTTGGTAATAAGAAAGCAAATGAAATTTCTGCAGCAGCTTGTAATCGCGGAACAAATACTCACTTAATGCTTGAACGGTACCTTCGAAATGAAGATCCACAGCTTGAAACATTTCCACCTGAACACGTTAAAATCTTCAGTAGTCTACGCCTTGAGGTCAGGAAGATAAATAAAGTATTCGGACAAGAGGTAGTACTCTATTCTGACGTTTTAGGCATAGCTGGTAGATGTGATTTAGTAGCAGAATATCAGGGGAACCTTGCGATAGTCGATTACAAGACTTCGAGTAGAGTTAAATCTGCCGATGAAATTGGTGACTATTGGATTCAAGCTGCATTCTACGCGACAGCTCACAATGAAATGTTTGGAACAAATATTGAAAAGCTGGTCATCATGATGGGCGTCGAAAATCACCTGCCGATGATCTTTAGAAAGACCTTGGATGACGAATTGCTGTTGAAATTATCAGAAAGGGCTTGTGAATTTTATGACAAATTGTGAGAAGATAATGGATCCGATGATCGAGATTGAACCGATAGTTGAGATGGAACCGATAGTTGAGATGGAACACCCATTGGTTACGCCCGACTTTGTTGGAACAGATCAAGAGAAAATGTCAGTGTTAGCATACTGGGCTGAGATGATTGGTAAGCTGCGTGCTCTGAATACAACCGTCATTTCTTACAGAAATAAATTGGCAATCATCGCTCAATTGAAGAATGAAATTCAATTGATAGACATTGAAATAAACAATGATACAGCTCATCCAGCAGTAGCGCCAGATGGATCTACAGAGATGAAGCAAGATGTTCCACCAGAAATTCCAAAGCCTACAGTGAATCTAGCAGAACCTGAGGCGCCTTTAATCTCTCCGTCAGGCGCACCAAACCCAACAGTTCCACCTGCACAAAGCTCTCCACTCTACGCACCACCGAAGATGTCAGTCGGTGAACAGATGCAACGATTGGCCGGAACGTGGTACTTAAACGAAGCAAAGAAGGCTAAAGACAAGAAAGCTAAAAAGTGAAATTAAGGTCTCTTATTGAAGAAGCTGCACCAATAGAGCATCGCAAGGAACTTACTGAGAGTAAGTTCCTTGAGCTGTTAAAAAGTAAAGCTAAAAATTCTTACGTTGTCGCCAAGAAAAATCCATTCTTCAGGCAAGATTCTGGTCCTGACATGATGATGGTCACTCCTGAAATAAAGGAAGAACGTTCAAAGTTCTGGGTTGACAAGATGATCAAGGAAATTCCTTCATGGGGAAAGATGCCTAGTAGATCACGCTTTATCAAAGCTTACACAAATTATGATCGCACTTTCGGCGGTGATGACGTTTACGTCATGATACCATTTGATGGAACTAGGATTGGTATCGCTCCAGGTCCCTCCTTCTATAGAAGTTTCAAAGACATTGAGAAGAGCTTAGGCTTCGATAGGGTCGATAACAAAACCTTCATTGAATGGTTAGAAAATGTTCAAGAAGGTTTAGCTCAAATCACAGACACAAAGATCAAGAAGCACGAGCCAAAAACTTTTGGTGAATTTAAGAGGGCTCTTGGACAGATCGATAAAGTTTTAGAGTCAGACAGAAAAGTTTTAGAAAAGAATCTTTCTTCTGGAGAATCACTATCTGTAGAACAGGCAAAGATCATGAAAGATCTTTTGGCTAGACACGTTGTAAGCACTGAGCGTTACATAGAGGAAAAGTTAGAACCAGAAGCAAATGGTTTTCACTCTATCAGAATAGAATCATTCTCAAAAGGCACAGGCGATCATGAAATATGGATCGACAAGCCTTGCTTATTGATAAAAAGATCTGCATACATCGAGATGAATAAACGGGGTTTACTATGATCAAGAAAGTTATTATCGTTACGGCTGAACCTAAGAATTTTGTTCCAGTTAAATTGAAAGAAGCTGGCGCTGTGCTCGGCATTGAAGTTCAAATCCTAGACATCAAGAAAGCTGTTTTGGTAGAAGATCTTCAAGGAAGTCAACCAGAAAATTTTGAATTGTTAAGCTCAGTTTACATCGTTGAGAAGCTTGACGCCGAGGAAAGAAAGTTAGTACCCGTAGTCGTTGACAGAGAGACAGCAATCATTCCACGTCTCAATGAATATCACGTACTCATCAAGCTTGGAATTCTCAAGAGACTTGAGAAGCAAGGTGCTTACATGGTCAACAGTCCAGAAAGCATGGAGCTCTGCAATGACAAGTTGATGACTCAAATCTTACTTAACTCTGCTGGCATCAAGACTCCATACAGCGTCATGATTCAAGGCTTAGAAGAGATAGAAACCGTAGTCAACAATCTTGAGGCAGCAAAAAAGATAACCTATCCATTCGTTATCAAAACTCTTCGCGGTACACACGGCATTGGTGTCATGAAGGTTGACAGTCGTTCATCCTTGGTATCAGTCGCTCAGCTTTTGTCTAAAGAAGGACTTGACTTTATGCTTCAGGCATTCTGCAAGCATGAACGTTCTGCTCGAATCATCATGATCGGCAATGAAATGTTAGCTGCAAACTTGCGTGGTCAGCCAAAGACAAAGGATGAATTTAGAACAAACTCTCACCTAGGTTCTGAAACAGAAAAATATGAACCGTCTGAAGATGAGATGGCGATCGCTAGACGCATCGTTGAACTGTTTGGTTGTAACTTCTGCGCTATTGACTACCTCATCACAGAAGATAAAGAGATCATCGTACTTGAGGTTAACGGATCGCCCGGTCTTGAGAACATCCAATTGAATTGGCCTGACAGAGATCTAGCAAAGATGATAATTCAATACGTCGCTGGAACTTCAGCAGAAAAAGCACCCGAAGCTCCAGTAGTAAATGGAGATGAATCTGTTGTTGAGCCTGTTAAGGATGAAGCACCTACAACTCAACCTACAATATCTCAAGACACGATTGGTGAAACAGAGATGGTGTCTATCAATCGCATTACAGGCGAGGTAGAAGCTCGTATCGATACAGGTGCAAAATATTGCTCTCTTCACGTTGACAGCGTTGATGTTGAAGGCAACTGGGTAAAGTTTACACGCGGAGACGTTACTTACAAGGTGCCCGTCTTCAAGACGGTTAAGATCCGCCACGCAAGCATCGGTGAATCTGTTCGCAGACCTGTCGTCAAGCTTGACGTAACGATGCGCGACATTAGACTCAACCAAATCGAATTCACCTTAAATAATCGATCAAGCATGAAGTATGAAGTATTGATTGGTAGAAATGCGCTACAAGCTTTAGGTCTTCCAGTTATAGTTCCTAGAGATGACGATAACACAAACCACGGAGATCGCCCTGAAAGTGAGATCTACGATATTGAAGAGGTGGATGAGGAATGAAATTTAATGACATTATGGAAACGACAGAGATTCCAAAAGATGTGACAGTCGACGAGATCCTTAAGATGTTTGATGCAGCTCGTAGAGGTATCTCTCTTTTAAACAGGATCAAAGATCCTGTTCAACGTAAGAAGCATGCGTCAGCGATCTTCAAAAATCTGAATAAGATCAAAGGTATGTTGATGAGACTTACGGAGCCTGTGGAAGAATGAAATTCTCTGAACTCAACGAAGAAACTGTCGTCCCTGCAAATTTGCAGGCATCGATGACATCATGAAGATGTTAGCTGGCGTTCATCGTGGGCTTTCAATCCTCAAAACAATGAGAGATCCAACTATGCGCTTAAAACATGCTAACAAGATCTATGCCAACTATCAGATCATCAGCAAGGCTCTTCAAAAATTGACGGATAAGTTAGGTAGAGTGAAGTGAGAAGCTGCTTATATTAGTCCAAGAAATTAGCTCCAAAACGAAAGAGGAAACATCAAAATGTTTCCTCTTTTTAGCATCCATCTGTAGAAATTCGATTAAACTATGTCTGTGAACCAAGTTCTGAAGTCTCCTGGGTATCCTTCTGGCTGATAAAGCCAGATACCTTCACCACAGATGTGGAATCGAACACATTGAAGTTCACCAACTAAGATCGCAGATGTCAGAGATATGAAGCGTTCACACGCCGGATAGACTACCAACGTTCCCTTTTGAGCTTGGAATCCAAAGTTATAGACTGGAAATTCAAGCTTCCCACCTAACACTTGAGTCTTCAGATCAAATGGAGGCGTCTCATGATAATCTTTAAGCCATAGAACTCCAGTCAGATCACGGTCTTTAACTCTCAACCAGCGCTTTCTCTTGAAGACAGCGTTCTCACAGTGAGGTTCTTCAGCAGGTTTTCCATTTGTCACGGGGAATTGTTGGAAAAGAAGATGTTCTGTTCCACGATACTTAAAACCTGTATAGTGTTTTTCAAGCTCAGGGATAAGAGGCTGAAACTTCTCAAAGAGAATCTTCTCAGCCTCTGAATGAAATCGCTCAGTTGCTTGAAGCACTCCATCATCGTTCTTGAGCGGTTCTACTCTTACTTCTGCTGCGATCTGATCGCTAACTTCTGGCTCTATGAGATGTTGAAATACTAAAAAGGGAGATTTATTGGGTGTCATATAGGTTTATATTGTGATACGTTATTTATTGAGCTGGTGGTTGTGCTGGTGTAGTCGGATCAGGTGAAGAATTTGAAGAAACTGCAGTGTTTCTTGAATTCAATCTATCGTAAACAAACGCTGCAAGATATGCGCCAAACAACCATTCTGACAGTTGACCTTGCAAGGTATAGTAGATGAGAACCCAAGTAGTCACGATAAATGCCATGTTAAGGCGCATCTTGCTACCACCAATTTTGCCAGAGGAATCTACAAATAAATCATTCAGGTCGATAGGACTCTTTGGATCTCGCTGTGCTTTGATGAATTCAATGATCATCCACACTATCAGAAGAAGAGAGAAACATTTGCCTGCTAAACCAAGAGACATATTGTTTATCAACCAATTTGAACCGTTAGCCATCTCTATAAAGATATGATCCATGTTTAAGCTCCTGTTGGTTTAGGAAATTTTGCCTTCACTGCCAGGCAAGCATCGATGTAAGCTTTAACTTGAGCTGCGTCTCCCTTAACTATTCCATCCAGATAATCTGTGATTGGTGGATAAGCCGCTGCTCTATCACGATTATAATTACCTGGAGTTGGTCCAAGTGGAGATTCAATGATGCTTCCATTTACAAATTTGTAATTAGAAAAACCAGCAGTAAGTGTCTTTGCATCAGCGTCGCTGATTTTGATAGCGTCAGCAGGAATTAAAGGATAACCCGGCAGATCAGAATAAAGTCCATTTATTTGATTTGAACTTGAATCAACTAAGATATAATAACTCATAAACGTACTCCAACACTTAACGCACTAGGAAATGCTAATATTGATGAATTGAGAGCATAAATGATCATTTGAGCTGTTGCAGTGTAATAGGTGTAATCACCGCCTGAATGATCTTCACCGAATATTTGAATTGTATCTCCGAGAGAAAATAGCAAATTTTCATAAAACACTGCACTTCTATAATTACCAGCGCCTGCACCTGTTAAAGTGTTGTAATTGCCGTACGCTACACCATTCTTATAAATCTGTGATGTAACAGTGTGGGCAGTAGAAGCCAATGCGCTTTCAATCGTATAAGTACCGCTTTGACCAATTCTAAAATTAGCCAACTCAGCCATCACATTTGCATGGCCTTGTATAGCACCGCTATTAGCTACCGCGTAACCACCAGGTTGAACCAATAGCTGATTTGGCACAATCACTGGTGTAGCGTACGGTATCATATTCAAACCACCAGCACCTTGAATTAATGATGGGTTTGAAGACCATACGCCTGGAGATTCAGTGAGTTCTATAAACCCAACTATTCTATATGCTACATTAGTTCTTGCAGTAGCTGAGTACCATGTATTTGCAACATTTGAGCCTGTATTAACAGATGCAACAGTGACGCTAAATCCTGCACCTGTTCCACCAATGTTAGCTGCAGCTGTTGTCAGTGAATTTCCAATTGCATAACCCGAACCTTGATTTCCGCCTGTTGTCTGTGGTGAAATCAAAACGCTAGATACACCTGTTATTCCAGCAGTTTGAACATTGGTGTATGTAACGGTTTTTGAAGCTTCAATCGATGCAATTAAATCGGCTCCAGCACCTAATGAAGCTGGAACAATTATAGATAAAGAACTGTTAGTTCCTAACGTTGGGCTAGTAACTTTGAATCCACTTGATGTTGTGGTAGCAGCAGCAGCAGCAGCTCCGAGTTGAGCATTCATCAAAGCGACTAGACTTGTCATAGTATCGCTTCCTGTTACAGATGTGATGGTAGCCGTGAATCCACTGCCTGTGCCAATTGGAGGTAAACTTGGTGCAGTTAAAACATCACCAGCAGCATAGCCAGAACCTGGCGTTGATATTACATTTATGCCTGTGACTACACCTGTACCTCCAACTACGATTGTAGCAGTTATACCTGTACCACCGATCTTCGGTGAAGTTGGTTGAGTAACATAAACAAGAGGTACATTGCTGTAAGTTCCTGGAGTGTAAAGAGATCCACCACTAGTTAGAGACAGTCCAGAAGCAGCTCCACCTGTCGCATTTACCGAGTATGCCGTAGAGGCTCCACCATTTACAGAAATCTCAATCGAATAAAGACCAGCTTGCAAGTTTAAAGCTGTCGTCGGGGCTATTGCTGGAGAAAAAGCAATAGTTGAATAACCTGCTGATATATCTGAAACTGTTATATTTGCTAATGCTCCAGTTCCAGATCCACCAGAGAGTGGAACATTTGGATAATAGTTAGAAGTATATCCACTTCCAGATATAGGAGCGTTAAAAGTGTTTATCGAGTGTGTTCCAAGCAAAGCTTGCGTTGAGATCAACTCATCTTCATCTAACAATTCTGGATTTGTAGTGTTACAAATTGCAACTTCCATCACACCACCATTGTTGATAGCGCCTATGAACAATCTGTTAAAACCATTTGCAGCTCCTAAAGTTGCGGTGTATGGAACAGTAGCGACGATATTTGATGCAGCGCTGAGCAGAGTGATAGTACCATCATCATAATTCGTTGAACGGAAATCTACAGTTTGACCAGTCTTAATTCCAAATGTAAGGGAATTAGAGGCAACGGTTGCTATAATGCTCTTGAGCTCTGCACGTACGGTACCACTGGCTGCTAAGATGTATCTTGCATCGGCAAATGCCAATGGAATAGCAGGGCCTGCAAAACCTGTCGGACCGGTCGGGGCTTGAACGTCAAAGATTTCTGAAGTGCTGCCGTTTATGAATGCATATTGATTTAAAGTCTGAAGTTGAACTGCATCGGTAGGTCCAATTGGAGCACCTACTGTGAAGCTATTCAGTACTCCACCGATAGGCGCAAAGTATGTGTTTACATACTGTACGTTAGTTGCGTCGAGAGGGTTAGTAGGATCACCGACTAAGAATGGACCTGATACACCTGGGAAAGTTTCTAAATATCCCAGATTTACAGCATCTGTAGGAGCGATTGGATTACCAACGGTAAATGGTCCTGTTACACCAGTGTTTGATGCGACGTCTGCAGTATATGCAACTTCATTCCAATGAGGCCCAGTTGGGATGGAACTATCATTGATCGTTAAATTTCCAGTCGTTGTATCAAACCAGGCTTGACCTAAGATCGGATTTAGAGGACTTGTAGGTCCTGCGAAATTTTCCAACATCGAGATAGAATTTTGTTGAACAGCTTCTCCCCAATTAAGAGATCCTCTACCTGACAATGTAAGCGAAGTGCTTGTTATGTCTGTGCCATCCTCAGGTACGATAATCGTAGAAAATGCTGTACCTGTTCCAGTTCCAACGCCTGATGCAACGAATGTTACGCCATTATTATTCGCACTTGCGCCGATAGAAGTGAAATCGGTTGTGCCTATATTTTGAATGGTGTACGTCTGACCAACGATGAATGAACCAGCGTTTATAGATCGAACTGTGAAGGTGTAATCAATCGTCATTTAAATTCCTAGATGTACTTAACACATTTCAAAACTCGCATACCTGCTGCCAAGTTTGCTGCATTACCTGCTGGAGATTGTGTATTTGTTGTCAACGTACCAGCACCACCACCGAATGAACCTTGTCCACCACCAGAGTAAGAAGTGTTGCTAGTAACGTATGGTACTGGTGCGCTGTGAGTGTGAGCCTTAACAGCACCGGTACTTAGAGAACCTACGTCAGGTGTACTGACATCAGATTGAACTGCAGCATAATCAACTGGAAAGTAAGGAATACCAAATGTACCAGGTCCACTTGTACCCCAGTTGGTGCTGACAGCTGCACCAAGAGCTGCGTAGGTTACCCCATTAGGATCACCTGGAACCAGATCTGTCAAGTTGACGATGTGTGGAGCATTAGGACATTGGATGTATCCTGTTGGAATGTTTGATGGTGGGCCAGCAAAGTCGATGATCGTTCCTGTTGGAACACCAGAACCTTGAGTCATCAATTGAACCTGTGACAGTGGTGTAGCCTCTGAAGAGTTCAATGCATACTTGACGTTGAAATTCTGATTCGAATCACCACTTGTGTTTGCGAATGTAGAATCTGACTTGATGATGTTTGTAATGTAAGCAACGTTATCTGATTCAACGAAGAGATAGGAAATGATGTCATTTTGAACAAGATCTCCAGGTTGAAGAGCATTACCTTTATTTGTTACTAGAGCAACAGCTCCAGCGCCTGCATCCAAAGTGCATGAACCTGTATTAGTGATTCCAACCTTGAATGTTCCTGCGAAGTTAGAAGTATACGCCGTTATCGCTGGGCTCAAAACTACCACGTAGTGATTAACGAGTCCTGTTGTTACAGAATAATTCCCCTGTACTTGAGATTGAAATGCAAGTGCGCTCCAAGCAGCACCATCATAAACCTGTAACAAATCATTTGAAAAATAAAGATCACCTGTGATATATGGTGCAAGACGCGTTGTAATGTCGCGCCAAGCTAATTGATTTCCAGGCCAACCCGTACCTACGTCTACAGATAGTCTAAGTTGAGTTGGATCAGAGTTGAACCATACTTGACCTAAAATCGGATTTACTGGACCTGTGCTGCTTGCAAAATTTTGAAGCATATCAAGCAGATTTTGTTGGAGAGGTTCACCCCAGCCCTGAAATCCTTTTCCAGTCAACGTAAGGGATGTAGTTCCGCTTGCTAATGGATCATTCTTCGTACCGTCTGGTATAATAATAGCACTTGTTACACCAGGTGAGCTTGTCCATGATAAAGAATAGGTCATCGTCTGTTTACCTGCGAGCTGCCGTTGTTAGAGCTTTAATTTCATAGTTCAACGCCTTAGGTTCGATCTGAGATTCACCTAGGTCGTATTCATTGATGATGTCATCTGGGACATTTTCAAAGATGAAAGTTCCTTTGTTTCCATTCTTGAGAATTTCTACCATCTTGTAGCCTTTTACCTTTAAGTAAGCAGCTAACACAATGTCTGTTGTTGAGAGTTCCATTTTTATCCTTATTAGCTTACGCTTATTGTTAGTGTGTATGTAATTTGAAAGGCGCGATTAGCAGTTTTTTCAAATGGACTAAAGACTAGGTGTGATAACAACAATCCATCAGAGGATTTTAGACCTATTTCATCAAACATGAATGGAGCATTTGGATCTACTGTAAGGTTATCAGCGGGAGCTTGACCATAAGGTTCTCCAGCACCGAGTTCAGCGATCACCGTTACGATAGAAGTGATAGCTGGATTTGTTGATTGTGCGTAAGTCACTGAGTTTGCTGGTGGATGACCGACGGCTTGATCATCTACAACGACGCTATAAGTTTCATTGTAAAGTGAAGCGCTCTGACCTATAGTGTTAGGTGGACGATAAATGAGGACGTTGCTGGAATTAAAAAACGTTCCACCATTTCCAAATGACATGGAATAAATTCCAGGGGTGTTTACCGTATCTCTAGCGAGGGATCTTGCGATAACGATAGCCATGTTTTGAGGATGAATGGCGTTATGCTGATCTACTAGGATCTTATCTGTTTCTAGATCACGAACTGTGACGTGACCTTTAACTTTAACTTGAAACCGTTCTTTCATTATTTTTCCTTTTCAAGTCTATTTATGATTTAGACATATCTTTCATAATCAATTTTTCTTAAACATCGTGATAGTGCCACTTGTAAGATCAGCGGTATACACAAAGGCTTCATAAGAAATGTTAAACATGTTGATTTTCCTTTATGTTGCGGTGTAATAAGAACCTGGTGAGCCTAATGGCAGGTTCAAGTTGATGAATCCTATTTGCGTAATATACATTACGTCTCCAACGTTTTCTGGGGCTGCACCTGAAGAATAACCACCAATGTATAAGGTACCTGGTCCTAACCACCAGAAATCATAACCTGTATTATGTACATAATTTCCAAATGCCAGCGGTGACGTGAATGATGTTTGAACAGGTGCCGCGTAGTGATCGTAAGTCAAATATTGACCAGAGCTAGATGCTTTTATCTGGAAGTTAGGTCCCTCGTTTAACACAAGTTGAGTAGCATTATCAAAAGCTTCTTGTTCCGTCACTCCATAACCTGCAAAGCTCATATATGGAGCGGCACCGACGTTGTTCGACTGTTCGTAGTTATTGGTTACTAATGGCAAATTGCTTGTACCTTTGTAATAAGCTGTCCAAGCGTAAAGATCCCATTGGAATCCAATGATACATTCCCACGTTGGTATAGTTGTGATAGCGCTTGATACGCTTGGGCCTGCACCATACGCGTTGACCGCGTACACTGTAAACGTATAAGTATTTCCATTTGTCAGCCCCGTGATCACGTGATTCAAGTTTGCTGTACCAGCATTTGTATCAGTTCCAGCACCGTTCCAAGTTACTACATATTCTGTAATGCTACATCCATTACCATTTGCAGCGCCAATGTTAATTGTTGCTTGACCAGAAACTCCAACAGTTACTGTTACGGAAGATGGTGCAGTTGGCAAGCCGCGTGTAGTGAAGCCTACATCGCCTGCTGGGCCTGTGCCTGCAACGTTTGTTGCTGTAACCGTGACGTAGTAACCTGTGCTCAATGACAATCCTGTAATCAAGTGTGTAGTGCTTGCCGATCCTGCGTTAGTGTCAATCGGTCCAGGCGGTGAAATTGTTACGTTGTAACCCAAGATTGGAGCACCAGTAACAGGTGGAGTGATTGTAAGAGTTGAGACTGTTGTTCCACATGCACCCAAGGTACTTGAGACGCTTGGCGCGCTTGGTGGCATAACGTTCATCGTAATTGGATTGCTTGTAAACGGTAGGCTGGTGCCTACGATGTTTGTAGCTGTAACATCAAAAGTGTAAGTACTTCCTGGAGTCAAGCCACTCAAATCACGAATCAGATTTGGAGTTCCCGCTTGAGCATCTGTAGCTCCAAATGGTAGATTTGTAACTGTGTAACTTAGCGTTGGACTTCCACCGCTGTAACCAGGCGTTATAGTCAACGTTGCAGTAGTATAACCTGTGCCGTAGAGAGCTGCTACAACGTTGTTCGGTGCGTTAGGCGCAACAGGAACGACCGGTGGAACGTAAAGTGCAGGACCGCTGACGATGACATAATCAACTGCTAACACTGTTCCTGTTCCTGTTCCGATGTCAGTTGCAACAAACACAGTACCTGGAAGATTACTGTTAGCTCCTACAGTTGTAAAATCTGTTGTACCTTGAGTCAAGATCTGATAAGTATTTCCAGGAATTAGAGGAATATAAACTATCCCTTGGTAAGTAACCTTGATAAATGCTTCATCGACTATGCGAGTTGACACCCAATTGTTATATTGATCGGCTTCTTCAACTCTAAATTCTATGTAAGTATATGGAGGTGGAATTGAATCAAATTCAAAGACGTAATCATGTCCTTGATAATCTTTCTTCACGATACCAAAAGGTTCAAATCTTACTGGATGCATCAATGCAGATGTTGAGTCTCCATGCTCAGACGTAATGCTCAAGTCAGAGAAAAACTCAGTTGCATCATAACCATCAGAAGTTCCCAGCACAGATAGATCGTAGGATATGTAGCTGTTTACATCCTGTTCGATGTAATAGGCTACAAAATCTACCGTTGGAGTCATGTAGTAATTTGCCCAGGTGCGATCAATCAAGAAGGAAAGAATTCCATCATCATAAGCGCTTTTGAACTTTGCGGTACCTATCGTAGGACCTTCAACTTTGAAGTTCCAATGACTCGTTGCTGTAACTGTCCAAGTGCCTACATGGCTTAGATCTGTTACAATGGCATCTGTTAAGATAGCTTTGTGCGTCTGTGGTTGTGTGTTAGAAAACGTAACATCACATTGAACGGTTGGAGCTACTATCCCTGGCGTATAGATTGACCACAAAGATGCCACCCCAGTTCCAACCTTTGCTGTTGCAGTTCCTGTCCCAGTCGTTGGATCTACTCCAACGAAGTTAGCTGTAAAGAATGTTCCAACTGCATTAGTTGGCGCACCAATCAAAGTAAAGTTTGTTGTGCCAGTAGAAGTAATCTGGTAATACATTCCCGTTACAAAGCTTCCAGTGTTAACGATACCACTCGTAACTGTAAATGCTGTTCCAACGTTGTTGTCAGCTGCACCCAAAGCTACAAAATCCGTATTTCCAGGTTTAACAATTTGATAGTAAGCATCGATCACTAGACCGCTTGGAGTTGAAGTACCTGACGATGTTGCTGTAAATACAGTTCCTGGTTTTGTATCTGCCGATCCTATGAATGTAAAATTCGAATCACTCGTTAGGATCGTATACTGTCTTCCAGCTACTATCTCAGCTGTGAACATTGACAAGGCTAACAGTTTGGAAGAAGCTGCAGTACCTGTACCAGTTCCTACTAACGCTCCACTATTGTATGCCAGAGATGCAGCGCCAGTTCCTGCCCCTATACTTGTACCGGTGCCTGTTGCAACGAAAGAAACTCCTAAATTATTGCTTGCAGCTCCAAGCAAGGTAAAATCTGTACTTCCTAACAATTCTATAACGTATGTCTGACCGATGACAAATGAACCTGCGTAGACAGGCATATTGTAAACTGGATTAGAAGCTGTGAAGATCAATCCAACGGTGTTGCTTGTAGCTCCAATTAGAGTGAAATCGGTAGTGCCAGTTTCTAAGATTTTATAAGTTTCTCCAATTACAAAAGATCCAGCTGTTGTGATGCTAGGAGCTGCAGAAGCAATGATCGTAAATTTATCTGCATTTGTTCCAAACGCAAATGGATCTTGCCAGCAGATGTACAACTTATCTGATCGGTAGATGTTAATGTCAACGTTAACGCCTGCTGTAGGCCACGAACTTCCTATCGTGACACCATATTGATCGTGCTGAGGTAAAAATTGAATGAAGCTTCTAGAGTGATCGACGATGTAGTTTGTGCCTAAAATCTGATCATTTCCATTTACTCGAACTCTAGAGCCTTGATGATATGGAACAGCATAACGGCCTGTCGTTAGATACAAAACTTCTACAACACAACTCAAGTCATAAACTTCAGTGGCTATCTCTATCGTATTACCATTTTTTATGAAAGAGCCCGATTCAAGAGTGAATTTTGCCTTACCATCTCCAGCGCCAACGCCTGTGGCTGTAAATGTTGTTCCAACAAGATTGTTTGACGCACCTATCAGAGTAAAATCGGTTGTTCCTACATCTGAGATTTCATACGTAGTTCCAATCGTGAAGTAACCTGCATTGACGGTAACGGTGACTTGCATGTTAGTCTCAACGAATCCATATCTTGTTTCATCAATGTTATCGATCACGATAGTAAAGTTGGTACCTATCTGGGAGAAAGATATGATTGGAGGTTCAACGGGAATCTGATCATAGACACCTATTTGGTGTGATTCTGTTTTGAGACTTGCAGTTCCAGTTGTGCCTGTAGTTGGATCAGGATCTACCGTTGGTGACCAATGTGCTATGTCTGTAGATAGCGGCCATGAAGCTATGAAGGTGTCACCAATCACTGGACCTGTTGGCCCAGTAGCTCCTACGAGTGAGAAATCTGTGTAGGGGCCTGTTGGTCCCATTGAGACTATAGTGTAAGCGTTTCCTGGCACAAAATCTCCTGCAACAGTCAACCATGGATCAATGAGAGTTGCAGTTGATGGATCATCTCCAGGAGGGGTTTGATTAGGATAGTCTGTAAGACTGAATCGTGGGAAGATCGTATCTGGTAAATGATAAGTTTGATCTGAAACATCGCCTTCTGAAAGATTCGTAAGAAGATAACCACCTACATCATCTCTTCCCCAAACATTCTGTAGGTAGTAATTGATAGAGTGATCATCTTTTACGTTAACGTTGAATGAATCAGAAAAGAATATCTGTGAACTAACGTCACGAAACTTCGTGTGATATGGCTTTACGTCATTGATATAATCGATGAGAGACTGTGTTAAGGTATCAGATTTACTTGTCATCTTAATTTATTGTTGAGATTATTGTTTTAACGTCAGACAATGATATGAATGAGGTCTTGAAGAAATTATCTATCTCGAGGTCATTTGCCGCCATGTCTTGCAAAGCTGCAAAGAAGATCTCATTAACTTGAGTAGCCTTAGCGTACCTCCAAAGATCTGACATAAATTGTCTGATGCTGGAAACGCTGACGAAGTAAGAATCAAGTTTTGAGATGTCGAATCCTGCGTAGGAGATATAATCAGGCACTAAAACTCCATTCTGATATTTATCAACTTGGGTATTAAGGATTGTGTACTTAACGGTGGCTATCGCAGAGCTTGCTTTATCCATTATCTGACCATCATCTATGCCGTAGCTGACTGATGTTCCATTTTTGTTATCATACAACGCAAGCGATACGTATGGTAAAGGCTGATTCAGCTTTGTGCTTCCACAAAGAGTATCAGTCAAGGTGTTCCACAGCGCGATTGGTATTAAGTCCAACTGACCTTGTCTCAAAAGTTTCCATTCTGTAAAGACTGGTTTGAGAGAGATATTTTCATCTCTATCACGCAGCGTAGGATCCTTGTCAAAGCGGAGTTTATACCTATCTACTGCTCTAACTTCACTGCCTAAACCTTTGATAGACAAGATAGAATATCTGTTAGGTCTATTATCGAGTTGGTTGTAGTACTTTAACCTTTGTGGGATAGCATAGATTCCATCGGTTGCTGTCAATAACTGAGTAACAGACGTAGTTGAAAGCTGATTTGGTGCACCTATCGTAGTTTTGTTCTTTGCCCAGTAGTAGTAATTGTTGATGGTAAGATTGTCATTTGAATCTCTTGAAACTTCCATCACGTATGGAATGTCCAATGCATATTGAACGAGTTGGAATGGATCTGTATCGCTTACAGATGGATCAAATGCAAGATCAGTTACAGTTGGAACGTAAGCTGCAAGAACCGCTCTAACTATGTCGCCTTGTTTCAGAAGAGCCGAAGTGATAATGATTGTAGGATTAGAACCATTTGTTCCTATCGACCATTCAGATGATGTTAGTTTCTTACCATTGAGGTACACTGAGCATCTACTGAGTAGCGTAACAGCACTAACTCCAACAAAAGTAAACAGGTTTGAGAAAGATGTTCCACTTGTGTTTACTGTGTACTCGATATCACTTGGATTTGATTGAACAAATTCATAGAATTCTTCTATGATTGTGGATTCCATAACCGCCCATGGAGTCCAAGAAGATTTATATGGAGTGAAATCACTTCCATCAAACCAAGTCCATGGATCAGATATTCTTAATACGATGTCATCAGATACATCGTGCAAGTAGGTACCTACTTGCGTCCAGTTTCCAGCTAATGGAGAGTATTGATTAAGTGGAGGTTTAACTCCTTGGTTTGGATTGGATGTAGGATCGTTCCAAGCTACCCAACCAAGAGTCTGCGCGTCTGCGTTAGATGAGAACACTGTTGTAGCAGGTAAAATTCCATCTGAGCTGAAAATGATAGGTACATCAACGTTTACAGTAGAGCGAAGGTAAATTTGTGTAGGTAATAAGCTAGCAATCACGTCAACTGCAGTTGTAGGTGTAGTGAACAAAGTACAAGCTAGCTTGATACCAAGTTGATCGAAATCATAATACACGATTGGATTTTGATTACTTGCAACATCAATAACAAGTAACTGCTGACTTATTCCAGATGCAACGTGAGTCAATAAAAGATTGTTGCCAGAAGGATTTGTTAAGACGTAAGATGAAAGATACGAATCTCTAAAGCGAAGAACGTTAACGTCAACTGTAACTGTCAAGTTGCTGATAATTGTATTTGCTTGCATCAAAGCCCCATCAGCATAACCCGTTTGACTTCCAACCACCACTGAAGAATCTGACGAAATTGTTGCAAGACCGAATATAGAAGTCAAGTTAGAATCTTGCTTGTTGACCGATGAATAATTTGCGCCAGTGATCTTTGTACCGATTGTTATTCCAAGATCATCAAAGCTTCCTGATTGTAACACTGCTTGACCTGTTCCATTGCTAGCCAAGATTTGCAACCTATAAGGCTGATAAGCCAAGAACAGACGAGAGATCAAATCTGGGTTAGATGAATAACGCCAAGCTATAGGGCGCTGCCACCAAGTGCGATTGCGTTGCACGTAATTTGCGATGGCTGGTTCTCCAGTCATGCTAGTACCAGTCGCTGCTGTGCTAGGAGGAGTACTAGATTCTACCCACTCATAAACTTCAATGCTTGATTCATCAGACAACGCACCCCAACCATTGATACGATCAAATAGGAGTTGAAATTCTCGTTCATCTGAATATGGTTGCCAGCTAAGGTTCTTGGTGTTCCACCAGATTTTTCCTACCTGCTTTGATCCCCAAGGCTTATACTTTTGTGTATTTGCATTCTTAAATTGACAGATGGAGTTTGTGTAGAGAGCTGGATCTTTCTCATCATCAAAACTTATAGACGCTGCAGCTCTAGGGTTGTGAATTCCTCTAGCAGGATCCCACCAAATGATCGATTTATCAACTAACACGTTGTCAACATAGTCGTATAGAAGGTTAGGACTGTATTGATGTGTTGCTGGTCCATAGGCAACAACTTGAAGAGTTCCAGTAACGCGAGTAGTTTCAGCAGTTCCTGTACCAGATCCAACGCTTGTTGCGGTGAAGCTTGCGCCGACAGCCGCCACGCCTACAAAACCACACGCTGTCCAATTAGTGTCACCCAGCGACAAGATAGTGTATTGTACACCCGTCAAGAATGAACCTGGATTGGTGGAAATTCCACCCAGATCTAAGATCTTGATAGTCGACCGATTTAATCTTGTGAATCTTGGGAACATAAATTGTGGTGGGTTGCTGCCTACAATGTAGTCACCTGATTCACGGAATACCTGAGCGCTTGCTGACGTTGAGTTAGAATTTAAAATCTCAAAGCAATCTGCATTAACCGGCTTTCCATTAAAATCACGAATCACGAAACAATCACCAACAGAGATAGTTGATAAGCTACCACTGTTAAGGTAACCGTCATTATAGAGAGGTCCTATTGTGGCGGCTTCAAGGTAAGAAATTTTATTCAAGTCAGAATAGGAATACCAACGAGCTTCATCTCCAGGAATGATTTGCGTCAAGCCGCTTGTATCGACCAAGGTACTTGAACTATAACCGCTATAATCGTATGGAACGTAATCGTAAAAATCAGAGATGTCATTAGAAGATTGATTGCTCTGTATGTCATCTGCTTCCATAAAGATGTAGTTGGCGTATTCTCCAGTACAATCATCCGGTTGAACTATCATCTCAGCTTTCACTATCGAACGTGAATCACCATACTCGGCTATCTTATACGCCCAATATTCTTGAAGCTGTGCATCTTGGTAAGATGCAGAGTTTATGTAAGCGTTGATAGAAAAGTTTGTGCCTTTGTTCGCGATCATCCCTTGCCAGAACCTGAACTGAGTAGCATCTGTTGAGTTTCTGTTCTTGAAATAATTTTTCTTTTGATAACCTAACAAACTTCTAGACATGTTCAATGACGTTGCGTCTACATCTTTTGCACTTGTATCGTAGAGACCGAGGATTCCATCTACAGAATTCTCAAGGTTCTTCTTCATCTCATCACCTAATAGGAAGTGACCTCCAAAATCAATCTTACCAGTAAAGTTCGCTTGTTTTTGTCCTTCTAAGAAAACTCTGGTAGATCTTTGGCCTAAGAATGGATCGTAGATCAACAACGTATTTGTAGAATAATTTTCAAACAGCATCACATGTTCAAATTCTGAAGTCAAAACGTGTAATGTGTAAACAGGATCATCAAATATAAGCTCTGTAAGTTCATCTTGTCTAAATGCTCTGATAGATCCATTAGGAACCTGCTTACCATTTTCATCAAGGATCGCGCAAGTTGTCTCTGTATCGAAGCCTAGAACGTTGAAGATGTTCGACAGCATTCCATGCGGAACATCGTACCAAACTTTTCTATTAAACGGGTTGAACAAGAATGCAGAACCAGCTGTAACACCTGAAAATTGCTGGACAATAAACTGTTCAATCAGTGGTTGGTAACCTAAATTTGAAACCCCGGTATCATTTGGAAGTGGATCATTAGGATCGGTAAATCTCCAGCCATCAGCGTACATCTTGTCAGAGTAACCTTCGATGAAGTTGATGAAGTTTTGGATTCCTGTTATCAAGAATGGTGAACTGAAAGTCTGAACGGTGCCAAGAGTCTTGTAACGCGTCCAAGGAAAAGCTGTAACTTTACCATCAACAGCGATGAACGTAGTAGAAGGACCTGTCATATCGTAAGAATACCAACTTAACGAGGGTTTATTTTTATTGAAGTTGTCTACTCTAAAGATCCAATCTTCTCCTGGAGTTCCATTAGGTCCAATAGCAGGAATGTTGATTCCATCTTTGTAAGCGGTACTTCCACGCTGGACTAATTGAACTCTTAGAGCGTCGATCCAAGAGCTGTTATAAAAGTCATTTTCCTTGACGTAAATGTTGTACGCGCTTGATGCTATTGCTGTATCTTGAACGTCGACCAACAAAGTGTCGGTGTTTGTGAGGCTACTAAACCTGTAGCCAAGCTTAACTTCCCAGTCAGTCAGAAGAGTGGAGTTGATAGAGATTTGAACATCTTCACCGTAGATTCGACCGTACTGAACGAAGAGTTGATTGAAACCTTCAGCTTTAAAGTACGTTTGAGGTTGAATAGAAACTGTGCAAACTCCATTCACATCCATCGAAACTGTGAATGAGTCACCCCAGAAGAAGCCTCTAAGACTTGAACTGATGTTGACATTTATAAAAGGATCGACGTAGTTCAAGACATTGAACAGTGGGCTTGTTGCCTGTACAAACATAGGATTTGCAACAGTTGGAGGCGATCCAGGATAAACTATCGAAGCAGCAAAATCATTTGAGATCACCAATGAGAAGATTCCCTCTTGACGATTTACACACGTGAACGTGTAATCGAAGGTGAATGTTTGATCGTTATTATTGTTACTTGAAGCTGTAACCCAACCTGGTTGAGCGACCGCAGTCAATGCAGATTGATGTAACGTAAAGTCAGAAGGAGCTTCTTTTCTGCCTAACAGTGGGGCAAATGTGTAATCTCCAACTGTTGAATGTTTAGTTCCCCATGTTTCACGAACGTATTGTAATGGATCGATCCTAAAGTATGTTCTCTGTTGAGAATAAAGATAATCGAGTGTCTTGGTCCAAAATACATAGATTTGATTCGTGAGATCACCATACGTTCCTACATCCACAACTCCATGAATAACTCCAAACTTCTTAAATTCAGATGTCATCAGAGAGTTATAGTGAATGTCAGCCTTCAAGGTTACAACATCAAGACGCTCTTGAAGAGTTGGGCACTTGTTATAGAGTTCTGTTTCAATAGCAAGCTCTAAATTTTGAGCTATCAAATCCAGTTGGATCTCTTTCCATGGAAGAATTAAGTCTGCTAAATCTGTTCCCATGTAAGCCCAGCTATCAACTCCATTGTTTTGGAATATCTCTCCAGACGAACGATTATATGCATAAGATCCATAAGGAGCTGCACTTTGTCCAGCTATCACGTACGTTGGATCACTTGGGCTAGCCCATATAGTTAAAGTAGGATCATTTGTTACTACAACGGCGTCATCACAAACTGCATCGTACATGAAAAGCTGACTTGTTGTAGTTTTAAACCAAAATTGACCAGCGTATGGCTTTGAAGGCCAGTTGAAACCGCTTACGATTCCTGGAGTTTCTTGTCCTGGAGATCTTAGATAAAGCTTCTTAACGATCTGCTTTGCGATGTTGCTCAGATCAGATGAAAGCTGCGTTTCATGACCGTCATGGTGAATCAACATGTTAAGATTTAGATCAGGGTCAAGATACTTCTTAGGCAGAACCTTCGGAGCTAAACCAATGTAAGGAAGCGTTACTACAAGATTAAACAATGATGATGTTGTATCGTAGAATGGAGATGATACGTAATCATCCACGACAGATGGAGATGCAATGACAACAGAATTCTGTGCTGCAAAATAAGTCTTAAATGCATCGATCACCGACTGATCGATAGTAGTGTCTGTGCCCGTCGGTGGAGTAAATTGTCCATTGACTAACAGGTCAGGAATAACGTCAGTTACAAACTGAGAGATCGATGTTGACAACGACTCATAAGAAGATTTAGCGAAATCGATTAAAGCAGAAATTGATAGACCCTGTTGAATCAAGGTTGAGATTAACAGTGCGGCATCACCATCAAATTGCTTTATAGTTCCACCAAGACCGACATTTTGCTGCAACTTTCTCCAATTATTATCACCTGTAGATGAACCTACAAGATTTGGTTGAGAGGCGATTATTGATGTGAAGTGGTAATAGAGATCACCTTCGCTGATCTGTGTTCTAGTTTCATTGATTAGATTCCATTCCACCTGTGGTGCTGGTGACCAAACTCCATCTTTTAATGCCGGGTTAGATGGGACGACAACAAGATTCTGAACCTCAGTTATGATTTCACCTGGTGATGTTACAGTTCTGTAGATGTTAGAGATGTTAACGTACATGTTACGTTGATTGAAAACGTAACTTGAAACTTCAATCATGAACTTATCACCCAGCTGGAAGTCAGTTGCACCTCTGTTGATGTTTACAGTGCATCCAGATGTTGGATAGTAAGGACCTACCAATGAGATAGTTCCAACGTCTACAGGAGGCATCCAACCTGTGACGCTTCCATTAACGTCAAAGTTTGTACCGTTAAAGGTGAATGTGATAAGCTCTGGAATTGTATTTGTAACGTCAGAGATGTTTAAAGTACCATCTCCTATACCGTTGTAAGTTACATTTCGAGCTTTGAACCCATAGTTGTTTCCAGATTGATCTGCAGCATAGTACGCTCCATTGTAAAGACCTTGAACGTATGTAACTCCGCCGTATTGGAAAGTATTGTTACTCAGGATAACAGAATTTGTGGTGATAGCAACTTGAACCTGTTCATCAAGATCTGAAAGTCTTGCGAAGAGGTGTCCCGTTAGATACGCATCGTTGTCGGTGATGTCATCAACGTAGGGAATAAGCTGATACTTTGAATCATCTTGATCGTAGATGTACTGTTTGAATTTTGGAAGCTGTCCATAACTTGTCTTAGATCCTATCAACTCACTCTCGAGACTATAGTTAAATTCAATGATAGGCTTTGTAGCCTGAACATACAGAGAAAGTTCGTTGCGCTTTAGGTTACTTACGTGCGTCCAATAGTTGTAGATTGACCAATCAGATGCATTCGCTGCTGATTTTTCTATCACATAATATTCTGGTAGGCCTGTTGGATTGTAAGCGGGCGCAACTGCATCCACGCCAGTCCAGTAGTAATTGGCGTAGTTGACGAACATATCTTGGTTGATGATCGTTCCCGCGGTGTTAAGCTTGGAGTACTGAGGTGCTACGGTTGCGCCTTTTCTCCAAATAGTTTGGAAAGTTTCTGCGTTAACGGGATCATATAACCTGTAAAAGTATAAGGACTGATCTGTCTGATTTACAAATGCATGAGCAAAGATGTAATCTCCATTTGCATCTACTGCAATGCGCCTACCTATGATAGGATCTATCGAATACTCTTGACCTTCAAGATAGTAGAATGTTGAGCTGGTAATACCAGCGTGATTTCCATCATAGTGATAAAGGTCAAATAGTGGAAGTTGATTAGTGAATACCTTCGTTGGAAGAGTACCAACTGCTCCAGTGTAGATCGGTGATCCATCTACAGCTTGAGCGGTATTCAAACCGACGTAGCAAGAGTACTCAATGATCGGTCTAGTTGCTTGGATTATGGCGGCAGAGTTAAAAGTTATTCCATTGGACTGAATGAAATTTAAGACGTCGTCACGATGAACCCAAAGATTTGTGTAAGACCAATCAGACCATGTTTGAGCTGGGAACGTTAATGGTTGAGGTGAAACTGGTAACCCACTTCCATCTAACGTCGCGCGAGAGATTACGTAATACTCTTGGTTGATGATGGAGTTATTCCAACTGCTAAACGCCTCAGAGATAGTTCTCGTTGGGTTTGCTTGAGTTGGTGCTAATTTAGGAATTCCAAGCGTTGAATAATCAATCGTTGGATTGGTAAGCATCCACGTTCCTATCCAAAAGTAATCCTGGAAGTTACAGAATTTGTCTAGGTCGATAGGTGGTGCAAAGTTATAACTTGATGACTTAAACCAATCTTGGATGGTGGTGTAGTCTACCCCCAAGGTGTAAAGCTTTTGAATTATGTCGTACCAAGAAAACATCAGATCTTCAGACGCGTGCTTAGCGTAGATGAATGGAGTCAGCTGATTGATTTGACGTTCGAGTGTAGCTTCGGTGATCTGAACTTCACCAGCTTGAAGATTTATTTGATCTCCAATGTAGCCAAACAGCGGTACCGTGTCTGTCTTGCTCAGGTGTCTGTTGAACAAATTCAACAGAAGCGTGTCGATAGTTTTATCGCGATAGCGATTAGCGAGTAATGTTCTAAGATCTAAAGAGGATGCCATATTTAGTTTTGATTACGATTTAATAATCCCGCTGATATCTTTGCTCTATGTTCTTGAGAAAGATTCTTTCCTCTTTTAGCAATAGATATTTTATTTCTGTGTTCTTGGGATTGTGGTCCAAGTTTTTTATTTTTTCTTGTTGCAGACATTTTAGCTTTTGTTTCCGATGAAGGGGTAATATCTTTATGTGATTGAGACAGCTTCTTTTTATGTTCTGAAGAAAGCTTTTTTCCCCTCAAACTATTTGCAATCTTAATCTTAGTTTCTAAAGAACGAGGATTTGTTGTTTTACCTTTCTTTGTAGCTGAAATTTTTGCTTTATGTTCTGGAGAAAGAGGTTTACGCTTTTTTCCAACTCTTGATGCAGACATCTTAGCACGAGTTTCAGCAGAAAGTTTACCATGACTTCCTCCATCAATTCCATTTTCTATCACCAAATTAAGCCACCGATCTGATTTAATGATGTCTTGTTGCTCTGAAAAAAGTAAGGCAACACGAGTACATTCAATTTGATCTATGAATAATTTACACCACAATGTTTCAACATGCTCAACTCCGTGTAGTTTAATATGTCTCTTCCAATGAATTCCAGATCCAAGATATTTGTAAGGATTTTTACTATTTGTTTTACCAAAATAGCACTTGCCAGTGATGGCATGTCGCTTAATGTACAGATAAGTTGGTAGAAAATCCATAAAGATATTTATGAATTATCACAAGATATTAGCCTGGGCGCTGTTTGAGGGTAATGCGATCGATGCTAGTGACGATTTCTATGTTATCGATGGTCGCGCATGATACAAAGACCTCATTTGGAGCGCTTTGGAGGTAGAACAGATCACCAAAGTAATTAGTTGGGAACTGAGGAACCATAACTACAGAAGAAATTTGAGATGACATCTGTTGATGGATGACAGCACACAATTCAGTAGCGTAGAAACTTTGTCCAAAATCCCAATTGTCAATGACAAAATATTGATTGATGACGCTCAAGACTCCAGCTCTAACTTGATCACCAGTCAACGTTGCAGTTGGAGATAGAACAACTCTAAAGGTAACTCGAAGCTCTGGAATTGCGTGTGATCCAAAGATAAACTTGACCTTACCACTGTGCATGATGACAGTGTCAGAGATCATCTTATTCTCTAACAGCGTTCTGTAAGAGTTGCGAAGATCAAGAGAGCTAGGTGGTGTAGGTTCAATTGGAATTATTCCGCTGATGTATTCTTGGATCTGAGAATAATAGCCGCTTGTTAGAGCGTAGATGTCTATGATGTTAGACGTCGACGGATCGATAAGATTATCATTAGGAGTAAAGTGTTGCCACATGAAATCAAGACCATCTCTACCCAACTTACGAGCGTATAAGTTATCTGATGTGACTCCATTTACGTATGTCAAACTTGCCAAATAATCACTGTACGCCATCGGCAGTAAGTTACCATTTGTCTGATCGATTGAGAAGTAAACGTACGCGCTGCTACCAACAAAACTCAAGAATTCCAGTGGATCTTGAGACTTACCTGATGTTGAAGTATTGATTGTCGAGAACACATTTGATGGGGTGATAGACAGAGCAGAATAATTGATCAAACCTGTCGAAGAATATTTGACATCTGACACCACGTTGTAGATCTGATCTTGACCGATTGGTGCCAGACCATCTACAGTCAAATTTGACTTCAAGATCCTAACCATATCAGTAACTGGATTTTGCGTGATAGGATCAACCAACGCCATGTTGCTATTATACCAGAATTTTGTGGTTAAGCTGTCAACGATCAAGCTGAAGTTGCGATAAGTCACAGTCCAATACAGAACGTTGCCACTAGAATCATCAGTACGTTCTACGATCATGATCCATGATGCTATAGGATCTGCCACATTATATTCAAGATTTAACGCGTTTACAGATGCAAGGGTTGCATCATCGATGAGGTTAAAGCCTCCCATTAAGTTTACTGGAATAGGAGTTTGTGGTACAAACAAACCGCTAATGTCTTTGTTAACAGATATAACATACGCGTCACCAATGATAGCTTCTGCTGCACTAACAGTGATAGTGAAGCTGATGATTCCATCTGAATATGGAGTTCCAGCGATGCCTGTTGAACGATAACCTAAATTTGAACTATGAACGCTAAACGTTCCAGAAGTATCTGTAATTTCGATAGTGTAGACATCATCTACAGTCATCAAGTTAGGCGCAATGCTTACGGTGCCGATAGCAATTGTCGAGGAAATATTACGATTCGGGTTAAAACTTATTCCAAACTTTTTCTGTCTAATGACAGTCTCTTGAATTCCTGATATGCCTGTTGGAGTTGGTATCAGAGTGTAAAGTCCTGTAGCATCTTGTAATACGCACTTTATCGTAGAGTTCCAAATTAAACTGTCTGCGTCTGTGTTAACTAAGGCGTAAGATGATTTAGGCAGAGTAGAAGAATCAGACAGATTTGAATCTAATTGAACTTGGCTATCAGGTTCACCATACCAATGTCTATCTAGATAACCTTGAATCATCGTCTTTTCAAAGATACCTTGAACTGCATCCTCGATGAACTTAATTCTAGGCTTAACGTACGGTCTTACGACGACGGTTTTTATTCCAGTTATCGTGTTGATAGAGATCGTGAAGAGGGGATTTACGCTAGGGATATTGTAGAAAGCGTAGATCAGCATGTTGTAGATGCCAGGGTTTGAAAGAGCAGGTTCTAAAACTTCATCTATAAGTGAACGAGCAGAAATCGTAGAAACATCTGAGACAGCTGCAATGTCGTAGTACATGCGAAGATCATCACCAAACATCTTGATGTTTTGGTAAGCGCCTGATGCATCATTCCAATCTATGTACTTTGGCTGACCTGCAAAAGTTCTGTTGACTGCATTTAAACGCAGTATCGATGGATCTTGTAGAAGGTAGGAGTTATAATCCTGACCGTTAACCATCCTGTTTTGAGAATAGTAAACAGATGGAGCTGTGCTCTTGATGTGATTTGCATCTTCTGACGTAGCGGCATTTTGTAAAGCTCCAGCTAGAGAATATGTGAAGGTGCAACTTTCATTCATTCCAGTTTTTGAAGTATAACCAAACGTCATCGCATCATCTACGATGAGGCTCTTAGGAACTGTTAGATTACCCGATGCAGATGCTCTGACCCAAATGTTAAAGATGCCCGCTGGCATCGCTGCAAAGTCACCGTCACCAAATATGATCCTGATCTGATCATTCTCCAATGTTTCGATCTCATACTTGTTCATGTTCTGGACGCTGTTGAAGATCAAATTTACGCCAGCGACGTTTGGAACTGCTTGCCAAGTACTTGTTATGACACCATTTTGATCGACCTGTTGAACCCAAACGTCAGAGTCATTGATGTTGGGTATCGTAACGTCTACAGTCTGATTAGGTAAGTTGATGTCAAAGACGTAGGGAAGGTTCTGAAGCGTTCCTTGCTTTATGTACATCATGAACCCGGTTGTATCAGAAGCGTCACCGTAGCCATCGTCAGCGTAGAGTAATGTGAAATATGCGTTAGGGTTTGGATCTCTCTCAAACACTCCGTTTTGATCGACATCAGATGGCACGAGTTCAAAAGGCAGATCTTGACCATTGATAGACACTGCAGTCTTGATAACTCCATTTTGGAATGAACTTCCGTTATCTACAGTTTCCAATAAATTTTGAACTTCATATTGCTGGAAGACTGTATCGTCAATCTGAAAAGACTTAAATGGGTTGCCATAGCTTTGCGTCAAAACTTTATTCATGACAGCGAAGAATTGTTCGCGCCATAGAGAATTATTCTGATCATCCCAATTGATAACTCTGTTTGTAAGTGAGTTGCCTTGAGAATCTGTCAAGCTTTCTGACGTGGAGATAGAGGTGATCTTCACTAGACCACGAAGTGGAAGGTTGCGGGACGCTGTATAAGAGATAAGCTTTGCAAGACGTAAGATGCTTTGTTTACGAGTTGCCGTAGGCATCAAGCTTTCATGGATAGAAAGGTCAACACGATAAGCCAAAAGTTCTGCCACGTAGGCGAACGTTTCTATGATAGCTACAAGTTGCCCGGATTCAATGTAATCGTTAAAGTTCTCTGGATATTGAAGCTTGAGATAATCTAGGAGAGATTGTTTAACGGCGTCGTAATCATACGCCGTAAAGTTGACCTGTTCAAAGGCAGTATAAACTTTTTCCCATGATTCTGCAGCTGATAACAAGGATGTTGTGGTCATTTTGTACCTCTATTTTTACAATTATCAAAATGCCATCTTTTCATCAAATTAGCTCCGCCTTCAATTTTACAATGAGTACATACAACCTTTAATCTCGATTTTGCAACAGCTGCAACTATTTTTACTTTTGCTTCCGGAGAATGTTTTCTACCTCTATTAGCAGCAGCTGTTTTTTCAATTGCTTCTATAGAACGTTTTAAACCTCTATGTCCGGCTGCAGATTTTTCTACTGCTATTGGAGAACATTTTCTGCCTTTTAAAGCAAGCCTAATGTTTTCTTTAGTTTTATTCGATCTCTTAGATCCAAGATGTCCTTGACGAGTCTTCTCAATATGTTCTGAGGAATTCTTACGACCAAGCCCAACTATTGAAAGTTTCTTTTTATGCTCAATAGATAATTTTCTGCCTTTCAAAGCCCCACCATTTCCACCACCATCTAATCCATTTTCAGGTATCAAATTTGCCCATTCATCTGAATTCACTATGTCCCATTGAGCAGAGATCATTAGCGCAAATTTAACAAGTTCCGCTTCTTCTGTAAACAAGCAATACCAGGGAGTCTCTACATGCTGATTACCATGTTTTTTACGATGTGGAGACCAATACTTTCCCGATCCAAGATATTTTTCAGGATTTTTCTTGATAGTTTTACCAAGATACTTTAAATTGGTAACTGAGTGCTGTTTAACGTAAAGATAAGTAGGTTGAAATATCATCTTTTATTTATCTTACAAAAAATTAGGTGCAAAATCATCTCGAATTGATCTCGATGTAGAGATCAGACGTAACGTTAAATTCTAGGTATGTTATCTTTGCAACTGCTATCAACGAGTAACTGTTAGGTATCTGTTCAATTGACAGAGCTTGCAAGATTAAGCGTGGATCATTATCAATGACTGTTGTAATATCTTCACGAATTACATCCATCGTTTCTGCGTCGTTTGGTTCAAAAGTGAGAGTTGGTATGCGAGTACCGAACGTTGGCATGTACAACCTAGTACCGCGTTCTGTAAAGATTTCATTCAATAGATCTTCCTTCACGCAGTCCAAATTGTAGAGATCAAACGTGCCACCTTTCTCCTCATAATTACGAGTTGAAAATCCTTTGTAGAATGTTTTGATGGATGCCATTATTCTTTCTCGTCATTGTCTGCAACGTAGACTGGAAGCTTTAACTCAGCTATTAAGTTACGTCCTACCAAGATCTTAAACTTCAACTTTGAGCGATCTATGAGACTTGTATCTATACCACTGTAAGTCTTTTTGTTCCAAACATAAGATAGCTTTACAACTGGTCTATCAGTTACGCCGCTAGCGCTCTTCGTGTTTCTGATTCTAGTCATCTTTAACTTGTAAGTTGTCCCTGCATGCTTAAATGAAACTTCCCCTTTGTCCTTATCAATTTCGATATCCTCAGCATGAAACGCACAGATCGCTGCTCCGGTGTCAACCCGAGACTCGTAGGACTTTGAGATCTCCTTGACCTTGAACGTCTCGATCGTCGTCAGCCTCTCATCTGGGTGCTTCTTGAAGTGTTGGAGCAGTGACTCAACCGATGACATCACCTTTCCCTTGAACTCACCCAGCTTTTGCTTGATCTTGTCAAGCAGTCCTTCGTTGAGGATCTCGTTCAGCTTCATCAGAAGCCTCTTCTCTGACGCTTGATGCGATCGGTTGCCCACTGAGCTTGCTGCTTCATCTTGTTCGTCGGCTTCTCGAACTTCTTGAGAAGGTCTGGGTCCTTGTCGATGAGATCTCTTCTGGTTCTCCTCGGTGTGTTGCTTGACGGTTGTTTCGATCTCATCGATCGTCTTGTACTGGTTGAGATCCTTCTTCTCGAGACCCTTCTTCTCCTTGTTGAAGTCGGTGATGACGTTGAGGATGCGAGCCTTATCCTCAAGAGAGAACTGTCCCTTGATGTACATGTTGACCAACCACTGGAGGTTCTTCTCAGACCAGTCAGCAAGCGTCTTGAGGATGAAGTCTACCTTGTCCTCAAGCAGCATGCTCTCAAATAGAAAAGTCTTAAACGCAAACATTCTTTACTCCTAGTTAGTTATCTATCTCTATTTAATGTAATGATCGTTAGCCTAGTGAGAATCCGCTCTGATCAACACAAAGTTTGGGCCAAGTAAAACCACCGATGTAAGAAGCGATGCTGTTCACGAAGGATACGATCGGGTTGAGCAAACCGATGACTAGCGCGATCATGATCATCGGTACCATCTTGATTGCTTGAATGCCCGGAGCATAGATGACCCCAAATGAAGGAATGGTGATCGGTGGAAACCCTGGGAACGTCAATGAAGGCATCATGAATGAAGCAGATGGGATCTTAGGGATCGTGGGAATCGCAGCTTCGATCGCAGCAACGATCGCTGTCGTCGTTGGGAACGTAGGGAGAGTGACTCCGGGAATCGAAACGTGAAAGGTGTTGCTGATGAAGCTGGTGACGGTTGAGACTAGTGAGGTGATGACGTCAACGACTGACTTTACCGCAGTTGTATAAGTAGCTTGAATCAGGTGAGCGATCTCGATGTCTGGTGCACTTACTATTCCGAACAGTGGTTTTGGGAACAGAGACGTGAAAGCCGGACCTGCTACCATGATCGCGGCTTTGATCTTGGCGATGTCTCCAGCGATAAAGTCGAGGATCGTGACGCTGAGTCCTGGGATCGCTGGGATGAGAGAAGCATAGTTCAACCCTAGCAACCCAGCGATCTTTGCCAAGATCTGGGTAGTCAACCCTGCATAGAAGGTGTTTTGAAGTTCAACGATCCAGTGAGGTAGAACTACCGAGGGAATAAGTACAGTTCCATAGAAGGGCTTTGGGAAGGTGGGTAACCCAGGAAGATTGATGCCAGCAAACCCAACCTGGATGTCAGGAAATGTAGGAAGTATTTGGCTGAGGCAACTCATCCTTGGTAGCTCTTATTTCTTGGAGTCTTGCACTTTGACTCATCTTCATCTCGAACCCAAGGCTCATGTTCAGGTCTAATCATGTGGTCGGTGACCGTGACCGACGAGGTTGCAGCCGCAGATCCAGCTGGTTCAGCTGAAACAGGTGAACCTGGAAGCGCAATCGATGAACCAAAGACGTTGACTACAGATGATGCGTTCAAATTGATTGACGCTCCCTGTACATTAACACTCGACGACATTGAACGAAGGTTCAAACCTTGCTTCGCAGAGACATTGATATTTAACTGTGCAATCGTCGTTACATCATTCGCAGAATCTAATCTGATGCTGCTAGTGTTAGATCCACCTTTTTCCGCCCACTCATAGATGTAGCCTACCTTTCCAGTAGAGCATAGAGCTTTCTCGGAAACGGGAGCTGCCTTAGGACCATTTGTAGTCTTAAGCTGAATGTCACGAGACGCAGTTGCCATGACGTCAGCTTGAGTTGACAGTAATCTAACATCTTGGACAGCTTCTAGATTTACAGATCTGGTCTCAGACTTTATGTTCACGCGCTTGTTAGCGACGATGTTTATGTTCTCATCTGAGTACATGTTGATGTCATTCTTAGATCGGATCGAGATCTTGGAATCAGAGTAGAGGTAGATCTTTCCATTACCTTCATCCAGCTCTACCCAGTTTTTACCTTGAGCTGTGGAGATGTAGATTCTTTCGTTGGTGTCATCAAAGATGATCTGCGATCCTTCTGTTGTCTTGAGTCTGATCCTGCAATACTCGTCTACGTCTGACATTACAAAGTAATGACGGCCTGGAGAAGTCAAGCAGATAGTTTGAGGATCTGCAATCTCAGGCTGAAGAGGGTTCGGTGCATAACCATTTGTAGTTGGCTTGTTTGTGGTGCCATTTGAAGGGTAAGAAACTGATCTCTCATATCCTCCACGAGTCTTATAGTGAATACTTCCAGGTTGAAGCCCGGCTTTAGTTAAATTTGCCTGCTGAAATTCTACAACGCTTTGAGGATAAACCCCAGTCTCATCTAACTCAGTTAATCCACCGTCTATTGACTGTGGAAGAGTTCGATTCAATTCAGGCATGTAGATTCCACCCATCCAAAAACGAACATTAGGATCACCTTCTAAGAAACCACAAAGTACTTGTCCGCCTATCTTAGGAACCGCCCAAAAGCCATAAGATGTAACACCTTTGATTGGACTTTTAGATCTACCTACTTTAATGTTTGCAGTTGTTCCACCGAATGGAGCTATGTACATTGCCCATGGAAGTTCATCAAGAGTATAAAATTTTGAGTCGATCGATGGAATATAGATCTGTAATCTACCATGCTGTGCAGCATCTGCGTTGTTTTTGACGATACCTAAAGACAGCGTTAAGGTGCTATTGTAGTTGGTTTGTCCTGGAACTTTCCTCATACACCACTCTCATTCATCATAATTACACCTAGTGTCTGAACGAAATGACCTTGACTAAAGCGATTTTCAATGCTAAGCACGTTGTATCTACCCGTATAGAAGAAGGGGCTTTTATGATCATTTGGAGATTTGATGTTCACCTTTATCCAAAGTGGAGCTCTAATACCAAATGGCACGTCTTGAGCTTTACCAACTTCATTCTGTGGGAAAAATATACCTGCGGTTAGAAGATCTAAATGTCCACGAATCGTAAATGTAAACATTGGGTCAAAAGCTCCATGCATTTGGGTTAAAGAATTGAACATTAACTTTGCATTTTCAACAGCACCTTCTCTATACTTTATTTGACCTGATGATTCTGATTGAGGAGATGAATTCAGATAAGCAGGATCGCCTTTCTTTGTAGGTATGCGATATCTGACTGTATTGTTGCTAGTCGATATCGTGTTTTTAGTTTGATTAGGCACCAACGTGTTCTTAGTGAAGTCAGGATTTTTGACGTTGGTAGAAGATATGTTTGCTGCAGCGTCAACGCTAGCCTGAGTGTTATTAGAGAACCAATTTAATGCAGATTTCATGTGAATGTCGAATGATAAGACATCTATGTTCTTACCGGGATCAGAAAATAAGAAATCAAATTCCATGGTATTATTCTTGAGGCCTTTTATTTGAGTGTTATCGCCTTTGTAAAATGCAACGTTGTAGATGACTTGACATTCTGTTGATGTCTCTATGAAAGCAGGATAAACAGAAAGGATGTTTACACCTGGTTGTCCATCTTTTCTAATTGCATCTAATGATTTACCTACGATCGCATTTAATGAATTGCTTGCTCTTAGAATGTGAAAGATCCAAGATAGAATAGTTTGAGATGCATCGAATTGCATCTTAAGGTAACCACCAGGAGCAAAAGATTCAGCACCCACGCTAAGGTCCAAAGTCCCATCAATCTCTGGATCGACGTTGATGTAATATTTTAAAGGTCTGGAACCTTTATCATTCAGCAATTCAGTTGCATATGTCTCTTTATAATTGCTATTGAGTTGTTTAGCCAGTTCAACGAAGGCTTCTTTAACACTCTTCGCTGTAACGCTGATGTTCTTGTTACAATATCCTGCAAGCAGTGAGTTTGATAAAGAATCATTTGAATCATCTGCACCAGCAAATCCTGATAAAGTGACAAAATTTAGATTGTATTCACCACCTTGATATGTAAAAGTAGAATCCATATCTACAAATGCGATTGGAATTACAACTCCAACTCCAGGGTAAGGAAGAGTGTGGATGGAATTATCTTCTTTTCTACCTACAAAGAAAATCTTTAGCGCCCAATGAAGACTTCCAAGCGATGACACGTTGTATGTTTTCATCGCATTTGCTATCTTTTCTACAAAGAATATCTTGTTAGGTTCTACAACTTTAAGAGTTAATGATCCGCCAGGAACATACAGTCCATTACGATTTGCTGATCCACCGATGTAGCTAAATACTACATCATCAATCGATTGATGAGCATCCTTCCGAGTATTGATCAGTGTTGTTTTTGATTGTAAAGTTGCAGTCGTTGATAAATTCTGATCTGTGCTCTCAAGCAAGATAATATCTTGCCAATCATAAGCTGCGTGTAACTCAAAGTGATATGTGTACGTTGTAAAAACGTCTAATGGATTTGCAGGTTTTGACATTATATTCTTGTAGATGGAATTCCACCTGTTGTATTGTTTGTAAAAATCTCGGCCGTAACTCTTTCAATTGTGGGGATCATAAGAAGTTTACCCTCCACTATTTCCTGCATTGGATCGATGATTCCATTGAATTGACAGATAACCCACCACAATCCAATGTCGCCATAAAATACATATCCTAGAAGATGAGGTTTACCTTCATACTTTTTCTCAACATAATAAGCTATGTCAGACGGGTCAGATAAGAGAGTATTTGCGTCCCACATCTCTACAGCTGAAGGTGAAACTTCAGTAGTACCACCTAAAACATACCTACCATTCTTCAAATTATAGGTTGAATTGATTACTGTTGGATCAGTATTGTCAGTTGTTGTAGTTGCCATTATGCACCTCCCTCTCCAACTGCCAAGAAGGTGTCTGTAATGAATGAAGGAGCTTGAGACGGTAATGCATTTCTACCAAAGGTGCTTAATGCATTATTTTGTGTTGTTGCTGACAATCCTGTCGGAAATATGCCGGTTGAAATAGGTGTAGTTTGTGTAGTTGGTGTTGGTGTAGTAGCTGCAACAACTTTAGTTATGGATTGACTATTTTTTATTCCATAAGTAGATGCATTATTTCCATTTGCTACAACGCTCACTGAAGATTTTACGTGAGAATATTTAGATGATGCTATGCCTGTAAAACTAGAATCTCCTGTCAAGTCAATCATGTTTGGTGTAAGAGTTCCTTCACCTATCTGTTGCTTACCTCCGCCAGATGACGTTACATCATCATTTGCTCCGCCTAAAACAAACCCACCACCTTTTGAAAGACTCATCTTCCAGTATCTTGCTGTTATCTGTGCAGGGGTGTAAGCTTCACTTAAATCAACAGTTATAGACATGATGACAGGCATCGCGCTTGAACCGACCTTTTTATTCCTTCCAGTTCCAGCGTTCAATTCTGCTCCTGCATAAATCCAATCTACATCTTCTGGATAACCAAAAGAATATGATTTGATAATGCATGGAACTTTATCAATGTTTGTGTTATAAAAAGCTGACAATTTTACGATTGGTGGTGTAGCTCCAGAGTTACCAAAATCTGGTAAAACCCAGCTTCTTATCAAATCTAGATAACGAGAATTTGCTTTTGCTTCATCGGCATTTCTTGATACAATCTTCGCTGTTATTTGGAATGAACGAGCTGTAGTATTCTTATAAGCCCAAATATCTGTTGGCAAGTGAATAATGTCGTGACCTGTATAATTTGCACTTCTGCTTTCTGTTATCGGCGCAGAGGCTTCGAACCAAACAGCATCTTTTCCACTCACGATAGTTACTTTATAACTCATAACGTTCTCCTCATACAGGCACTTTAACTGGCAAGTTAAACGCATCTAGCGTTAACGGCAAAATCTGCTTTCTTACAACTAATGCATTGTTTGTTTGAACTCCAATGGCAAGGTTGCCATAGAAGTCATTTATCGTGCTGACATATCCGGTAGCTGGATTAACCATGATATTATTTACATCAACTGCAAATGAATTTATCACAACATTAGAAGTAGAATAGGTTGGTGCACGTGAAGCGTCATTCATAAGAAGACCATAATAATCATAAGCATATATGAATGGGTCTGATATTTGGTTGACTGGAACGTTGTAAAATATCTGTTGATTCTTGTAAGACGAATCAACATTGTTAATTGAGATTGGATAACCATTGCTCATGTAAGTCAGTTCTAATGGTTGGCCAGTTGAATCATAGACTTGACCAAATCGACGAAGAAGTGGTAACAAATCTTTGCTAGACTGGGTGGCAGTTGGTAATTGATAATTGAAGTCAGCATTATTCCCGACCGGTACGGTAACCATTTTGCCTGCAGTCACGCTGTACAGAGTCGGTTGAGCTACTGCTGGAACAGGTTTTGTTTGATCAAAGATCTGAAGAACCAAAGAAATTGGAATCAACTTGAACGATGGAAGTAATCTGAACACTCTGTAATTTTCGTAAAAGTCTGTGACAAAGTTATCTTGATAGGATGCCGTAGAACCAGAGGATGCACCTGTTATAAAGCCCTGAACGGTAAAAGTATTAGGATCGATGATTGTAACTGGAACGTCAACAAGTGGTAAATTTATGTTGTTGACGTTAACAGTATCTCCAGCATGCAATTTATGTCCATTAGGATCCGTGATCGTTATCGTTCGATTAACTCTTGACCATGTAAGTCCAGTTTGTGCAGGTCTCTGTGTAGCTGGTCTACCTTCATCTCTATAGATTCCAATCGTAATCCACTTACCACCTATCGTCCAGGAAATAGCTCCTTTGCTGATGCTAGGAACTATAACGTTTACACATTGATAATCACCTTGATTATCTGGCACGTACCGATTGAAGTGAGTAGGCAGACTAAAGTCTGCCTCGTGAATCGAGAACTGATCGTAGAACGAATTAAATGGATCGTTGAAATCTGGTACGCTCACTCTATTTCCTTAACGTCTTTAAGCTTAGCAATGACAAGTGCATCGATGATTGAATCGTACTTGCCGAAAAACTTCTTAAACAGCTTCTCACGATCATCGCCTTTTGCAGCTTTCAATTCAGCTCTAACCTGAGATCCTGAGATGTCCTTGATAACCATTGGGACTTCTGTATAATATCCTACATCATCATCAAGAGTGGCGAGTGCGTCAGCATCTTTTAAAACGAATGGCAGAGGTAGAGGTTTGAAGAATGTACCTGTGCGATAACGCTCCTCATCTTTCTTACCTACAGCGGTGATATAAATAATAGGATAACCTTTGTAAAGGTCAAATATCTCACTCGGTTTGAACGCAGGATTCTTACATTGGATGATTCTTCTTTGATTTATGCCATAAAGTGAAACGATGATCTCTTTCTTTTCCTTGAACGTAAATGGAGAAACTTCACCATTAGCTGCGTTAAAATTTGTCTTGTTCGAAGTGGCGATCCAGACGTTCTCTTCACCAAACTTTTTGCACAGCCACTTATAAGCTTCATAATGTCCACGATGGAACGGTTGAAATCGACCACCAAAAACGACTACAAGCCTTTTTGAATCGCTTGCTTCAAAAATTTGACTAAGTTTCATACGTTTACCTATCTTAAATATCTATTTATGATCCGTGAACTAATAGCAACTCGTGAAAATTACTATTCTACGAGTTTTATGTTAATATGATCATCTGATTTTACTAACGCAGGTGATACCCACGAAGAAAGATTAAATGACTACAACTCCTCCAAAACCAACAAAAACCAAGAGAGATAAAAATCCTGACACCCCTGAATTTACATCAAAGTACTACGTAACAAATGGCAAGATGTTGCCAGAGGTGATTAAGTCAAAAGAAAAAGGTCAGATCTCCCCCGAGTTAGCACGGATGTTGATGATGTTAACTCGCAAGTACGCTCAAAGACCGTGCTTCTCTAACTACACATACAAAGAGGATATGATCTCAGAAGCTCTTGCTAATCTATGCAAGAACGCGCTGAAGTTCAAACCAGAAAAGTCATCAAATCCGTTTTCGTTCTACACGACCTGCATCAACAACTCCTTCCTACATTTCCTTAATGTAGAGAAGAAGCATCGCAGAACACGCGATCAACTACTCATCGACATGGGTGAAAACCCAAGCTTCAACTTCCAAGAAGAGTCGAGGAACCATCAAGACAGCGAATACAGAGATGATTTCGCTGAGCTCAAAACAAACATTGAAGAAGCAAAAGTTCGCATGGACATGGATGCTATCCACGCAGCTGCAAAAGCTGCGACCATCGCTGCGATCATGCAAAAGTTGATGGATGAACAAAATGGGGGCAAACACGTCACTGAAATGGACGATATTGACCCCGAACTAGAAGCCGAACTAATACCTAACCTAGCGCTTCTAGATTTTGAAGGAGAAGATAATGAAGACAAAGAATAAAAAAGCAAAAGGATTGTTTCAAGTCAACGTTGATGTAGGCAACTTGCCTCCGCGGCGCGCTAAAGATCATTGTAAGAATGTCGCGAAGATGTTCAAGAAGATGAAATTTGACAAGAAGTATGGTGAAGTCATCATCTTCCCACGTCGCTCTGACCCAGGTTCAATGAGCGCAGGATCTGAGATCATCAGGGTAATCTAATGCAGAAGCCATCTTCCTTCGGGAAGATCGCCATGTTCACTGACATTCACTTTGGACGTCGGAGCAACTCAAAGATCCACAACCAAGACTGCCTTGATTTTGTTAGTTGGTTCTGCCTGCAAGTTAAGGGCGGGGACTACACGCACATAGCATTTCTCGGGGATTGGTTCGAGAGTAGATCAGCGATCAACATTGAGACGATGGAATATTCCTATCGAGCTCTCAAGATGCTTAATGACATGGGTCTTCCTGTATACTTCTGCGTGGGTAACCATGATTTACACCGTCGCACTACGCGCGAAGTTCATTCAGTTAGAATGTTTAACGAGATGAGCAATTTTGTAGTGATCGACAAGCCTACAGTTGTAGACAACATGCTGTTCTCTCCATTCCTTTTCGAAGAGGAGTATGCAAAGTTGATCGAGCATACAAACCTTTGGGCCTGGATGGGGCACTTTGAATTTAGGAACTTCATCCTGACAGGTCATTCAAAGGTTGCAGAGCATGGTCCTGATCACAAACTGTTTGCAGGTCCCAAGAAGATATTCTCAGGCCACTTCCACAAACGCCAAGAACAGGACAACGTGTTCTACATCGGCAATGCGTTCCCTATGGACTTTGGTGACGCTGCTGACTACGACCGTGGAATGTGCACCTACTATGTAGCTGAAGATAAGGTTACGTTCACAAACTGGAGCGACTGTCCAAAGTATTACAAAACAACACTCTCAAATGTTATCGCTGAAAAGTGGACCCCTCTTCCAAAGATGAAGGTGAAGTGCACCATTGATGGTGATGTCGGCTATCAGGAAGCTCAAGAACTTCGCGAAGCGATGGTTGAAGCTTATGACCTTAGAGATTTTGTTCTTGAAGAAGATCGCGCTATCAAGCAGGGACTTCTAGAAGGTGACAACTGTAAGGTTGAGGAAACACTCATTGACTTCTCTAGCATCGATGACATGGTTATCAAGCAGTTAGAGACAGTTAAGGATGACAAGAAGGCTAGAATAGATGGGTCTATCCTCGTTGAAATCTACAAATCACTTCCATCAGAAACTACAGAAGGAGAACAAACGTGATCGTTCCAGCAAAAACTTTCAGCACGGAGCACATGCTAGATGTGGGTAGACCTGATCTAACTTGTGAAGAAGATTTTCGCAAGTGGAACTTGTTTCACCGACTTGTTGAGAACTGTGAAATGCGCATCATGGTAAATGGCGTGTACAATGACATGAAAGAATATTGCCGAACTGAACAAGGCTATCTCGGTGGTGGCTTCAAGTACTGTTTCTGGTTTGAATCTGATGAAGCATTACAGGAGTTCGACAAACAGTCAAGAGCTATCTGGAAGACTGAGCCTGAACGAATGCTGAGTGCAGACGATAGCAAGATGAAATTTACAAAAGTCAAAGATGAGTACTAACATAACAACGGAGAAAAAATGAACGACACACGTACAGCTTGGGTAAGAAACATCGCAGAAATGCACACACGATTTGGAGTAAATCCAGTCATTCGTAATCTCGATAAGGAAAAGCTTGCAGCTTTCCTGAAGTTTAGAATCGACTTTCTTCAAGAAGAACTGACAGAGATGAAGGATGCGAAGAATGCAGATGACGTGGTTGATGCGTTGATCGATCTGTGTGTTGTTGCTATTGGTACGTTAGATGCATTTGAGATCAACTCTGATCTTGCATGGGATCGCGTACATGAAAAGAACATGGCGAAGACTCCAGGCATCAAAGCTTCTCGTCCTAACCCCTTAGGTCTCCCAGACTTGATAAAACCACCAACGTGGCAACCACCATCTCATAAAGATAATGTGGGGCTATTATCCAAACTTTTTGATCAAGCCTGAAGGTTGAAAATAAAGAATATGACAGATATAGTAGACAATAAAGTCCTCAATGAGTTGGGCATCGTCTTCAAGACGGTTAAATTCAAGAACTTCATGAGCTTCGGTAACATCTTCACCGAGGTTGATCTAGAAGGGTCTGGTACAACGCTACTCATGGGTGAGAACCTCGACGACGGTGGCTCATCTGGAGCTGGTAAGTCAACGCTCATCAACGCGATCTCCTACTGTCTCTACGACAAGATCCCGTCAAGCGTCACCAAAGACAAGCTCATCAACCGAACCAATGACAAGAAGAGCACCCAGATGGAGGTTGACCTGACCTTCACCAAGGGAGCTGACGTCTATGAAGTTCGGCGTTGGAGGGGTGGCTCGACAGGGGTTCAGTTGCTGCTGAACGATCAAGACGTCACTCCCGCGAGCGTCAGCCGAGGCGAGGACAGCTTCAACAACAGAGTAGAGGAGATCCTCGGGTTCTCCTACAACCTCTTCTCCCAGATCATCCTCTTCAACGGGAACTCAAGACCCTTCCTAGACCTCAGCGTAGGGGCTCAACGCGAGTTGATCGAGGAGCTCTTTCGCATCACGATCTTGTCTCGCAAGGCCAACGCGCTGAAGAAGAAGATCTCCGACCTTGACAAGACGATCGACATGCAGAAGGTGTTGATCGGTCAACAGCAGAAGCAGAATGAGAACCATGCTCGGCGAGTTCAAGAAGCTGAAGAGCGAGTGATGAAGTGGAATCAGACTCACAAGCTAGATCTCTTGAAGATCTCCGAGAGCATTCACCTGCTCTCGAACGTCGACTTTGACTCCGAGGAAGCTCTGTTCAGAGAAGTTTCTAGCTTGACGAAGAGCATCGCCGATCTTCAGTCAAAGATCCGAGAAGAGACTTCGATCTATGACTCAGCTCTCAAGACTCTTGAGACGAAGCTGTGGTCTCACAACAAGGATCGGTTTCCTACAGGAACCCCACCCGCGGTCATCGCGAACAAGGAGCGGAATGAGATCTTGACGAAGATCTTGAAGATCGACAAGGAGCTTGATCACCTCTCCGATGCCAAGTGCCCTTACTGCTTGCAGCAGTTCGCAGACGCGAACGCGAAGATCACCGACCTGACCCAGCACAGAGGAGTTCTTGAAGAAGATGAACGCTTGAAGCAGATCGAGTGTGATCAACTGTTGGCTGAAGCTCAAGCAGAGGCAGACAGGAAGAGAGTAATCATCGAGCAGATCGAGGAAGAGATCAAGGCCTTCAAGCTTACTAAGACTCAGAGCATCCACTCGATACCTCTGAGTGAGCTGCAAGATACCCTCAAGGAGTATCAATCTGCTTTAAGCTACAGGGATCTGAGCTCTCTTCTCAAGGCTAAGAATGAGCAAAGTACACTTGCTCAACGCTTCGAGAGAATGAACGTAGAGACGAATCCTCACGACGAAGCTCTTCAAGCCTTGATCGCCGAGGGTGAGGTTGAGATCGACGTCGAAGCTCTGGAAGCTCTCATCCACGTTCAAGAGCACCAACAGTTTCTTCTCAAGCTTCTCACTGACAAGAATTCTTTCATAAGGAAGAACATCATCTCCAAGACGATCCCATTCTTGAACAAGCGGATCGCTTACTACACTGAGAGCGTAAACCTTCCACACATAGTGTTGTTCCAACCTGACATGACCTGTGAGATCACTCAAATTGGTAGAGACTTGGATCACGGTAACCTCTCGAACGGTGAGAAGAAGAAGCTGAACCTGTCTCTCTGCTTAGCGTTTAGAGACGTGCTGACTTACTTACACTCAAAGGTGAACGTACTGTTCACGGATGAAGTTGACGGTGGCAGCATTTCTGGGCCAGATGTTGATAGCCTTATCACTATGTTGAAGAGCAAGGCCTGGGATGATGACATCTCAATCTTCATCATTTCACACAGACCAGAATTTGACGGTAGGTGTGATAATAATCTTGTCATTAGGAAAGAGGGTGGGTTCTCAACTCTTCTTCTTCAACCAGATGAATGAATATCAAATCTTAGGTGTAACTGCGCAAAGTTCAAAAGCGGAAGTTAAGAAAGCTTACAAGAGACTCGCGCAAATTCATCACCCAGATAAGTCAAATGACAACGGTGAGAAGTTTAAAGAGGTTAAAGCTGCTTACGATCTCATTCTAAAAGAATGGAAGATCAGACATAAAAGAAAACTGAAGGTAGAACCCACTCCTGATCCAGAACCTGAATCACCTGTATGGGATTGGAAAGACTTTACCAAGAAGCCAGACATCAATGCAGTCTTCCACCAAGTAAACGTCAACTTCTCAGAATTGTTTGGATCGACTGTAAGAATTCCAAATTCTATCTACTACGTGAAGGTTCCGTATGGAGTTCAAGATGGGACGAGACAGTCTAGAGTTCAATGTAAAACTCTAAATGGACAACATTTCGATTATTTCAACATCGAATATCGTTTATTTGATCCAACTGGATTCTACTCTACGAAGATGATCGATGGAGTAAAATGTTTATATTGTCAGTTGAGCATCACTTCAGGAATGGCGCTGGCTGAATATGAAATACCTATCAGGAATATTCATCCTGATTTGCCGACGCTTCTCTTTAAAGCTTCTAATAGAAGACGTCACATGATACCACACTTCGGTCTACCAGGATTAGCAGGGCTGAGAGGAAGTCTTTGTATTGATTTGAGCATTGAGTTCAAATCTTTAGATGAAGAAATCTATCCAGTGTTGATCGCATTGCAGGAGAAGTTAACAAAAATGTTGGGTGATAAAACTTATTCACAACACATTAAATAAAGCTTCATATTGGAGATAAAATGACAGAACCTATAACTGCATTAGATTTACCGTCCACTGATATACCTGAAGTAATCAAGAAAAAACGCGTTAACAGTAAGAAGAAAGGATCAGGGTTTGAAGGCCAGATCAGCAAGATTCTAGGTGTAGCTCTTTTACCTATGCAATTCAGACGTTCTCAATCATCGGGAGCTATCCTCGGCGGTAAAAATTCAAAGTTCATGGAGCAGTTTTCAAGCGATGCGAAAGCCTTGTTCATTGGAGATGTTGTACCAACAAATGAATCAGACGTCTTTCGCGATGAAGGATGGAAGTTCAAGTTTACTTTGGAATGCAAATTCTACAGGAACTGTGACACTCTAGATCACCTCTTTGGAAACACGAAGATCGCTCTTTGGTTTGAGCAAGCTTACACCGACTCACTAAAGCTTGGAAAAGAACCACTTCTCATCTTTAAGTTCAACCACACAGAAACATTTTGCGCAACAAATCACGAGACGTTAGACAGACTTCCAATAGGCTTAACTCGTAGCATGAAGCTTACGCTTCCTAGTGGAAGGATTATTGACATCTTCCTAATGAAGGAAGCACTGCTTGACCTTGAGTGGTGGAAAACTACCCAAAAATAAGTGTACTTGCAAATGTCAATGTGTTAAAATTACATCCATAGGAGAGATCATGGCAACAAGATCCGAAGTTTATCAAGCAGTAGATTCCGAAAGAGATTATCAAGACGCACAACAGGGAAACGCTAAGCGACATGAGGGGCAACCTGCAATGACACCAGGCGAATTCATTCTGTGCATGGAAAAGTGTCTAGATGACGCTCGAAATGAATGGTACAAGCCTGACGGTGGAAAAGGCTGTCTCGACTTTGTGCGAAAGGTGAGCGCCTTAGGCGTTCAGTGTATGGAACTTCATGGAGCGCCGAAGAGAAATGTCTAAACCTTGCATCGGATTATTTGGAACCTGCGGCTCTAGCAAGTGGCGTGATAAGTTCATCAAGCGCTACCAAGTAAAGAGCATCAAGTTTTACAACCCCCTCAAAGCAGATTGGAAGCCGGAAGATTCAGCTGAAGAAGCTGAACATTTGGTTAACGATGACATCGTTCTATTCCCAATAACGTCAGAAACTTTCAGCACAGCTTCTTTAGCAGAGACTGGATATTCTATCCTAAGTGCCATCCGTGCGAATGATCAAAGATTTGTGATCATCTTCATAGATCCAAAAGTCAATGAGCTTTTGCATCATGAAAACCCAACAGCAGCCAAAGAGTCTTCAAATTCTAGGGCTATCGTGAAGGCTCACCTAAAGAAAATGAATCATCCCAACATCTTCGTGGTTGACTCTCTTGATAAGATGCTTGACGTTAGCGTTAAGCTTTACAAGGTGGTCGAAGCTATGCAAGAAGTAAGGTCTATGCTGTGAAGAAGATTCTCTGCTTATTCGGAATCCATAACTATATGCCATGGTCTCCAACAGCTGCCAAAGGTTTGAAATATTTGGTATCGCATCAACGCAGAAGTTGCAAGAGATGTAGAAAAGAAGAATCGAGAAACGTGGAGTCACACTGGTGTTCCTGAGTTCACCACATCAAGCAGCATCTGTAAAAGAATGGACTGATCATCTAAATGGATTACTAAGAGATGATCAGCGAAAGCCAGATATCGCCATGGCAGTAAGAAGAGCGCGACAACACCTAGCCCGTAGAATAGAAGAAGACAAAAGGAAAGCACATGAACTCAAAGAAAGCAAAGGCACTCCGTCGAGTGTTGAAGAACCTGCAAGCTCAACAAAACCCGACTGATCAAGCGTTACCTCAGGTTGCATACTCGGAGAACAAACAGAATCGCAAGATGATCTCCGTTGAAGATCTCGATGAAGAAGGCAACACGGTTACCAAGAATATTCCAATCGCTGCAGGCACGGTGACAGTGGAAAAACGAAGCGTTCGTGGGCTCTACAAACATCTCAAAAAGACAATGTCAAATCCACAGATCGGTGAACCTATAAAGCAGGTACAACCAGCGCTTGTGCAACAAACCAAATTTATCGAGGATGATCTTCCTCCACCTATCATTTAATGTCGAGAAAGCTAATCGGTTGGTCTGAGTTCGCTCTCAAAGGACGTGCTACAGACATCTCAAAGTCTATCAAAGAATTCTCAAAGCAGAACGGTAGAGAGGCGATGCCTTTCACTCCGCAATCTGAAGCGGGCGGCAACCATAGATCATCTCTGGCCAACCCATACGTAGAGCACAAGCAATTCTTTGATGCAGTCCTTAGTGGTGAGCGAAAGCAAGCAACTATAGTCAACTATGGTATGATCCTTCGTAAACAACTGAACATCGAGTTTAGCAGTCGTTCAGCTTTCTCAACCCCATCAAAAAATTCCATCATAGCTGACTGCGGTCAATACTTCTACAGAGAGGTGTTTACGAAGTTGTTCAGTCCAATTACCAGAGGTTATAAGATCGATGAAAAGATCTCTCGTAACTCAACATATTCATTCTTTAAGTACGCTAAATGGTTGTATTCATTCATAAATCAACGCTTTCTAAAGCGTGATCGTGAACAGTTGCATGCCATGCTTAAGGAGGCTCTTGGAGCTATGCACGATTTCTTTTTGCGGGATTCCAATGTATCCACTACATCAATGTATTATAGTGGAATGATCACAAAATGTGATTCTCCTTCACAGAGGCGTTCAGGAGAATCAGAGGTCAAAAGTCTCTCGAAAAACGTCGGAACAGTGTTGGCCAAACTCTGGGAACTATGGTACAGTGACGAACTGGTGTTACAAACATGATGGACTTTGATTCTTATTACACTTTCTGGATGGATCGTATCGTCAATGAAAGGAAGGAAGTGGATAGAGTAAGCCCCTTTCGCCTTATTTCACTTTGTTGGTCTGACTACAAGAGATACCGATCGCAGCGTACTGATGAGCTGTTGGTACCAGCTGCGGCAGCCCGGGCTGCCGAGACCCGTACCGGGTCTATCTCTGTAGTGAATACCCCTCTTCATCCATACCAGCCGATCGAAAATAAGTGTGTACTTTTCTCCAAGAAGTGATATAATTATCACATCAAATAAGACTTATAGAAGGAGAATATCATGAGCAACCACACAGTACGCGATATGTTCATCATGTCTTTATTTCCTGGTTGGTTCCAGATGCTGATCATCACAATCCTTGGATCAGTATGTGGAGTAGCTCTCACTTTCATCCTGTTCTACTTCAAAGACATGTTCTTTGAATACGATAGCGTTATCGGAATCACTGCATTCCTCTTCCTAGCTGTAATGGTACTGATATTCTGGATAACGATGCTGAAGACTATCTTAATGGTTATCAGAGCAATTTTTCACGGAACGTCTGCTAGCCAATTAAAAGCTGCTGCTAACGAAGCCTCAGGTTCACCTACAACAGAAAGTGCTATCAACTTCCTTGTTGATTATGAAAGAGCAAAGAAAAACTTGTAACTCATAAGAACACTGGAATTCTGTTCTTCATCATATCCTTCGCATCCTTGAATCTGTCATTTAGGAACGAGACCATTTTCTCTCGTTCCAGATAGCTCAACGCCCAAGCATCATCTCTCAGCAACGATCCTCTATAGTAGTACATCAACTGGTTTATAGAATCAAGCAATGCCTCGTTTTGTCGGGTGAACGTGGAGATCACAGAGGAAATGGTCTCCGAATTATGTGTACCGATCACCCGGAGAAAAAATTTATTGGATCCAATTCAAGATTGTGTTGATAGATTTTTTCACACTGCTTGCATGTTAGTTCTACAGTTAAATTGAAACCCCATTCACTAGCAGCTTGAGCTTTCTCTATGATCTCGTCGAAGAATTTACGCTGAAGACTTCTAGCCCATTCTTCGATCATTGTTTGATCTGTAATTCCATCAACAGATTCTATCACAGACATGATGTCATGAACTAAAGATTTTTCGATAGCTTCCTGATCGGTGATCCCATCAATCAATTTCTTCTCTACTTCATATTCAAGATGGGACATGTCAATTGCATCTTGGAACGTAATAGGCTTCAGTTTTACTTCTTGACCATTTGAAAGCGTTACAGAATACAAAACGTCAATGTGGTCTAGAATCTTGTTGTTTGCCTTCATGATAATATCTTCAATGTTCACTTTATAAGATTGAACTTCTCTGCTAGAGCAATCATGGATCGATTTAATATCCATTGTGCTACCATAGGTGACTATTCTTAAAAAACAAAAAATTGCATCTACATCCTTTGACACTAGACTTTCAGGTTTCAGAATGTCAGGTATACACTCTAGACAGATTTCCCTGACTGCCCGTCCACTGAACAGCATGTCAGGTGATCTCAACTTCATCTCTGCAAATGCAGAGAGCGGTCTTACTTCGATTTCACCGTCTTTTATATGATCGGCTAACACCCCTTCTGTGTAAAATATGCCTTTAGACGGTAATTGGAAAATTCGTCCTGGTAGTTTGATCTTTGCTAATAGTGGATTTGTCATTATGATTTACCTTATTTGTTTATGGAACCTATGGTTCCATTTGGACCTATTGAACCTATTGATCCTGTACTAGATTTTGGCCTATTGAACATACTTTCTTTCGTTAACTTGATGCTCTTTATAGGACATTTGACTATCTTCCAGAGAGGACACATCTTGATGATTGAAAGAGTTACTACAATTGGTTCATTTTTCTGAATTCTTTGCTTGTTAATAGAAATGAGCCACCTGATAAAAAGCTCTTTGAAGGGGAATGGTGTAGTTGGAAGACTGTTAAGATCTAACATCCATCCAGCTGTAGACAATTGTTTAGTGATCGATGGAATCAAAATAGCTTTATAGGATAGATAAGCTTTCGTTATCCACTCTTCTTTTAGATCATCAAACATACACAATTCTCCCTAACATAAATAACATGTAAACATATTTATTGCGTATTAAAAGGTGAAAAATGGCCGCTGATGACACACGTCTAGACCGAGCAATGCAAGATCAAATCAGAGCATCTCAGCAACTCTCAGATGCAATGAAGACTCTTGGCAGCAAAGCTATAGATGTTTTAACTGAAAATCTTAAAAAGGCTGCAAAGCAGGCCGGCGTATTAACAGACGAACAACTTGCAGTTATCAAATCTTCTAGAGATTTATCTAACGCGCTCGAGATTCAAGAAGAGCGCGTTATTGCACTCAATAAGGTTGCTCGCGAACGTTTCAAGAAAGAAATTGAAACGATGCGCAAGTCAGAGACTTTCAATAAACTGAACAAAAAAATTCAAGATCAGATCATTGCAGATGCTGATAAAAGACACTTACAAGAACTTCGTGAAATAAATGATCTAGAGGAAAATCACGATGCGTTATCTAAACAGACTGCAAAGTTAATCGGTAGTGCAGACTCGCTAGATAAGTTTACAAGCGCTGGTTCTAGAGGTATGAAGGCCTTAAAGGGCTGGGCAGCAAACACATTTACCGCATCAAATGCGATCGCTACTCTTAAAGATGCTGCTAACCAGGCGATCGGAGAACTTAACAAAGCAACAGCTGTCGGTCTGCAAGATTCTTTGCTTTCAATTAACAGAGGTGCTATGCACCTTAATATGTCATTTGATGAATTTTCCGGTGTAATTGCTAAGAACCGTGATTCAATTAGACAATTGGGCGGAGGTATAAAAGGCGTACAGAATTTTACAGCTAAACTTTATGAAGCTGGTAAAGGACTTGAATTTATGGGTAGAGAGGGTAACTTTGCAACTGCAAAGTTTATAGAGTCCATGAAGACAATGGGTACGACTGTGAATTCAAAGAATTTTAACAAGTCAATGGTTGGTATGCAAAAACATTTTACACAATTTGCATCGTTGTATGGTGACAGCTATGATACATATTCGGATCTAATTGAAGCTCAATATAAAAGTGAAACTCTTCAAACTAGATTGAATGGATTAGATGCAGCTGGAAGAGATGCTTTACAGGAAGAGATAATTCAAAGAACTGAAAACAATAAGAATTTGGGTCTTTCTAATGAGCAAATAAAAGAATTCAATGATAAAGTTTCGGAGCTTTACGATCCACATAAAGCAAATTTAGCTGAAAAGGTTAAAGGCGCTGAAGTTTCTAAATCTTATCTACAGCAATTAGCTGCAGATTCTGGAGATGAAGCATTAAAAGCTGCACTTCCAAAGCTGATGGAGTATTTAGATTATACAAAAGGTGCAACTGATGATCAAATCAAAGCTGCACAAGCAACCATGGGGAAAGAATTTTTAGCAGTTGGTAGCGCACAGGCTTCATTAACACAGAAACAGGCTAAAGTTGCAGGAACAATGGAACACCCTGGGGATATAATGGCTGCAGGTGCTATGCAGATACCTGAAAATTTAATGCGTCTCATGGGTGGTGGTACCGCTGAAAACGTAGCTACTCGTGGAACCGCAATATATCAAGCACAAGCTCAAGGAAGAAATCTTACAAGCGGACAGATAGCTCAAGGCAAAGCCGAGGCAGCTGATCAAGTTGCTGGTAACGTAGACATGTATGTCAAGAGCTTGAAAATTGCAAGAGATATTCAACAAAATTATAATGCAATAATGGAGAATAGCATAACAAAAGGATTGAAGGGCATGGTTGAAGGACTTGGTGCTGTAATTCTTAATCTTGGCAAGTTCAAGGATATTCTTGGATCTATTGTAAGCAAAGGTGGTGCAAGCGCTGGTGGCATAGGTTCTATGTTGGAAGGTTTTTTTGGAGGCGCTGCAGCTAAAGCTATTCCTAGTGGAGTTGCTGCTGGCGGAACAAGCTTGGTTTCCAAGATAGCTAGTAAAGCATTGCCTTTTGCAAGAGGCGCGACAGGTCTCGGCTTATTGCTTCATAGTGAAAATCTTGGAGCACCTGCTGGACAACCTGGATCAGATCAATGGACACCTGAAGAAATGGCTGCTATGGATAAAGCACCTAATGTGTTGGATGCAAATCTAAAAGGCTCTACAACAGATGCTCATAAAGCTTCGACTGCTGGTTTAGGACAAAGTGATAATCTCTTAGATGAAACCAGGAAGCAAACTTCACTTTTGACAACGATTGCACAGAACACAGCAATTGCATACAAAGCTGGAGTAGATAAAAGAATGTTGAAGAGCTCACCTAGCGTAGTAGCAAACAACATCCAATGACTATAGTAAATAGATAAAATATAAAAGGAAACTAATCATGGCAGGCATCTTTACAGACTACTGGAGAATCGTTAAACCAGCTCCATCAAAGTCAAACTATGTAGCATCAAGCACTGAAGCTGCAAAGCTTTATAGTAATTTCTCTTGGTATACCAAGGTGATGAAAGGTGCTTCATCAAGGTTCTCTAAGTACACTCAGTACAAGAACATGGACAGCGACGTATTTGTATCTAGAGCTCTAGATACAATCGCTGAAGAAATGACACAGATCAACATTAAAACAAATTTACCATTTGAAATCGAATATCAAAATGAGAACAACAAAGAAGTTCCTGCTTCTATAACGATGACTGTCAGAGCTGCTCTCAGACACTGGGCAGAAATTCAAGATCTTCACACTACACTTTATGATATAGCTCGTACAACCGTAAAGTTTGGTGACTGCTTCTTCCAGAAGACCTCAGACTTCAAGAAGTGGAAGTACATCGATCCAGGCGACATCATCGGTATCACGATAGATGAAAATGGTAAGCCAGAACACTACCACATTCGTACAGGTGAAAAGAATCGTCAAGGTGCATTTGGCGATATTACGATCGTTCCAGCTGCAGGTATCGTTCACTTTACGCTTTCATCTTCCATGGGTGAAAATGGTCCATTTGGTGAATCTCCTCTGTGGGCCTGCGTTAAAGCATTCCGTCACTTATCGTTGCTTGAAGATTCTGTCATTATCTATCGTATCGTTCGCGCTCCAGAGCGTAGAGTGTTCTTCGTTGATGTTGGTAACATGCCTCCTCAGCGTGTCAAAGCCTACATGGAATCGATTCGTAATGAGTTGAAGCAGAAGCGCATTCCAAATGAAACAGGCGGATCAGATAAGATTGACTCTGTCTACAACCCAATGTCTATGAACGAAGATTACTTCTTCGCTCAAACGGCAGATGGTCGTGGTTCAAGAGTAGAGACTCTTTCTGGAGGTGAGAACCTTGGTGAGATCACTGACTTAAATTACTTCCAAAACAAGTTCCTTCAAGGTCTCCGCATCCCAGCATCTTACATGCGTGGTGGACAAGAGGGTGGTGCAACTATCTCTGATGGTAAGGTTGGTATCGCTTACATTGAAGAAGTTCGATTTGCTAACTACGTTTCACGTTTACAGTCTAAGATCAACAGCACGTTCGATGATCACTTTAAAGCTTACCTAAAAGCTTCTGACATCAAGATTGATGATCACCTCTTTAAGATTCGCCTTTGCGATCCACAGAATTTCAAAGACTACAAGCAGGCTGAAGTCGATGAGAAGATGATTTCTAACTTCAGCAACGTTAAAGATGTTCCTTACCTATCTGCTCGTTATAAGTTGATGCACTACCTTGGATTCTCTGAAGATGACATCCAAGAGAACCAAGCATTACTCAAACAGGAGCTTAACATCCCTGACAATGGAATCGATGAGACCTTGGATGATCTTCGCATGATGTACGATCCTAAGTGGATGGACGGTCGTCCTGACATCAAAGTTGCAGAGAGCTACGATGATCACACCAAGTCCACTGAAGCCCCAGGTGAAACAGAAGAAGCTGCACCTGAAACAACAGAAAAACCTGAAGGCGGCGGCAAAGAAGTTGTAGCTGCTACAGGAAAAGAAGGTAAGACGGAACCTGGTGAAGAAAATAAAGAAGTGCCTGAAGAAGCTGCTAAGAAAGAAGTGACAAAATAACGAGACTTTACATTCAATGGCATAAATATTGAAAGTAATCTCCTAAGGAGCAAACAAAATGCACGGAAAAGATATGATTCTAATCGAAGAGATCAACCCATCAATGGCTAACCTGATAGTTGAAGAACATCAGTCAACCAAACACTCTTACCTGTCTGGTATCTTCTGTCAAGCAGATATCGTCAATGGTAATCAACGTGAATACCCTCTCAATGAGATCACTATGGCTGTAGAGAACGTTAACAAGCGTATCTCTGAAGGCTTTACTGTCTACGGTGAATTAAACCACCCAGACAATCTCCAAATTGATCTGAACAATGTCTCTCACATCATCACTAAGATGTGGATCGAAGGCAAGAACGCACTTGGTAAAGCTCGTATCATCGAAGAGCACCCAAAAGGTCAAATCGTTAAAGCAATCTTGAACGCTGGCGGTAAGCTAGGTGTTTCTACTCGTGGTTCTGGTAACGTGAATGAAGGCAAAGTTTCTCAGTTTAACTTGGTTACAGTTGACGTAGTTGCTACTCCGTCTGCGCCTGATGCATACCCTGGTCACGTCATGGAAGAGCTGATGGGAAACAAGAAGATCATGACTCTTGCAGAATCCGTGATTCACGATGAAGCTGCTCAAAAGTACTTCAAGAAAGAACTTGCTATATTCTTTGAAGTTCTCACTGGTCAACAGATCAAGAAAGATTGATATGAAAGTTGAAGATCTTCTGGAAGCATACGATCCATCATTTAGGAAGGATAATCCTAACAGTGAGCATGGTCGGATTAGAGGTACTATATCTGATTGGCTTAAAGGTATGGGTGTAACGTCTGAAGACGTCGCGAAAGCTTACACTGAAATTAAGAGATCACCTGAGTATAAAGCAATCTTGGCCTTAGGGATGAAGGATGAATCGACAGATCGTGAGAAGAAGACTGGAACTTTAAACTTCAAAGGTAAGATCAAAGAAGCTTATTCTTACAGCAAAAAGATCTACAACAATAACATGCAGTATAAAGTTCTTCCGCATGGTAAGATAGATTACTCTCAAGGTCCAAGTCAGTTTGCTGATAGACCTCGCGGTGATCGTGCAGTTCCAAAACCTACAATGGTAGTAGGTGATCCAGTTAAGACTGTCGTTAAGACGATGACAAACGCGTTGAAACGTTTACATCAACTTATATCTAATCGTCAGGAAAAAGCTGAAAAAGCTATCAAGAAGTTCGAAGAAAAGGAATCAAAATGATAGACAAGAATCTTAGCGCTCAGCTTGATAAAAAAGCAAATGGTGCAGATGAAGTTGAGTTGAACAGTAAAAAATACAAACGAACAGGACCAAAGAGCGCAGTTTCTAATCCTGGATCATGGAGAGAGGTTAAAGAGTCTATGGATCTACTAAAAGAACTGAACGCGCTGAACGAGGTCGAGATAGAAGAAGCTATCGGAACTGGAGAGGCTGCAGCTCTCGCACATTATGAAGATCAAACAAGCGAGCTAAAGGAGAAATTAAAAACTTTAGAATCGAGATTGAAAGATCATGAAAGAGCTGCGATTCGCAAGCCAAATCTTCGCGCCTCTGGTCAAATTATAAATGTAAACAAACACCTTGATAACGCGATCAAAGCATTGTCAACTATCTGAGAGAACGAACATGATCATTATCGAATGCAAAGACAAAGTTTCTGAACAGCTTCTGGCTAATGACTTGATGAAGCATAAAGGCGTCAAAGTTAAAGTTGTGAAAGAGTCAATTTCACAAAGCGTTGAAATTTATTACTCGCCAAAAGCGATGGGACAGCTAGGTGAAATCTACACGATCGATGCATCTAAGAATGTAACCAAGCTTGCTCAAGCTTTAGGCATCAAAGATGGTTGGAAAGAACCTGTAAAAGTTGGAGGTCTATTTGCTTCACTTAATTCAGGTGATCGTCTAGCATTCTTCAGTAACGAAAAAGATTATCATCCTGACGAGGAATAATGAAGCTTAACGATCTACTTGAATTTAAGATTCCACTGACAGTTATCAGCCTTCGTGCATGGCCGTCACCTACAAAGGGTGCACAACACAGTGGAATTCAGAATATGATGGTAGATCCTGACACCCAGAAGGTAAAGATACCAAATCGCAGGAAGCTTAAGAACTTCTTGAAACCAGTTAAAGATCAAATTTCAAAGAAAGACTGACATGAGCAAGATTTTGAAAGACATGCTGGAAACTATTGACCGTGAAGGTGAAGGTCTTGGTCAAGATCCTAATCAAGGACCGAGAGGCGAGTTGAAAGTTGGTAACAAAGTTAAAGCTAATGGTAAGTCTGGAAAGCTTGTTAAGTTTGGTGGTGATGCTGTTTACGTGTTACACCCAGGACAAACAAAAGCGACTGAATATGACATTTCTGAGGTTGTAAATGAAGCTTTGGCTTCTACAGACAAAAAACTATTTGAATCTGAATTGAAGCGATACGGTCTCATAATGGATCTTGATGGTGGCATTGCTGAGTACGATGAATTTGATAGCACTGAGGTTTACATCGACAAGATCTCAATGCAAAAGGCCATCATTGGAAGGTTTGTTGATTGGTCCAACGAAGTAAAAGGCACAAAACTTAGCAAAGCAGTTGCATGGAAAACGATAAAAGATTCTGATGAATTTGAAGAGTGGAAAAATGCAGCACTCTGCTGGGTTGTAGATGCTGGATTAGGACTTGATCTGTGAAAATTGATGAAGTTAGAGTCAAGATTTATGACAAGGACAAGGACACCTGGCCTGAAGGTCATCCTAGATCCAGATTTAATAAAGACGGATCTAGAAAAGATGGTAAGCCAGAAGAAGTGAAACGACCTGTGACTGGTAGCGTTGATTTTTGGAAAGCTCAAGTAAAGAAACATTATCCTAAAGAAGCGGACAAGCTTAGATTTGTTTCAAAGGACAATGGAAAGAACATCTCTGCTGAAATCCCGGGCAAAGATCGCTCGTATGGAATATACGTCATCTCAAAAAATAGAGGTGAAATTTTGGGTGAAGAAATTGGAGAGGTAAGCACTATGGAATTATTGAATGAACTTTTTGATCTGTTAGAAGACACTGCAGGTCTTTCACTTGGAGCTTTTAAGCTTGATAAAGATGTAATTCTGACCAAGATTGGTAACAAGACTTATTCATTCACTCCAAAGGATAAGAACAATAATGTCGCATCGCTGTTTAACTCTGTAACTGGAATGGCGAAACACTCTACTGGAAGAGCTTTGACATTTTTGAAGAAGCACGCAGTTGGGGTTCCAGTTTCAGAATCTATTGAGATTACTGAAGATTTAGCTGATCAAACTGTCTACAAGAGACTTGATAAGCTTGAAGATGCAGTGTCAAAACTTGAACTTGTTCGTAAAGCTGGTAATTTTAGCGTTGATATAGTTGCAGGAATTCGAGTTTATCACATTAGAAGTAAGTATTTTGCAGCGTGGAATCCAGAAAAGAAACGCGGAATAGTTGATCCTGACTTTAAAGACAAGGCACCAGAATTGATCGATCAATTGAAAGATATTGAATAGAGAGTTAGTACATTAGTACATCAAAAAACAAGAAAAACCTGTTGAATTCAACAGGTTTTTTCATTTCGCGCATAAATTTGTTGCTTTGTCATAAATCATTCTATGATACAGAAATCAATTCACTTCCTCTATCGTTCAACTTGCAAACTTAATGGTAAGTACTATGTTGGAATTCATTCTACAAATGACATGAATTCTACGCACACCAAAAATTATTTTGGTTCAGGTGATCATTTAAGAAATGCAGTCAAACCTTATGGAAGAGAAAATTTTATACGAGAAATTTTATGCTTTGGACCTACGAGAGATTATATCACCGCTCTTGAAACTCGATTTGTAGATCAAGCTCTGATTGATGATCCCTTGTGTATGAATAATGCACTAGGTGGTTTAGGTGGAGCGCCAGGGGTTCCAAAGACCAAAGAACATATTGCAAAGATTGCTGCCAAGAATCGTGGAAGAAAAATGACAGATGAACAGCGTGCTAACTGTACAAAAAGTCAATTAGAATCATATGCTAATGGCAGAGTTATTTGGAATAAAGGTCTTGGAGAATATAAGGGAAAGTATGATGGATTTGCAAGAACTTGCGCAAATCACGACCTAAAACGTAAAAAATTTCTAGAAGAAATGAAATTGTCTGAATAAATTCATTTTTTGTTGCTCATGTGTAAATAATCTTGTAACAAAAATTAGGTGAGCTTTTCACCTCAACAATTTTATACGGAGAAAGCAAGCTATGGATTCCATCCTTAAGAAACTGCTCGAATCCGACCTACTGAGCGAAGAAACTAAGGCAGAACTCAATGAGCAGTTTAAGACTGCTGTTGATGCATATCTGACCGAGGAACGTTCCAAGCTTGAAGTCGAGATCCGCTCTACCCTGACAGAAGAATTCGTCAAGGCAAGAGAAGAGCTTGCCGAAACGGTCGACACAAAGATTGAAGAATTCCTCACAACAGAATTTGATGAGCTAAAAGAAGACATTAACAAGTTCCGCGATTTGGAAGTTGAATATGCAGAAAAACTCGTTGAAGAAAAAGAAAGGCTTGCACAGCTTCTTGGTGAGCAGTTGAATCAGCTAGTTGACAAGTTAGACGCGTTCCTCGAAGTGCGTATTGACGAAGAAATGTCTGAACTTAAAGAAGACATCGAAGACGTTAAGAAGCTCGAATTTGGACGTAAGATTTTTGAAGCAGTCGAAGCAGAATTTAAGAGTTTCCGCAAGGAAGATCTTTCATCTGTTGAAACTGATCTGGCGGAAGCGCTTGATAAGTTGAACGATGCTGAAACACGTCTTGCTGACATTGAACATTCACGTCTTGCTGAAGCACGTAACGGCAAGTTAGAAGAATTACTCGCTCCACTAAGCGGTAACGCTCGTGAGCAAATGAAGATCATCCTTTCAAATGTATCAACTGACAAACTAGAAGAAGCGTACAAAGTTTATATTGGCCGCGTTCTGAAAGAAGCAATCAGCGATCCAAAGAAAGATGATGTAACAAAAATCGTTGAAGACAAGAGCGTTGTAGTGAAGCCTGCTGCAAAACTCGTAACCGGAAACGAAGAAATAGTAACAGAAGACGTAGTTGACAACAGCACTAAACTAAACGACGCACAGCTCTCCAGAATTCGGAAACTGGCTGGTGTTAAGTAACAAGATAACCTTACAAGGAGCCACAAAAATGAAGGAACTCTTCGAAAATTGGGCAGACACCAAGGCAGCATTGCTTGAAGGTCTAGATCCTCGCAAGGCTTCGATCGTCTCGACGGTCCTGGATAACCAAGCCAAGTACCTAACCGAAACAGCCGGAGCTGATGCAAACTCTACCGGATCCATTGGTAGTTTCCAAAAAATTATTCTTCCTATGGTACGTCGTATCATCCCAGGAACGATTGCAACTGAAATCGTAGGTGTGCAGCCTATGACTGGTCCTACAGGACTGGTGTTCTCGCTGCGTTTCACTTACAAGAATGCTGCAACAACTAGCGAAGGTGGATCTGCAGACATCGCAGTAAACGATGAAGTATTTGGTAACACATCGTGGACACAACCTTACGCTTCAAAAATGCGCCGTTTCTACTCTGGTGGCGTTAACCCAGCTTCTTCTGGTGGTCTGTATGATCCAACTACCGGTGTTGCTACTGGTGGTGCATATACTCCAGCAGGTGCATTCTCGACTTCTTCTAGCCCACTCTCCGGAGAAGCTGGTGACGTAGTCGATATGGAAAGCTTCCCAGGTCGTTCACTCGGTCTGCAAGTTCTCCGTCAGCCTGTGGTTGCTAAGACCCGTAAGCTGCAAGCTAAGTGGACAATCGAAGCAATGCAGGACCTTTCGTCCCAGCATGGTCTCGACCTCGAAGCTGAAATCACTCAAGCCCTTAGCGCTGAAATCGTTCACGAAATCGACAACGAAATCGTTACCGATCTGATTCGCTTGGCTGGTACAACCGAAACCTTCGATATGTCTGGTGCCTTCACAGGTGTTCCTCACTACGTTGGTGATCGTCACGCTGTTCTCGGTGTGCTGATCAACAAGGTTGCTAACGAAATCGCTGCTAAAACCCGTCGTGGTGCTGGTAACTTTATCGTTGTATCCCCACAGGTTGTTTCTGTTCTTCAATCTGCTGCTAAGTCGGTGTTCGCACCAGCTGTTAGCGGTTCTTTCGAAGGCCCAAACAACACCCGTCTCGTTGGTGTTCTTAACGGAACTATCAAAGTGTACAGCTTCCTGTTTAACGCTTCCTTCGGAACCGTTGCTGCAGGTGCTCCAGTACCAGGCGGCGCTACCTCGACATCCGACATCGTTCTCGTCGGTTACAAAGGTGGTGGCGGTGAAACAGATACCGGCTACTTCTACTGCCCATACGTTCCTCTGATGACCAGCAACACTGTTGTGGATCCAACGACCTACAACAACCAGCTGATGGTTATGACACGTTACGGTAAAGTCACCTTCGTAAGCAACGCTTCATCGCTTGCGAACTCGGCCGATTATTATGGAAAGGTCGTTGTTAACAACCTAACCTTCCTGTAATCGTAAGAAGTAACGCGAAACAGCAAGAAAAGCATCAAAACTGCAAAGGACTCTTCGGAGTCCTTTGTTGTCTATAGAGCAGACTAATACTCTTTCTGTGAATTTTATGTTACAATGTCCAATGAACCTCTGTCAAACTTGTAGTGTAGAACGTCATCCAGCAGCAAAGCCTGGCAATTGCAATTCGTGTTACATTAAATTGAAGAGAATTATTCAGAATCAGGAATGGAAGATCCAATTTGATTCTCTTGGCTATGACATCGTTGAATTCAACATAACTCAGGGCAGTCATTCGAATGTGACTGTAACTAATAGAGCTTGTGGACATACTTTTTCTGCTCGCGTTGGCAATTTGATAACGCGTAGAACAATTTGTGGATTTTGTGGTCCTAAGAAGCGATTTGCTGGAGCTTTAAAAGCATACGTCGAGAAGTACGGACGAACCTATGATCTGAAGAAGTGGAGAGATTATTGCGATCATGTTAGAATTCTATCTGAAAAAGTCTATCGTGAGAATAAAGTCACGATGAACCCAAATAACTTTCCAAGAACAACTCCAAGTAGACATCCTGATGCGGTCAACCTCGACCATATCATCCCAATCATCTACGGGTTTAAAAATGGTCTGGCGCCTGAGATTTTGGCAGATGCACGGAACCTGAGGATTGTTTTGGCGAAGAAGAACCTTTCGAAGAAACAGGTGCTGACTTTAGAAGCTGAAGCACTTCTTAATGTAGTGATTTAGTAATATTTTTAACTAAATTTTCAGCTTGTTTTTGTTGATCATCAGATAAAAAATTTGCAAGAGTCTCTCTCGTTCTTATAAGATCTTTTCTTTTAAATGTATCATTTTCCATATAATTTTCAACTGAAATAATAGCCCATGCATAAGCTTTAACATTATCTATTTTGCTATCTAGCCCATACATATAATTAAGAGCCATATATCCTTGTGCACTTGTAGCACCTGGAGATTTTTTATGATACGCAGCTTTTTCATTCCATTTTAATGCTTCATTATCATTTTCTGCAACTCCCTTACCATTTGAATATGCAAGACTCAATTGAAATTGTGCTTCTGGTATATCTTTTTTAGCTAATTGAGTTAAGAATTTAACAGATATAGAAGCTTCATCATTTGATAATGCCAGGCATGCTGCAACTAAATTTATTTCGTCAGGTTTATTTGTGATTGTCTTGGCAGCTTTTATATAATCACTTTGATCGATAGCTTTTTTTGCTTCTGGTGTAAGCTTATTTAATTGTGTATGTTGGATATTTTTGAATGTATCATTCCATCCAATAAAATCACAAGCTTTAACAGCTGAAGGCCCCATTGCGGTTGCTGTTGCAAGTAGACCTGCAATCATGGTTTTCTTCCAATTAGTTTTGAGCTTTGTGATTAAATCTTTTAGACCTTCATCTAATTGTTCTTGTTCTACTTGATCTAAAATTTCATGGAGTTTCATGATGATTCCTTGTAATTGACTTATTTTATTTATTTCTATTGAGATCTATCTGTCAATATCCCTAACATATAACCTGATAATATCGTAATCACTCCAATTAAAGGGAAAATGATAATCAGATCATTCAACTCCCATATAGTTCTGAATATTTCAAATGTTAAGATACTAATAATCCCAACAAAAATAGGCTGTATAATTTGAGCTCTAACTGTCCATTTTAAACAAAAATTGTTTAAATTTGCAATTCTTCTATTTCTATCTTTTGGACTCACTAATTGCATGGGGACAAAAACTCCACCTCCCATGAGTGGAATTGGATAGTTCTCTGGATCTATAACTGTATGAATTCTTCTCCAATATTGCGGAATGTTAAGTACACAGCATCCAAATAATTCTTGAGGAGAAAGTATTCCAGTGTATGTTACACCGTTACTTGACCACCAACGTCCAAATCTTGATAATTTTATTCCAATGTCACTCATCTTTGACTTGGCCAGCCAAAGACATCCCAACGATCTACAGAACGGTCACAAACATTTCTTTTCCTTCGTCCATTCAGAACAGCTTCAGAGTGTCTCAGACTACTCATCTCACGTTGTGAGTAGAAGACTCGTCCCTCATATTCTGGGAATCTTTTGAGTGCTGTGATATAAGGAGCATTTTTAGGCCTGTTGGCTTCGAGCTCTTTATTACGCTCGCTCTGCGGCTGAACCTTCTGCTTTGTCAGATTGAATAGTGTCAAGAATCCGTTAACAAATCGTCTACTCATATTATCTCCTTGTAAATCCCAGTATAGCATCAGAAATGTCGTTCATGGATGAAAGGCTGTGTAGCTTTCGCTGCTCGGCTGCGTAACGCTTTTCTTCTTGCCAAAACTGTTCATCCTCTGTCAAAGCAAATTCTTGAAGTTCTATCATTTTTGCAGCGATCTTTGCCTTTGTTTCGTCGGCGTTGTGAGTGATATTACCGCAAGAAAAGCTAGCAACGTCTTGAATGATGAAGTGAGTCAGATTGGCATTCAGCTCTCTGATCTCCGCGTCGATAGCTTTGAATTGCTTCACACAACCTCTTTTAGGGGCTAGGCCTGTGAAGTACTTTGAAACTTTCCGTAGTTTTGAGCTCATTTAGATTTTACTTTCTCTTGAACTGATTCCCACCAACCTTCAACTCTTGTAAATTGTATGTAGCCGTTTACTTCAGTTGGAAATCCAGCTGCTAAACGATGAAGGTTATATGAATCGGCAGCCATGATTGCAGCCATGAGATTTGATGAAAATCCTCCAAGCATGTCATGCTGCCAATCATAGATGAATTTTTCTTCCGGCGCTAAATCTTGATAGCTCATTATTGATCCTAACGTTTTAATGTTCTACCACAGTGCATGCAGTAGCAGGAATATTCTTTCTCACCAACGCACACACACTCTTTTGCTGTTGCGACATCCGCTTCGAGACTAATCACATCAGCTTTGAGTTTTTCAATTCTGTTCTTTGCAGAATTTAAGTGGCCTTCGACGATATGTTTTGGAGCTGCTGTTGTTACTTCCCATGTGACGCCCCTGTGGTGCTCAGACCAGTAGTAGGAGTTGTTTATTTCGGCTGCAATCTCTTCTGCGTCTGACTTTGCGTCTTCTTCCGTTGAGCTACCAAGCAAAACCCACTCCCAGTGTCCTGCGCTGGCAGATGTTCCTCTACGGTGTTTCATCCAATAATTCATCTCTTTCCCTTCAATTTGGCATAATCTACCAGATTATGCTGACGTTCAAAAATTACTTTATCCCAAAGTTGCATGAACCTGCGATCCAATTCGCGTACGACCAATAGCAATTGTTCGTTGCTCATCTTCTCTGGTGGAATCTCTAACGCATCGATAACTTCAGGCTTATCGGCACTCCAATATGCGTTCTTGGCATTGAGTGACAACGGTTCTTTTTCGGACATTAGAAGCACCTCATTAACAATAAGGTAATTATATCACAGGCTAGAAATAAGTAAACACCAATTTGCGTTAAAATCATCTCCAGGAAGTGCACTATGCATAAATATGTGTATGAAGAATCGAGGAACTCAAGTTCCAATCGTTTAGGAGAATATAAAAATGGCAACATTAGTAAGTCCTGGAGTTTCAGTAACTATCGTCAATGAAAGTTACTACATACCTGCTGCAGCTCCTACAGTGCCGCTCATCTTTCTTGCAACGCAAGCCAATAAAGTACAGGCTGATGGGATTACCTCAGCTACAGGTACACTGGAACATAGCGTTGTACGTACGATCACTTCACTGAATCAATCTGTTTCTACATTCGGCGTTCCCGTCTTTAGAACAGACAACACTGGTGCAGCTTTGCACGGTGATGCTCGTAATGAATATGGTCTTCTAGCTTTAAATCAAGCTCTAACGATCTTGAATCGTGCTTACACTGTTCGCGCTGACGTCGATCTTGCAGACTTGACAACCTCTGAATATGTATCAGCCGGTCCAACATTCGGTGGAACTGGCAATGGTACTATCTCAGCTCCCGTATTAAATCAGGCAACTTCAGTTGCAGAACTTTGGACCGTTACTGCAAATTCAGGTTCAAATGGAATCGTTTCTCTTAGCACGGTTGTTCCTGGTCAAGGTTACACAAACGGAACATACAATGGAATTTCCCTGACTCCTGTATCAGGAACAGGTACTGGTGCAACTGCTAATATCACCGTCGCTGGTATCACAAGTGGTAAGGCAACAATCGCTTTCACCGCAACCCCTGCTGTTACTGGATCTACCGTATTGGGAATCGCTGCCGCACCATTTACATTCACTACAAATATCAATGGAGCTGGAGCTATAGATCACGTAGTTACTGCAACTGGTGTCGATACACTATCATCTCTTGCGGCATTGATGACTGCACAACTCGGTGTGACAGGAACTGTTAGCGTAGTTGGCAATGCACTTGTTATTACCAGTGCAACTACAGGAGCAACTTCTACTGTAGTTGCAACTATCCCTGCTTCTACTGGAACTGATCTTATCGGTGCAATCAATACAGCTCTCACAGCGACAAATACAAACGTAAGCACAGCAGGAACAAGTGGAGTTACGAATGTTGTTCTTGTTGGTGGTGGCACAGGTTACGTTGTTGGCAATCAATTAACTGGAACTTTTGCGGGTGGAACTGGATTTACCGTTGCGGTTGGATCTGTAACAGTTCCAACTTTTGCAGTTAGCGGAACGGTTTCAGGTAGTCAAGGAAACGCAACACAAGGAGTTCTTTACGCGAACTCTAGAGTCTCATTCACCATCACAGGTGGAACGATCGCGTTCAGAGCTGCCGATGCATGGACATTTAACGTTACTCAGGTTTCACTTGCTGAACCTTTAGGTTCAAATGATGCTGCAAGACGTGTTTCTATCGTAGCAGCTCTCAACGCCGAAATCAACTCTAACCAAGATGTTCGTTCAGAAATCTACGAATACAACTTGATTCTTTGCCCTGGATATCACGAAACAATCAGCTCTCTGTTGAGCTTGAATGATGCTATCAATGATGAAGCTTTTGTAATCGCTGATTGCCCATTCGATAGAACTCCAGAAGATACAGCAGTTTGGTCTATTGGTATTGAACGTCAATCAAGCACTAACGTAGCATATTACTACCCTAACGCTCTCACAACCAATCTTGATGGAGCGTCAGTGTTCTGTGCAGCTTCTGGTGTGGCGCTTAAGACTTACGCTTACAGCGATAGCGTGTCTGAAGTTTGGTATCCACCAGCAGGTTTACGTCGTGGTGTAGTTACTGGAATTACTGACATTGGTTACGTCAAGGGAACTTTGGGTACAGCAACAACGTTCGTATCTACTCCTCTTAACCAAGGTCAGCGTGATATTCTGTATGAATACGGTGCAGATGTTAACCCTATTCCATTCATCCCAGGACAAGGTATCGTTGTATTTGGACAGAAAACTTCTGTGGGTTCTGTTGCATCTGGACTTGACCGTGTAAACGTTATGCGTCTGATGGTTATGATCAAGCGTGATATCCGTAAGGCTTCAATGTCTTACCTGTTCGAATTGAATGATCGTATCACTCAAGATTCTATCAAGTCAATGATCGATAACTACTTAAATGACATCCTGCTTCGTCGCGGTCTGTATGACTACGTCGTAATCTGTGATTCAAGCAACAATACTCCAACGAGAGTTGATGCAAATCAACTTTGGGTAGACATCGCAGTTCAACCTACTAAGTCTGTAGAATTTATCTACATCCCAATCAACATCGTTGCTACTGGCTCTACTTTAGGCTAAGTTGAGTAAAACTTCAAAAAGCCCGGCTTACGTCGGGCTTTTTTCTTAGATCAGTAAATAAGAACATGATAACTTTCAAACAATTCCTGTCAGAAACTATCCTCGAGGATATCTCTATCGAAGGCGGTTCCGTTAGAATCACTTCGCAGAATTATAAGTCTGCCTCTACAAAAGATGCTATCTCGACTTACTTTAGAACTCAGCCGTATGTAATGCACGTTAAGGATGTCGATGCAGACATCTACTCTCTGTTAAATTACGTATCATCTGAAACTACAACTAAGATCCTAAAATCTCTCAAAGGTAGTGGAGCGTACAAGGTAAATGAGAAGCAGTTTGCAGCTCTAATGAATCAGGTAAAAGCTGCAGCTGGCATCTTAGTGAAACGTATCAAGCCTGATATCATCATCTACCCTAAATCCAGCTCCTCTCTTGTCAAACAGTTTGTAGATGAGATTCACGCTGCTTATCCGACTGCAGAAGTTCTGTCAGATGCATTTATAAAGAAAGCATTGAACGCAGAAGATGTAGAACCTCTCATTAACACCAATCATCACCTCTGGAAGAAGTTCTCCGAGGAGAATCCTGACTCTGTTAAAGAGCTAAAGAGATCATTGAAAAATCAGATCAAGAATGGTGAACTCGAGTTGAAGAAGTTCTACAAGCCATACCTGAAGTTCATCAAAAACTTCATCGAACTTAAAGATGCATACACTGTGCTTGAGAAAGTTCTTGACAGTAACGTCTTAGTAGTCGACGATATTCTTTCAACTGGTTCTACGATGATAGAGATGATTAGACAGCTTAAAGAGTTCGAACCTTCCAATGTAGCTGGCTTAACGCTGTTTAAGCTCACTTCCACTCCAAAATAGCACAAAACAGTTTACTTTTCGCACAGATGTGATATAATTTCACATCAAATCTTGCTGGAGGTAACATGAGTGAAGCTACAGAATCATTCCCATGTAAAGTAAAGCTCGGTAAAGTCCATGACTTTAAAACCACCTTGGATGAAGCTTTTAACTTCTGTTTTGATAATGGCCTCGATCCAGATCGTGCGATCTATTGGATAACAAAGCCTGCTACTCCATTAGTGGTGCTATCATGATTTTGCCGTTTGACAATGAAGGTATGTACACCACCGAGCAGCTGCAAAATGCAGCTCAGCGCGTAGCAAACGTCTACGCTGAAATTGCAAACAGGGAGATGGGATGTAACATACCAATACCTGTGCCGATGACGTTTGATCTTTGCAAGATTAACCCTTCATGGTCAGGTGCAGCTCACAGCTCAATGTTGATCGATTTGAACATGATTTTATTCGAGGATGACGTTGCAGACATGTTGAATGATACCATTCCTCATGAGATTGCTCATCTCGTTCAATATGACAAGTTTGATCATCGGGGTGCAGATACTCAAAACCATGGTGCTGAATGGCAAGAAATCATGAAGCGTCTCGGCAAAGCTAAACCAGTTAAAAGAGGCACACTCGATCTGACCAGAGCAAAAGCTTGGTACAAAGAGTACAAGAAATCACAACGGAAAAATAAGAAGGCGGAGGCATAATGAGCATACTCACACAAAATGTAATGTCGAAACAGCGAGACTATCGCGGCAATGGCAGGGTTAGTAAGTTAAGCAGCTCAGACTTGAAAGTTCAAAAGAAGATCGCCAAGAAGCTGACGATTGGCTTCCTCTTCAATCTGAACGCTTGGTGGATAGGTGTTCATCATTCAAATGAATACAAGTGCACCTGCATCAACATCGTTCCATGCTGCACTGTATGGATCGTTCGTAAGGGTGGCAAGATCCCAAGGAGCAACAGATGAAGCTTAGCAATGCAACTAATGATGAATTTGGAAAGTCACTCAGACTGGACGAAGATACAATTCTTCTTGAAGTCAGCAAGCATGAATTACAGGTCTTGGGTGCAGCCATTTGGGCGATGCGTGAAGATGGCAATGAAGCTTATTTTAGATTCTTTCCAACGGGGACTGACTTGATTGAACTGGATCAATTCGAACAAACTTCTGATCAGATTAGAAGTGATTTGGAAATTCTTGGAGTGGACATGGGATGAGGGTCAATCATTACAAGTGGCTCGAAAAGAACTTCCCTGACTTCGTAGAGAAGCTATTGGGAGGTGATGCTGGAATGTGTTGTAAAGGTTACATCGGTGCTCATGGTGATAAGTGCTACGGCTTCAGACAGCAACTTGAGGACGCTGGAATTCCATTCCCACACGGAGTTGCAATCTACTTGTTGTCACACATGCATCCATACTCAAAAGAAGTTCGTCAGACCCCAGAAGGTTGGGTTGATGTTGGTGATTGGATCGTAAAGAACAAAGACCGCTTCATAGGTCTTTTAAATCCAATTGATGAAAGTGATCCTGATGTTATAGATCGTTGGTGAGGAAATGAAAATGATGAAACTCAGCAAACGTAAACAGTCCTACGCAAAAATTGCAGCTCTTACCGTCGGTACAGGCATCTTTTACGCGGTTAGCGTGTGGATAGCCATACCTTTAGCTATCGCTCTTGGTTTTTGTATCATGAACCATTGCGATACTCACTGTAAATGATCGATAAAATTCTCGACTTGATGACTCCTGTTTCAGTGTTAGAAAGCACTGAGTTTAAACAGGCGTTCCCAATCCTACCAGAACGATTCCCTACATTTGATGATCTCATTTTGTGGCGTGAACATATCAGAGATTTGATCTTGCTGCCGGTGAAGAGCGATGAGATGAGAGCTTACTACAAGACTCTTGATAAGAATCAACTTGCAGAAAATGTTTGGAAGTGGTTGGGAGATTCGAGATTCATCATAGGCGCTAATGAGTTCCCCTACATGGTACCTCAAAATACAGATCAGTTCATCATTTGGATAAAAGATCCAAGCGAGTCGAGGGAGAATGTTGCAGAGTTTGTGAAGACCATCATCGAGTCGAACAATTACAATCTCGATGATGTGATTTTATTTGAGCGTCCGATAGGAATAACGACTAAGTTAGTAAGAGGCACATTTCCATTGATTCGTCACATGCACTTCTGGACTAGATCCACTTATCAGTCTTCATAAGCTTCACATTTGGTTTAACCTTCACATTAAGATCTTCGTGTAGATAATGACAACCTGATCCTACCAATAGAAATAATAAAGATGTAGGATCTAAAGCTTCAGCAGGTTCTTTGTTTATTTCTGAAGCTATTTTATCTGCCAACTTTTTACCTGATAAATTATAGCGAGATTTACCAGGTTCATCGCTACTATACTTCACCCAGATAGGCAAGACCTTTACTAGTTGCTTACTACAACTAGCAACTACAGTAAACTCAACACTTTCACCTTGTTTATGTCCAGGTTCTGCATAATCTTGATAAGTCATCCCAGTTAAAACTATGTCACTGTCGCCTGGCTGAGTAAGCTTTTGTGGTAAAAGATCACCATAAGCTCCAATGTAGATTGAAGTATTACCATCTGAACTTCCACCTAGTCGTAAAAATGGTTTATCAGCTGTTGGCATGGGAGTTGCATATGCCAGAGTTGAGAAGAGGAATAGAAGCATCGCTATAATTTTCATTGGAATCTCCTGAAGATGTCTTTATTTATTTGTGTACAGAATTAGGCTACTGTGTTATAATTACACATCTTAAAGAGAAAGAACATTATGCAATTAGTTAAATTTCCTGAAATCAAACAATTCAGAGACGCTGTCAAGAAAGTTCGCGATCGCGCGCGTTTCCATGATGAACCTCTGCCTGTCCTACAGTTCAATGGTAGCGTGAAGCTCCACGGAACGAACGCGGGTGTCTTGAAAGACCCTCGCACTGGTGAAATCTGGTGTCAGTCTCGCGAACAGATTATTACAGTTGAAAAAGATAATGCAGGCTTCGCACGCTTTATCTCTGAACTTCCTGGTAAAGGCATCGACACTTACTTCAACATTGCAGCTGGTGTTTACGGCATGACCAACATCAATCAAGGAGATCTTATTGGGATTTACGGTGAATGGTGCGGTAAAGGCATCATGAAGAAAGTTGCTATCAGCCAAGTGCCAAAGCGCTTCGTCGTTTTTGGTATCAAGATCTACACTCCTGGTCCTGTCACAGAAGATGGTCAAGACGGTGGAACATCTCGTTGGTTCTCTCCTAAACAGCTGATTCAAGTTCAGGATCAATTTGATCATGAATTTTGGATGACAGAAGGTTCTGCCGCTGAGAGTAACATCTTCTCTATCCAAAAGTTCCAAACATGGACTATCGACATTGACTTTACCAACCCAGAGCTCATCCAAAATCAATTGGTAGAGCTGACGACTGAAGTAGAAAAGATGTGCCCTGTTGGAAAGGCGTTCGGAGTTGAAGGCGTCGGTGAAGGTGTAGTATGGCGTTGCATCTCGAAGTGTAACTTTAAGACGCACGACCTGATCTTCAAGGTAAAAGGCGAGAAGCACAGCGACACTAAGGTTAAGAAGACCGCAAGCGTTGACATTGAGAAGGTGAATTCTATCAAAGAGTTTACCGAGAATGTTTGTACTGATCACCGTCTGGAAAAGATGGTTGAGAAGATGATTGAGACGAACGTTGAACGGAGCACTCAGAACATTGGCGCATTCTTGAAGCTGGTTGGTAACGACGTGTTGAAGGAAGAGACTGACACAATCGAAGCTAGCGGCTTAGACCGTCGTGAAGTGATGCCGTCGATCAATAACTTTGCTCGTCAATGGTTCATGACTTACCTGAAGAACTTGCAAAATGTCAGTTAAGACTCCGTACATTCATAAACATGCAGATGGATCTGTAGAGATTCTTGGCGAGGCCTCAGGGTTAGAAGCTCTAGGCCACGCCTTGATCTTGAAGGCTAAAATGGGTAGAAACTGTCAATTTACGATGTATGATGGTGTGAACCCGATGATAAAAATTCTTTGCCCGGACGATTTTGATGAAACTCCGTAACATTTATCTTGGTCTAAAAGACCAGCTACCCCTTAGTAGGCTTATCAAAAACATTAGGACTGGTAATGTGTTTGGTCTTTTTCACGAGCGTTCACATGTCAACGCAAATGGTAGACCTAAGGTCGCGTACAACACAAAAGAGACTGCAATAAAATCAGCTGCAGCAATGTCAAAGAAGCGTGGTGCTTACTTTAGCAACTACAAGTGCATCTTCTGTGACGGCTATCACATTGGTAAAAACAGAGACAACAAGGTAGATGAGAATGAGATTACCAAGGATTGATCAGAAACATCAGACAGAAGTCAGAGATGTAGGAAAAGAATTTTTGAAAATTATGGGAATTGCTGTAATTTCATTTCTGATTGCTTTGTATCCTGGAACTGTTGGTGTTGCTGTTGGTATCGTAGCAATAATCGTTTTATTGTACGTGATGTTTGGCCCAACAAAAACAGCGGCGAGTAGATCGCCGCTGCTATGTTAAACTTTCTCTACCAAGGTAAATGTTAGTTGTTCAGCACCACTTCCACGTGCCCAGCGGCCAGAATAAACATAGAACCAAGGACCTTCATCTCCATCTTCAAGATCCTTTACTACAATGTATGAGTGATACCCATACTCATTTTTATCTTGAAGTGCTTTGAGAGCTTTCAAGCTTGTAACTTTATAGTGAGCTAGCATCTCTTTAGCAGTTTTAAACTTTACACCACCTTCTCCATACTTCTTTTCATCGCCAGTAAAGCCTAGGATCTGATAAAGTTCTGCGCCTTGATTGGTACTGCTGTAACTTCCCATCACTAGCATTCCAGCCTCTAGCATGTTGCCTTGAATCTTCTTAACAGCTTTGTAGGAATCACCGTTCTTAAGATCGAAAGTTTCTTCACCATCGCGAAATTTCTTCACCAATATTTTAGCATCCAATGACTTCATAAAGCCAGATGAAAACTTGTGACTAGCTGCCATCTCATTGAGACTTTCCTTGAAGACAGAATTCTTCTTCAGCTTCTTAAGTCCCTCAATTAAGTTACCGATGAAATCTTCTATCTTTTTGCAAGTATCCTCTATCTTCTTATAATCAGCTTCCATCGCCGAAGTCCACGTTCCAGCTTCCGTCATTAAATCTTTGCGATGAGAATAGATAAAATTTTTACCCTTTGGATCTGCTTTGTTTAAGACATTTAAAAGCTTGTCATAGATCTTTTGCAGATCATCAACATACTTAGCCAATTCACCAGCATCATCATTTATCTTGACTTTCTTGATCCAGTATGTCAACAATCCATGAGCATCTACACGTTTAGCTACATCTTTGACTGTGCTTAGATCTGCGATTGAGTTGTCAATTCTGAATTCTTTACGATCAATTTTTGGAAGATACTTACCAAGCATCTTCTTGATAAAGTCTTCTAGATAATCTTCGAGAGCTTTTTCAATCTTTTGTTTGTTGTATTTCATGTCAAGCTTTGAGAATCCCTTGTTTGCAAGAGCTCTTGGAAGATCACCGTCATTGTAGAACCTGTAATATTGACGGAAGATAGTATCTTTGCTTGCCTGTTCTGTTTTTGTCAAGATACCCTTGTCATACATCCATGACATAAGATTGTCGATGTTCTTTATACGACCTTCCCATGCACGGCCTGCAGTTGATGCTTCATTGATTGTTAAAAGTTCTTCTAAGAGTTTCATTTAGGGCTCCAGCTCAGGTTGTTTCGAATATTTATTTGAACATGTAACTTTAGCTACTTTTTCTCTCCACAAAGCATAAATACATTAGAACCATATTTAGGGAGCAAGAACAATGGCAAAAGTTTCAGATTCAAAAGGCCAACTTTGGGTTGATGGACAAGCCATCACTTTGACGTTTACTAGAAAGACATTGGTTACAGCCGGGTCATTTGTGAACGGTACCGTTTACACTATCCTGTCTCAACCAACTGGAAATACAACTGACTTTACAGTTATCGGATCTCCAGACAATTTAGTAGGAACTACTTTTACTGCTTCCTTTAGCGGAGCTGATCCCACAACTGGAGGTGGTACTGTAACTACTCCAGCCTCTGGTCTTGCTGGAACTGAAGGCACATTGACTTGGACCTTGCCAGTAAATTCTACAACTGGAAGAGTTCAAACGCTTGTTTATGACGGCATCTTGTTAACCTCTTCTATCAAAGAAATCAATGCTTCAAATTTTCCAACAGATTCTGTAGTTTATAATGCATCTCCAACTCTTGCAGACGGAGGCATCGTATATCTAGGCGCGTTTACACCTGGATCTAACTATACAAATGGATCTTACGTAGGAGTTCCTCTTATCGGTGGATCAGGATCTGGCGCGACTGCTGATATCGTCGTTGCAAATGGGGTAGTTACGAGCGCAGTCATCAACGCACCTGGAATAAACTATGGTGATGGGGATCTATTGAGCTTTAGTCCGACCATCATTACTGGTGGAAATGGCTTCAACGTCAATGTAGCTTCTGCTAGAGTTGACAAAATTGGTAACGCTCAAGTAGTAGGTGCATTCTACAATGACGTAGAAACAACCTCTCTTAATATCACGGGATTAATTCCTGGAGTACCTTATTTCTTCTCTGCTCATGTAGTTTCTAACGTCATAACTTACTACACTCCAGGCGTGACATCTTATCCAATATCTGAAGCTACCCCAGGTTACGCATCAGACATGAACAAGAGTAATGGCCCACCATTGAATCCTACTCTAGGACAAGTTTACTTTGATATCGATCAAAAGTTGGTGTTCGTCTGGGACTCTAACGAGTGGGTTCCTACTTCGCCTTCTAACGTACTTACTAACAACTTTGATCCTATCCCAGGACAAGCTGGTCTTCCAGTAGGTTATCCTGTTCTTGGAGACTTCTTCTACAACACAACAGAGAGAAAGCTTAAGTGTTGGGATGGTAATTATTGGAATCCAGTTGAGACAGATTCTGGCGTTCCAATGTACAACAAACAGGGTGTAGGTACTGACAACACTTCAGGTGCCAGAACAAGCATGATCAACACGTTGAAGAAGATGTTTGGTTGGCCTGTAGTTTGTGTAGAACTTATTGATGAGCACTTCAACATCTCTATCGACAACGCTCTTCAAGAACTTCGTCACCGTACAGATTCTGCATACTCAAAGCAGTACTTCTTTGTGCAGATCCAGCAGTTCCAGGATGTATATTACCTCAATGATGCGTCAGCCGGAACTGACAAGATCGTTGACGTTCTGAAGATCCACAGATTGAACATGCTAGGTCTTGTAAACTTTGCGCCTGATAACATCTACGCTCAACAATTCTTGAACCAGTTCTACGCTCCAGGTGTTTCGTATGACTTGGTATCTGTTCACTTGATCGCTGCTATGTCTGAAACCTTTTCACTATTGTTTGCAGGTGAAGTTGCGTTTAACTGGCGTGAAGCAACTCGTGAGATGAGGATCTACAAGAAGTTCGGTACGCCAGAAAAAGTTCTAGTTGAAGCGAGCTGTGAGAAAACTGAACAGGAATTGCTGACAGATCGTTGGGTTGCTCAATGGATTCAGCAGTGGGCTGAAGCTGAAGCGATGATGATCCTCGCTCATATTCGTGGTAAGTATGCCACTCTTCCTGGACCCGGTGGTGGTCTTACGATGAATGCAGAAACACTGCACGCAGAAGCACAGCGCCTACAAGAAGATTGTTTGCGTCAGATCATGGACTTTGAAATTGGTCAGAATGGTCCTGATAACTTTTATTTACCATTTATGATAGGTTAATAGAATCATATACTTATGGAATTCAAGCCTACATATCTCTACATCAAACGACATTCTATTACAGGTTTGATGTATTTTGGAAAAACGACAAAATCGGATCCTGTTGAATATAAAGGGTCTGGATTAGTCTGGACTCGTCATATCAGAAAGCATGGTAAAAAACATGTAGAAACAGTTTGGCATAAATTGTTTGTAAATAGAGAGATGATTGTATGGAATTTGCAGAGTTCTTTTCGGAAGAACTTGATATTGTAAATTCGGTCGTTTGGGCGTCCAATTTTAATTTGCCCACATTGTAGTAAAACAGGAGCCGGCGGGTCTATGAAAAGATGGCATTTTGACAACTGTAAGGTAAGTACCTAATGGCAACTCCACCTAAAAATTGTGGCGTAAACGACACTACTCAACCACCTAACAACAAGTTTGCCAACGATGGCACGATAAAGAATACAAACGTGGTGGATGGTACATACGTAGCCCCTGTATATCCACACGGTTCATTTGATCTATCAACGTCAAACTGTGCTGAAACAGATTCAAACTATCTAGCAAGTTTGATGTCAGAATCTTTGAACATTGCAGCAGGCCCAGTCAACGTATTCCCAATGTTAGGGATTCACAATCAAGGTTCGACTATAGATCAGCCTGGAAATGGTTTTGCTATCTCTGGTGGTCAGTCAGGCGCGTACAACGTGAATGATGCCTTCAATACAAATTCAAGCGCGTGGCAGTCTATTCAAACTGGAAAAGCTGTAACATCTGCTCCAGCATTCATAGGGTTTAACTTTGGTACAAAGATGGCGTGGAATGGTAGTGAGCAACGTTACTTCCCAAGTGCACCTGTTCTAATGCAAGTTTCTACTCTGATGATAAAACAGAGCGCAGACACCTTAAAGAGAGCTACTCAATTGAGAGTCGAAGCTTCTTCTGACGGTCTTACATGGCACAGAGTTGACGTTGTCAACATACAGAGCACGGTAAATGTAGTAACTGTTGGAATTCGGTCAGTAGCTGCTTACAATCAGTGGCGCTTGATACCAACGTTCTTCGCTGGTGTAGCGACAGATAGTCCGTGGGAAGTTTTGGAAATTCACATGCTAGCTTCGACTCAGATCTCTCTTGACAACATTGAAGACTTTGTGTTGCTGGAAAATCGCGCGCGCGCATATTGTCACTCTTCAACTATGCTCAAGTGCACGTACGATCTGCTTGATGTTCAATCAGAGCTTGCAAAGTTTGGTATCAATCTTCCACAAACTTACATCTTCACCACTGCATTTGCTGACATGGTAGTTATTCTTGGACGTCCTGTCGTTGTAGGTGACATCGTTGAACTTCCAGGAGAGATTCAATTTGATCCAAATTTGAAGCCAGTTCGAAAGTGGCTAGAAGTTACTGACTGTGGTTGGAGCACAGAGGGTTACACTCCTAATTGGCGGCCGAACCTCTTTAGATTCTATGCTCAGCCTATCATGCCGTCAATCGAGCATAAAGATATTCTTGGTGTTCCAGGCCAAGTAGATGACCTTCAATCAGATGATAGCTTCTTGAATGGATTGATGATGAACAATCAAGCGTTTGAAGCTACTGAGGCTATAACTCAGGATTCTGCTGATCTAGTTCCTCAGACCGGTGAAGACCCTCAGGACATCCAGTCAGGTAAACCTCTTCTTGGTCCAAATGGTGGGTATGATGGTAAAGACTTTTACGCGCAAGATGCAATTCCACCAAATGGAATTACATACACTACGGGAGATACTTTACCTAGCAATGTTCCTCCACTTGCAGATGGAGTCTATCATCGTCAGACTTACACAAACGTTGATTACTCTATCAGACCTGCAGACCGTTTATTACAGTGGAATGCAAAGCTTGGTCGTTGGAAGGTTGTTGAAATCAACACTCGTATGATTCCTGAATCTCATAAGAAGACTATCGGTTCTATCATGTCATCGTCTAATAACATGAAGCCAGATCAAAAGATCTGAAAAACCGTAAATAATCAATCTCTATTACAAAGGCCTCATGATGAAGGTGAATGAAATAATCCTGGAAGATGAACAACTTGACGAGATCAAGCTAAGACATGCTGTAGCAGGAGCTGCATTGGCAGCAGGTTTGGCATCAGGTGCTATTCACAGTCATGATACTCAACAAGTAAAGACACAAATTACCGCGGCACAAAAAGCTGCGCAGTCGAAGGTAGATAAAGCCGAAGCCGAAGCTAAAGCCGCAAAGTCTTCGGCAGAAAAAGAGAAAGAAATAGTTTCTAAGCTGACTGACATCGTCCTTGACAAGTATAAAAACAGTGTCTCGCCTGCAAAAGCGAAGCATATAGTTGAGCTTGTAACAAAATATGCTGATCCTGTTTTCCCAAAAGCCACCGATCTGTTAGCTGTCATTGGAATTGAAAGTAGCTTTAATCCAGCTGCTAAATCTGGACTTAGGCATGACAAAGCAATAGGTCTTACACAAGTTCGTCCAAAGGTTTGGGGTATTAAAGCGAAAGATTTGAAAGGAAACATGGATAAGCAGGTAGAATTTGCTTCCGACATTCTGAGCAGATACTACCATAAGCTTGGAAGTAAAGATAAGGCTATCCACGCGTATAACGTGGGAATTACAAATGTTCGTCACCACACAGGATTGAATCCAGAGTATGTTACCAAGTGGAAAAATGAATTGAAGATGTATGCATCTATTTAAAGAACTTTTGGAGATGGCAGGTGAAGCGCAGACTGAAGAAGAAAATAAGGCTGTGCTAGATTACTTGAGAGATTCAGGGTGGCTTAACAGTACTTTGAGATTCAATGATAAGAACGTCAAGGAATTACAGGCTAATGCGATCAAGTTGCTAGATAAAGTAATTGAGAGGGCACCTAACTCTAAGTCAATGATTCTGTACAGAGCTATTCCGATGTATGCATTAAATGATAAGAAAGTAGGTGATACTTTTATCGACAAAGGATTTGTCACTACATCGCCAAATAAGGGAATGGTAAAACATCCAGGTTATGTTCACCCAGATGATAGGATGATCTTAACGATTCAAGTACCAAGAGGTGTTCCCGTGTTAGACCTATCTCAAGTAGTAAAAGATTCAACTATTGCGCCTCCTGAAGCTAAAAAATTAGCAGATTGGGAAGACAATTATTTGTTACCTCGTAATTTAAAGTTTGAGATAGTCTCACGAGATGATAAGAAGAGATTAGCAACTATAAAGGTCATAAAATGATCAGAAATTATTACTACAATCAGCAACTCAAGAAGTTCATTCTTGGTTTCGCAAACGTTTTTACAGGAATGCAGGTTACCGGTGGTCTTGATGGTGCTGGAAAATTGATCACCATGACGGTCCCCGTGAGGTACGGTTCAAGTGATCGAGTAACTGCGGCCATCGCGGCTGGTAACACTCAAAACAAGCTTCACACCATTCCAATGATGTCTGCATACATGACAGGACTTGAACTTGCTCCTGATAGGCTTCACGGTGTAAATCAAGTTGATCGAAGGACGATGTTAGAACAAGGCGGTGTGTTTCCAGATGATGTTAAAACTCTAAGACGAGTTATGGCGATACCTTACAACATGCAGATGGAACTCGCAGTATATGCTTCAAACACAGATCAAATGTTCCAGATCTTAGAACAAATTTTGATCCTATTTGATTATGATCTTCAACTACAGTTCAACGACGCGCCATTTGACTGGACGAAGATTGCAAAGCTGTTTCTGCGCAGTATGCAAAATGAAGAGAATTATCCGATGGGCGTGGATCGTCGAATGATAATCTGGACTCTTCAATTTGAACTTCCAGTATGGTTGTCACCACCAATTGAAGTTAGAAATGATTTGATTCAAAGCATCACAGTTAGAATTGGTGACTTGGATAAACTTACTCTAGATGAGATAGATGAAAATGGCGAGTTGGTCCCATTCGGATCTGCAGGTCCAGTAACAGCATTCACTGTAACAGGCGATGAAGGTCCTGGTGTTTGGGACAGCACTACAGCTTCTATAACTGCCGGCTCATTTGTAGTCGGTCAGACGTATGAGATTGAAACTATTGGTACGCCTATTCCAACAGATTTTACTCAGTGTGGATCGATATCAAATACGATAGGTACTACATTCATCGCTACAAATGCAGGAACTGGTGACGGTACTGCAACAATAAATGCTAACGTACCAACGGGTGGTGTAAATTGGGATGACGGCGCTGCGCCTTGGAATGAAGAGCAGGAAAATTCAGAATCTCTACCGAATCCTGACTAAAAGGAAAGATCATGAAATCACAAATTGATGCAACAAAACCTACACATTGGAACCCAAAGACTGCTGACATTCGAAGTAACTTTCAGATAGCAGTTGATGAAATAAATGCATTGGCATCATCTCTTGGAATTGTAAGCAGCAATGTTGACATAGATGGCGGCGGGGCTGTAACCATTTATGAAATAAAAGCTTCATATGTTGATGGTGGAACTTCAATCTCAGTACACGGTTTGACAGATCAAACATTTGATGGAAACCTTGGTTCCGATTTTGTAATTGACGGTGGAGACGCTTGATTAACGTCCTATCTTGAAGTTCTATGCACATGAATCATAAATAACCTTGAATATTCCACAAGTGGAGAAGTTAAAATGGCAAGTAAAATTCAGTTAAGACGCGATAATGCAGCAAATTGGACATCAACGAATCCAATTTTAGCTCAAGGTGAACCTGGTTTAGAGATAGATACAGGCAAAATCAAATACGGTGATGGTGTTAATACTTGGAATAATTTATCTTATTCTATAGGATCCGGTGGACCAACTGGCCCTACTGGAATAGCAGGTCCTATGGGTCCTACAGGTATTGCTGGAATTGAAGGTCCAACAGGTCCTACAGGTCTAGTAGGCCCTGCAGGTTTAAATGGTGTAGATTCTACTGTTACAGGTCCTACAGGTCCAGATGGTGCTACGGGTCCTACAGGCTTAACAGGTGCAGATTCAACCGTTACAGGTCCTACCGGTGCAGAAGGAGCAACTGGTCCTACTGGTGCTGATGGAGCAACAGGTCCTACTGGTGCTCAAGGAACAAATGGAAGTAACTTTTTGGGATTATATACTGTTGGTAGTCTTCCAGCATATACTACACAAGGCGAAATAATCTTTGTGAGTGATGCAATTGGTGCTCACGTTACAGGCACACTTTGTTTCTCAGTTACTGGACCTACCGGGCCTTGGATAGATTCAACCACAGGACTTCCAGTTGTTTAACCCGTATAAATAATATTGTCCAAAGAAACTGATGCAAACTCGCATCAAATAGGAGAAATTTTACAATGGCTACTCTCTCACAAGTCGGAATTGCAGGTGTTGGTAACGGTATTCTTCAACCAAAGGCTAAAAACCGTTGGAGAGCGCTGTTTACTGGTCTAGGCGGTGTATCCGCTTCTAACGCAAGCGTACCGAATGATCTTTCACTTCAAGTAATTACTGCTACTCGTCCTAGTCTTTCATGGGAAGAAATTCAACTTGATCGTTACAACTCTCGCATCTACGTTCTGGGCAAACACACGTTTGAACCTGCAACTCTGACTATCGAAGATGACATCACCAACCGCGCAACTCACGCTATTCAACAACAGCTTGAGCTTCAACAGCGCTTAATTGGTGCAACTGGCCCATGGCTTAACGCAGCTCCAACTGCATTCTCTTACAAGTTTGCTATGCAGCTTGAGATGCTAGATGGTAATGAAGCTGTCACTGAATCCTGGATCTATGAAGGTTGCTCTCTCCAGACAGTTAACTGGGGTGAAATGGATTACGCAACCGGTGAAAAGGTTACTATCGATCTTACCGTTCGTTTCGACCATGCTCGTCAGAATCTTAACTCTGCTGTTACGGGTTCTGCTATCGGCGGTATGTTTAACGGTTAAGGTTAGACCCTGTTTCAAACTCGAGATCAACGGGGTAAAATCCGTTGATCTTTTGCTATAAAGGAAAAGAAAATGAGCATCCTAAAAGAATTAGATTTATTGAGTGAAGGATTTTCCGCGTACACTGTTGGAGGATCAGATACTGCTGCCGATCTTTTTGCTGACGCGTGCGACAAGATGGCTGGAATCCTACAAGCTGCACTCAAGGATAAAGGCAACGAGTACAACACTCCAGGCTACATCAACGTTGGAATGATCTTTGATGAATTCCTGATGCCGTTTTCTGGACGGAGCGATCGACTTTCCCAAGTAGCAAAGATGACCTTACACTTACTGCAAGATGAAGCACAATGGGCGAAGAAACACAAGAGTGACAATGTTGAACAAAATGCAATAGTAAACAAATTGATCACCAAGCTGAAGAAATTCAAGTGAAACTCGATGAACTTTTTGAAGGACACAATTTTAAGATCAAGCGTCCTGAAGTGATAAACAAGGGCAACGATAAGATAGTTTACCTTGGAACAGATGCGATTCAACGATCCTTCTCCGCTGATCAAGCTTACCCTGCAGGCCCAAAGCAGTCTGTTCCTAAGATTAACAGGAAGAAGCTAAAGCTAAAGCGCATGGGCAAAATTGGACCAGATAATGGCAATGGTGAAGTTATGTGGTTGGATAATCCTACATGCACACCAAGTGGAAAGACTTATTAAGGAAATATCGTGGAACTATTAAAAGAATTGTTGAATCTTACAAAAGGCGGTCAAGAAATCGATTCTTACATAAGTGCTGATAAGACTCGAACTGCTAAAAAATATCACGACTCTAGCAAAGCTGAATATACCGTTAAATTTTTTAAGAACGGAGAATCTGCTGGAAAAGATTATGTTACTGATAGAGAATATCAAGCAACGGATATGGCTCAAGCTTATGTAGATAAAGATGAAAATTACGTGAAAAATTTCATCCCAAAGTTGAAGAGCGCTGAAAGACAACATCTAAAATCTCTTAAAGAGGATTTTACACAAAAAGGTGTTCCTGTTAAGCCTGTCAAAAAGGAATCTCCGACAGATGCAAAGCTCAGGAAAGAAGCAATAGCCATGATGAGAAAGATGGGTGTAGCTTCAAAAGAAACAGATAAGCTTAAAACCTGTTCTATTGCAGAGGTTCAACGTCAAGTAAAATTATTCCAGCGTCACGTTGCAGGTTACAGGGGATTAAAATGAGCTTGATAAAAGAGTTGTTGAAGTTAAAAGAATCTTCTGGTGACTGGTCTACCGAGCAGCACGCTATGGCTGGTGCTATAAGCAAGAACATTCAGAAAGTTTTCGGTAAAGAAATCTCTGGCAAGATTACAAATGTATCAAAGGATTCTGATCTGAGAAAAGGCATCGTCAAGTTTGATCTTCAAGATTCCCAGCACTCAAGCATCTTTTACAAAGGTACCATCACAATTGAATTGGATCAAAAAAGCTTCAATGGTCATTACGGAAAACGATGAAGCTTTTTGAAATTCTACAACAAGATCGTCGTAACATACATGACCGTGAAGTCATGTATGATCGCGCTAAGAAGTCTATCACTGAACTAGATAGAATCTCTGGGCCTGCGCTAGCTCGTAAGATGCAAATTTCAATTGAATTAGCTTATAGATTGTTGGATGAAATGGAAAAGGACAAGATAGTAGGTCCCGCTGATCTAAACGGTAAACGTAACAAAATTTAACATCAATTCTATCCTTTAGAGGCGAATGCAGAAAATGCATTCGCCTTCTTTGTTTATAAATACTTAAAAATTTGGAGATGGGTATGAAAATCTGTGATCTATTTGAAGAGAAAAAGAAGGAAAAGCTGCTGCCGATAGATGCTATCGCGATGCTGCTATTTCGTCAAAAGGCTGGAATCGTCAAGGATCCTAAGAGAGACAAGGATAAAGATTATCTGGGCGTAGCCCATGAGAAGAGCACCATCAAAGGTGCAAATGGTAAACCTATCAACTTAACATTTGACAACAGCACTGACTCTGGTGAATTTGAGATAGATTCTCTTACACCTTTGAAGATAGAAAAAGGTGGTGCTATAGACAAACAGATCAAAAAGCTTTTTTTGAAGCATGAAATAGATACTAAGAAAAAGCTAGGTTACATCGTAAAGTCAGACGTATCCTACCTTCGTGAAATTTCTCTCGGGACTAAGCTTGGAAGATCTGCTCAAAAGTTGGTGATAGACCTCCTGAAGATTCTCAAGCAAGGCAAAGATGAAGATGAAGATGTAGAGCAAGAAAAACCTTCTAAGAAGAAAGATAAATGACAGATCCAGTAAATGCTTTAGGCCTTACAGTAGGAAGCCCTCCAAGCATCCAGGCTGAGATAGACGCGTTTCAAGCTCAGAATTTATCACCATCGGAAATCTTCTCATTAGGCAATCAGATACCTCAAACTCTTGGAGGAATTCCTGGGATAGAAAGTAGAATTCCAGGTCTTAGTAAGATTCCTCTTCCTGGTGCTACAGAGCTTAATAGGCTTTTAGCTCCTATAAACACAGCAAAATTCGGTGTTGCTGGTGAATTTGAAGCTATTCACTATGCTGATGACATGAACTTGCATCACCCAAAGTTCAAGTTCCTCTTTAAGGTTCAATTTGTTGGATTTCCAGGTGGCGATGATTTTTATTTTTACGTTCATCGTTGTGATAAGCCAAAGATCAAATTCAATCACGTTGATGTAAATTATTACAACTTTAGAACAAGAGTTCTAACAAATACCATCCTCGAACCTCTTCAAATTACATTCTTGGATGAAATTGGCAACAGCGTCAATGACTTCTTTAGAGCTTACATGGCTCAGACTTCTGGAGTAGGTGCAGGCAATTACGGTATCGATAGAGGCTGGGGATTGGCGTCATCGACAATTCCTTACGCAAATGGATATTCTAACACTCGAGGTCAGAAGATAATTCTAGAACAGATCTACGTTGATCTTACAAAAAATGGCGGACCAAGAGCCAATCGTTTTACTTTCTTAAATCCACGCATTGAAACTTTTGAATTTGATGAGCTGAGTCACGAAGACAGCAACACTGGATCTATGGCAACTATAACGTTCTCGTACGATGCGATAGATCTTAAAACAGTTAACGACAATACTCTTTATTCTTGGGGTGTTACAGATTTGTTTAGAGCTGGTGGAACCTCTGGCATTCCTAACGCGGGACATATAGATGGAGCTCCAATGTATGGAGATGCTCCTCCAACAGTCAAAACTTCTGGCATCTACGACGCGCTTAGAAAAGGCAGCGATATCCTCAATCATGTTCCGGCTGCGTTAAGTAACGTCCTTAGTCCATTGCTTGCAGGTCCTGCAAAAATTATCAGTGGAGTTGACAAGACTATAGGAACTGCAGCCAGCAGCGCGATTGATGTTGTGTCACTTAACGTTTCTACAACGTTAGCATCTATCACATCTGGTAGCAACGCTGTCAATGGAGGCAAGGCTGCTGTTCAAGATCAAACTATAACTCAACCTACTCCACCATCACCATTTAATCCTGAGAGTTCTACATAATGGCTAAAGGACTTTATACCCCAATCAACGTTGAAAAGTATCTAGGTGATCCTAGAAAGATTAGATTTTTGAGTTCATGGGAACTTCGATTCATGGACTTCTGTGACAAGAATCCAAACGTCATCAAGTGGGGATCTGAAGAGTTTAAAATTCCATATTTTCACCCAATAAAGAGAAGCATTGATGGTAAGCCGAAGCTGTGTAACTACTTTCCAGACTTTATCGTTAAGTATAAGAATCGGACAGGCGACATTATCACTGAAGTGATTGAAATTAAACCGTCAAGCCAAGATCCTAACAGGATCACTCGGAAGAAACCAACTACCTACGATGCAGTTCAGATGGTTATCAATCAGGCGAAGTGGACAGCAGCTGATGCATTTTGCAAGAGTCATGGCATTAAGTTCAGAGTGATGACTGAGAAAGAAATGTTCTTGAGATGATGAAGCTATCATCAATTTGATTGCGTTAAACCTGGTGTCATCTGGTGATCACTAGAGCTTATATATACTATAGAAGATTTTCATTTGAAAATCGAGGAGAAATAGAATGACAGACAATGACAAAAAGGCAAACCCCCTAGAAAGTGTGTTCGACATAGAGCCTGGAAGTACTCCAGTGTTTGATGACGTTCACAAGAAGGCAGCGGTTGAGGTGAATGAAAGGGCGTCTATCATCATCGATCCAACTTCTGGTGAACTGGTGCCTCGTAAATCTGAGCCTACTCTGGAAGAGATAGATAAAGAGGAGCGCATAGAAGATCTTCACATCGATGGACAGCTAGAGACTGTACACACCAGCGCGCTCATCGCGTTTGAGAAGAGCGCTAGAATGGCGCAAGAAGTTGATCCAAAGTTTGCTGCTAGACAGAATGAAGTTGCAGCGCAATTCTTGAACATCGCTTTAAATGCAGTCAATTCTAGAGTCGATGCAAAGTTTAAGCGTCAAAAGGTAAGAGCTGCAAAAATTGCAGCTGGTACGCCTAGCACTGTAAATAATACTGTCATCGTTGCGGATAGAAATGCTCTACTAAAACAAATATTTGGAACCGATGCAGAACCAATTGACATAGAAGTTGAGGCTACTAAGTGAAGTTAGTTGATATTTTTGAAGCACCTAAACAGACTGCATGGGTCATCCTATTCACGTCAGATAAGTTGATTCTTGGAAAGAGAGCGCCAACATCAAGCAATCCAAATCAATGGAACTTCTTTGGCGGTGGAGTAGATGAAGGTGAATCACCCGTTGAAGCTGCTGTCAGAGAACTTAAGGAAGAAGCACATGTCAGTGTAACTTCTGGACAGTTAAAGAAGATCGCTGAGATTGGCAACGCAACCTACTTTTCATGTAAGGTTGACAATGCAGGCACAGCATCCGCTTCAAAGGAGATCAGCAAGGTGAAATCATTCAAACTTGTGGATCTACCTGACAACTTACATTCAAAGACTCAAAACTTCTTTGACAAGCTTGACAATTTATTGCAATAACGGAGAATTAAATGAAGTTAGCTATCCTGTTAGAGAGTCTTGACCTTAAAAAGTTTGATCCTATCATCAAATACTTAGCAGAACCTAGGAAAAAGAAAGCTGAAGAACAACTTGAAGCCCTTTCTAACGCTGTCAAAACTGGTGTGATCTACAACGTAACCTACGTTACCATAAAAGATGTACTAACACACGCCCTTGAACGAGCTCTCGATGAACAAGGAAAGCCATTCAATGGTAGTGATACGATGCGCTACGCTTATGATAAAGATGTAGCTGGTCATTACTTAAATTTTAATGGTAGTCCAAAGCAACTTCGTGATATTGATCATGCCTTGCAGGGAATGAGTAACGTGGACATTAAGAAGTATCTAACAGGTCGTCGTGAGATTGTTGTGGCTGCAACCGAAATCCAAAAGATTCTTAAAGACTTGAAACCAAAGATCCTCAAAGGTCGTGTACCAAAGCCTGCGGATCTAAATGCATTCAATAGGAAGATGGGCAGCGCTGAAGCTCAAAAGCTGGTAGTCGATGCTGTCAAGCCTACAGTCGATAAGCAGCTTACAGAGTTTGAGAAGGTGATGAAAGACTATTTTGAAGAATTGATCAAGTCTGTTGAGAACGCAAAAGAGATCACCTACAAGAGAGAGAAAGTTCGTTGGTCATCTAAAGTTACTGATCTAAACGTTAACCAACAAACGTATCAGATCGCGATGAAGTTCTTCGAATTTGACACTGACAAACCAGAAAAAGATTCTGACAAGCCATATAGAATGTATAACTTTAAGGTTACGCCTGCTGGTAAAGCTTGGCCTAAGAAAGAATCGAGTGAGATTCGTGAAGCAATTGAGAAGCAATTCTTGTCAAAGACTGTAGCAAAGCTTAGTCATATTGTAGAAAAGAAAGCTAACCTTGACAAGATAGAAGTACTCAAGAGCAAGCCACCAAGAATAAACTCTAGCATGGGAACTGTGGAGGTTGGATTCAAGTTCCTCTTTACAGATGGTTCTCACTTTGACGTGAACAACAAAGTCGTCAACAAGTCTAACCATCTTGGAACATACTTTCAACAATACCCTACAACGTTCCACAATGTGACATTTGCAGATGGTACCAAGATGAAGACTCCATCCGAAGAAAAGATGATCAAGGAATTTATTAAATGAAGCTATTTGAATTAGTTGGAGTTAAAAAGTTCTACGACACCGACGTAGAAGCCGCTCTTCAATCTATGGGTAGCAGCGGCTATAAGGAAGAAGGTCGTGGAACTTTTGGTGTGACATTAAGCAAGTCAAAATCTGGGATTGTTAAATTTTGGATTCAAGATTCTAGCTATGATGACTACATAAACTACATCGCGGCTAATCCAAGCATCTATTTTCCAAAACTTCTTTCTAAGCCAAAGACGCTATCTTCGTTCTTTCTTCGACCAAAAGACTTCCCGGACAAGATTAGATACGTAAGAATGGAAAAGCTTAATCCTATGAAGAAATTCGAGGATGCAGATATAGTTGCAGATATTTTTGGAGAATTGAGGGACATACACTCAGAATCTAAGTTGGAGGAATATATCAAAAGGATTCATGAACCTTATAGCGCAGCCGAATTTAAAAGATTTCAATCTATGGTTCATGATGTTCCAGATTTTTGCAGAGAATGTTTCAAGATGCTCAGAGTTGTCCTAAAAGGTGGTAATCAATTAGATCTCCACTCGGGAAATATGATGTTGAGAGCAAATAATCAACTTGTCATCACGGATCCGGTCTATAATCACAGCGATTATTACAAAGCTGAAAAGATTAAAACTGCTCTTTATCGAATCAGAAATAAGAGAGAAGATGATGATGAAGAGAATAAAATTGAAACTGTAAAAGGTAAGACACCTAAAAAGAAAACTGGAGGATCAAAGTGATATTGCAAGAGCTTTTAGATACCAAGAAATTTACTGATGTCAAGGTTAAAGCTGACAACTCGGATGAGTACGACGTTGAAGCCACCATAGGGGCTCGTAAGATTGTTTTTGGTGCGCTGATGAGAAAGAAACTGATCAAGATGACAAGTCTGTTGATCTATGGGAAGTAGCTTTTTCAGAAGAAACTGGTGATGAGCTAAGACATACATCCTTTGAAATCACTGGATCAGGTTACGAATTTCAGGTTTTCGCGTTCATCAAACAGTGTATGGAACACCTGATATCCAAGCATCACCCTGGTGCAATAAGATTTACAGCAGATAAGGTGAAGGGAACCATCAAGCGTGCGGAAGTTTATGAACGGCTCTTGAAGCGATTTTTAAAAGGCTACACCATTTCAAAGCAGGAAGTTGGAATTAGACATGCAAGAGTTTCTGGTGATTCAACCATAGAGTTTACATTGGAGAAGAAATGAATCTTCAGGAGCTCTTGAACACATCAAAATTCACTGACTTTAAGGTGACCGCTGATAGTCCACAAGAATATGGTGCATCGGCAAAAATCGGAGATCGCACTATCAATTTTGGTGCTGCTAAGGAAAGAGTGCCATTTGAAGAAGAATATTTTTGGGAAATAGACTTTACAGAAGAAAATGCTGACAAGCATCAATCTCATGAAAAGACAGGATCGGGTCGAGAATTTGAAGTTTTTGCCTTCATCAAAAAGTGTTTAGAGAATTTGATAAAGAAGCACGATCCTTACATGTTAAAGTTTTCTGCTGTAAAGAGAGATGCAGGTGATGCAAGAGCGAAACTTTATGAGCGTATGATAAAGAATTATTTGACAGGCTATAAGTTAGATAAAATCGAAGGAGATAGCGGAGCTCTGTTTGTACTGACTAAAAAGGGAAAGAAATGAAGCTGCATGAATTGATGGAGATGTCACAAGAACAGATCAATAACATTGAGTTTGAGATCAGGAAGAGCTTTGCCACGATTGGAATCATTGTTAACTTTTCAAAGCATTTCGGTGATCGAATCGCCGATGAAGCTGTAGATGAGAAAGGTTATCGTAGAGATAATGTTACACCTGATGAACTGTTTAAGACCTTTAGAGAGCTGAAAGCCCATCACAAGGCAATCTTTGCAGAGGCAGGAAACTTCAACGATGAGGTTAAGCGTGGTGAATTTGAAGGCGTCATCATGGACACATTCAGAAAGATCAACGTTCCATTCACGTTAGAGTTTGACAAGAAGAAGGGCAAGTACATCTTGACCTGCAAGACTATCATGAAGAAGCCTAACTTCGTGCCAAAACCAAAAGATCACGTTATAGCATTAAGAGGAAAATAACATGCCAAATTCAGTCGTTAAAAGTTACGCGAAGAAGTCAGGAAAGTCTGTCGCAGAGGTAGAAACTCTCTGGGGCAAAATCAAAGCCGGTGCCAAGAAGAAGTTCAAGGCTGATGATCCTCATCTCTGGGCTTATGTAAATGGATCTGTGAAGAAGGCTTTAGGTCTTACAGAATCCATTACATTCAAGGAGTTTGCTGAGCTGACGTTCGATGCTCCTCAAACAGACATCGTTCCCGCTGGACCACCACAAGAAGCTCCAACTCCTACGCCTGATCCTACCCCTGGCTGCGCTGGAGATTGTGAAGGCTACACCCGATTCATCGCGTGTATCTTTGCTGCGAGAGATAAGGCTCATGAGTTGCACCTAGCTACAAACATGTACTCAAGACACATCGCTCTAAATGAGCTGTATGACTTGCTCCTTGAATTTGCTGACAAGATGTCAGAGACGTTCCAAGGCAAACATGGTTTAATGCCGCTCAAAATTCCAGCTGCGAACGATTTGTTTGGCCAAGATTGCCCATTAGCATTCATTGCTACATTGACCGAGTGGCTTGAAGGAACTGGAAGAACGTTAATCGGTTCTGACTCCTTCATCATCAACCTTTACGAAGAGTTGATTGGAAAAGTATATCGTATAAGTTACCGTATAAATAAATTATCTTGAATCTAATCTATCTTTATATTAAGCGGCATTCGATAACAGGGAAATGTTATTTTGGTAAAACGTGTAACGATCCATTAAAATATAATGGATCTGGAAAACATTGGATAAATCATATTAAGAAACATGGGATACAACATGTAGAAACTCTTTGGTATAAGCCATTCACGGATCAGTCTGAATGTACTAGAGTAGCTCTGCTATTCTCTGAGCAGCAAAATATCACAAAGTCTGATAGATGGTTAAATTTTATACCAGAAAATGGATTATCTGGTGGTGTTAAAGGCATAAAACATACTGCAGAACACTGTAAAAAGATCTCAATTTCTAATTTGGGAAAGAAGAAGCAATCACTTTCAAAAGAACACAAGGAAAAAATTTCTTTAGGAAATAAAGGGAAAATTATTTCTCCAGAATCTCGTGCAAAAATTTCTTTATCTAAAAGGGGGAAGAAAAGAGGACCCATGTCAGAACAACAAAAACAAAAAATTTCTACGTCAACTTTAGGAAAGAAAAAGCCACCTCTTTCCAATGAACATAAAGAAAAACTTTCAATTATCAACAAGGGGAAAAAAGCTTCTATAGAAACCCGTAATAAGATGTCAGAATCTTTAAAGGGACACATTGTATCCAAAGAAACATGCGAAAAAATAAGCAAAGCAAATAAAAATCCATCATTGGAATCTAGAAATAAAATGTCAATTGCTAAAAAAGGTAAATCTCAAACGAAGATTATATGTCCCTATTGTATGAAAGAAGGTGGAATTCCTATGATGAAACGTTGGCATTTTGATAATTGTAAATCCTTATGAAGTTAAAAGACCTAAAGAACATTCAACCGATTCTAACTATCAAAGAGTTTGAATTGCTAAAGAATGCAGGTAGGATCCATGAAGATCCTACCACTCACACCAACCCTGAACAGATGAGGCACATAACGCGTCTGATGAAGATGGGATTGTTGAGACAGATTCGAGACCCAGATGTAACTCGATATGAAGCGACAGAGAAGGGAAATGTACTACTTAAACAATAATATAGAAAGCATAAAATGATAAAGATAACAAAAAAGATTTTTGAAACACCAAGCACCATCCCTAAGATGGTAGAACAAATAGTTCTTCAAGGCATGCTAGAAGAAACTAACTTCAAGATGGAAGAGATAAAACTTTCAGCTGATCAGGTTAGGTGGATCGAAGAATTCACATCTCCAGAAGGTCACGTAGTCCACCTCAACGGAGAAAGATGTTCAGGTAGAACATCGATAGGAATTGGCATGGTACTTGCTACTGCGCTGTTCAAGAGCGATTCTTCTTCATTGGTGATGGCGTCAAACGAGCAGATGATAAAGTATCATCAACGCAAATTCCTAGATTACCTCACAACGTTCTGCGAGGTCTTCAGTCTTCCCGAGCTTATCAAAGTTCGAAATCGTAACATCATTGAATTGATCAATGGAAGTCGAATCTATTTTCGCGTAGATAACAAGAGTGATAATTCTTGCGCGTTCAGGGGCCTTACACTTGACAACACATTCATCGATCTGTTCAACGTTCACACGATGGAAGATCTAAATAACGACATGATGGCAGCGATGTTGCCATGTATCTATCACACAAATGGAAAGCTGATCGTTAGCCTAGGAGGTTAAGATGGCAAACGACTTTATTAAAGCTCCACACTCGGAGACTGAGTTCTCCGAGGCTCAACTAAGAGAGCTAAAGAAGTGCGCTAAAGATCCAGTTTACTTCATTAGCAATTATTGTTACATCCAGAATCAATCTCTTGGTAAGGTTAAGTTTACGCTTCGTCCCTATCAAGTCAAGATCGTAAGGTCTCTTCAGCACAATCGATTCAACATTCTTCGAATTGGTAGACAGTGTGGTAAGACTGAAACTACAGCAGCTTACGCGTACTGGTTTGCCTGCTTCCACCCTGACAAGAACGTGTTGATCGCTTCTAACAAACAAAAGGGATCCACCGACATCATGAACAGAATCAAGTTCATGTATGAGAGTACCCCTAACTTCCTTCGTCCAGGCGTTCTATTCTATAATCGTGGATCGATAGAATTTGATAACGGTTCAAACCTCTGGTCTGAAGCTACCACCGCAGATACAGGTCGTGGTAGATCTGTGGCTCTGTTTATCTCCGATGAGTTGGCACACGTTAGAAGAAACATTCAAGAATTGATGTGGGCTTCCATCCTACCTACGCTGTCAACGGGTGGTTCATGTATCATCATGTCCACTCCTAACGGTGACAATGAGCTTTTTGCAGATCTTTGGCGTGGTGCAGAGGCAGGTACCAACGGCTTCGCACCTGTGTTTGTTCCCATAGAGGAAATTCCAGAGAGGGATGAAAAGTGGCAGGCTGAGATGCGATCGAAGGTTGGTGATTTGAAGTTTAGGCAAGAGTACCTTGCAGAATTCCTTTCAGATGATCCACTCCTAATCAAATCACTAACTCTTCAAGGACTTAGAGAGATTGAACCTATCTACATCGATAAGGGGTTTGTATTTTGGAAGGATCCTGATCCAGGTAAAACTTATCTGATCGGCGCCGACGTTGCTGAGGGTGTGCATCAAGACTTCTCGACGATTCAGGTTGTAGAGCTTGAAACTATGGAACAGGTCGCTGAGTTTAGAAACAACGGCATCAATGAATCCCAACTCTACGATGCGTTGAAGTTCATCATTCAGAAGATCTTATCCTACAAGGATCCAAGAACAAACAAGCCGCCAACTCTTTACTGGTCATTCGAAAATAACTCTGCTGGTGCAGCTATTGGAACTCTCTATTACAATGATGAGAAGTTTCCAGAAGCGGCTCAGATTTTGAGTGACAAAGGCGCTCGCGCCGGGTTTAGAACTGTGAACAAGCCTAAGCTCGAAGCTTGCCGTCACCTTAAAAATCTTGTAGAGAAGAAAAATGGAAACTTGAAGATCAAGTCAAAGCTTTTGATCTTTGAGCTGAAAAATTACATCCAAATGGGTGCATCTTATGCTGCGAAAAGTGGAGCCACTGATGACTTGGTGTCTGCGATGTTGATTATCATGAGAATGCTGAAGCAACTATCTGATTATGAACCTGAGGTGTTCGATACACTTTACAAGTCAGAGACAGAATTTTATGACGAGACTACTAATGCGTTTGAAGATCCAATTCCATTCTTCTTCAGCTAGGGATAATGTTCTTCTGAAGACGTCAGTGTTACAATGACTGTATGAGTGAAGACAGAGTTCAAAGGCGAATAGACCTTACAGAAGAAACCCATGCACCGTTTGGTGCAGGCGCTTTCATAACTGGAAACGTTATGATCGTAGGCGAACAGGATTCAGATCCTACAGCCTCCGTGAAGCAACGACCGTTCTGCACTACAAAAGGTTGTACAGGATGGCTAAACAAACAGCTTGATGATGAGAACATTCCAGAGGAGAAGCTCTTTTGGGTTAACGCTCTCAACAACGATAACACTGCTGCAAATCTGAAATATGTAGTTGAGACGATGAAACCCATCGCGATCGTGGCTCTCGGTGGTATCGCTCAGAACGAGTTACAGAAGCAGGAGATTTACAACTTCAAACCGTTCTACCATCCACAATACTGGAAAAGGTTCAAGAGCAAACTTCCTTACGCTCTCATTGCAACGCTGAAGGAATTGGTGGCGTACCCACAACAAACTTTATCTGAAGATGGTAAAACGTTGAGCATTTGGTACAAGCCAGGCTGTGCCCATCTTTATGATGTCGAAACTAGAAGATATGCAGGCGGAATCTGTTGCCCTTATATTCCCGAGAACATATGAAGGAGCTTACGATCCATGTTAAAGACTAAAACATCTCCTAAGATTGTAAGGACGGTAGTAACTACTAGTCCAAGACATAATTCAAACTTAGATCTTGAAGCTAAAGCTGCAAATCTTTTAGCAGCTCAAAAGAAAAGTGCGCTTGATAGTGTTAGCGTTAAAATGCTTCTTAAATGGATTCAGGATGCTGTTGAAAGCGCATTGACATGTCATATGTTCGAACCTAATGATGATCAAACCCGCAACAGCATTGCAGTTCAAATAGAACACGCCCTAGAAAATTCACATGTTCAGGATTATGTTGTGGTCTGTGACAGCTCAAATAATCCTCAAGATAGCGATTCTCTTTGTGTAGACATTGCTGTTAGACCAGTAGAAAGCATGGAGTTCATTTACATCAACGGCGGTCGCCAGAAACATGTTTTTTCTTATATCGACGAGGGTATGGTGAAATGAAGGGATACGGCATCTACTTGCCACCGCCTATCGTCAAGAATTTTATCGACGCTGCGAATAAAGAATTTGAGGATGGAGGCTACAGATTTAAGCTTTGGTCTAGCATTTGTGTAGTTGCTATGTTTGGAAAAGAAGATAGTGATTCGGAACCTTTGAGGCTAATTACCTACGAGGAGATTGAGGACGCAGGTATAAATGAAGTGATAGAACGATTGAAAGAGTCTCTTGGGGTAAATGTTCAATAGCGCTTTTTTGAGTTATAGTATAAATAATCAGTGAACATCAAATGATGTCACTTCATAATCGAGTAGTACAGTAAACAACTAATAATTTTGATAAGGAAATAATCATGGCACTAGATATTATCGCGCTACGCAATGCATTCAAGAAAAAAGAATCAGAAGGTGGTGAAAACACCGGCTTTTGGGATAAATTTTATCCTTTCTACAAAATGGGTTTCGAAGAAACTGTCGAATTCCGTTTCCTCCCAGACCTTGATGAAGAGAATCCTCTCGGCTTCATCGTCGAAAACAAATACCACGAACTATTGATCAACGGTAAGAAGAAGCGCATCGCTTGTGCCAAGATGTACGGTGAGTCCTGTGCGTGCTGCGAAAATTCACAGAAGTACTACGACTCTGGCGATGAAAAGATGGGCAAATCCTTCTGGCGCAAGATCGATTACATCGTTCAAGGCCTGATCATCTCCACACCGTTCGAATACCCAATCGCAGCTGAAGACAATCCAGTCCGTATGTTGTCTCTCGGACCAAAGCTGTACAAGGTAATCGAAGCTAAGATCGTCAAAGGCGATCTCGAAGAAATGCCTTACGACATGGTCAATGGTTACAACTTCCGCATCAACAAAACTCATCAAGGTGAGTACGCTGATTACACAACTTCCGACTTCGCTCGTAAGTCTACTCCGATCCCAGAACAGTTCCTGGCAAATCTTGAAATGTACGACCTCAAGAACTTCCGTTACGGTCACATCGAGCGTGAACAGATGGAAGCGATGATCGAAGCTTTCCTGACCGGCCGTTCCTATGAAGCCGAAAAGGAACAAGCTGCTTCAGATTCTACTGGCAGCCCAGCGGTAGATGCAGCGATTGCAACTGCAAAGCCAGTTCAGTCAGCTGAAGCTGTTGTTCAACAGGTCGCAGCATCAACTCCAGCATCTGTAACTCCACCTGCTGCAGCTCCTGCAAAGCTTTCTCCACAGGAAATTCTGGCAAAGCTCAAAGCTCGTCAGGGATAAGTAGTTAGCAGGGAGCGATTAACTTCGCTCCCTCATTTTCTTTAGGAGAAGCATACTCATGCTACCATTTTTAAAAAAATTTAGGAAAGACATTGCAAAGCTTGAGAACGTATCAACGGATTTTTCTCCGCCTGATATGTGGTACTCAACAGGTTGCTACGCGTTAAACAGGGTTATATCTGGATCCTACTTCAAAGCCATCCCTAACGGCCGCCTTACAGCATTCGTTGGTCCAAGCGCTGCAGGTAAATCGTTTGTAGTTTGCAACATCATCAGAGAAGCTCAACGTCAAGGTTCAATTGTTGTTGTTCTAGATTCAGAGAACGCGTTGGATCCTAAGTTCATGGCACGCACTGGCATCAACATCAACGATGATATGCTTACCTACGCACAGGTGGTTACAATTCAGGATGTCACCAAGGTGTTGTCTGAACTATTCACTGGTTACGAAAAAGAATACGGTAAATTTAGCAAGACGGCACCGAAGATCATGGTCGTTCTAGACTCTCTTGGTAACTGTTTGACAGACGCTGAAAATGAAAAGTTCGACAAAGGCGTTCAAACTGGTGATCAAGGTCAATCAGCGAAGAACAAGAAGCACATGCTTCGTACTCTCGTCTCTCGTCTTCCACGTTACAATGCAGCTTTTGTCTTTACAGATCAGGTTTACCCGCAAGATGTTATGTTGGGTGATGGACCTTGGGCTGTAACTAACGGGGTAAAGTACTCCGCTTCAGGCATAGGCTTGTTGACAAAGTTGAAGTTGAAAGAAGGTACCGAGATCAAAGGTATCAGAATGCGGATGGAAGCATATAAGTCTCGCTTCGTCCAACCTGGCACTAAGATTGAGGTTGAAATTCCATTCTCGACAGGTCTAAGCACCACAGCTGGTTTACTTTCTAATGGAAAGGACGTTGGTATATGGGAAGCAGATGGAATCGTTACCAAAGAAGGTTACAGTTATGTAGCTGACGTCGAGATCGATGGTGTCATGACTCAAGTCAAATTCAAGGACGCGACGCTGACAGATGAATTAGCTTTACAGATTCTTAAAACTAACCCAAGGGTTAAGGAACTTGAAAAAGCATTTGAAGAATTTGAATCAAATGATCTGTTCACCCCTGACGTAGATCCAGAAATTATCGACACCAACACTGGTGAAATACTCACAACAGAAAGTATAAAATGAAACCAAAAGCAAAATTTACACTGCTCCATGATCTCGTTATGATCTATCCGATTGTCAAGTCAAAAAACACCGCGTCTGGTATCTACATTCCAGATGTGGTCGACAAAAATGATACAGCACCTATTGAAGGAATGGTGGTTGCTGTTGGACCTGGTAAACCAAACAAGAAAGGTGACATCGTGCCACTTTCAATTACTGTTGGTGATCATGTTGTATTCGTTAAGAATGCAGCTCGTGTCGTTAGTCAATCTGGCGAATCATTCCTTGTAGTTCCAGTGTCCGAAGTTCTTTGCACCATCGGTCATGAAGAAGCTGCTTGATCCACAGAAAAGTGAAATAATTCCTGTCTCTCATACTAGCATTGAGAGACAGGAGCCTATTCTCACAGTCTCTGACATGCATCAGTACTCTCTTGAAATAGACGTACCTGAAATTGAAGAACCTGGAGTGTTAGTTTGTCCGACACCTGAACCTGAAGATTTTAAAAAATTTGTAGCTGATTTTATTCAATGGTGTACTGCAGAAGGCTTTGAAAAAGAAATCGCTGAGGTAGACTTTGAATGTATTATTCCTACTGGAAGCCCAATCTATGATAAGAAAATTCTTTGATCGAGTCTTTGATCGTGTTCAGTTGATAGTACTTAGCGGCAATTCAAAGAACGATTCTTTTCAAAGACGATGGGTGATTTATCCGTCAGCAAAAATTCTTTACACAATATTTTGGTGGTTTGAATAATGTCTATAGTCTCTGATACAAAGAGGGATGTAAACCTCAACAAGATTCCAGGCAGGATCGAGCTGTATGAACAGCTTATCGATGCCGCTGAAGCTTGTTTTACTCTTGAAGGTAGGAACTTAGAAGATGCCTGCAAGAATCACGCTAAAGATCTGATGTTCTACGACATGATGCTTCAAGAGTGCAAGACTATCGAAGAGACTATCAGAGAGAAGGTTGAAGAGGTAGAAGCTACTCTCTACAGAAACATCAATGAATCAAATAAGAAGGCCCTTGGCACCAGAGAAGTTCAAGTCTACGTTAAAAGCGAACCACAATACGTTCAAGCTATGGAAATCCTCCTTGAAGTTGTACACACGAAGCGCAGGCTAGAATCAATCGTCGAGGCTTTGAAGTCGATGGGCTGGTCTCTAGGCCACATCGTCAAGCTGAGAATATCTCAATTAGAAAATACAGTACTGTAAGGAATTCACATGTCAAATATCAAAATGAAATTAAAGCCAACCGATTTAGATTCCAATGGTTATGTTCAAGTTTTTATAGGCAAACGAAAAGAACCGTTTTATGTCTTTCCAGAAAACCTATTAACGATCTCTACCGAGGAGATTTCGTACTCTAAAGAAAAGAAAGAACTTCCAAAGATTGTTTGTCTCTGTGGTTCAACTAGATTCCACAAGGAGTTCGTAGAACAAAATTACAAGGAGACTATGAAAGGTAACATCATCCTTTCAGTTGGATTCTTCATGCACTCTGGCGAAGCTCATGGTGAACATATTGGGATCACACCAGAACAGAAGGAGGAGCTTGATGAACTTCACAAGCGAAAGATTGACCTTGCAGATGAAATTTTTGTCTTGAATGTTGGTAAGTACATAGGAAGTAGCACCAGATCAGAGATCGAATATGCGAAGAAGCATCGCAAGGGGATCAGATATTTGGAACAAATTGAAAAAATTGAACTGTTTCAACTCGTTAGAGCTACTGATTACGAGTACCCTGAAGATCCGCGGGAATAATATACAACAAAGAGGTTACATTATATGATAGAAGAAGATGCTCTAAAGACCGCGGTTGTTAAGATCGTTGAAGAAATAGACAAGTCTACCCTACTCGGTGCTGCATTTGATTGCATGTCAGATCAAGGCAAGATCCGGTTCCAAAACAAAATAAAGAAAATCATACAGGAGAGTGTGGATGGCTAATTCGATTGCAATTTACTCCGGTGAGATCTTTGACCTTGAAAACCCACATCTGAGTGAATTTACGATTGTAGATGTAGCTCACGCTCTATCACACATTTGTCGATTCACCGGCCATTGTAACAGATTTTATTCTGTTGCTCAACACAGTGTTTATGTTTCACGTCTCTGCTCTCCAGAGAATAGACTCTATGGACTGTTACACGATGCGCCTGAAGCTTTCATCGGTGACGTTTCTTCTCCTCTGAAGAGAATGCTTCCTGATTATAGGACAATTGAAGCAAAAGTTACAAAAGCCGTCAATGAAAGATTCGGACTTCCTGATGTAGAGCCGCCTGAAGTGAAGGTTGCAGACTTAAGAATGTTGGCTACAGAAAGATTGGCACTTATCAATTCACCACTTGATGAAGATAAGTGGGCATTTCTTAAGACTTTTGAATTAGCACCATTTCCAGTAGAACCTATGAACTCCGCAGAAGCTAAGTTATTCTTCCTTCAAGAATATATCAAGCTTGAGTTGAAGGTATAACATGCAAAACACTTATCACTGCAACGGCGAGGGTCTAAGGGAATATCCTTTTGATCTTCAAGTTAAAGATGTTGACGTTTACATACACGATAGTGGATTGTGTGCTACTCATGACTACAGCTGCCCAATATGTCGCTCAAATCATGCTGTTCTCGATCTAGATATTGGCATCATGCAGCCCTGTACTTCATGCTCAATTAAAGGCTACGAACTTATCAAACACAATTGGTTTACTGAACTTTTATTTGGCTTCTTTAAATGACTCTTACCTGTACTCTTCATCTAGAAGATGAAGTCCATTGTCGTTTCGGCGGCCTTCGCCCAGAACACCTCGAACTTTTGTGGGAAAAGTTTGGAGTCTTTGTAGATGGTTACTTCCACATGCCAGCGTATCAACTACGCCGGTGGGATGGTAAGATTAGGTTCTTTGAAAAGACCGGTAAGACCTTCACTAAGATCCTGGATGAAATTCTACCTTACGTCTGTTCTTGGGGCTATGAGGTAGATTTAAGAGATAATAGACAGCACGCTCCAGTCATCACAGATCGAATCGATGAAACGTTCTTTGGGCATGAAACTTTTCAACTTCGTCCTTATCAGGTAGAAGTTGTCAATGGACTCTTAGATGAGGGATCAGGCTTTGCTATCTGCGCCACCGGCTCTGGCAAGACTTCAATGTGTGCAGCTCTTTCGATGGTATTGCACCTCAATGGTCTTCAGACTCTGATAATCGTTCCATCTGCAGATCTTGTAACACAAACTGTAGATGAGTTTAGAGATAGATTGAAGGCTTACCCTGTAAGCATCGGTGAATATTCTGGCAGTCAAAAAGATATCGATCACCCCATCGTAGTAGCTACCTGGCAATCTCTTCAAAACGTTCCTCACTACATGAGCTTCTTTCAGGCGATCATCGTCGATGAAGCTCATGGTGCAAAGGCTAACGTGATCAAAGAGTTGATCAATGAACACGGCAAACACATCTCTCACCGCTACGGCTGTACTGGAACTTATCCAAAGTCACCAACAGATGGTTATAGCTTAAAGCTTTCTATCGGTAGAATCGTTAGAGAGGTACCAGCTTCTTGGTTGATCGCTCAAGGCTATCTGTCAGAGATTCTGATTGAACCTGTAGAGACGGTGGACGTAGATCCTGAACTTCCTGACTACGCGTCAGAGCGTTCTTATCTTACAAAGCACGAAGAACGCAATGAAGCATTAGCAGAGATGATTCAAGGCTACAGAGAAAAATATGGAAATACTCTAGTCCTTGTAAATACCCAGTCCCTGGCGCAAGGACGAGCTATCGCAGAATTGATTCCTGACGCAGTGTACCTTGACGGCCAATCAGGATCTGATCTTCGTCAGGAACAGTACGAACAATACGCAGCTCGTGATGATGTCATCGTTATAGCATCTGCTGGTATCGCTTCAGTTGGATTGAGCATAGATAGAATCTTCTGCCTTGTGATGCTTGATACGGGAAAGTCTTTCGTTAAGTGCATTCAGGCTGTAGGCCGTGGACTTAGGAAGAAGGGCGACAAGAATAAGATCCACGTAGTGGACGCATACTCGAAGCTGAAGTATGCTAAGAAGCACTTTAAGGAACGTAAGAAGTATTACGATGAAGCTTGTTACCCAATGACAGCTGTCAGAAAGATGAAGTACTAAGATGATGAAGAGAATGACACCTGAAGAGATGCAAGAAGAGATCGAGAGACTCAATTTGCAGATGGATGAAGTTGAACGTAGAATTTCTGCGACCAGAAATCACATTGAAATTGAAGACCATGAATTTGACGAAACTGAGCCCGAAATTACTTATCATAGAAAAATAATTTTGACGATCATTTTGATAGTCATCGTCGTCGCATACAACATCTATCATTAAGTTTCTTTTCACTAAGAAGCGTGTTATAATACCAAAATGGAAAATATGACAGATGAGGAGCTTGTTGCTCACGCTTTGCTTTTATGGTCGAATTACATCGAGACTTCGAACGTAGCACTATCAGCAGAAGATGCTTCAGCCCAAAAGGTTAAGTTCAATGCTCTGTCATTAGATCAAATGAAGCTCGTCATTAGATTGAGAGAGCTCTCCGCAGTATTCAAAGGAAACTAAAATTATAATTCTTCCCGATTTTGGACACCCGTACCGTGTTGATGATGTTTCAGGCCCTGTAGTTCCTAAGTTCAGTTGGTTCTACGATGTTGCGATGAATGACTTTGTCCTCCGTCCAATAAACCTGCTCGAAGAAACACAAGGCCCTACAGTTAGAGTCAGAATTAATGACTTTGACTTCAACGTTCCAGCATCGTGGAACCTTTTGATAGTCGATGAAGAAACAAAGATGGTGGACACCGTTCCTATCACTCAATGTTCTTCAAGTAGTTATAGCGCGCTACTAATGCACCCTGAAACTCACGACTACCACGTTTCTCCCGTCGTTCTTTTAGATCTAATGATCAAAGAGACGTGTACATACGTGATGATCCCAAGAATGCACATGATGCTACACCCAGTAGGACAGCTTAACGCGTCTAACTTCTCAAGAAATTCAAAGAAGACTGATCTCAGTTACTGCTGTCTCTTAACACCTCAAGATTTAGGAAAACACATGAACAATATGACAGCGATGGAAGTCATCCTATGATGACAGAAAGAAGAACAGGTACCTACGCAGCGGTGAGATATGATAAAGCTTCATGTGAAGCTCTAAAGGCACTGATGACGTTGTGGAACGTTCCAAACCCGATCAATCCAGATCACTTTCACTCAACTCTCATCTACAGCAGGAAGCCAGTTCCTGAAGATAAGCAGCACAACATGGACCATGCAGAGCTCAAGCGCCTTGGATGGAAGTTCCCGATCAGTGGATTTCGAATGATGGATTCTTCATCAGAAATCCACGACAAGACTGTTTTGGTCTTGATGCTTCACGCACCTGAGCTAGAAGCTCTACACGATAAATTGATAGCTAGTGGTGCAACTCATGACTTTGAAAGCTATGACGCTCACATCACTATATCATACAGCGCGCCTGGATTCGATTGGTCAAAGATTCAGATTCCAGACGTGTCTATCGTTCCTGAAGAAATCTACTTTGAACCTCTCAATGCAAATTGGAAAGATGAAGAGTAATGGCGATAAGCTTACCTTTCAGAACGAGTGCTCTAATTCCACCAAAGCCAGCGCCATTTCCAAAAATGGCACCGTATGATGACGTAAAGTTTGAGATTCACTTGGTGGGTGATAAGTGTACCATAAAGAAAGATTCAGATCTTTATTTCTTGATGCTAGATTCCTTGTCTAGGATGATGATCAATATCTTAGACTGCAATGCAAATACATCTAATAGTCATTTTATCAGCGCGGTAGAAAAGAATCTTGCTGCGACTCTGTCTACCAACATTCGAGTTACAAGAGTAGAAACTTTTAGAGATTTTACTGCGTTTAGCAACAACGTTAAGATAGGAATTTCAGTTTTATTAGACCAAGGCTACATCGATAATTATGTTGATCACGAATCTGAACAGATGATCGACTTTGCCTTCAAAAATGTGGGACAAGAATATGCTGACTCCAAGTGAAACCAAAGCTCGGTATGAACAAAATTCTATCTTTGAGCTTCGAAAAGAAAATGAACGACTGACTGCAGAAAATGAAAGACTTTCTGGTAAGTTAAAAGATGTTCGCAAATCGTTCATAGAACTTATAGAATACATCTTGCTGTACTTCCGCAAACACATAACCATGGCTCAGATGAGAGACCTAACAAAAGCAATTGATGAATTAAAAGAGGTAAATGAATGAATCCCACTTATTGGTTGTTTGCATTCCTAGGTCTTAGTTCTCTGCTATGTCTAGGGGCGTCTGGATCTTATCTCTTTGTTGGTAGACCTGGAATGTCTCTTGCATTCTTGTGTTACGCAATTGCAAATGCTGGTATGATCTGGGATGCTTTCTGCAAATAACTATGTACTTTCGTTAGAAATCGTGGTACAATAACAAAAATGAGGAACTGTATGAAAGTTGCCGTAGTTAAACTCGGGGCTAGAATAGCCTTTGGATCATCGAGCTCTGCAGGTTCAGTTGGAGAGGCACAAGCCATCTGCAACATGCTTCGTTTAGGCGGCGCAGACGTTCACATCTACACCAAGATTCTGGATAAGGATGAGCCAGCACCGGAAGGTGTAACGCTGCATCAGATAGAAGAAGAGTTTGATGACGTAAGCGCTGACGCTCTGGTCGTAATAAATGGCAACGTCAACTTCTTCGGTGGTGTTCTCGACAACGCCCAGATCCTAAACTATCACATCCTGAACCGATTCAATGGCCCCGTACACTACATTTTGTGCGATCCAGCTATCACTTTGAAGCAGATCTGGTCTTCTGTCGCGTCAAAGGATAAGGATTCGCTGTATAAACGCGAGAATATCGAGGTCACCAGGACAGACATACACTATATTTGCCAACCTTACAACACGGCTAAATACCTCCAATTCGTCAACAAGAGCAAGAGTGCTATCGGCATCTCGAGGATGGATCACTACCCTTTCGAGAAGTTCCCATGTTTGCAGACCCCACTATCTATCAATCCCATGCCACTTACAGACCTGTCTTACGGTGGAACCTTCAGAGGTGGTCGCAGAGCTGGAAAGATGCTGAAGTTCTACTTTGGTTATTCAGAAGATATTGAAGTTGAAATCTTTGGAAAGATAAAAAGAGAAGATTTTGACTTGGTGACTCCGAGACCTCCAACATTTTCTGGCCCAGTGAAGTATGAGCAGATGATGGGGAAGATGAACAAGAGCCTTGCTCACGTTGTCATCGGCGATAAGCTCTATGAAGACACAGATGACGTCCCACAACGGTTAGCGGAATCTGTTTGGTCCCAAGTCGTAACATTTGTAGATCATGACATGGATCGCGCCCGCCGGATCTTCGGCAAAGACAAATACCTCAATGAGCTTTTGTACGTTACAGATAACGTTGACGTCGAAGCAAAGATTATGATCTTGAAAGACGACGATGGCGCCCGTCGAGAAGTTCTTGAGTACCAGATGGCGGCATTCAACTTTGATGCTGCCGACTTTTGCAACAATTTTGTTGAATTGCTAAGGAGAAGCACATGAACAAGACTAAAGACCGCGTAACTCTCGAAGATAGCTTTATGGATGTAGTAATAAAGCTTGCCGAAGGAAATCCTGGCGCGATGAACGTCATCATGCAGCTTTACCAGAACGCTGCACATATTGACCCTCAAGATTTTATGGGTGGACTCGGATCAGTTTTGGCTCTCGACACTCACGGCATCTATGGAAGCCGCATCTGGATGCTGTACAAAGATGTTTGTGGTGAAGATCTTGTAATGACAGTCGCTCAGCTTCGCGCGGTTCAGCTTGGCATCATCGGTCAATCGATCTTGGATCATGCTATCGACAACTACGGGGCTGGCATCGATGTAGATGCAACCTGACGGCTGTCATGAATCGCTTGGAACAATTCAATAGACAACCGGCGAACCGGCGACTGTCTGAAAATTTACAAACCACTCAACGCGTGATAGAATGCTAACCAATAAAGGAAAGTAAATGAACACAACAACAATTGACGCAACCGCCGATGAACTTGCGAATGATCAGATCGCAGACGTTGCGCATGATTCCAACCAGCGACTCGATTCACATGAGCGCCTGTGGGATGATTCCAATGAAGCCCTCTTTACAAAGGCGACTCTCGGTAAGGTAAACTTCAGCTCAGGCTGGGATATGGCTAACATCTTCCGTTACGCCACCGCCTGCAATGAACTTTACGGTCTGCGTTATCCAGAGATCGAACGCGCGTTGAACGTGTTGGATCTTGGTTGTTCTATCGCAACGTTCTACACCTTCTGGATGTCTTCTTTCTCTAGCCCAGGTCGCCCTCGCGTCAACTACGTCGGTCTTGAAGTTCGGCCAGAGATCGTGAAGAAGGCTAACGCGATCTACGCCGAAGCAAACTCTGACAAGAAGCAAGTCAATGTGTACCTGATGGACGCGATGGAAGAACGCCTGCTTGATTGGCACAACAAGATGTTTCAAAGTGATCCAACTGCGAAGCAGATGAAGTATGAGATGATCTTGCTTCAGGAGGTTCTTGAACACATCGGCATCCCCTGTGTGAAGAGCGTGTTGAAGGATTCCAAGGAGATGTTGACAGATGACGGTGTGATCGTTATCTCCACTCCAAACCCAAAGAAACATGAAGGACAACAGTTCACGTGGCCAGAGAATCACCTCTATGAATTCACCCTCCCAGAGATGCTGGCTGAAGTTGAAGAAGCTGGTCTACGTCCATACCAGATCACTGGTTGGCTGGGCAAAGCAGTTCCAATGAAGCACAAGTTTACTCCTGAGCAGCGTAAGATGTACGATCGCATGAAGACGATCAGCACAGGATTTGCAACTGCAGTTCTCGCAAACATGTACCCTCATCTAGCACAATGTTATACCATCATGTGCTGTAAGAAAGAAAATACGCGCAAGCCTGTCATATCTCCAGAAGATCTGGCTAGCTACATGCCGTACGTAACTACCGCCTCCCCACGAGTGAAGAGCGCACTCCTTGAACTCTAACCCACTACATGAATGTATTGATTTTCTCCGGCGGCACGGGAAGTGTCGCCATCCAAACTGGGCTCCACCAACTCTACGGTAATAATGTAGACGTTCGTGTCATCACAAACACACAAGACAACGGCAAGTCGACAGGCACTGTTAGAAAGGTGCTTGACGGAAAGATCAACGGCCCGTCTGACCTTAGGAAGAACCAGGTTCTTCGATATGGACTTCAAGGCGGGAATAAAAATCTCATAGCTCTACTCAATAAGCGCTTTGATTGCCCGGCTCAAGACGCAAAAGAATTGTGCTTGAATCTCATCAACAAGATGTCTATCGTGGATGAACGAGCACCCAAGCTTGATTCGTTGACGATCAACACTTTGATCGAGGGTGTTGAGAATTACTTCTCATTTCCGAAAGCTGTTCAAGTTGATTACGTTGACTTCTCCCTCGCAAACATCGTTTATGCTGGATTAGCTGCACCTAACTTTTCACTTGCAGAAGCGGGTAAGATCATGGCGCGCAACGTTCTTCAGATTCCTGAAGATGCAGTCATCGTAGCGGATGATCATTCACTCTACCTACAAGCGTGGACAGAATCTGGAAGAATCATCTCAGATGAAGGCGACATAGTCGATTGGAATAATCCTGATGATAAGATTGTAACAACTTTCTTCACAGACCCTCATGGAAAAGAAACTAAAGGGGTCTTGTGTAACGATGCGTTGATAGCCATTGATGAAGCTGACGTCATCATATTCTCATCTGGTACTCAATGGTCATCTCTTATCCCTACATACCAGCATGACTTGTTCAAAGAATCTATAGAGAAATCTAAGGCTAAAAAGTTTCTCGTTGTCAACAATACACAAGACAAAGACATGGCTGGAGTATCTGCTAGTGAGATGCTAACAATTCTAGGTACCAGATTCCTCGACTTGACAGACATCGTTTGCATGTTCAACGATAAATCAGATCCTGACATGCAAGCAGATTTTAAATTCATGACTGACAGAGGTTGGAAATACATATCAGCAGATCTTGCTGACGCGGTAAATGGAAATAAAAAGACTCATGACGGTCGCAAGCTCATGAAGATGATCATGTTTGATTACTACTTTCCAACTATGTTAAATGACACTTTCGTTTTTGATTATGACGATACTTTGGTTGGCAGAAATTCTACATATCAAGAAGCTTCGAAGAGTAACAAGGAGCTGTTAATTCGTTGTTCGAACACTTTGAGATCGATGGGAAAAAGCTTCTGCATCTGCACGGGGAATTCCATTAAGGCTATAAATTTCGGTGATCTGCGAATGTTATCTCCGCGCATATCTATCTTCGCGGAAGGTGGTGTAAACAGATATGAGTTGACGTCGGAGACAGATCAAGATTTTTCAACATCAACAACGTTGAGCGCCGGAAAAATCATAGCACCTAAATTCATCTTCTCACAAGATCAGATCACTCACATAATCTCAAACCTTGAGAAGATTGGTATCAATCTGTCTAAGATACAAAATAGAAGCAACACGATAGTTTCCATCAAGCCTATCGATCCAGAATACAGGCTGCCGCTTTTAACTCTCATCAGGATTCTTTTCAAGGATCTAACTGTAGAAGCTACTGGAAGAACGACGATTGATATTTCTCTAGGTGCTACAAAGAACGTCATCTTAAAAGAACTCAAAGGTCGTATTACAGTCATTGGAGATGAATCGCATGAAGGTGGTAATGATCACTCTCTATTCATCAACGATAGAGTGGATTTTGTAAATGTTAAGAACCCAAAAGACACCTATGTCTTTTTGCTAACTCTTGGAATGTACTACAGGATGAATCTGAGATGAGTGGTTTTTCTAGACTTTCTCAAGTTGAGGCCAACTTGAAGCATGATCTTTGGATCATCGCGGCGGGCAAGGGCACTAGAATGGGTGACATCAACATTCCTAAAGCTCTCGTAGAAATCAATGGCAAATCAAACTTAGAGAACACGCTGAATTTGGTAGCGCATAAGTTCAGAAAGGTTTTCGTCATTGTATCTCATGAGGCTGAAGATTATGTCAGTGAAGCTGTGTATGATACACACGTAGGTTTTCACGCAAACAACATCAAAATTATCGGCATCGAGAGTGGTGGAGGAGACGGCAAAGCTGTATTGGAGGCGTTTGAGAAAGTTTCCAAGAGCTTCGACGTCACTCCTCAAGCGGTAATTTTATGGGGTGATGCTCATCTTAGGTCAGCGGAGATCGTTGATGAAATGCTGGAGAGACTAAAATCTCCTGCTGCGTCATCGATTATAATTCCAGCTGTTTTAGAGTACAGGCCATACGTCGCTATAAATACCAGCCTGATTGCAGACAGAGTAGATATGAGCGTGGCGATGTCTGCCGACTTCATTAAATTTGGCGAGGTAAGAGATGAAGGCTGGCATGATCAATCAATTTTTGGTGTTACGTGGAATTCCGTAGCTTCTGCTTTACAAGAGATGCGTTATTCAGCGTTGAAAATTGATCAAGACGGTCACGTCAAATTTACAACCCAGTCCGGTGAATTGACGTTTCTAAACATCGTTCATTATCTTTACAACATCGGCGATCCATCGTATGTATATGAAACGAAACATCCTTTGATGGGTTACAACACTCAAGCAGAGGTGGAAAAGATAAAGAAATCATTGGAGAAAGCAACATGAACATCCTCACAGAGATAGAAGATATTTACCGCAACATAACAGGCAGTACAAAAACAGAACCAACAAACAACACACAACAACCACAAGAGGAACCAAAAATGTCAACATTCCGCGAAGTATTACAAGCCGGCGTCACAAAGGCTGAAGCAGAATTTGCAAAAGTTGAAGCTCTTTACAGCGTCGCAGCTGCAAAAGTTTCTACTGTCAAAGCAGATCTAGCAGTTCTAGAAGCAGATTTTTCTAGCGTTCTTGATAAAGATGTAACAGCCGTTAAGGACTTCTTCAGCCGTCTTGAAGCCCACTTTGTAACTCCAGCTCCAGTAGAACCAGCTCCAGCTCCTGAAGTTTCACCAACTCCAGACCCAGCTACACCTACAGCACCAGCAGCAAGTTAAACTATGTCAAGTGAAATAACAGACACCCAAGTTACGGGTGACGATGAACCATTCCTCATCCAACAGGATCAGGTGGACAAGTCACTCTTAGCTGTAAGGGAAAAGTTAAACAAAAAGTCTCTAACAACGATCTGCTTGGATTGTGGTGAAGAGATTGGAACAGCAAGACTTGAAGCAGTGCCGAGTGCAACGCTCTGCATTGACTGTCAAACGTACATTGATGATCGCAAAAGATAAGCATGGACATGCTCAGCACCATAAAATTTATCTTGGAATATGAGCATGTTCCATACGAAGTCATAGATGATCTTGGAGTTATCATGAAGTTTAAACGAGGTTGCGTAAACCCTTCCACGGCTGTAGGTGTTTACGCATATCCTAAAAGTCCTCAGATGTGCACCATCATCACCAACTTTTATGAAGCAGTAAAATTTATTGAAACACACGGACTCAAGCAGATATAATCAGCGCGCAACACCTTTTCTAACTGGTTTAGAAAATAATTTAGCTACAAGGAATAACAAAATGGATGTTTCACAAAAAATCCTATCGGAAATAACAATCTTCAACAAATACGCCCGCTTTATCCCAGAAATATCTAGACGTGAAACTTGGGAAGAACTCTGCCAAAGAAACTTGGCTATGCACGTTAGAAAATATCCAAAGCTGAAGAAAGAGATTCAAAAGGTATATCACGATTACGTGATACCAAAGAAGGTTCTACCTTCAATGAGGTCTCTACAGTTTGGCGGTAACTCAATCGAGTTATCAAACAACAGAATCTACAACTGCGCTTACTTGCCAGTTGATCACCCAGATGCATTCTCTGAAACGATGTTCCTTCTGCTTGGAGGAACCGGTGTAGGCTACGGAGTTCAACAGCATCAAGTTGCGAAGCTTCCTACCGTGTTAGGACCAAAGAATAAAAATCGAAGATTCCTGATTGGAGATTCTATAGAAGGTTGGGCTGACGCTATCAAGATCTTGGTTGAATCTTACTTTTATGGTAAGCTAGAACCAATCTTTGATTACAGGGATATTCGCCCTAAGGGTGCTAGGCTGATCACGAGTGGTGGTAAAGCTCCAGGTTCTGCACCTCTTCGCATCTGCATCGAACAGCTCAGAGCTATTCTCTCCAACGCAACCGGCAGAAAGCTGACATCATTAGAAGCTCACGACATGCAGTGTCACATTGCCGACGCGGTGCTCTCAGGTGGTATTCGCAGAGCTGCAATGATCTCGTTGTTCTCCAAGAATGACATGGACATGTTGTCATGTAAGTCAGGTTCTTGGTGGGAACTTAACCCTCAGCGTGGTCGCGCAAACAATTCTATCGTCCTAGAACGCAACAACATTACAGATGAAGAGTTCTACGACATCTGGGATCGCGTTGAAGAGTCAGGCGCAGGTGAACCTGGAATCTTTTGGACGAATGACGTCAACCTCGGCACAAACCCTTGCTGTGAAATTTCCCTGAATCCATTTCAGTTCTGTAACCTCACCGAGGTGAATGCTTCTGACGTAGAGACTCAGGAAGATCTAAACGCTCGCACTAAGGCTGCAGCCTTTCTTGGCACTTTGCAGGCAGGTTACACGGACTTCCATTACCTTCGTCCTGAATGGGAAGAGATCACCAAGAAGGAAGCATTGATCGGCGTCGGCATCACCGGCATCGGTTCAGGCACAATCTTGAAGCTTGACCTCAAGCAGGCCGCTGAAGGTGTCAAGGAAGAAAATGCACGCGTTGCAGGAATCCTTGGGATCAATGCAGCTGCACGAACAACTACTATCAAGCCATCTGGCACGACAAGTTGCGCTGTAGGATCTTCATCTGGAATTCATGCTTGGCACAATGACTACTACGTTCGTCGCATGCGCGTTGGTAAGAATGAAGCCCTGTATCATTACATGAAGGAAAACTTCCCAAGTCTGGTAGAAGATTGCTTCCACAAGCCACACATCGAGGCCGTCATGTCCTTCCCTCAGAAGGCACCGGAAGGTTCTATCCTCAGGACTGAACACTTCCTGGATCTGCTCGAACGTGTCAAGAAGTTCAACATTGAATGGGTTCAAACTGGTCACCGTGAAGGTAAGAATCGTCACAACGTTTCTTGCACCATCTCTCTGAAACATAAGGAGTGGGGTAAGTGTGGCCGTTGGATGTGGAAGAACCGCGAGTTCTACACAGGCATCTCCGTGCTTCCTTACGACGGTGGAACTTACGTTCAAGCCCCATTCGAAGACATCACCAAAGATAAATATGATGAGATGATGGCCGTCTTGAGCAAAGGTAAGATTGACCTAAGCAAGATCGTTGAACGAGATGATAACACTACTCTGAAGGAAGAGGCTGCTTGCTCTGGTGGTGGGTGTGAAATCGTTTAAGTGGCCTGACTACAACCTAGCTCCTATAAATCTACTATCCCTCGGCAGAGAATCTTCTCCCTGCCGAGGTTTGTGTAGGCTAAACAATGGTAAGTGTGTAGGTTGTCTCAGGACGATAGATGAGATTACAGATTGGGCGATCTACGAACCACAAGAGCGCCGAGAAATTTTAGTAAGAATATTCGGAGAAAACAACAAGATGAATAAAGCGATGAGCGCATTTGAGATCGTAGAGATGCAGGTAGATCTAGCACAAGCAAAGCAAACCATCAGAGAACTGTTGCTGGAGCTTGAACTTGTCAAGAAGCAAAATGAAGACTTTAAAAAGCAGTTTTCCAGTTCTGCCGAATAATGTTTACTTGCGTGATACCTACAATTTGGAAGTCTCCAAGAATCATAGATCTCGTTAAAGACTTATGTCGTTGTACCAGCGTTGGAGAGGTGATCGTAATAGACAACGATCATAAGAATGCAAAAGAACTTTACACAAACACCAACGTTCACGCTAAGCTAAGAATCATAGAGATGAAAGAAAATATCTACGTGAATCAAGCCTGGAATCTAGGAGTTCATGAGGCTAAGTATGATGACATCGCGCTCGTTAACGATGATATTAACTTCAATGCTGAAGTGTTCAAGATCTTCGACAAAGAAGGTAGCTTGAAAGAGTTAAAGGGCGCGGTAGGCATGTCCAGCGAAGCTTATAGAAAGCTAACGGCTGACGAAGAATTTAGAGTAGTTCTTCGCGGAAACATTCATTATGGTTGGGGCTGCATGATTTTGATCAACCGTGACAATTATGTAAGAATTCCAAATGATCTTTTAATTTACTGTGGAGATAATTGGATGGCGAAGAAGATGCCAGTTTATACTCTCTACGGATTGAAGGTTCTTACTGAAATGAGTAGTTCAAGTAGCGATGGAGCTTTAAGGCGTATTGCAAACAATGATATTACAATTTTTAATTCGAAATATAAAAATTCTTAATGTTTACCTGCATAATCCCCACTCTTTGGAAGTCAAGACGAATAGTTCAACTTGTGAAAGATCTTTGCGCTTGTGACTCTGTTGGTGAGGTAATCATCATAGACAATGCCCCGGATATCGGCACATTCACGACAGACGCAGCTCATAAGTCACTGGTAGAAGATCACCCAAAGCTGAAGATCATGAAGATGGAAAAGAACATCTACGTCAACCCTGCATGGAATATGGGGGTTAAGGAGGCGAAGTATGATGATATCGCATTAGTGAACGATGACATCAACTTTAACGCTGAAGTTTTCAAGGTCTTTGATGATGGAAGTTTGGTAAATAACGGAGTCGTCGGCATGGCACGTGAGAATTATATACTACAACAAGATAAAAATTTTCAAGTGCAAGAAACGTTAATTTCTAATTTGTGGGGTTGGGGATGCATGATCTTCGTAAACAAAAAAAATTACATCCCAATACCAGATGATTTGCTGATTTGGTGCGGTGACAACTGGTTGTTAACTCGTAATGGAACTATAAATACGATGAATGGTTTAAAAGTTCAGACCGAACTCAGTACTACATCTCGTCTTCATATCTTTTCAGATATTAAAAAACAAGATCAGATTAACTTTAAAAAATATCAACCAAAGAAAGAAATACATCATGACAATTGATCTATCGATTTTAGTGTGCTCTCTGCTTGAGAGACAAAATGCATTCCTCGATATTCTTCTGGCTCAATTAAAGCCTCAGTTAAAGGATAACGTTGAAGTACTCGTGATCTCTGATAATGCAAAAAGGACCATTGGAGAGAAGAGAAATGATTTATTGAAGTTGGCGAAAGGAAAGTACATCGTCTATGTAGATGACGATGATCGAGTTACTCCTGATTTCGTTGATCAAATCTTATCTCAAGTTCATATTGACGCTGACACCATAGTGTACGACGTGGAGATTACCTTCGATGGTCAACGTCCAAAGCTCGTAAAATATGGAAAGGATTTTGGACATTATGAAGCGCCCGATGCTTATTACAGACGTCCTAACCCTCGAATGGTTCATAAACGTTCCAATTGCACTGAGCTCTTCAAGGAGATCAATTTTGGTGAGGATGATGAATGGGCAGCTAGAATGTTGCCTTTGATCAAAACAGAAGCGAGAATCAATAAGATTCTCTACTTCTATGATTACAGAACTACTACAAAAAAGTACTACTAAGATCATGATTATGAATGAATTATCAATGGGAGTTTTAAGCTGGAGATCACATAGAACCCTTCGTGTGTCACTTGAAAGTTATAGATTTTTGGGATTAGATAAGTTGACTAAGCAAAAAGTTATCTTCTTTCAAGAAATGTCAAGCGAAGATAAAGATATTGCAGAAGAATTTGGATATGAATATATTGGAGAAAAAAATAATATAGGCATAGCTCAAGGGTATACAAAATTACTTGATATTGTAGAAAATGAGAATTTTTTATTTTTAGAGAATGATTGGAAATTGCTATTAGATCCTAGTTCTATTTTGCATGATGCGTTGATCTTATTGACAGATGGAAACGCGGACCTAATAAGATTACGAAGCAGAGAAAACCCTGGAAAACCCCTTTACGGGATGAATAAAGATAAAGAACTCTCATCACCAAGTCATTTACTAAATTGTTTACATTGGCAAGCACATCCTGATATTTTATTCCCTAATCATATTCAACGTTTGCGAGAATGGTATGTTACGTCTAGCAAATATGCGAACTGGACAAATAATCCCTATATAGCCAAAACTAAATGGTTAAGAGATGTCATAGTTCCAATGGGCAATGGAGATATTGAAAAATCTATTCAGCGATGGTGGGAACAGCAAGATTTTAAAGTAGCGCAGGGCGAAGGACTCTTTACACATAACAGGTTGGATAGATGAAAAACTTAGAAACAGATTCTGCAGATTATCACGTATTAGGAAATGCTGCAACTGCAATTAAAGATGTCCAGGGAACTGTATGTGAGCTTGGAACAAGGCGAGGCGGAAGCATGAAAGTGATCGTCGATGCGCTTTTAGCTAACGGAGATCTTGGACGAAATGTTCTCTGCATAGATCCATACGGTAACATAGAATACGCAACGGATGAAAATTGTGTAATCAGGTGCGATTATACCAATGACATGCGGAATGAAAGTTACGAGGCGATCTACAATTATGCTCAAGGTAAACCTGTAAACATTGTGATGTGTAATTTGGAGGATACCGAATTTTTCTTGAGATTCTCCGATGGGTATCCATTTTATAATCAATTTAAGCAAATCTCAAATATCTACGCTTTGGTATTTTTTGACGGCCCTCATAATCAAGCTTCATTGATGAGAGAGATTCAGTTCTTTGATTCTCGTACTCCATTAGGTGGAATGTGGGTATTTGATGACATCTTGGTATATCCTCACGATCAACTTGAAGATTGGATGCTGAGAAATGGATTTGAGATCGTTGAAAAAACTCAACGAAAAGCATCTTATAGGCGCATAAAGTGATGCACGTAGGATTTTTGAGCAATCAATTAGACAATAGAGGCACGGGAAATGCACTTTATAACTACGCTCACTACAATGAGGAAATCCTAGGTAATAAGTCTTCGATATATACCTTTGCTCGTGGAAGACACGATGCTGCAGCGTATGTAAATTTTGAAAATAGATTTGGTCGAGTGTCTGATGTAACCGAAGGTTTTGCAAAGTTAGATGCATTGTATCATATTAAGAGTGGTGTCAAGGATGGTTTTTCTCCAGGTCTTCCTTATCTAGTTCATAGCGTATTTGACAATGAACCTCACGGCACCATTTACGCTACCATCTCTCCATGGATGGGAGAACGTTACAATTTACCGTTTGTCCCACATATCGTTGAGATATTTCAAACGGATGACGATCTTAGAAATGAACTCGGGATTCCAGTAACGTCAATGGTTTTTGGACGCTATGGTGGGTTAGATAGTTTTGACATCCCCTTTGTATGGGATGCGATCAATGAACTACTAGAATCTAGAACTGACGTTTATTTTCTCTTTATGAACACTGCAGCTCCAAGCAAGATCTTTGACGTGAAAAGAGTTATCTTCTTGCAAGCTACTGTAGATCCTCGTGAAAAGAGAAGGTTCATAAATTCTTCAAATGCGTTTCTTCACGCCAGGGGAAGAGGAGAAACTTTTGGTTTAGCCGTTGCAGAATTTGCTGTAGCTGGAAAGCCTATCATTACTTATGCTCACTCTAATGAAAGGGCTCATTTACAAGAATTGGGACAACAGGCTTACTTGTATGCTGATAAAGATTCTTTGAAAGCAGTATTAAACAGCTTGATTAACAAACCTACAGTCAGTTGGGGATATCAGCAATATACTCCTGAGAACGTTATGCAAAAATTTGAACAGGTATTTTTAACAAAATGAATAAAATAAGAGTGTTAGCTATTGTATGTATTCGCAACGAGGAAATCCACATCCGTCGTTGTCTTACCCATCTAATTGAATCTGGTCTTGATGTAATATTGATCGATAATGATTCAACAGATCGTTCAGTAGAAATTGCTAAAGAATTTCTAGGAAACGGACTTCTGCGGATAGAGCGACTTCCTTGGTCTGGTGAATTCTCACTTGCAGATCAATTAAATCTCAAGAAGCAGATAATTCTTTCATCAAAATATGACTGGATAGTACACGCAGACGCCGATGAATGGTTATGTTCCTCTGTAGAAGGACAGACGTTATATGAGGGGATAGTAGAAGCTGATGCAGCAGGCTTTAACTGCATCAATTTCTATGAAATTGTATTTGTACCACTAACAGGAGAGGACTTTTACGTTGAAAATTATGCTGAACTAATGTCAACTTATTATTTTTACAATAAGTTTCGCCTCCACCGTGCTTGGAAAAGAACAACAACTAATCCTAATGGAGATTACATGTTGGGATGGGATTCGTATGCTCACAATTTGAAGATTTCACCAAATATATTCTTTTTAAGACATTACATTATTCTTAGTGAACAGCATGCTAAACAAAAATATCTAAAAAGAGTCTATTCTACTAAAGAAACTAAAAAGGGTTGGCACGTTGATCGTACAAATATCAAACATTTTAATGTAAAGAATATTCCAGGTTTAAAGCACACTGACAATCCAAACATTCATAAATTTGATCTTGGAACACCATTAAAACGTCATTTTTGGGAATGGTAATGGTAATGGATTATTTAATTTCTGATGATCCTAGAATCGAAATTGGAAGATTTACATACGGGTCATCACCAAGTCTAAAATTATGGCTTGATACAGATAAAATTAAAATAGGTTCTTTTTGTTCGATGGCTGATGGCATTCAAATTTTTGGTGGAGGAGAACATCGAACTAATTATATAACATCATTCCCGTTGGGACTAGCTTTTGGGATTTCTAATTTAGGTGAAGCTTTCGCTAAAGGCCCAACTATAATTGGGAACGATGTATGGATAGGATCTAATGCAATGATACTTTCTGGTGTCACGATAGGACATGGAGCTGTAATTGGAGCAGGAGCCGTAATTGCTAAAGATATACCACCTTATGCAATTGTTATTGGTAATCCTTCAAAAATTATTCGTTATCGTTTCAAAGAAATTGAGATAGAAAAATTACTTGAATTGCGCTGGTGGGATTGGGATATTGATAAAATTAAAACTAATGCTTCTTTATTATGTTCAGAAAAAATAGATGAGGTTTTAAATTGCAAATAATTTTTATTCATATACCCAAAACGGCAGGTGTATCTATTAGTAACAGTTTAGATAAACAAAATGCGCGATTTTTACGTAAATGCTATTTAACTCATGGATTTATTAAAAATGTCTTAATAGAAGAAGATTCACATTTACCAATAATGTCAATTGTTAGGAATCCTTTTGATAGACTCTATTCAATTTTTGAATTTTATCAATTTAGACCTAAAACTAATCAAACTCAAGAACAATTAAAATATGAAAAATTGGGTAGAACGGATATCAATCCTGATATGACATTTGAACAGTTTGTGCTTTCTTATGAATTAAAATTTGCAGGTAAAAGAATCCAATTTAATCCTTGTTATGATTTTGTCGAAAATAATGATAAAGTCATAGCTACAGACATATTAAAATTTGAAAATCTATCTGAAGATTATGATAAATTTTGCAAAAAATATAATCTGAAGAATGACTTAAGTCATGATAATATCAATCTTAAAAAGAATGAATTGAAAGATAGGTCAAAGTTATACAGTGAAGACACAATCAAAGTTGTAGAACGCGCATTTCGAAATGATTTACTATACTTCGACTATAATTATCAATCGTTCTTGAACTCAAGATAAATACAACTAGAACATTAATGAGGGTCTAACCATGACAACCCAAGTAGGAAAAATTTTAACTATCTACGGACACGCTGATCCGCGCTTTGTAACTTTTACGCTGGATAACATGTCAGCAGACAAGCAATGGAGCTACGATGATGCCCCTGTTGTTGCGGGCCAATTTGTAGTAGGCGTTGCGTACACTATAGCGACTGTCGGCACTACAGACTTTACTTTGATCGGTGCAGCTTCTAATACAGTCGGTGTTACATTCGTAGCAAGAGCTAACCCCCCTGGTGATTATCCTCCTTATGGAATGTATCCTCACGTTGTAGGCTCGGGTACAGGAACTGCTACCGTAGCAGGAATCACTCGTATGGCTCAGCCACTTCCGGCTGCTGGACAGACAGGGTTCAACTATGTCGCGCTTTACAGTCCAGCTTCAATGACCGGTGCTCCAGAGACTCCAGGCTCACCATTTCCATCGCAGGATTTCATCGTGGAAATCTTATATCTTACAGGCGCCGGACCAGATACGACTCAAACCGTAGAATATTTTAGAGGTCTGGCGTTGGCAGCTGCAAATTCAGCGTTTGGCTTAGCAATGGCGTAAAAAAATCATTGACTTTTTAAGCATAGACATAAATACTTCCGTATAACAATACAAGCGTTCCGGAACGCTAAAACAACTAACATTTATTCTCTAGAGGAGCATTAAAATGGCAACAGGTCAAAAAGTAACAATTCGCATGGTCACAGATGCAGCGAACACTCTTGAACTTGATTCTATCAAGACAGAAAAGTTCACATATAGCCCAGCTTTCAACACTTCAGCAGATATTCCACTTTCTTCTAGTGGATATCTTGCTCCAATTAACATCAATACAGGAGGCGGTCCAGGAAATTCCGCAGCTGGCGATTTAGCTATCGTTTGTAGTGTTAAAGTTGAACCACAATATAGTTTAGATCAAGAATTCATCGCTTATGATGTTTTCCTGGAATATGGACAAGCAGTAATTCCAGCAATGACTACAACTTTTGCAACGCTTGTTGCAGATGCTGTTACAGCTATCAATCTCGTAATTGCTGATACCAACGCTACTCCACAGGGTCCTTACGCAGTTGGTGGTGGCGGTTATTTCCAGCACGTTGTAAATGGAGTTACAGGTCCAACATTACCTTACGCTCCTACTGGTCCTACAGGCGCAACAATCTAAGTTTCAACTTAGACCGAGTAACAAAACGAAAAAGACAGCTTCGGCTGTCTTTTTTCATATATCGCTATAAATAACTGCATAACAATCATCGACGCACATTTCGTCAACGAATTTAAGAGGAGTTCATCATGGCAGGTACAGGTACAAAATACACAGTCAACGTTCACACTGATAGCGCTGACGTTATCGTTTTCGATGGTATCACCGTCGACAGTTATACAGATTCTACTGCAGCTACTGCAGCTACAACTACCATCAGAGTAGGTAGCAATGTAGGTCCAGCAAGCGATTCATTTGCTGTTATAACTGATTATCCAGCTGCGTCTAGTGCAGCTCCAGGAACATTAAGTGTCAATGCTCACGTTGTTGCAGCTTTTAATGCTATCGTAGCAGCCGTTGAAGCTGGAAGTTTCGTTCCTGCTGGTCCTCGTCCAGAGATTCTAACTCTTGGCTCGTTGGTTGGTGGTACAGGTTACCCTAATCTGACTGACTTCGTTGTTCAACTTACTGGCGGAACTGGTAAGGGAGCTCGTGCAAAGATAACTGCTTCTGGTGGAGCTGTTACTTCTGTGACTCTTCTCACAGGTGGTGAAGACTACACAGCCGGTGACGTTTTGTCTGCTTACATCGGTGTTTCTGGAAGTTCATATCCTGCAACAAACGGATCTGGATTCAAGATTACGGCTGCAACGGTTGGTACAACTATCACCAATCCTAACTACGCTTAAGCTTCAATCATCCTCTCATTTAGGGCAGCCCTCAAGCTGCCCTTTTTGTTGTGTACTTTAAGTTGATGTCGTGATATAATAGACCACAACCATATCAGAAAGACATCATGGCAATCATCAACAAAGCTAGGCTGACACAGTACGCTATCCTAAACTATAACGTTCTCCTGAGTGGGCTCCACGGTGTCGGCAAGACTACCGTCATTAAGGAAGTTTTCACTGAGCTTTACGGCGATCGCTGGAAGTACTTCTCAGCAAGTACCCTCGATCCTTGGGTTGACTTTGTAGGGGTACCTAAGGTCATCGATGATGGTGTAAACAAGCGAACTCTTGAGTTGGTGAGGCCTGCTTGGTGTGAGAACGACGAGATAGAAGCGATCATGCTCGACGAGTTTAACCGCGCACCTGACAAGGTGATTAACGCCGTCATGGAGCTGATTCAGTTCAAGTCAATCAACGGACACAAGCTCAACAATCTGAAAGTTATCTGGGCAGCTATCAATCCAGAAGATGATGACGACACCTACTCAGTCAATCACATCGATCCCGCACAACTTGATCGCTTCCAGGTTACAATCAAAGTTCCATACAAGATAGACGAGGACTACTTCAACGCAAAATTCCCGACCACCGGGATGATCTTCATTCAATGGTGGAAGGATTTGCCTGGTGACATTCAAAGAATGGTGTCTCCTCGCCGAGTTGACTACGCAGCGGCAGCGTACGCAAATGGTTGCCGCTTGGAGGACTTCCTACCTACCGAATCAAATGTCTCAGCTCTTCGAAGCATGCTGAAGAGCTTACCGTTCCACGAGCAGATCAAGAAGGTCACGAATGACGCGGAAGCGGGAGCGTTCGTCGCAGACATAAACAACGCTACGAAGCTGCTTGACCTTGTAAAAGCTAACGACCCAGTAGCTGTGGACTTCTTCAAGAAGCATGGAAGGCAAATGCCTAAGGAGCTTGTAGAACCGTTCACTGAGTTTGTGTACGCTAGGCAGAAGGGTTTTGAAGTTGTAAATTCTCTGGAAGATTTGATCAATAAACTTCCAGACGATAAGGGGAATCAAGGTACCGCAGCTCTCATAAACAACGTTAGACTTGACCTGCTATACAAGAATGGTGGTTCACTTGAAAACGACATCAGAGGCTTGAGCGCGACAAAGCACAACCTCGTAGCAAAGCTGGCAAATAGATGTGTAGACGTACTTTTCAATTGTCAGGAAAAGACTTTGATCAGGATCTTCTGGGGTATAGGTGGAAAAGATGCTCGCAAAGAAACAAACTTCCACGAGATCGTCAAGATCATCGCTAAGGTGGGCGGATTCTTTACACCTAAAGAAAAGAACTACATCAACGAGAAGCTCTACAGTCGCAAGATCGTAGATGACATGAACTTTCTATGAGCATTTTACAAGACCTGTTGGACGAAGAGGCATTCTTGAGCAATACAGGAGCTCACAACTCTCCTGAGAGACTCAAGCTATTGGAGGAGATCAAATCACTTCGTGGTGATAAAGCTCCGCCTTGTCACGGAGAAGATGACTGCTCAACTGCGTGCTTGATAGTGTGTCCCTGGCGAATTGATTGTGGGCCTGATTCATGAGACGTTCAATGTCATCAGAGGATAAGCTGGAAATCGCAGCTTCGATAGAGGACTATAACAAGGTCTTCTTCACCTTCTTTGAGCTCTCTGACGTGGTATTTGATGACAGCGTTCCAACGGCTGCCGTCTGGCTACCTCGCAAAGGTAAAGCGGAGATGAAGCTCAACCAAGAATTTTGGGATAAGCTGACCTTCAGGGAGAAGTTGTTTGTAGTTTGTCACGAGTGCATGCACGTCATCCTCGATCACGGCATCCGCGACGGCATGAACGTTCCAGGCGCTACTGCAGAGTTAGTCAACATCGCTCAGGACATCACGATCAATGAGATGATAGTCGACCTCTTCCACTACGATCGTGAAGACCTTAGAGATTGGAAGAAGTACTGCTGGATCGATACTTGCTTTGAGAACCCTATCCTCATCAAGAGAAATGAAACTTTCACCTACTACCTCGAGGAGCTGATCAAGAAACCACCTAAGAGTTCAGGCGCTGGAGGCCCATCTACTTTGGACGTTCATGATGATGGAACGATGACAGAAGTCGAGAAGCACGCTCGAGCAGAGATGGCCGCCACCTTAGCTGAAGATTTGGATGTCGCTGATATTGAAAAGATAATCAAGAGCTTGCCTCCATTCTTCAGCGCTTCAGGCGGTCTGTTGGCCGGCAAGGTTGCCGGAGTGCTTGAACACATCATCGCGGAGAAGATCAAGAAGTTGAAGGTCAATTTTTCTCACATCATTCGCAAGCTTAAAAAGACAAGCATGAAGCAGGTTGAGAAGGATGTAGAGACGTTCACTCACGACAGTCGCCGCTTCGATGACGTGATTAGGAGCAGCAAAGCATCTCTTCCAGGCATAAATGCCGTTGAAAGACCTGTAAGAGATCGTCTCCTAACAGCCGTGTTCATGGACATCTCTGGATCTTGCTTACCTTACATTGAAATTTTTCAGAAGGTCTTTCTGGCGTTCGATGAGGAACGCAGGATATTTGACACTAGGCTCTACATCTTCGACACGGTCGTTACGCCTGTAAAACCTGGAGATCACGTTAGAATCGGCGGCGGCACGAGCTTTCGAATCATTGAGGAAGAATGCTTGAGGCTTCAGAAAGATCAAGGTCGTTACCCTGACTGCGTCGTCGTGATCACAGATGGCTATGGTGACTCAGTAAATCCTAAAGCTCCAACAAAGTGGGTTTGGTTGCTTACACCAACAGAATCATCTGCACACTACATTTCACCAAAATCTAAAAGTTTCAAGATAGATCAGATCACTTTCGAATAAAAGTGTGTACTTTTTTGTTGCCTGTGATATAATTACTCCATCGAAACAAGGAGGTAATTATGAATTTTGCAAACTACGAAAATCATCTTCCGTACCCTCAATTCAATTCATCTGCAGCACCTTCAGTAGCCGCAGAACGTCGTGCAGCTCGTGCAGCATATCGTGCCGAGAACACCCGTCTCGAAGTTAAATTCAAAGCCGACCTTGAAGCTGAATTTGATGTCGTAGGTCATCCAAAAGCAGACAAGTGCTTCTCGCTGGCCTGGGAACACGGTCATTCTTCCGGTTACCAAGAAGTCTACAACTACTATTCTGAGTTTGTTGAACTCATTCAAGGATAAAATCATGGCCGAAGTTACCTACGCACACAAAGATGATCCAAAAGGTCAGCGCTTTCTCGATATCAAAATCGGATCTGAAGGCTCTCGCGGATGTTACCCAGATTGGGCGGTGGACGTCAAGGATGTTGATCCTTGTCTGAACGCTCGCGGTCTTCCATATCATGCAACTGACACCTACATTCACTGGACTGAACGCGATCCTGTCACCAAGATGAAAGAGCTTCGTGAAGCCTATGATGCTCTCACTAAAGGTGATAAGTCCTTGATAGAGCATCTTGAGACTTTGTTACAAGCAGCATACAACTCAGGTGGTGACGATGAACGTGACAATGAAAGTGGCTTTTAACCCATGAACTCAAAACTTTTGTATGCTCTGAAGATATTTGCAGTTTTGGCGATCATCGCCGCAGAATTTTCTTTGATAGTCATCTTCTTCAAAGAGATCGTCATCGGCTTCTTCTGCATCCAGTTCTTCAAGCTTTGCGGTAAATTTGCCGATAAAATGTTTCCATAAAGGAGTTTCCATGTATTACGTAATTCAAATCTTCTGTTCTTTCTGGCTTCTGTGTCTAGTTCCGCAGTTGGTAATAAACATTTTCCGTTGCGCAATCCATGATCATAACTACGTAATAAGCCTCGTAGATGCTATGACTGCTACTTCCGTCATCGCGCTTTATATGCTTGGACTTCCTAAGTTTTAGCGTTAAATCTTGAGATTTTAGCACGAAAGTGTGTACTTTTGTTCTTGTTGTGATATAATTACTCTATCATAAATCACAAGGAATGCAAAATGTCCGAATTTTACGATTATGTAGATGAAGAAGTTGCTGCTATGAACGCGGAGGAAGAATGAGAAATATCGAGATCAAGTCCGGTATCAACACCGACACAACTCGTATCTTCGTGGACGGCATTCGTCTCGAAGTCTTCTTCGACAACAAGCACGTTCAGCTCTTCAATCGCAGTCGTTCGAAACTTCCTCCGTCGGTTGGCAATGATCTCATCCGTACCATGGGTAAGAGGCTGCAGAATGATGTCGTCAATCTCACACCCGTTGAAGTCGACTTCATCATCGGAAAGTTCAAGGAGGTGCTTGGACTGTGAATTCTTCTCTCAAAAAGACGAATTGGATTGGACAAACAATTTCTGAATATCGTTACGGCTTATGGTTGTTTGAAGATATGACATTCAAAGAAGCTGCAATCGAAACAATCAAAAATCTCAGGTACTTTTAATGAAACAGACAGGAACTGAAATTCACATCTGGATGGGACTGAAACCTCCCATCTATCAGGGTTTGAGAGTCATCCCTATGATGGGACCTCCAGCTCAATTCAAACCAGGCTTCAAGGCCGACAATGATGAAACTAAGGAGAAGAAATGAGACAGCGAAGTAAGCTCTTTCTAGGTGCAATTGCATTAACTCTCGCTCAACCAGCTTTTTCATGTGGGGAGATCAAACCAAACAAAGAGATAACAAAGCTTGTAACTCGCTTAGCTTATCGGAATTCTTTTCCAACTGCGCCTGACATCTTCGCCATCATCAGGATCGAATCAGCTTATCGAGAAGATGCAAAGAACGAATCATCTAGGGAATCATCTCATGGTCTCATGCAAGTACAGGACGGTCCATTTAATCCTCGTGAAAACATCGCGCGTGGTGTTGCGTTGCTTCGAGAATATTACATGCTGACCGGATCGGCTGAAGGCGCGGTGAAATCCTACAACATCGGCCCAGCAAACTATCTACATGGAAAGTTGAGACCTTGGGGTGAAGCGTACTACGACAAGTTTATGCTGCAGCGAACTGTCTACTCTCATTACCCTCGACACCTAACGAATCTTGGAAAGACTCTGGGTTGTGGTAAGGAGAATGGAATTCCTCGTGAGCTACAAAACCGTCTAAGTGAGATAACGAAGCGTCTAGCGCGTGAACGCAAGTTAGAACCTCGTCACAAAAAGCATCTCCACTAAACTTTCTGTCCATGATAAATATCTCCATAACAAATAATGGAGATACAAAAATCATGGCAGACTTTACCGGAATCCTTCAACCTAAACTATCAAACCGCTTCAGAGTAGTCTTTAGTGACTCTCGACTGTCACCAGTTTCGCTACAGGTCAACAGCATCTACCCTCCTGAGAAAAATTATTGCAACGGTCCAGAAAATGGTGAACTTTACTTCGAATACGACGATGACGTTCTAAGTGGAGCAGCATCTGCTATCAATGAAGTCGGCAATGCAGGTGATAAATTTGACCTGTCAATCCAAATTCTAGATGGAAATGATTACATTCTTGAAGAGATGAAATTCAAAGATTGTCGCATTACGAGCACTAGCCACGTCAATGCGCTCGATTATAGAGGTTCTAGAAATCACAACTTAACACAAGTTGCATTCGATCCAAAGTCAATAATTGGAAACTTGCCAGAGTCCATCCCTGGTGGCCCAGAGATGATAGCTCTTCTCTACAAATTCTTTTACAACTTATCAATAGACGTCACCAGCTTTAAGGATGGTCCAAGCGGTAAGGTCGAGCGTGCTGCTAGGATTTATTTTGAAACTCGAACTGACAGCTATATAACGTCATTAGATAAAAAATAACGATGTTCATTTCAGGCTGTTGTGTTATAATAGCCTGAGTTAAACTAACCAAATAAAACAAAATGGCAATATTTTTCACAAGCGATCAACATTACGGACACGGCAACGTTATCTGGTACTGCAAGCGTCCGTTCGCAGACGCTGCACTCATCAAACACAAGCGGGATTACGATGACGCAGTTGCAAGTCGATACAGTGGATCATCCACCGTCGATCAACTCAAGCGCATCTACAAAAATTCTCTGTATGAAGCAGTCAAGGTCATGGACACAGAGATGATCCGTAAACACAATTCCAGAATTCAACCTGATGATACCGTCTATATGATCGGCGACATTGCATTCTACGATGAAGCAAAGACCGGTCGCATCCTTGATCAGCTAAACGGCAAGAAGATCTTGGTCTATGGGAACCATGACAAGGGAATCAAGATGTCAAACTTCCTGCAATCGAAGTTTGAGAAGTGCGTTGACTATCTCGAGATCAACGTTGGCAACCAGATGATCGTGATGAGTCACTACGCGATGCTGACATGGAATAAAGCTCATCATTCATCGTTTATGCTCCATGGCCATTCTCATGGTGGATTAAAATATCCTTTCAAGGGGAAAATTTTGGATGTTGGTGTTGATTCTCACAATTTCTATCCAATCAGTTTTAATGAAGTCGAGAATATAATGTCTAAGCTTGAATTCCAGCCTGTTGATCATCACGGCGCAACTTGACAAATTTATAGACGCGAGCTCTACCGAGAGCTTTAACAGCTTGAAGCCCTGAAGAATAAGTAACACCGTCTATAGTAATCTTTTTTGCACGGGGATGATTTTCGCTATTAAAAGAACCTTTTGTTGGTCCTTTTCCAAACATTGGATTATTTTTTCCAGAAACGTTTGCATGAGATTCTTTTATCTTTTGTTTATGAGCTTCTGAAAAAGATCTTCCCTTTAATGCCTTAGAAATTCTTTCTCGTTCTTCTATAGTTTTAATATGACCTAATTTAGATTTGTGTTCTTTTGAGAATTCTCGCCCCTTTAATTTTGCAGATATTTTTCGTTTCGTTTCGTCTAACATTTTAATTCCGCGTCTATGATGCCAGGAGCCGTGACCTCCAATATTTAGATTATAAGTATCTGGCCTGCTGATAAATTCTTCTGTTACGATCTCTTTCTCTGCCTGTAGTGCTTTCTCAAATGAATCATAAAAACATAAAATTTGTCTTTTGAAATGTTCTTTTCCATATTTTGAGATTGCCTGTTTGAGTATTTTACCAGAACCAAGATATTCGTCATTTAATAATAGAGTTGAGTGTACTCCAATATAAATATGACCATTGATAAGATTTGTTGTTTGATATGTGAAGTGATACATTTAATCCTCAAAATTATTATTTATGTCCATGAAGAATAAAACTAAGGAATTATGCAAGGTGAAATAATGAAAATTAGAGATCTGTTAGAAGCGCCAGCGAATTATCGTTCACTGTCGGCGATTGCGAACGATATTCGTAAGGACTGGAAAAATATAAGTCCTTACGCAAAGCCTTATCTCGATGCGATGGCAGACCTTGATAAGCTTACAGACAATTATCATGCAGATGATGGCAAGGGGGTAGTTCTCTACTTCCTCTCAAATGCTTCTACTTGGAAAGGTGAAGTTGCCAAGAAGATCAAAGCCGAGCTAAAGTCAATGCTCGCAAACAAACCTGTCAAAGAATCTCTCATCCTCGAAGGCATCAACTTTGGTGTCATGCAACAAAAGATCTACGATTACGTGTTGAAGAAGCTTAAAGAGCTAAATCACGGCATGCACTTCACCTACGCCGCAGAACTCGCTCGCACTACAGATCAGTTTTGGACTCCACAATTTGATAAGTGTCTTGAAGCTTTCAATAAAGCAGAAGATCTAGCTGAGATAGAAGATGAGCTAGAAATAACAATCGAAGAAGTCAGCAACGTCATCGTTGACTTCTTTGCAGATTCTGCAAATCATCCTACAGGTTATGCAGCGAGAAAGTTAGTAGGTATCAACCGTGACACCCCGACCCAAGACGAGATTGATGTTCTCGTGAAGAAGATAGATCCAAATCTTGAAAAAGAATTAGAAAGCAGATCATGAAATTCTCACAATTTCTAAAAGAAGAAACACACTTCACAGCAGACCAGATCAATGATCTGGAAAATGTATTTGCAAAGCGTTTAGGCATCGAAAATACTGCCACTATTGAACTCGATAACCCAGTATCTCGTACACATGGAAAAGAAGGGTACATGGTAGCTTTTAATTGGGAAACTAATTCTGCACATGGTAAAGGCATCATAGAATTTGATTGCGCGATTCGTGGAAATAATAAGATTGAAGATGTGAAAATTTTCGATGCTCGTGGATTTAGAGGTGTAAAGCTTGATCAAGATGCATTTGAACCTCTTGAAGAATCAGTAGGTTTCAAATACATAACTTACGGGTTAGATGCTGCAGATCTCAAGAGACGTGAGACTCAAAAAGATTTTAAGCCTGTAGGAATGAAGACAATCATTGATGTGAATCATCCAAGGATCACTCGCGATGCTTTATCTAAAGCCAAAGCTGGAAAGTATATCGCTGCTGCAACCTATAGAATGAGCGATGAAAAAGAAGTAGATTTTAAAGAACTTGTTAATGAATCTCTCGTCATGGAAGCAGATGTTTTTCCAGACGTTGACGTGATCAAGCTAGATCCTGATCGTGCAGATTCTCATGACGTTGTCAATGCGTTGATGCCTACCTTAATCCGAATGGCTTACGTCTATCTTGTCGACGACAAGGTCAAGTATGAACGCACTCATAAAGATGATGAAGATACTCCATTCGAATTCACTGAAGATGAGTTGGATGAACGCCTAGAAAATCTCATAGAAAATGTAGTGAAGCGCCTTGAAGAAGTTTCAATGCGTGATCGTAAAGCTGACATCAAAAAGATGAGCGGTGAGTTCAAGGAAAAGCTGACAGAATCTCAATTGTGTGAAGCCAAGTATTGGGCTGGTAGCATGGAGACGGACATGTGTGAAGTCACTGATTCACGTGGTGAAAAGTATGGTCACTTTTCGGTAGTCTTCAAGAAGAATGGAAAGGTAGAAATTGTTGCTAATCCTGGAAATCCAAATGAAGCAGAAAAGAAACAAATAATCGCAGTCGCTAGAAAAGCGATGCAGGAGAACTAAGATGACGACTACAGTAACCGTAGAAGCACACTGCGCTGATGACGAAGAGGTTGTATTTGGCATCTGTTACGACGGACACGATTTGATTGACGTTGAAACTGTTATCCTTCAAAATGGTCAGAAGGATCAAAGGTACATCTATGGTGACAGGCGCGCTGTAGTTTACGAGCGAAAGAAGAAATGAGTGACTTTAAGCAATACCTGAAAGAAGAACGATCTGTTCCAGCAGGCGTAAAGATTATTTCCAAGGCAATGAAAGAGCTTGGCGAAATTCAAAGGGTTATGGGTCCTGACGCTCCAGATAGCCTGCGTAATGCAATCAATATGTTAGATGAAGCTGCAAAACTTCTAAAATAAGACTCATCTGCCACGTGTAGAAGGAGCATCCGAAGCCCGATTTGAAGAAATTCAATCGGGCTTCAGTCTTTTCCGCACAAAAGTGTTTACTTTTCAGCTGCTTGTGATATAATACACCATCAAATCTAAACAGAGAGAGGTAATGATGTCAAAAGCTAAGATAGTTTGGAATGAAACAAAGAACAAGTTTCAACTTATCTCCCGCAACAAAGTTATCGTAGCATCAAAAAGCTCGGAGACGTTAGTTCGCTACGTCGCTAAACAATCTCACCCTCACGTCGTGAAGGCGAAGATCACGGACGTTGAGGTTGTTACAACCAACATCAAGATCACTGATCCTAAGGGCGTTGCGATATCTTCAGTCGATTCTAACTTCGACATCAACGAACGCTTTGAGTTTCTCAACGAGTTGATCACCCTGGTGGTTGAAGGTGATGCTAAATCTCTGATGGTTAGCGGCGAAGGTGGAGTCGGTAAGACCTTCACCGTGATGGAATCGCTGCGCAAGGCCGGTAAGGTTAACTGCAACACGATCTTCCCAAGCATCGATGATCTTAACGTCATCCAGGTAGAAGATTCAGAAGAAAAGATCAAAGACAAGGTCTACGCACAAATCAATCAGCCTAAAGGTGACTACGTTGTCATCAAAGGCCACGCATCTTCCAAAGCTCTCTACCGTCTGCTTTGGGAAAATCGTGATCGCACTATCGTTTTCGATGATTGCGACAAGGTTCTGAAAGACGCTGATTCGATCAGCTTGCTGAAATCGGCGTTGGACTCCTACGAAGAACGTTGGGTGTCTTGGTTAGTCGAACAATCTTTCGGCGATGCAGATTTGCCGATGACCTTCAAGTTTAACGGCCGCATCATCTTCATCTCGAACATGAAGCTCGCTAAGATCGATGAAGCCGTGAAGACTCGCTGCTTCAAGGTTGACCTGTCGATGTCCAAGCCACAACGCATCGAACGTATGCGCAACGTGATTGAAGATGTTCTTCCGCACGTCGAGCTTGAACACAAGCATGAAGCTCTTAACCTGCTGGAAGAGCACATGAACGTGACTGACGACATCAACTTCCGCTCGCTGATGAACTTGATCACAATCCGCAACTCAAGCTGCAAAGACTGGAAGAAGCTTGCAGTCTACGCTCTGACGGAGAAAGAATGATGCAACTTACTATGCACACGATTAAAAAGCAAATGAATAAGAAAGACTTGAAAGCTCCAAAGCTTCAAGAAACAAATCCTTCTGGAATCTTAACTCTAGAAGAAAAGATTGCAAATGCTGCCCAGCTTGCTCGTGAATGCGGTGTCGATAAGATCAATAAAGAGATCATGAAACATCGCAATAAGATAGAAATTTTGGAAGCTGGATTGAAGTTGTACTTAAATGGCACGCGGTAACTGGAATCCAAACGTCATTAAGCCGAAGCCTCGGTGCAGACTGTGCAGATTTGTTGTCAAAGATAAAGATTTTGTGAGGCTAGACGGTATCTACCCAGCTCATAAAACCTGTGCAGTTGATAGAGGAAGATTGTTTACCGAAGGTAAGGAGTTTGAAATGTCCAATGAAGAGAAGGTAAAGAGCAAGTATCCAGAAGCCCACTGTGTTTATTCAAATCATTCTGGAAAGTACATGATTTACCTGGAAACGAACAGCATCACTCAACACATCGAATGGCAAAATTCCAAGAAGGATGCTTGGGCAGCTATAGCTAAGGTCTTTGTATGAAACAGAAACTCAGCCCTCAACAACGAGCAAACTTGCGGGTCTGCATGTCATGCGAGTGGATCTTTGAGAAGAAAGATGCCAGCAAACATGGCGGTTGTCCTAAGTGTGAGTGGCCGAGCTACGGCGCTCGCGATGTTTATGGTGACAGAGCTTATCGATACGCTATAACGCAGAAGCCTTGGTTTGAAAAGAAGATGGCTGATTATAGCTACACGCTGTACAAGGAAATACGCAAGGCTCGTGCAGCTCGTAAACCAAAATCTATCTTTTCTGTGACGCTGAACAAAATATTAGGAGCAAAAAATGGGATCAGCTGATTATCTCGTAGGAATAATTGTCATTGGAACTGCAATTGGATTTTTGGTACATTCAACTGCAGCAGGATTCTTGGTATTTGGAATTCTCTTTACCATAGGAGCAGTTTTACCGTGACCGTTCATCGCATATACTGGACGGAGGGGGATTTATCAAATTTCGAAAGCTTTGAGGAAATTGATAAAGCTCTAAAGCTGTGCGAGAAGCTGAGACAAGATCGGATAGCTGGAAGGAGCATAAGTTTCATCGCGATGTCATCTGAAAATCCAGATGCTACTCACCTTGATGGTGTAGCTGCGCCGAATTCTGACTATGAGTGGGAAAAAAGGAGAGGTGGAAGAAAATGATTACTATGGAAGGTATTGACAAGCTGCGCATTCAGGCTGGAATTAGCATAGAAGATTCTTTTGAATCAGGCAGCAAGTATCAAGTGGGTGACCGCGAACTCGTTAACCTGATCAAGCTCGCAAAGCTTGAAGCTTACAACGAGTGTATCGCGAAATCACAGGGCCTGATTAAACCTAAGAACGATGAGACAGACTACATTCAGTCGGCGGTTAATATTACGTGTGTGACAGTTGCCAAGTTGATCGAGAATGAGAAGAATTACTGCCTTTCTGTGATATGACAACTGCCAAACACTACTACGAAGCTCACGTCACCATCGAACCTGTTTTTGACGGTAAGCTAGAGACCGCAAAGCTGATCGCTGAAGGTTGGAAGTTCAGGATTGCAGACCTGCTCATGAAGAAGCGTGAAGCAGACACAGAAGAACGTTCTTCTAAAGATACCTTCATGACGAGTCACTCGAAGGAACTCGAGGACATCACAAATCGCACTGTCGAAGTTGTTCGTCAGTTGAAACAGAAAGGCTTCAAAGTCTGGCGTTACAAGATTGAAGACACTGTCTTGGACAGCCGAATCGACGACGAACTCCACTTACTATAAAATTTACACGATCTTCTGCATGTGATACAATCTTCTCATTTGAAGAAGAGAGTAAAATGATAAAGCAAGCAGACTTACAAACATGTGTTGAGATTCTCGACGCGTACATCAAGCGATCAACCTGCGCCAGAGTTCACGTAGCTGCCTTACTCGTTAGAGATGGTAGAGTGAACATGACAGGTTGGAATGGAGTTCCAACAGGCTTCAATCATTGTTCAGGATTCTTTAAGAATTGTAACGTTGATGTCAAGACTCCCGAAGGCAGAGACCTTCACAGACAATTCTCTGAACGGTTTGAGCTTCATGGAGAGATGAACGTTGTAGCACAGTGCGCGAAACACGGCATCGAAACCGTAGGTGCCGCGCTGGTACAACAAGTATCACCTTGTCTGCCATGCGCAAAGCTTATCATCGCTGCTGGAATTGAGGAAGTTTACTTCCGTGAATTTTACGATAGACATGATGACAATGGACTTTCACTTCTCATGTTAGCTGGAGTTAAGGTGTTTAAGCTTCATGACGCTCACGGCCTAACGGTAGAACAACTCATCCTCAACGACGTTTACAAACCCCTTATCATCAATGGAGTAGAGTACAAACCAACATGACATACCGTCTCAACCACGATGCAAATGATCTTGTGGACATAGTCCAATATTACAAGACTCGTGCGTTGCAGCTGGCGTCACTTGGGTTTAAATGGTCTAAGACTGTAGAACCTACTGAGCATGGTTACCTCACGTTCTTTACCAAAGACGAGGAAAAATTCTGTTCTGGCTACCTTCCATTTAGGATGCGCGGTCATGGACATGGTGTAAAGTTGTTGAAGCAGGCAGATTGTCCAGTTCTCACTATGGAAGATTGCAACATCATTCCATTTCTTGAGAAGCACGACATACCCCATCAAGTTGCTAGATCGATCTTTGATACCGTTGAGTACAAGATGGTTGAGGACTTTTATGGAAATGATTGTGCGAAGAGAAGCGGTGTGTTGAAGATGAATCACATAGATGAAGGTCTCTACATCATGATGCAGATAGACGCTTCAATGACGGCGATGAAAGCTTATTGCATTCACCCGTTAGTTCAAAATAGCATGGATCTTGCAGTCAACTTTGATAGAGTCGTAGTGAAGTGTAATCCTATAGCCGTTGCGTTAGCCATGGAATATCGCAACATTGCGAATGGCTATCTATCTCATAGAAAGATAAGAAGCACTCACGACATCGAGATGAGTCCTCTTCTTGGCATTGAGAAAATGTTGATAGCTGACAAGGTTCAGAACTACAAGGACTTTTTGATTTACAACGCAGAGACTCATCCTCGTTCTAGAGAGATAGACGAGTACTTCAACAATTGGCTAGTAAAGTTGCAGGTGCATGACAAGTTTCAAAGATGGAATAAAGAATTGAAAGACATAACAGAATGATAACATTTGAAGATATGACAGTTGCTGCTCTAAGTGGAGCTTTAGGCGGTTCTGTTATCGCTGTAGCTTTAGGGCTGTGCTATCTGTACATAATAAAGGCAAAAGAATGAACGATAAATTTCGAGGTGCGTTGTTAGGACTTGCATGCGGCGATGCAGTAGGTACAACTGTTGAGTTTCAGACTCGAGGTGAATTTGAACCTGTCACTGACATGGTAGGCGGTGGTGCATTTAACCTCGAGCCTGGTCAATGGACAGATGACACCTCGATGGCTCTCTGTTTAGCTCAGAGCTTGGTAGACAAAGGTGGAATGGATGCTGTCGATCAGCTTCAAAAGTATGTGGATTGGCTCAATCTCGGTTACATGAGCAGCAACGGTCACTGCTTTGACATTGGTGGAACTACTCGGAGAGCTCTTAGAGACTTTCAAGAAATCGGTTCAGAAGTTGCGTGGCACGATGATTACTCTCTAGGCAATGGTAGCATCATGCGTCTCGCACCTGTTCCAATGTTCTTTCATGACAATAGAACTTTAGCGGTGTTCAATTCAGGGTTGAGCTCTAGGACTACTCACTCTGCACCTCAGTGCATTGAAGCTTGTAAGTTGTTAGGAGCTATCATCTTCAACGCTCTACACTCTGACTATTTGAACAAAGAAGAAATTCTATTCTGTCAACATGACAGCTTTATGTCAAAGAGCATTCAAGACATTGCAGATGGAACCTATGTCGACAAGTCAGAAAAAGAGATCGTGGGATCTGGTTACGTTATTCAAAGCCTTGAAGCTGCTCTTTGGTGTTTCTACACGACAGACAATTTTCGAGATGCGATCCTAAAGGCTGCTAATCTCGGTGATGATGCAGACACCACAGCTGCTATTTGCGGTCAAGTTGCAGGAGCATTTTACGGCGAAGATGGAATTCCACTTGAGTGGAGAATGAAGCTTGCAAAGCTTCCACTCATCTTAGAATTAGCAGACAAGTTGCCACGCACCCGTCTAAAAGCAAAGACGGATAAAGAATTTGTGGAAGCAGTTACAAAATTCAGAAAGGGTGAATCTTCTGAAGTTATGAAGCTTCGCACTGCACTACAACAGATCCAACAATGGGACATGCTCAATCCACCTCAAACTGACGTTGTAGCTGACCTTGGCTGGTTAAAGAGACTCGTCGATGAAGCCCTCAAGTGAGCTCCTTCCGATAGTAGTTGAAGACCATCTGCTCTGGCCAGATGGTACAATTTCTGTAGACCCTGATTCAATCGTCTCGTACATACTCAGGATGTCATCTGAGACGCACGGTATCGAGAAGTTATATGTCACATCAATCACTCCTGAAATCCTCGCCTATAACTCAATCAGCGACCATGAGCTGAAGATTAAGACAGAATGCAACGTTAAGTTCCCTCCAGAATGGAAGCTGCCCGATCGCTATAAATATGATCTGAATCTCGAAGATTACCTCATTGGGTTGGTCGATCGGATTGAGAAAGATGATCTCTATGAGAAACGTGTTGAACGCCTCTCTACAGAAATCTGGATGTTCAAGCAGCTTAAGCTAGACGATGTTCTAAGAACTCTCATCTACGTGATAGACGTGATGAAGGAAAAGAAAGTCATCTGGGGAGTAGGACGTGGAAGTTCATGTTCAAGCTACTTACTGTATCTTCTCGGTCTACATGAAGTCGATCCCGTCGAGTACGACATCGAGATCACAGACTTCATAAAATTATAGGAGAATATGTCATGCCAAGAATAGTCAGAACAGCACGTGGAGTGCAGTTAGACTTCGACACGATTATCATCAAGCAACAGCTTGCACAGGCCCCGATGAACATCGAGGTTGCTCGTCGTAAAGAATTCATCGATTCAAAAGAAGGAAAAGCTCGCGGATCAAAAGCAGCTACAACTGAGATTACAGAAGTGATTGATTTTACAGAACAGGAAGCTGTCGAGTTGGAAATTCCTGTCAAAGCTCCAGCGAAAAAGAAGAAGTAATGGCTGCTCAGCGTCCACAATTCGATAATCACCACCCAGTTCACGGTGGGCCAATCAAACCTGTAGACGTGACTATACCGCCACAATACGATGTGACTGCTGGTGGGATCATCAAAACCCCTTCAGCTATCTTGCCGTATGAAGCTACTTCTAACATCGACGAGAAGACTACAAACGTACCACCAGTGCACGGCGGACCGATTCAACTACCTCTGAACTTTAGAGGAACCTATGGTGATGTTGATAATGAAATGTGAGGTATCTGGATGTCAATGAGACCTACAAATTATGGTGGACCTATAAAGAAAATTGGAGTACCGCCAGGTTCAAATGACTCTTACGTCTTTGAGACAGTGACAGCATCTTATAATGAAGATCCTACAGTAGTACACGGTGGAATTATAACTCCACCTGCAACAGAGAATTACAAGGGCATAGAAATTCTTAACGCACCAAACATAGCACACGGCGCAAGAATCAGCATACCACCATCAGTATCCGGTCTTATAGTAGAACATGGTGGACCATTTGAGAACGTACAAGGAAGCATAGTAAATGACACCCAATAATTTAACCCTTAAAGAACACCTGATTCTCACTGAAGCTGATGAAAATCGTAAGCGCCGTGAAGATCTAACTTACACAGAAAAACTCGTTAAGAAACAGCTTGATCGCGTCATCGTCGAACTCAACGGCAATGAATCAGGCGTGTTGACCAAGCTTGCAGCTCGTTACGATCGTCTTGATAAAGCCATCAAGGTTATGGGTGAGAAGAAGAAAGAATTGAACGCAGACATCAAGGAGAAGGTTGAAGACCTCTTCGCCGCTGAGGACATAGTGCTTACGCGAGTGATAGACACCGTTTCATTCACTCTCACGGTTTCCAAAAAGTCAAAGCAAGATGATAAGATTGTCGTTGACTACAAAGCCATCGCTGAAGAACTCGCAAAGCTGATCCCAGACGAGCTTCAAGCGAAGGTTGATGAGATCGCCGCAGCTTACACTACGATCACCAAGCAGGAAGACAAGTCTCCAGCTTTATCTGTCAAAGCTAAAGTGAACGAAGGTTTGATTGGTGACTTGAAAGCTGGAATAGTTTCTGCTATCAAAAAGGTTATCAAAAGCGTCACGTCATGGGCTAGTAAATATGACAGAAAACTTGCAGCTCTTAAAAAGCTTGCACACATCTAAGGAGGAAAACATGGCATCATTCCAATCAAAGTTAGAAGTTGAACTCGTAGATCAAAGCGCAGCACAAGGTCGTGGCACATGGTCGTTGACAGCGCCTCTCGTTTATAAATCTGATATCACGGGAGTTGGTACTCTTACAGTTCCTGTTGGTTACGTCACAGACTTCGCATCTGTGCCAAGATGGCCCGCGCTATTTTTCTCCATCTTTGGTGACATCGCATCAGAAGCTGCAACGCTGCACGATTACGTCTATTCAACAGCACCATTTTCTCGCTACAAGTGTGATTGTGTGTTGAGAGAAGCTGCAATTGCAACCGGTACTCCACACTGGAAAGCTATGGGTCTGTTTCTAGGCGTTCGCATTGGCGGATCATCTCATTATGGAAAAAAATAAAATGCTATTCAAATCATTTTTGATAGAAGAAGTAGTTACTCATCAATTGCTCTTGGCTGATCATCGGGATTTGAGCGATGAAACTGCAAAAGAGCTGAAGAAAATTCTAAAGAAGTTAGGACTTTTTGTGTATGACTTACCGATGACAAAAGGTTCAGATACTCATGGTATAGTTTTCTCTAAAAAGCCTATGACTACTAAAGAGATCAAAGATTATTATCAGGAATAGCATGATGATGCTCAAACACAAAGATAAGACATTGAAGATCAATTCAAGGAAACATGAGCTTGAACTCACGATTCCTGGCGTCAGAGTGTTTAACTTATGTGAAGGCGAAGTCATCTATGGAGCTTATCAGGATCCAGCCGTTCACACTGTGATCTGTCATAGAGTTATAGGTGGAGACGAGATGTCTCGCGGCACTTCAACATTTATCGCAACTCGTAGAAATGAAAAGCCTGAATACAGAGACATTATTAACCCTTATACCTTTGAAACTGTCAACGTTGAATCTATAACTTGGGATGTAACGTACCGTCGTGAACCCTGTGGCTTACACCCTAATGGAATTGAAGATTCTTACAGCGCGATTCTCTCAGTTAACCCGTTACCCACAACACCAAACTATACGAAAGAAGAAATAAATGACACAGCAGATAGAAGCGATCCAAAGTAACATCATCTTCAAGTTCACCGAAGATGTCACTCAAACCCGATTCGTAAACAAAGCAGCTTCAGGAATCCTTGTTACATCAGGCGACGGCAATCAAACGCTGATGCCTCGTTGGGGTGAAGCCTTGTTCGTTGGTCCAGATGTTACAGAGGTAAACGTTGGTGACTTCATTCTGATCGAGCCTGGTAAGTGGACCTTCGGTTTTTACATAGGTGATGCTCGTTACTGGAAGACTGATGAAGACAAGATCATCGGTGTCAGCGATGAACCTGGTGAAACTTACTGATGAAGCTCAAGCCTAGCAAACTTTTCATCTTCACGATTTTTGCAAACGCTTTTGGGATGGAGTCCATTGGGACTTACATCTCAGTGTTTGGCTTGGGGGCGTTGTTTGCAGGTGATCCTGTAATTCTTACGATGGCGGTGATCCTAGACATCGCGAAGGTCGTTACAGTTTCTTTCCTCTATCAATATTGGAATCGAATTAAGTCAAAGTTCAAGTACTACATGCTTGCAGCAGTTATCGTTCTCATGACGATCACGTCGGTTGGTGCGTTTGGATATCTGTCTGGAGCGTTTCAAAAAGCTGTTCAACCTGTCATGGAGGTCACTCTCAAGGTAGAATCTTATCAACACGAACAGGCATCTCTGATCGCTGAGAGAGATTCATTGAAGACAGAACAAGCTGACATGGATAAGCAGGTAGCGCAGCTTCCAAGCAACTACATTAGAGGTCGTCAGCGTCTGATCTATTCCTTTAAACCTGAACAAGAGAGAATCAGATCTCGTCTAAACACGATCAACAAGCGCAACGATGAGTTGACGGCTGATATTCTCAAAGTTCAAAGCGAGAACATCGATCAGAACGTTCACGCAGGCCCAATCATCTACGTCGCAAAAGCATTCAACATCTCGATAGAAGAAGCGAGCAAGTGGGTCATCATGATCCTCATCTTCGTCTTCGATCCATTGGCTACGGGATTGTTGTTAGCTGGTAACTTCTTGGTTAAGCTAAGACACGAGGCTAACGATGAAGAACCTCCCGTTCAATTTCCGCTGCCAGATTCTTCATGGTCGCACAAAGATGACGATGATATTATCTCAAAGCGAGGTGAGATATACATTCCAACTGAAGCTGAAGAAAGTCCACCGCCGACTGAGCAGGTTGTTGCACAAGAATTTACGGAAGCTCTCAGTCCAGAATTCAAAGAAGAGTTTCCATTTGAGGTAGTATCTGTCGATGACGAAGGCGAGGTAATACCTGAAAAGGTTACGATGGTAACTCCACAATCCATCGGTTGGGCAGATCACGTTATTGAAATTCCAACTCCTAAAGAAGAGCCTTTGACAGAGGAAGAACGTGAATTGATGTCTTTGGTTTATGACGACATAGATACTGGCGAGAAGCCTGAAGATGATGAGTATGAAATAGATACAGCAGGCGTCTTAGTAGAGATGGTTCAAGATTACACTCCAGCAATTCCTGTTACTGAAATCAACGGCGATATCAATTATTCCGGTTCTCCTCAAGCCGATTTGATAGTAGAACAACCTCTCAAGAGCTCATTAGAGGACATTAAGATTCACATGCCAGAAGCTCTATTCTCTGTCGCTGAATCTACATCAACCAAAAAATCTTTGTACCAATAATGTTCTTGTAGCGTCAATAGAATTATAATAGCCATCTAATCATTGGAGTTTAGTATGGCAGTCAAAAAGTTATGGTTTGAAGCTCATCGTCCAAGCACATTAAGCGGTTACGTTTTTCAAAGTGACAAGCAAAAAGAACAGATCGAACGTATAGTTGGAAGCGGTGAGATTCCTCACCTGCTTTTAACAGGCATTCAAGGTTCAGGTAAGACAACTCTTGCAGAGATTCTAATCAACGAGATGGGTGTCGATGAAGCTGACGTCATGCGGATCAACGCGTCTGACAAAACCGGCATTGATTACATCCGTGATACAATCCTCAGCTTCGCAAGCACCTACCCTATTGGAAAGTTCAAAGTCGTCAAGCTAGAAGAGTTTGACTACATGTCACCAGCAGCTCAAGGCATGTTACGTGCAGTCCTCGAAGAGAACGCGGATACATGTCGCTTCATCTGCACTTGCAACTATGAAAATAAGATCATCCCCGCCATCAAATCAAGGATGCAGCAACTGCGATTCAAGGCACCAAGTCGTGATGACGTTCTCATGCGAATGTTTGAAATTCTCACAATCGAAGGTGTAGAATTTGATCCGGAGATAGTCGACAAGTATGTAGATCAGGCTTATCCAGACATCCGCAAGATGATCAACAACATGCAGTTGAACACGACGAATGGTGTCCTTGGAAATCCAGTTCATGATTCAGAAGGCGGTGACTATCAGTTCAAGCTGCTCGACTTCATCCTTGAAGGAAAGCTGAGAGACATTCGCAAGCTCGTAACAGAGCAATGTACAGCAGAACAGATCACTGAAGTTTACGAGTTTTTATATCGCAACATTGGCAAGCACCCAAAGTACGTCTCTGATAGAAATGCGTATGAGCAAGCTCTCTGTATCATTCTTGATGGGGTTTACAAACATGCGCTCGTCGCGATTCCACACCTTAACTTTGAAGCCACATGTATCAAGTTGTCCAACGCAATAGGAGAATGATGTGAATCCAGCTTTTTGGGTGCTAGCAATGTTTTTAACAGCAGTTTTATTTTTGGGACCAGATGACGATGATGATGATGAAGAATAAAATATTTGTGCGTGAAGTACAAGGTGAATATGTGTTGACCAACGGTGAACACTCAGACGACATAGAGATGGTTCCAAGGTCTCGTGAGCTTGAGCTGCTCGAACGAATCGAGAATCTACACAGAGATATTCGCGTAGCAAAAGTTAGGTGCAAGATAGATGGTTAAAGAAAGAGCTCTTGACATTTTCATGCTGTTAGGTGAAATTGACAAGAAGAACTACAAGCTATGGGATTCGCTTAGCGATGATCAGAAGAAAGAGTTTTCCCCACTTGTTACCATGAGGTGGATGGCTGGAACTACTGATCAAAGACAGATAATCTTCTTGAATGAGGTTGTCAACCTAGCGGTCTTCAGTTTACCAGAACACAAGGAACTATTCTTGAAGCTGTTGACAGTGTGTTCATCTGGAGATAAGAAGCGCTACACTTGGATTAACTACAAGACAGGTGGAACAAAGAAGAGTAAGAAATCTGTGGAGTTGATAGCAGAACACTATCACATGTCTCTAAAGGAAGCAGAAGACACAGTCAGATTGTTCTCAGCAGATGAAATCATGGAACTAGGTGAGGCTCACGGGCTCCAAAAAGATGAACTTAAACTATTGAAGAAGGAAGTAACATCATGAAGAAGATATACTTATGCGGTCCGATAAACGGTTGCACTGATTTTGAAGCTACAAACTGGAGAGATCTTATCAAGAATACTTGGAACTATGAATGTATAGATCCAATGAATCGTGATTATCGCGGTAGGGAATTAGAGCCAGGCATAGCAAAAGAAATCGTTGATGGAGATATCGAAGACATCAACAATTCCGATCTTATCGTTGTGTTTTATGAAAAGCCATCCGTGGGAACTTCAATGGAAGTTTTCTATGCGAAACATACACTCGGCAAACCTGTCGTCGTCATTGACATCAGCGGGAAACCACTAAGTCCTTGGCTGCTGCATCATAGTGATGTCCAGGTAAAAAGTATGGCAGAAGCAGAAATCGCGGTGAACAGGTTACTAGCATGAAGATTGTAAAGCAGAAAGGTGAATCTGATTGTGTATTGGCATCACTTGCAATGGCGACGGGAAGACCTTACAGTTCAATGTTCAAGCCTGCATTCCGTAAGAAGATAGAACTCGCCAAAGGTTGCTACGACAGCACGCTGAAAGAAGCTTTGAAGATGGCAGGTTTCATTGAAGGTCAAAATGCGCTGTCTATATGGACACAAAATCTTGACAAGAAATATGTGCAAGCTCTAATCTGGAAACGCAAGGCTCTCATTCAAGTTGTAAGTTTGAATTATGGGGGTGGAGAGCACATGATTTATTGGGATGGTGAAGAGTTATTTGACCCGTCAAACAAGCAGGTGTACAAGTTTGTTGAGAACTTGAGACCGACTTACGTGTGGTTATTAGGAGATGCAAATGTTTGAGATAGAAAGAAAGTTCTTGACTACGTCTGATGTTCCATGGGCTGAAGCAATTAGGATCGAGAAGATCACGCAAGGCTTCTTGTCTACTGATCCAGCGAAGACGATCAGAGTTCGTCTTGTTGAAGAGCTTACTGGAGACAACGACATCTACGCTTTCCTTACCGTCAAGGGGAAATCAGTTGGGATCAAGCGTGTTGAGATTGAGACTCAAATTGACTTTGATGTAGCCAGCGCGCTGCTAACTAACTTCTGTAATGAAGGAAAGATCATCGAGAAGGTTCGTCACATCATCCCTGATCAACATGGACAGCTTTGGGAAGTAGATCGATTCAGGACCAACAACAAAGGCTTGATCATCGCTGAGATAGAGTTGGCTTCTGAAGATCAGGAAGTAATCCTTCCGATGTGGATCGCTGGTGAAGTTAGCAACGACCATCGATACAGCAATGCAAGTCTATCAAAGTGTCCTTGGCCGTTTGAGTTTGACCCGAACGTACTAGGAAAATAAATTCTGTTTCCAGCGACTTATCTCTACATAAAGCAACATGCCATTACTGGCAAATGTTACTTTGGTAAGACCACAGGAAAAAATCCTATCAAATATTTAGGATCTGGTATTCATTGGAGACGTCATATAAAACGTCATGGTGTTGAGCATGTTGAAACTTTGTGGTATAAATTGTTCACTGACAAAGATGAATGCACACGAATAGCATTCCTCTTTTCACAACAACAAGATATTGTTAAATCTGATCGTTGGTTGAATCTAATACCTGAAAATGGTTTAGATGGTGGAGATTTTAAACCTGGTCATGCGCTTGGAAAAATTCAAACGAATGAACATCAAAGAAAAAGATTAAATCAACTTTTAGGTAAGAAAAGACCTGGAGTAGGTAAGAAGATAAGTGAAACACGTTTACGCAAGAGTAAAGATGGAACTTTAGTAACATGTAAAGGAATTCCTAAATCAAATGAACATAAAGCAAACTTGAGTAAACCAAAAAAGAAAATAATTTGTCCAAAATGTCTTAAAAGTATTGGCGGACAAGCAAATTTTAACCGTTGGCATGGTGTCAACTGTAAACCTAGGCAGAGGAGCATTTTATGAAAACTTTTGGATGGCACATACTTTTGGACTGCGGTGATTGCAATCTTGAAAAAATTTCCAGCTACGATAACATTTACAACTTTGTAAAGGAACTTGTTAAGCGAATTGACATGGTTGCTGTTGGAGAACCTACCATCGTGATGATGTGTGAAGGTGATCCAAAGGTTGGTTACAGTTTAGTTCAACTGATCTCCACTAGCAACATCACAGGTCACTTCATGGAAATTTCCAGAGAAGCTTACATCGACGTCTTCAGCTGTAAGTACTTTGATCCTAATGTTGCAGAAGACTGCGTTAAAGAATTCTTCTCCCCTGGTACGGTTCACTCTAAGTTTCTGGTAAGGGATGCAAAAGAAAATTCCCTTCTGCCTGCATATTGGCAGTTTCTTCCCGTTCCATCTCGATAATAATATGACATGAAACGTAAACTATTCTGGGTAGCCTTTCCATTCCTAGCCATATCTCTTTTGATTGTTGCTATAATTGCAACTGTCACTCAATTCATTACTGACATGGCAGATGGTTATTCAAATGTCCTAAATAATTTTGAGAGCTGGTGTCTCGATATAATCCCAAATAATGATCCTGACGACCAAAATGAGTAGCATACCCCTATACGATTGTAAGTTTTGCAAAAAGAAGTTCTTCAATGAACGAACGTTCATGAAGCATGAGTGTACCTCGATGGTTCGCTCTCGTGAGATACAAACCGTGATAGGACAACAAGCTTATGGGCTGTACAAAGTTTGGTTGGAGAAGCAGCGTAGAAAACCTCCAGCAGCTGAAGGCTTCATCTCATCTTCTTACTATACCTCATTCTTCAAATTTGCTGAATGGTGTCGTGAGACAGGCATCCCAGATCCTCAGAAGTATATCGAGTTAATGTTGGCTCAGAAGATAGCTCCTTCTCTATGGAAGCGGAATGAAGCCTATCAAATCTTCCTCGAGTACAGTGACAAGAAGTCAGATCCTTACGAGCAGGTTAACATTGCTATTGAGACCATCTTGGCGCTATCTGAGGGTCTTGAAGTTCAACCTTCTGAGGTGTTCTCAAAGTTCACTAGCGGAGAGATAACTGAACTCATCCAACAGCGTCGTCTATCTCCATGGCTTCTATTCTGCTCCAGGAGCTTCAAAGATTGGATAGGTACTCTTCATGAGAGTGAAAGGGCTGCCTTGATGAAGAACATTGGCATCACATACTGGTCTGAGAAGTTAGAGCGGTCCCCTGAGGTTGTAAAGAACGTTCGGGAAATAGCTCTGGCATTAGGAATCTGAGCGGTTCTTCAGTCCAGTCTATAATAATAGCGCAAATAGTTTGTAAAAACATCACAAATGTGTGTACTTTTTGGTTCACTATGATATAATTTCACTATCATAAATCAATAAGGAAACACGATCATGGCAAATCTCTTCGCAAATCCTAAAGCAGTAGCGGCAAAACCTGCAGCAAAGAAATCCGCCAAGGATGAAGTTGCAATTAACGGTTTGAAGCAACTCGCTGAAATCGATGCGTTGATCAAGGCTCTTACAGCTGCAAAAGGTACCCTCGAATCAACAGTCAAAGCTGAAGCATTCGATCACTTCTTCGATATCGCTCAAGCTACTGCAAAGCGTCCTGACAACTTCCGCGGCGTTGAAGGTAATGCATCCGCCTCAGTGGAAATGCGCAAGCGTTCTACAGCTTCTGCTCTTTCCGATGAAGAAGTGGCTCTGTTCGAAAAGTATGACCTCCCTGTCGAAAAAGCTGTTGCAGTTCAAAAGCTGTTCGGCATCAACCCAGCCTACGCTTCTGACGATGCTCTGCTTTCCAAGGTTTCCGAAGCTATCTCCAAGTTCGTTCCTGCTGACTTCATCGTGGTTCAAGAAGAAAAATCGAAGAACGTTGTTGGTGATACAACGATGGACAAAGCGTTCTCTTCAAAAGCTCCTCGCGAAATCATCGAAGCTATCACCGTGATCGCGTTCAAACCGAAACTGGAAACAACCGACATCTCCACCATCCTGACCAACGTCAAAACTCTGCTGGTTTAATCAAAATCGAGCCTGTAGAATTCTACAGGCTCTTCAAGGAGGAAGAATGAACGGTAACATGAACAAACTTCAAATGTGGTTGATGCGCAAATACTGTCCTGAATTTGAGGCAAAGATGCCCATCGAAGATAAGCCTGGAATGTGGCGTGCAAACGCCATCATTGTTAGCGGTTATTGGGGAATCTACCACAATGTGGTAGCGTCGAAACGAGTTGAAGGTTTGCGCAATGCTTATCTAACAGCCCGTTGGCTCGCTCTCAAGGCACAGTGGAAGCGTCCATTAAGCAGCTGTGGTATAAACTATGGAGTTGAAAAACTCGATCTCACTTCTCAGGACATCCAAGAAGCTCTTGACAAGATGCGAGTCAAGAACTTACCAGATTCTATTTACCCAGGTAGCGTCATTCATTTGCTCGACAGCGGTGCAACGCTTGAAGTGAATTACATCGAAGATCGCTGGCAACTCGTTTTTCCTGATTTCACACCAAGCGAACAATTTGAAACCCTCAACGAGCTTCATGATTTGTTGAGAGACAACTGCTATGCGCGTTAAAATTCCATTGTGGCTGTGGAGATTGATGACTCGTTATGGATGGTGGAAATATCGGCGTGAACAAAAGCATCCCATCTCAATTCGTAGGGCGCTTTTTGGAAAGTTCCCTCGATTCTCCTCGTTTGAAGAAAATGAAGAAGGTTGCCCTGATTGGGCTAAGAAATATTACGATCTAGTTAGGGAGAAAGTATGAAAGTGTATCGCGCACCAATAGCAAAATTTTCAAAGACTCGTCAAGTGCGCCGCTGGCGCGTACAAGCTATGAGCGAGATTCTGAAGTGGATTCAAATTGTGCACCCGCGAGAAGCCGAATGATCTCGATACCTCTTCACTGGTTGGTTACAGGATTTCTAGCTATCTTGGTCGTCGATTCTTTAGCGTTGACCGTAATCAACATCTCAACTAAATTTTGGTTTTAAGGAGAAAAAAATGCATGCAGAAATATTTTACGTTGGTTTTTCCCTGTTGCTGGTAGCTCTCTTAGTGTGGATGCTGATTGAGATAAGGAAGGGAAAACAAGCTGCGTACATTCCAGCCCGAATCAAATCTGAACCTATCGTTGTTTTCAACGGCGTCAGCACCATGAAGATGAAGAAGTACGAAAAATGAAATTCACAGTCTACAAAAATGATAACGTTGTGACGCCTCTATTTGAGCTCGTCGCACATTTTCTACGCTACGAGCTTCACACGATGGACATTCTCATTCAACCGCAAAACGTCTATCTTTTATCAAAAGGCCGGGTTCAAGGACCTGGCGGCTTCATCGTGATCATCTCTGGAATGCATTGCTATGATGTCTATGACGTCGCTGCTGCATTGGAGAAGTGCGGATTTAGGACTACTAACGTTGCTAAGAATCCTGTACCCTGCACTATACCATGAACTTCTGGGAATTTCTACGAGACCTCAATAAAGTTTGTCACTTTCAAACGAGAGAAGGCAAGCGCGTTGGTCCTGTCTCAAACTCGGAGCTGAAGAGATGGTGTCAGAACAAAGCTCTCATCATCAATGGAGAGTCAGTTGCATGGGATGAGAAGGTGGACTTCCCAATCATCTCTGTGGTTTTATTTCCAAAGAATCGCATCACCTTACTTTGAGGATTATCATGGTACACATGACAAATACAGACAATCCAATTGACTTTCCAAAGGTGTGGAAAGATGCTCTTGGAATTCCAATTGCAATAGGACAACGATATGGTTACAGCACTTCTGACGGTGGCTGGGCTCGCACTACAGTAGGAACTGCGATCAAGATCACAAAGACCGGTCGAGTAACTTTGAGTGTAGAGTCAATCAAGAAGTTCCTGTACGGTGAACCACATGAAGATGCTCCTTCGCTGGATTATGCAGATGCAGATACTGTCAGCATCCGCGCTCACATGGTGTTTCCTGTAAATGAGCCTTCGTAACCTACAAACCCCAGCCTACTCCAATTGGCTGATGATCTCTCCTGAAGGCGAGGAGATGTGCCGCTGTGCGCTCAAGCGCGCTAAGTGGTACCTTGACAGAGGTCTTGCAGACGTCATCTCTGAAGATCCACCTACCATCAAGCTCAAGTTCAAGCCTCACGGCAACGGAAACAAAGGTGATGCGTTCAGCCTTGCTCCAAAGCATAATCGCTGCGTCAAATGTGGAACTGAGGCAAATCTGACGAAGCACCATATAGTTCCATACATGTATCGAAAGTTCTTTCCCCTGAAGCTCAAGGCACGATCAGCTCATGACGTTGTCGTGATCTGCGTTCCATGCCACGAGGAATACGAAACCGAGGCTATGCACCTCAAGAAGCAAATCTCCATAGAGTTCACAGGTGAAGATCTTCCAGTCATCAAGATGTCTGTTGACAATAAAATTCTTGACAAGGTCTGTCGTCTTGCAAAATCTCTGTTACGCAAAAACACCATACCAGCTTCTCGTCAAGCTGACATGATGGCAGAGATTGTTGAATATCTGGGAAAGACTCCTACTCTAGAAGAACTTGAAGAGCTGTCCGATAGCGTTTTGATTGCATGTAGAATCGATCCTGGAAAAGCGATCGTCGAAGACTTGCACGCAAGTGGAGACTTTGAACCTTTCATCAAGCGTTGGAGACAACACTTTATCGACACTGCAAAGCCCGCATTTATGCCGGAACATTGGAGCGTTGATCGAGAAGTAGATGTTTTGTAGTAGTTTTCACCATAATTGCACAAAAGTGTGTACTTTTTGCAGCGCTGTGATATAATTACTCTATCAAATCAAGCTAGAGGTAATCATGCACTACACAGTTTATCGATTCGGTGAATATTACGATTCAGTCTACTCTGCATCTCGCTTGAACTGCAAAGCGATCAAGCGCAAGCTGATCGAAGATGGCTATCCTACAAACATTACCGTAGGGATGGACATCTAATGACTACATTCACCGATGAAGACAAGGCAGATATTCAATTCGCTATTGACAACAACAGCGATCTTCCTGAAGATCTGTACCTCAAACTCTACGAATACTTCTGCAATAACGGTGAGATGCCTTACGGTACTGCCAAAGCCCGCACTGGCGATCCTTATGAATGGATCGGTGATCACATGCACGAGGTGCTGCAATGAGTCTCGCTCTCGATCAAATCAAACCGGGCGTTAAGATTCGTCAAATAGCTCATCCTGAATATGGTGACTGGGTCATCAGGAAATTTTATGCAAGTACGACCTGGGAAGTAGACAAGGTCGGTAGTCGCGACGGAATAGCTGTGTCTGAAGGTGAACTGATAAAGTTTTGGGAGCTTGTGTAATGGATTACAACGAATACCAATACCTCTGGCCTCCTCGTCCGGAGCAGAAGATTCCTCAAGCGATGCTTACCTTTCAAGAGAAGCAAGGCTACTGGGCTCAAAAGAAAAAGAACGGTACCTGCACGGTCATCTTTGCCAAGGGTAACGAGGTCATCTTCAAGACTCGCCACAATGACATCGACAACGGTGATCATCGCATGTGGTCTCCTACTCCAGAGCACACTCGCTTCTTCCAAGGTTCTAAAAAGTGGAACGTCTACGTTGCTGAGCTGCTGCACTCCAAGGTGTCTGGCGGTCCAAAGAATCAACTGTACATCTTCGACAAGATAGTTGATGAAGGTGTTCACCTTGTTGGTAGCACATTTGCAGATCGTCAACTTCTGCTGGCTTCTCAATGGGAACCTGTTGCGGATGAAGGTGATCAAACTCGAGTTCACGATTACGTGTCGGTGGCTACAAACTACACGGGTGATTTTGCAAAGCTTTTTCTGGAATTGAAGCCTGAAGATGAGGGTTTGGTGTTGAAGAATCCTAAGGCTGTTCTGAGAGCTTGCATGAAAGCAGATTCAAACAAAGGCTGGCAAGTTAAGTGCCGCATTCCAACTAAAAACTATTCTTTCGTGTTTGCACTCTGTATAAATATCATTTTAGCAAAGGTGATATTATGTCAGGGTTTGTCTACATTTGGTATGATTTAGAAAAGAAACGCTTTTATATCGGTGCACACTGGGGGACTCCGGATGATGGATATATCTGTAGTTCTAGATGGATGAAAAACGCGTATAAGAAACGGTCAAAATCTTTTAAGCGCAGAATTTTATCTTTCCACTACGACAAAAAATCAATGTTCTTAGAAGAACAACGAGTTCTTTCGATGATTCATAAAGACGAAATTGGAAAAAAGTATTATAATTTGTCAAGAATTGCAGTTCCATGGTTATTTGTAGATCCTGTTAAACGTCTATCTGTAATAGAAAAGCTGAAAGCTAGTTGGACAGATGAGCGTCGTAAAAAATTCACTATAAAGATGGAGCGATTTTGGACTCCAGAAAAAAGACAACAAGCAAGTTTGAAATTATGCAGTCTTCAGAGAAAGAATACGTTAGAATCTAAAGCTTTAATGAGAGCTGCATGGTCAGATGAAAGACGAATACAACAAGGAAATAGACTTAGTAAAATATCCAAAGCGAGATACAAAAATTGGTATAAAATGCATAAAACTAGAAAAGAAAAATTATTAGAAAAACGTCAAGCTGAAGACTGGAAACCTACAGATAGATCAGTTCAAGCTTTTGAACATTGGGATAAGTTGAAAAAAGATTCCGTTAAGTTTCAATCAATCAAAGATAAAATGTCATTGAGTGCTAAAGCTAGAATTAGAACTTCAGTTTCTGAAGAAGCTAAAGCCAATATGTCAGCAGCTACATTAGGGAAAAAGCAAAAGATTGTGAAATGTCCACATTGTGATAAAGAAGGCGGCTCAGCAACAATGCATCAATGGCATTTTAATAATTGCAAATTTAAGGATGCTCATGAGTGTTCGTGTTAAAAATTTGGATAGAATTCCTTCTATCCCTGGTAGGTTTTGGCCTGCTGTGGTACGGATCAAACTGGATGGTAGCGCTTGGATTGTTCTTCGCGCTCTTCGCAAACAACTTGATGACATCGAGGTTCTTGATTGACCTCGCTGAGAAGCTATAAGAAAGAAGTTATGCTAGTAATCAAAAAACATACTCCTGACACGATGGGTGATACCATCGTAGCGGTGCTTGATTCAGATATGGACAGAAATCTGATCAAAACTCTCATCGAGAATTACAACGCTGGGCTTGGTACCTACGGAACTCGTTACTATCTTTTTGAAGACGAAGAAATCTACGTCAATCAAATTCCACCTGAGCTGCTTTCACCGAAATGCTTGTGCGCAGAGGCTCACAATCATGCAGACAATTGCCCGCTTCACGGCTCAGCTCTTGAAAAGGAATGGTTCGATAAGAACAAGGACACAATTCTCGATGAGTGTTTGGAACTACTAAACACAAAAGGGCGCATCGCAGCTTTGAAGCATTACTACAAGACAAAAGGAGTAGGAATCACAGAAGCGATGGAAGTAATTGACAGATTGCGAGATAAACTTTTGAAGGAATCAAAATGAGCATGACGCTGTTGTTTGTTCTTTTTCCAATCTTCATCATCCCTTGGTTGACGAAGATCTTCCTTCCAAGAAAGGTTACTTGGATCGAGATTGGATCTTCATTCGCCGTCGGAACGATCTTAACTCTAGTCGTGTATGCAACGGGAATGTACAGCCAGACAGATGACATCGAGATTCTGAACGGTCAAGTCATCTCAAAGTATCATGAGAAGGTACCGTGCCGCCACAGTTATCAATGTCACTGTCACATGGTGTCTTCGGGATATGGAAAGCATAGAACATCGACAGAAGAATGCGACACCTGTTATGAGCATCCTTACGACGTTGATTGGGTAGTTCACTCAAACGTTCGTGACTTTGACATCAACACGCTTGACAGCCAGGGACTTAGGGAGCCACCTCGTTGGACTATAGTAAAGCCTGGTGATCCAGTCTCTGCGAAGCATCACTTCACAAACTACGTGAAGGCTGTTCCTGACAGTCTGTTCCACAAGAACTTGACGCATCGATTTGACAACATGATTCCAGTTTATCCAGCTGGCATCTACGATTACTACAAGTTGAATCGCGCGATCACTGAAGGGGTGCCAGTGCCGGACATTCCTCAATGGGACAATGACATCTCTGACATCTTGCGAACTCTTGGGCCAGAGAAGCAGGCAAACGTTATCGTGATCTTTGTAAACACGGCAGATGAAAGTTACATCCACTCGTTAGAAGGCAAGTGGGTTGGTGGAAAGAAAAATGACATCATCGTCATCCTTGGCGTCACTCACTATCCAAAGATCGACTGGGTAGGTATCTCGAGTTGGACTGATGCAGCTCTGTTCAAGGTGGAACTGCATGATGACATCTCAGCGATAGGAACAGTTGATCGAGCAAAGATCATCCCAGTGATCGCAGCTGATACTCAGAAGATGTTTAAGCGCAAGGAGATGAAGGACTTTGAGTATCTAAAGACTCAGATACAACCACCCACCTGGGTGTTGGTGTTAGCTATTATCTTGGGACTCATCGCCTCTGTGATCACAACGATTGTAGTAAAGAGGAACGGGTACTAATGAAAACGAACCACCGCCGTAAGAATCCAAACAAACGAGGATTCAACTACAGTTATCAGAATTACATGGCTCGCGTTAGAGCTGGTGTACCTGGCATGGAACATGACGGTGGTCACCAAGGAAATTCAGTAGACATTAAGCAGGAAAAGACGCACAGAAGAAGGCAGCAAAGACGCATCAACAATCGAGATGTTTTTAATGAAGTAAACTTAGGAGAAATTGAATGAAAAATAAAGGTGCAATGAGCGTTGGTTTGATCGTGGCGTTGGCTGTGATAGGATTTGCGATTACTGTTGGTGGTGGATTGGTGATCGCTTACTACTCTGCAACAAACTACGCCGTTCGTGCGGAAGCTGGTCTAGAAGCCGACTGGACAAACAACAAGAACATTCTGGGTCAATACACCCTCAAGGTTCAAGAAGCAGCTTCCATCCCTGCGATGTACAAAGATGATCTGAAAGAAGTGATGTCCAAGGAACTGTCTAGCCGTTACGGCGCAAACGGCAGCCAGGCAAGCATGCAGTGGATCAAGGAACACAGCGTGAACTTCGATAGTACGCTGTACACCAAGATTCAACAGATCATCGAAGCTGGACGAAACGAATTCCAGAACGCACAAACTCGAATGATCGATGAAAAGCGAGTGTACGTTACTGAGCTCGGAACAGTTCCACGTAGCTGGTTCCTGTCAATTGCTGGGTTTCCAAAAGTTGACCTGAACAAGTACAAGCCAGTCGTAGCGGCAGATACTGAAGCAGCATTCTCAAGCGGTGTGTCAGCACCTATCAAAATGCGCTAAACGCATTCACCGAAAAAGCCTGCAATGTTTGCAGGCTTTTTCTTCGACATGACAGTCTATCTTTATATCAAGTGGCATCCAACAGATCCATCAACTAGAACTGATGGAAGGGGGCTATTTTATCTTGGAAAAACTTTACATAAAAATCTTGAGAAATATAAAGGTGGAGGTCTTCATTGGAATAATCATATCAATAAGTATGGTCGGAATAAAGTTGAAACTATTTGGTATTGTTTATTCACTGAGAAAGAAGAGATCAAAGAGTTTGCATTAATGGTCTCTGAACAGTGGAATATAGTAACGTCAGATTTATGGGCAAACTTGAAATTTGAAGATGGTCTCAGAGGCGGTTCTACTGTAGGTAATAAACTTCGTCCACGATCGTTAGAACAGATAGCAAATTCTAAAGGTCATACACCATGGAATAAGGGTAAGAAAATTGGTCCATTATCAAATGAACATAAAGCTAAATTAGCAATTCAATTGAAGGGGAAGCCACAACTATTAGAATCTCGCGTTAAAAGGTCAATCTCAATGAAAAAATTTATCGAGAAAAAGAAAGCGGCAGCCTTGCAAGCAGATAAATAGAATTGCAAGTCCTTTACCAGTTGAAGGAGTTAAAATGTCCAGAGCAACATACGTCAAGCAGCTAGAGCAAATCGCTGATGCCTCAAAAAAGACAATCAACGATCTTACCAGAGAAGTTTACGAACTTCGTGAACAACTCAAGTTAAAAGCGCAACAACCGACAAATGGAAGAACCGAGCAAAAGTCTACGAGTTATTAGACCAGACCTGATCTGGGCTAAATCAAAGCTTGACGATATTTTATTTGGCTGCATTCTGAACATTAAGCTTCATCAGTCTAACCTTTGTCCTAAGCTCATCATCGACATGAATGAGCAAGACATGGAAGACTACGCGAAGTTTCTTGATCACGTTTTTAGTCGTTAAATTCTCCGTCTCCTGTACGTCTAGAATGTTTACTTACATTCTCGACTATGTTATAATCATCTCGTGAATAAGAACATCCCCTACGACCTCCCGTTCATCGGTATCGATACTGAGTATCATGCTGATGAAAAGGTTGTCTTCAAACTTTTGAAAAGCCGCAATGGACATCGACATAGACGTAGTGAGCAGTTTCAACTCATCGACATTTCCATCTGCAGTGAAGGCATCCCTGTACAAGGACGGGAAGTTGTCGCCACACCCCTGCGGCCTCTACTTCCAAAACGTTCCAACGGATCCATTAACCGGGTTGTCTGCCATCCCCTACGAGCAAGCGGAAGAGCTGGGTTACTTCAAGATTGATTTCTTGCACGTCCACGTGTATGATCACTTCTCTTCCCGTGAGGAGATCACCGAGCTTCTGAAGCATGATCCTGATTGGGAGCTGCTGCAGATTCCATCAGTCGTTCAGCAATTATTCCAAATCTCCAAGCATCATGAACTTTTAACGCAGCTCAAGCCTCGATCAATCATTGAGCTCGCAGACTTCTTAGCTCTCATCCGTCCTCAAAAGCGTTACTTGTTGAAGTACTACCTCGAGGGTAAGACAGAGACTAGAGAGTACCTTTACAAGCGAGAGCCTGGTAGTGAAGGTTACGCTTTCAAGAAGGCACACGCTGTAGCTTACGCGCTAGTTATCGTGCTTCAACTTCACCTTATAAAAGGTGGCATCAAATTTTAGTGTACTTTTAGCTGCACTGTGATATAATTACTCCATCGAAAATAGGAGGAAATATGCGCAACGTTTATCTGGTTCAACGTGGTACTATCAACACACCGCTTTCAATCGAAAACCGAATCTCCCAGGCCGTCAACATGGATGACATGGGTTCGGCAGAATTTGAATTTGGTGCCCTTCCAAAATCTCTACGAGCGATGCAGCACGCTGCAGATAAACTGACGTTACGTGAAACAAACATCTTCAACGTTGACGGTGATAACCTACAGGTCTTGACTTCTCTGTCTGATGAAGACTTTGAACAGTGGTGCACTCAATTTCAAGAAGCTTGCTCCAACAAACGTCACCTGAAGAAAGGCCTCCGCATCGAAAACTGGTTCAAGGCTATTCAGGTCCCAGAAACTTTGAAGGGGAAGAGCGCGAAAGAATATGTGGATCGCCACTTGCGCTATCGTTCTGACTTCTGGTGGGATATCGATAACAACTTGATGGCATCCTTCAACAAAGACTTCATGGCTCAGTGCAAGCAAAACCTTGAGTCAAGCTGGAAGTACATGGATGAGCAAGTTACAGCCAAATAAGTGTGTACTTTTCTGACGGTTGTGATATAATTATCTCATCAAATCAATACAGGAGGTAATCATGATCGTCAACTCAAAGCAATTTTCTTACGATGCCGTCAAGAAGTCATTTGTTGCAGAGATGTCAAGCCTCAGCCGTCTCGTCGAAGATGTAAATCCTTTCGATCAAATCTACCCTGACTCTGCTGATCTCGGTTTCACGATGATCTCTTCTCGTACTTCTCATCAAGCACAGTTCATCATGAGCAACTACGAACGTGATGCCGAAGGTGATTTTGTAGCATGGCATCTCGTACCAACGAAAGAAACTTGCAAAGCTTTCCCGAATCTTCGCGGATCGACAGTGACGATCTTTAACGATTAAGCTATCATGAAAACTCTACTCTTTTACTTTTTTGCACCGCGTTGGATGGTAAAAACATCTTTCGTCATGCTCTGCATCTTTACTTTCTTCTTCTTTCTGTTTCTTGCTGAAACAGGATTGCTTTCGCAGCTCTGGACAGATGCTCTCTGGCCGATAATTTACGGATTTTTTAACGTGCTAGGTTCTATCTTCCATCTCTTGTTCGCTCTTGTAACAGGTGCGTGTGGTACACCAGGAGTCTGCGTACAGTAATGAGCAGCAAGAAACCAAAACCAAACAAATTGGAAATCGAGGAAGCTGCGCTAGCCGCAGCTTCCGCTCGCATCGCCAAGCAAAATAAAGAGAAGAAAGAAGCTGCTGCAAAAGCTAACCCTCCGCTGCTGAATCGTCTTGAAGAGTATCGAGAGTATTTCGTTCGCGATGAGAACCTCTTCGTGATGAAGACCAAGAGCGCTAATCGCGCTAAGCAAACTCTTGAGTTGGTTCGCTATGTTTTTCAGAAGTATCCTGTTCCCAGCTTCATGAACTACATCTGGGAATATAGCGGCGATACAGTTCAACCTGGATATGGTCGTGCTCCTGGCACGCGTCAACGATACCATGAATTTGAGATGTGGTACATCTGCATTGCTACTGGTGGCTCTCTCTACAAAGAATACTTCAAGGACAAAGCTTTGTCCAAGAAGGAGACTCACGCCTTCTTGAACTGTAAGTACGATCTTACCATCCCTCAGGCTCTCATCTACGCAATCTGCAAGTGCGTTGGCGCGAAGGACGGAAGCGCTCTTAGAGTCGCTCGTTCTAAGCTCGTAGAGAAGAAGCCTACCGAATTTTGGAAGTACGTGATGCGATTCTTCGCTCACGAAAATAACATCACCATCGATCAGATCAACGATCTCGTCGACTATTTGAATCACAAGCACGTTGGAAATCCAACCTTCACCCTAGCAGGTTCTGGGCAGACCGTTGAATCTCTGACCAAGAAGATGAAAGACTGGCACTACGATCTTCGCCGAATGAAGGTCATCGGTAATGCAACTTGGGACGGCTTGGATGTTCCAGATCAGACTTACAATCGAAAGTTTAGGACTGGAAAGGTACAGCGCTGGTTCTTCAAGCAGATCAAGACCGCTAAGGACCTTCAACAGGAAGGTAACTCCCAACGACACTGCGTATTAAGCTACAAAGATCGCTGTATCAAGGGTTCTGTTTCTATCTGGTCGCTCTCTAACGAGGATGAATATGGTGGAACTCACCGTAAGTTGACGATTGAAGTAACTGAGGCTGGTTCGATAGTCCAGGCGCGCGGGATCGCTAACCGTGCCGCAACAGCAGAAGAGCTTACCCTTGTAGATGCATGGGCGAAAGATCACTGCTTTAGCGTAAACATTAATCGCGGATACTATGGGTAAGATTTCTCAAGCCGTAAACGATTGAGTAGGCATTCCTGTATCAGGGATAACTCCAACAGCTCTGTCATCCCACAATACTTCCATCCAACCGTCTTTTGAATTTGTACATTCAAGCGCTACCCCGATGTGTTTGACACACCATTCCTGCAGCAATTGCTTCATCTTGTTGACGTCTCTGGTGATGCCTGTGCTAGATTGTTCGTTCATCCTAGCTGTCAAAAGTTTAACGGTGTAACCTTTAGCCACCCAATCTCTGATGCGATAGATCATAGTTGGAATTGGTTCTCCAAGAACGTAAGCGTCAGTTCGATTTGGAATAGAGTATGCAACAGTTCCATCAAAGTCTACACCTATCCACTTGTCAAACGAATGCGAGTGAGGGGTATCTTTCATGCAAATAGGGCAGCAATAAGTGCCTTGTGCAGCTAAAGTTGTATCACAGCAGTTCATGATGTCTCCTATTTGAATTTGATCTCAGCGTTTTCAGGCATCGCAACTACCTTCCTACGCTTGATCTTTGGCTTGCTGTTGATGTCGTAGGTGAACAACTTCCCAATGATTCGAGATGTAGAGTTGATGTTGAAAGTCTTGAGAGACTTCCTAACAACGTCACCGTTGCCAAGTTTCGCAAACTCAAAAGAAAGTGGGTATCTGTCAGAAGCAGCATAGAACCACTTAGTAGCCACGCTCAAGAACCAATCTTGATCGATACCTTCTGCAGCTAGGTTGTCAAGGATGTAAGCTTGAATCTCTGTGTCGATGATGTTTTCGACGATGGTGAGGTACTTGACCTTCTTGTACTCGATCAGCGTCAAGAAAAGAAGATTTTTGTCATCTTGAAGTTCTTCGAAAATTATTGGATGTACTTTAGCCATGTTTGATCTCGTATAGGTTAGTTTCTAGATTTATTTATTTGGTGCACCGGCTCACTTTTCTGTTTACTTTTGAGTTCTTTTGTGTTAAAATGCGCCTATAGATTGAATGAGGATGTAATGTGTTTAAGCTGTTCAGTAAAACTAAAACTGTGACAAAAACCGCGCCTCCAACGCTGAAGCAGCCAAGCGCGCCAGTTTCATTCAAAATCAAGATAGACACCCATCTGGGATGCACTGATGAATTCCCCGCTCACTCGAAATGAACTCAAAATACGACAGGATTAAAAAGTGATAAAATTTTTGTGGCATCTGATTTGGGGTGGCTGTGATCACCAATGGAAAATTAACTTTCAGGGCAAAATTACAAATAATGGCGTACCCTGTGGAAGCTATTACGACCTTCAATGTACAAAATGTGGAACCGTCAAAAGAAAGAACCTCCTAACGTGAAAAAACTTTTTACAACTCTCTATGGATCGAAGCTCTACGGAACTTCTACTCCAGCCTCTGATCGCGACATCAAGCATATCGTGCTGCCTGATCTTGACGATATGTTGTTAGGTAAGAAGCTCGAAGCGAAGGTTAAGAAGACAAACAAAGTAGAGCACACCCGAAACTCTGCAGATGACGTGGATGAAGAGTTCATCCCTCTGCAAATCTTCGCTCGTCACTTCGTTGAAGGTCAAACATACGCAATCGAACTTGCGTTCGCTATGGAAGGCGATCACGCTGAACAGAAGATCTTCGATCCGCGTGGAGAGGTTGGACGATACTGCATTGGAACTTCTGCAGTTGATGGACCAATGTATGACTTTATGATTGCAATTCGTGATGTTCAGTTTGACGATTACGACTACGAAGTTCCTCTCTTCGTACAGTTCGTGCGTGAACTTCGCACCAAATTCCTGACGTCTAACATCAAAGCGATGATGGGTTACGTTGTCAACCAAGCTTCTCTTTACTCATTCAAGGGTGAGAGGCTGAACGCTGTGCGTGAACTTCAAGTGATCATAGGTGACGCTGACGTCTACTACAAAGAAGATGAGATGAAGCTGAGCGAAATCTATCAGACTCCTCGGTACTCCGGCCTGCTCAACGATCTAGCCAAGAAGTTTCCAAAGTACTTCCGCCTGGAAGAATATGACATCGGTGGCGGTGTGATGAAGCCTTGCGCTGTGATCCTCGAGAAGACCCTACCGTTCACAAACAGTTTGATCCAGACCCTCAAAGTTGTTCACGCTCTTGAGAAGAAATATGGATCTCGTGCCGACGCTGCGACTGCAAACAACGTTGATTGGAAGGCTACCATGCACGCGCTGCGCATCGTTGATGAGGGTCTTCAAATCCTGTCAACTCGGAAGCTGTCGTTCCCATTTGATGAAAATTACGTAAACCACCTCCTGTCAATCAAGCGTGGAGAACTTCCACTCGATCCTATCAAGGAAGAGCTTGCTTCAAAGCTTGACGAGCTAAAGGATCTGGAAAAAACAACAGACCTTCCAGAGTGTAACGCTGAATTTATGAAGAAGTTCGACGCGTGGATGGTAGAATGGCTGCGCAAATTTTATAACTTGAGAGGTTCACGATGAATGGAGACGAGGATGGAACAACTATAGAAGTTCCATGGTCTGCAATTAGAGCACAAATAACTAAGTAAAGGAAAAAGCAATGAGATGTCAAAAGTGTAAGAGTGACAGGATAGTCAACCTGTATGGTAAGGTCAGCGACTTGTGCGTGTGCTCCATCGGAGAAAAAGAACATGAAGGCTACGTGCCTGATGATCTAGGCGTTGGTGGTGGAGATGACATTCAATTTGAATACTGTGCAGACTGTGGCCAGATTCAAGGTGAGTTCCCACTGCAGCCAACTGATCTTGAAGGGCGTAAGAAAGCTGAAGACAACGAAGACAATTTCGACGACGGAGAATAACGATGCACTTTCCTGACCAATACTTTGTAGGTAAGCGTAGTGGTACAAGCTGTGGAATGGGTGGAAAGTTTCCACTTGGATTTGCAACACCAGAAGGAAAAGATTCTGCAGCCAATAAACGTAAGAGTACAGTTGAAGGCTGGGCAGGAAAAAATGCCTCTTACGTAACCATCGACAACGTACCTGTCGAAGGCTTCCGCTTCGTCGGCGACGTTACTCGTTCAAGGGATTGGTTTGGTAGCGGCGCGTCTGTCTGGCGCGTTGAAGACCCTCGCGGTTTCGAGATTGAGATCACGTCTGGCAACCTCATGATGCTCATGGAGTTGACAACCATCGAGAACGGTTTGATCAAGGGTAAGTGTCTGTACGCCCGTGATGGTGCTAAGAACGCGCTGTTGCTTGAAAATTCAGAAGAGTATCAGGCTGCCTTCGCTCAAACCACACGCATGAAGAGCTCTGACAAGTTCACTCTCAAGAGCCTCAAACCTGGCGATCTGGTAACGATGGTGGATGGAACAGAAGCTCAATACTTTGGTAAGGTCTGCTGTCTCGTTCAAACCACTGAAGATTTGAAGCTTGACAAAGATGGTAAGCCTACTGTTACTTACTACGGTCGCAACTACGTTCAACACCAACTGACGAAGTTTGTAGTAAAGGACCGTTACCTGATGATTCCAACCGCAAAATCTTCTATCGATCTTCCAAGCACTCCAAAGATCGCTGAGCTTAAGAAAGCTTTTCAAGGTGATCACGATTTCATTCTCAATTGGGCGCTGGACAGGGTTAACCAACAGCAACCTTCACTCTCCATCGCTGGAGACACCTACGGCGCCAAGGTGGTTTACGCTGCTAAAGCCAAGTTTGCAGAGAGCGACGCAATGCTCATCAAGAATGAGGTGAAGAATATCTTCACCAGGGAAAAGATAGTCTTGAAGAATCAACGTTACAATTCCGCTAACAATATGTACGTCGAAGATCTTCAGGATGCTGAAGTGTTATCGAAGACAGATTTGATGAGCCAATTTGTAGTGATGGAGAAGGATGGAAACTTTTACCTTCCACAGTTTATCAATACGGATCTCAATGCCCGTGAAATTATAAGACATTGTCTGGCGTTGAGCGTTAAACGTAGCAATTGTGACACTCAAGGATTCTTACCTGTTATAGTTGATGGTAACACCGTCAACCTTAAATGGGATGATGCTATCTTGTCGAACAAGGAGCTACCTCGCAATTGGCAGCAAGGTAACGTGCAGAAATACAAGGTAGAGCCTGAGAAGTTTTTCGAGGAGCTGGTTGCTGAAGTCAACAAGAACAAATTTTACACGTTCTCGTTAGAGATACATGGCAAGACTGTTCCTATCCTCAAACATTGAAATAATTATTGGTAGGATGTGCTTCGGCACCAACAAAACCTATCGATAAACAGTGTGATAAAATTGGGTTGTATGCTCGCAGCGTTGTCACTCTCCGTGACGTTGGGGTTCCTCTTGAACAGATAAACTCCCGCACCGTTTCTTCGAAAGATTTCCCTTACAGTGGTCTCAACACTGACGCTTACAAGTTAAAAACAAAAAATCCAGCTGACGCTTACATCGCTTTCTATCAGATGTGCACCTCAGTTGGTTACGATCTGATGTCTCAGATTTATAAGAAGGAAGCTTTGATTCGAGAACACCAGGTTGAAGAACAACGCCATAAAGAAGAAAAGATTCGAAAAGAAGAACTGAATAGAAAATGGTTAGAACACGAGCGCTATGAGCGCAATAAGAAGAGGCACAAGCATGTTGATCTACACTCTGCAAACTTCAAAGTTAACGAGGAAACAGAAAACAAAAAGATCATTGGAATGGGAAAGACACCTTAAGCACTATGGTGTCAAGAATGAAAGCACGAAGTTTCAACCTATCGATCTGAAAAGTCCTCAGCCTCTTCGAGAAGGAGCTGAGGACTTCAAGCGCGTTGAGTCTCTCAAATCAAACGCTATCGAAACTTTCAAGAAAGATCGCAACGTCTACACCGGCACCGCCATGATTGGCATTGCAACGATGCACAAGTCAAACTCTGTTCCAGTATTTTCTGCTGAGAATGCTATCGATATCTCTAAGATGCGTCGCGGATAGCACAAAAGTGTTTACTTTTTGTGCCATTGTGTTATAATTACCTTATCGTAAATTGCAATGGAGGTAACTATGTGGAGCACAGTAGCTATGATCGCAAATCATAACGGTTTTCCTGAAGCTGATCTTGTAGAATTTGCCATTTCTCGTAATGTTAAGTATGGCATCATGGTTATCGATGGCGATGCCAAGATCGACAATTGCCTCGTTTCTTCTCTATTGAATGATTTCGAAGCCTTTCTTGCTGAAGAAGATGCAGCGGAAGTAGAATATCTTCTCCAACAAAATCCAGAGTTTGCGCCAGTCGATGTAGGCTGCGAGTTTGATCCAAAGTTCTGAAATGGATAACTCTTTCTTCTTCTCATTGTTGGTCATTCCACTGTTCGTTCCTGGAATTTTGATCGCAATGTACTACGAACGTTTGAATCGAAATCTTCGTCCAATGTTGATAGGATTATGGTGGATTGAAGCTCTGATAATTTTTACAACCATTTTGTGGAACACATAATGACAGACATCATGTACCTGATAGTTGCATCTGGCGGCCGCTACGACGATTCTTGGTCTAAAAATGAAGCTGTAACAGCTGACAAGGCAAAGGCAGAAGCCAAAGTCTTGGAGTTAGAAGCGGAACATGTAAAAGACACGGAAGCTGCTGAAAAGCTTCGAGAACTCCGCGACGTTATAGACGGTGAACTTGGTAAGGTTGAGTGTGAACATCTCTTGCCGTATCCTCGCTGGGCGCCAGGACTCGGCAAAGAACAGATCACCCAGAAGATGCGCAATGAGCGCACGAAGATCGAACTAAAGAACAAACGAATCGCGAAGCGTAACGAGGCGTTCTTTAAAGCTCGTCAGAAGATAATTACAGCCCGTGAAAAAGCCTTGCTGTTGTCATTGGGATATCCTAAGGGACATCCATTCTTCGAGCAACGGTATCTTTACATTGAAAACGTCGATTACAACATTGAAGAGGTGGATGTGTTAGCGTGAAGATCTTCAAGATTCAAAGAAATACCGACAAATTATTTTCCTGTGGCGGAGAACGCTGTAATTTTTCAAAGAAGGGAAAGATGTGGTCTGCACTTGGTCACGTTAGCTGTCACCTAAACTATGCAAACTATGGTCGAGACATGAGCAATTTAATCCTTATTGAGTATGACATTAATGAGGATGACGGTTCAATGTCAGTCATCAAGAAGACACCGCTGTCTCAGATAAAAGGTGAAGCCAATAAAAGAAAGCGGATCGCCACAGAAAAGAAAACGGTTCAGCGTCTGAAAGCAGCAATCGCACAGTCAGAAAGGGCTCGTGAGTTAGCTGAGTTAGCTGAGAAGAGATTGCAAGCGCTTCGTGGAGGTAAGAATGTCTAAATCGCTTGACTACATCTTAACAAAACATGCCGTTGAACGGCTTTGTGAACGCAATCATGAATTTTCTACAAAAGTAGAAGCGCTACCGCCAGCTTTACGGCTGAAGGAAGCCTACAAGCTAATGGCGGAATCAAAGGAAGAAAAAAGCTTCCTGAACAATAGCATCTTCATGACGATGCTCGGTGAGAAGTATGGATTTGATAATTGCTACACGCTGTTCGTTCGTGACGACAACGTCTTCGTCGGGATCTCAAATCCCAGTGGTCGCTACATCGTCACCGTGATGAACAGGGGTAATCACTATCTCCCTCACATTCGTCACAAGGTTCAAAAATTTAAGAAGAAGGAAGGTAAAGCGTTGCCTGTTCACTTTCCAGCGGGGCACCGTTCACGATGACCTATCCAGCTTTGATTTCTGATGACCTTCGCAGGTACATCAGAATTGTTAACAAGTATCTTGACGAACTCAACCCAAATGGAGAATAACATGAACATCGAAACACAAGTGTCGCTGGACACCGTCAAATTCTTGAAGAAAACTGTAGATTCAATGACAACTAGCGCTGATTTTGCGTACCCGGATGGTGTTCTTGATTATGATCGAGCTCACACGTCTCTTCAAAGTGTCAAGTCAAAACTTCAGATGCTACAGATGTTCCTATCTTCTCTTGAAGAGCATGAAAAGAGCACGATCCCAAAATAAGTGTTTACTTCTATCGCTGCTGTGTTATAATTACCTTATTGGAAAACAGGAGATTATCAATGGCAAAGTCCTTCGCAGATGCAATTCTTACAGCTGAAAAGATTTCAACGAAGAAAGAAAAATTCGAAGCACTTTCCGGCCTGGATGCAGACGGTGTTCGTCTGTTGCTGGAAACTGAAAATCCTTATCGTGTCTTTGGTATTCGCAAGTGGGAACAACCACAGGCATTCGGCAACTTGGATGGACGCAATGGTTCTTTCAAGCTCTTCTTCGAACTCCTAGACCAACTTAATGATCGAGTTCTGACTGGCAACGCTGCAAAGAATGCAGTAACTGCCGTCCTCGGACTGTACGATGAACGTACTGCTTCCGTCCTCGAACGTGTCCTCCTGAAAGACCTGAAGTGCGGTGGTAACACCAACACCTTCGAAAAAGTTTACCCTCAGTTGAAGATTCCTGGCTTCGAGTTGATGCTCTGCGAAAAGATCGAGCATCGTAAGAACGCAAAGGGTGAAATCGTTTACCCAAAATATCGTTGGGAATTCCCGTGCATGGGCGAAGTCAAATATGACGGTATGCGCTTGGTTGCAAAGGTTCAGAACGGTGAAGTCGAGTACCTGTCTCGCTCCGGCAAATCTGCAGATCAATGGAATGGTTTGTTCGATGATGAACTCATCAAGATGGAACAAGAAGTTGGTCAACCTATCATCGTCGATGGTGAAGCTTTGGCTGATGGTGGAATGTCTGCTACAGCGAAAGCAAAAGGTTCCAAAGGTGACAAATCTGGAATGCGCTTCTACGTATTCGACACGATGACTCTCACTGAATGGGAAGCTCAAAGCTGCCCTAAGCCTCAATATGCACGATCTGGTGATCTTGAAAAGGTAATCAAGAAGCTCAACCTGACCACAATCGTGAAGTCAAAGTATCGCATCTTGAAAAACTTGGCAGAAGCCCAAGAATTCTACGCCGAAGTTACTGAGCTCGGTATCGCTGGTCAAGATGAAGGTCTGATCATCAAGTACCTCAGCGGCAAGTATGAATGGAACAACAAGAAGCGTACAGCTACTTGGTCGAAGTGGAAGCCTGTCATCGACGTGGACGTCAAGATCGTTGGTTGCTTCGAAGGCCGCGCCGGTACCAAGAATGAAGGCCGTCTCGGTGGCTTCTTCGTTGAAGGCAAGGACGAAAATGGTAACAAGATCAAGTCTCGTTGCGGCGGCATCAAGGTCAGCCACAAGAACTACAAAGCTTGGTTGGCGAAGTTCGCAAAAGCCAACAAGATCGACATCGCAGCTATCCTGGCAAGCGGAGTATCTAACGATGAGTTCTTCCGCACCTACGCTTGGAACAACCAAGACAAGTTTATCGGCGAGACCTGCACTATCGAATGTCAAGAACTATCCCTGGCTGAAAACTCTGACACCTACGCTCTGCGTTTCCCATTCTTTACCTGCCTGAGGGATGACAAATAGGAGAAATATATGACTGCAATAATTTTCATTTCAATTTTTGTCGCTTTTGTCACGATCATAATCTACTTTGCTACTAGGAATGATCCTTGTGCTTGGGGACATAAGTGGTCTGTTTGGGGAGAGATAGTAAAAACGATAACAACTGTATAGAGAGACAGCGTCGGACTTGTAGCAAGTGCGGCATGATAAATGAGAGGATAATCTAATGTGGGATGACGTTGTAATTGGAACGGGTGATCGGCAATGCAGCGCATGTAAGGTTTTTCACATTGAAGGCGATCACTCGATCTCTCAAAACTCCACATCATACTGGATATCTGATTGCATCTTGAAAATCGGAATGACGATCTTCAAGTCTTCGCCTGAAGGTCAGGAATTGAATGCGATGATCAAAGATAAAGTTGAAGCTGTACTGATTAACGAGTGGGTTAACTCAACAGCTTTGCGTAACATTGACGTCAAGGTTCTGAAGCGCAAGATTCGGGAATCACAAGAAGAATTCTTTGACGCAGGTCGTCGCGACAAGGCTATTCAAATTCAAAGAGCATTGAGCATTTAAGGAGAATATTTTGAAAAAGATTTTAGCAGTTATAGCAATCGCAATGAGCCTTACAGCTTGTGGTTATCAAGCTCGTGACGTAGAAGTCGTAGGTCAAGTAAAGCGCGTCGTTCACAACACTCCAATGTTTTGTGATAACTACATCGACATCGATCTCAGCCTTGGTGTGATGCGCAATGGAACAGGTTCGATGTCTACTCAAGACATCTACGCCAACGTGATCAATCCTGCTGACCTGAAGATTCTTCTGCGCGCAAATGAAACAGGCGAACTCGTCAAGCTGACATACGATGCAAAGCGTGTAGCGTTCTGTACGTCATCTGGCCGCATGATCACAAAAGTTGAAATCGTAAAGTAAGATGCTCATAAGGAATCCCTGTTGGGACCCTATTCCAGCTGTTCATGCTCTCAACATTGCCAAGCGGTACGCGAACGTTGAGACTACGCTGGGGCAAAATGCTTGGATCATCGATCAGATGGTGCGCGCTTTAACTGGAAGCCCATTGGACATCACAGAGTTTACTACGAGCAAAGGCGAAGTGATTCAAATAGAGATTTTAGGAGAATCGCGAGAGTATCAGGAAATTGCAAGCGCAGATAATTGGGATAAAGGTATCCCAATTTAGGAGAAAGATATGGCAGCAACTAGAGAAGACATTAAAGAGTGGTTTGAAAAGGGTGTTGAGATTCAGGCAACCCACATGGTGGTGATGGTGGACACTTTTGACTGGGATGATTATCCCGTCTACATCATGCCAGGTCAAGACCCTCGTTATGAAGTTTCTGTTCGTAATGGCAACAACATGCAGAACGTAATGGAGGTTTATAACCTCGCAAAGCCAATGCAAGCTCAACTTGATGAGCGCAGAAACTTCAACTATTGATCGGGGAAAATGATGAGTGACGGAATAAAGGCTCTTGAAGAAGCTATCGATCAGACCGAGAAGACAAAGAAGAAAGCAAAGCCTAAAGAAGAAGAAAAGTCATTCAACTACTCTGTCGGTCACTATTGGGTGAAAGATTCTGGTGCTATCGGAGTGTACGCCTATGGTAACGAAGTTCATTATGGGACTTGGTCATCAGCGAATAAGTTTCTCAAGTATGTCAAGTCAAAAGCCCCAGATCGCAAATGGAAAATTTTCCAGTTAGTTGAAGTACCAAGGAGTTAACATGAAAGCAAACAAAGGCTTTACAGTAATCGAGATGTTGATCGTTGTCGCAATTCTGATCATCATCACCGCTCTCGTCACTCCGTTTTTGAAACATGACAAGATCATCCCAATGAATCAAACACAACACTTGAAGTTCTAGCCATTGTCCACTATGTGGCTGCTCGGCGCCTGATTGTGAATATACTAAGGAGAATGAAATGAAAGCAACTAAAGGTTTTACCTTGACAGAACTGATGATCGTCATTGCAATCATCGGAATCATTGCCGCTGTAACTATCCCCGTTCTTACTGGGCATGGTAAAGTCGGCACCGCTGCTACTTCTCAAGGTTGCAACAAATAATTGTACATTCATCAAAAATTGGATTATAATCTTTCCATAGATAAATACTATCTTGAAGAAGGAGTTTCTTCAAGAGCCTTTACAAAGTGAGGAAGTGATGAAAGACATCTCAACGCTCACAGCCGATGACATCTTAGCCATCCCTGTAGACCAACCTGAACAATTGTTCACCGCCGACACTGAAGTCGCCAAGGTAGAGTATCGTAAACTCGTCTCCGCCTGGCACCCCGATCAGAACCCAATGGTCGATGAAGACGTTATGGCGCACGTTAATGTAGTCTATAATCTCGCCGTCTTCAGACTCGCCACAGACACCTGGGTCACTCCAGGAGTCATTGTATTCAAAACTGTGGATGGCAAAAAATTCAAATTGAAGTACAAAGCCACCAGAGCATTCGAGCTAGGAGACATCTACGTCGGTGATACCGTCGTTGCGTACTCTCTGTACAAGGACAATGAAGACCTCTACAAGAACGCTCAACGCATCATCAAGAACTTCAAGTTTGCAGATGACAAGATGAAGAATGAGGTAAAGAAGCTGTTGCCTGAAATTCATTCTGAGTTGGTCACTGACGAGCGCTTGGTGATGCTGATCAAGAAGACTCCTGACCAATTGTTGATGAGCGATGTTCTCTCTCACTTCAACGGCGAGGTTGATCCAAAGCATGTTGCTTGGATGATCAGCCGTCTGTATAGCATCTGCTGCTATCTAAAGTATGCAAATTTGATGCACGCTGGAATCACAGTAGATTCCTGTCTGATCTCACCAGGAGAACACACTGTTCACCTGCTTGGTGGTTGGTGGTATGCTCGAGAGATAGGGAAACCGCTTGACGCGTTACCTGGAGTAGCTGTAGAATTTTCACCAGAAGATGTTCTGGATGCTCAAAAAGCTGATCCAAAAATCGATCTGGAACTTCTTCACGCTACCGCTAGACAGTTACTTGGTGACATCGTAGGCTCAAAGCTGCTCATGAACAAGAGCATTCCACCTCAACTGATAAGTTGGTTGAGAACTATGAGCAAAGGTGATGCCTACGAAGAGTACAAGACTTGGCACACCAAGACAGTAATAGACAGCTTTGGTCCTCGGAGGTTCGTGGATTTGAAGTTGACCGCAGATGATCTTTATGGGAGCAAATGATGGAACCGATAGGACCTGATGAAGTACTGAGCTTTAAGCGTCAGATTAAGTTGGAAAAGGCTCAGAAGATTCCATACTTTGTAATTGGAATCTTCAACGCGGAAATCGCCAAGAATTTTAATTCAACTAGCAATTACGCCGAGGTGAAACAGACGACTGTCTACAAACAGATTCAATCTTACATTGAAGCTCATAAGGAAGAGTTTGGAGATGTAGATGCATACAACAAAGGTTGGCTCGACGTTGAACCACTCTTTGAAACGGCAGGTTGGAAAGTGCAGTATTTAAAACAACCTTATTACGAAACAGAATCATCATACTTTATCTTTAAAAAGGAGAACTAAAATGGGTGGAGGCAGCTGGAGTTCCAAGGACTGGGACTCATACTCTAGAAGCACCGTCGGTAAGTCCGCCGATAAAATTTTTGCAACCAAAAGCGCAGCCAAAGATCACCTGAGCCCGTTGAACGTTGCAGTCCGTGAATCTCGCGATTCAGTTGACAATCCAAATTCTACAGCCATCATCGTCACCTTGGACGTTACTGGATCCATGGGTATGATCGCTGAAAGTATCGCTCGCGAAGGCCTGGGTGTTCTGTTCAATGAAATTCTGGATCGCAAACCTGTATCTGATCCACACCTGATGTTCATGGCCAATGGTGATGCTTACTGTGACAATTACCCGCTGCAGGTGTCTCAGTTTGAGGCAGACAATCGAATCATCGAACAGCTGACAGACATCTTCTTGGAAGGTCGTGGCGGCGGCAATAACTTCGAATCGTATGATCTGCCATGGTACTTCGCAGCTCAACACACTTCTATCGATTGCTTCGAAAAGCGCGGCAAGAAGGGTTATCTGTTCACAGTAGGCGATGAACCTGCACCGCCTGGTCTGAATCCTGCACAGATCAAAAGGTTCATCGGTGATGACGTTCCTGATTTCATCAGCTCGAAGGAACTGTTCGCGATGGCTTCGAAGATGTACCACATCTTCCACGTTGTGATTGAACAAGGAAATGGTTGTATGTATGGAAGAGATTCCGTCATCAAATCCTGGAACAACTTGATCGGAGCTGAACGCGTTCTGCCTCTGGCAGATTATACCAAGCTGTCTGAAGTGATCGTATCGGCGATTCAAGTGGTCGAAGGATCATCGGCTGCAGTGGTTGCAGCTACCTGGTCTGGAGATACCTCGGTCGTGGTAGCGAAAGCAGTCGCTGGCATGTCGAGCTCTACAGACGTTGCAGTGAAGCGCGGCGGAGTAGTTCGCTTCGACAAGAAGAAAGTCAAAGCAAAAGCCTCTGTTTAAATCGTAGCACCTATCAAAAAGAGCAAGGATGGAAATTCTTGCTCTTTTTTCATTTAAGTGTTTACTTTTTATTCATATTGTGATAAAATTAACCCATCGAAATTAAAAGGTAATCACAATGCAATTCAACTCGAACAATCTAAATATCTGCGAAATTTGCCATCGTTCTCGGCGAAAAGGCAATCATGATGCGTGTTCGAAGAAAAAGCAAGCGATGGCTGAAGCAGCGAAGCCAAAGCGCAAACAGTCAACTCGAACTTATGACAATGAACGCCTGCTAACAGGCTTTTTGAAGACGATAAAATGAGCAACGTACACGTAGTAATAGGCGCCAACTATGGTGACGAGGGTAAAGGTCTCATCACTGACTATCTTGTACATCGAGAAAAATCTAAGCTGGTTGTTCGATTCAATGGTGGTGCCCAGGCTGGTCACACAGTGGTAACACCAGGCGGTCATCGACACGTCTTCAGTCACTTTGGATCGGGAACGTTTCATGGTGCCGATACATTCCTGAGCAAGTACTTCGTCGCTAACCCGATGATCTACCTCAAAGAACGCACAGTTCTTGAGAGCGCCGGTGTTAAGATTCCAAAGATGTTCGTTGATCCAAGAGTGATGGTGTCTACACCATACGACATGATGGTCAATGAGTATCGCGAGAAACATTTCAAACATGGAAGTTGCGGTCTAGGTGTCACAGACACCATCGATCGAAATAATTGTGAAGTGGTGTCTGCGAATGATGGCAAGCTATTTGACCTGAAATCAATCTTCAAGCTGAATGCAGATGACGTTTACTACAACTCAATCTACGATAAAACTGATGAGCTTCACTACAAATTACAGTTGATTCGCAAAGAGTGGGTTCCACTGCGGTTACAACAACTCGGAATTCCCTACACTCATGAAATGCTGAAGCGGGTGATGGACGATAATTTGATCTGGAAGTTCCTAGAAGACATCATTCTCTTCGGAAAGTCAATATCCATCACGCACACAAAAAATTTGAGCAAGCATGACTCGTTGATATTTGAAGGCGGTCAAGGTCTCGGTCTAGATCAAGTGAATGGTCATCACCCTCACGTAACTAAGTCCTTCACCGGTCTGACAAACGTTAGAGAAATCTGCAAGGAAGCTGGAATCAACGCGATCGACGTCTACTACGTAACTAGAGCCTACTTGACGCGTCACGGCGCTGGTCCAATGGAAAACGAGTTGAAGGAAAAGCCTTACAAAGGAATCAAGGAAACTACGAACTTTACAAATGAGTTCCAAGGAAAGTTCCGTTATGGTAACTTGGATGTCGATGAACTACGTCATCGCATCGCTGTTGATCTGAAAGATTCTGTGTTTGGTTCTAGCTTCAATGTAAACCCAAAGCTAGCCGTTACTTGCGTTGATCATCTCGACGACGTAGGTCGTTACATTTCAAATGGAAAGCGTAAGCGTGCGTCAAAGGATAACTTCTCAGTTTCACTTGCTCGTGAAATTGGATTACCTTACGTGTTGGAAAGCCGTGGGCCTACAAGAGACAATATCAAGGAAAGATTTACCTTATGAACAGACCTATGAAGAAGATTCGAGTTTATTCCGACATGCACTTAGACCACTACGAGGCACGCGATGTCATGTGGTACCCGCCGAAGATGCCTGACGATGCAGAGACTACTCTGATTCTTGCTGGCGATCTGTGGATTGGTACTCACTTCATCATGCACGCAGAGGATTCCTGGATCAGCAACGTCGCGCAGCACTTCAAGCGAGTGTTAATTGTTCTCGGTAACCATGACTACTGGCCTACTGAAAAGTATCTGTCTATCGTGAAGGGCGGTCAGAAGTGCAACAACATGCTGGCTGACCTAGGAATCATGAACGTCAAGGTTCTTGACTGCGACGTGGTGATTGACGAAGATGTGTTGTTCGTTGGTTGCACGTTGTGGACTGACATGAACAAGTTTGATCCGTTGACGATGTACAACATGCCGGGTTACATGCGCTACGATGGCAAGATAGCATTTGATACAGGTTTGAAAAGCTTGGATCTAAAAACTAACAGCTACTCTCAAATGGGTTGGAGCCGGTTCACGAGTGAGAAGTGGGTGCAAACTTTCATGAAGCATCGTGATTACCTGAAGATCATCATTGAGCAGAACAAAGACAAGAAGATAGTGGTGATCACTCATCACTTGCCTATGCCAGGCTTGAGCAACCCAATGTTTGCTACAAACACTGCAGGTAACGGTTACTATCACAGCGACCTGAGCGACTTGATCTTGGACAATCCACACATCAAGATGTGGTGCTACGGTCACACTCACTATCAGAAGGAAACTTTGGTGGGTGAAACGTTGTTGGTAAACAACTGCGTCGGCTACAAGAGTCAAGAGTTTGAATCACAACATTTTGTAAAGCATAAGGTGTTCGAGATATGAGCGAAGAACGAAAGAATATTTTGGCTGTGCCTCTTGCAGACAAATGCTGTCACCCAGTTCAATTCAAGTGGGTGGTCTGCAAGAAGACCGGTGGAAACTATGGAGTAATTTATCCAATTCAGGAAATAAAAGGAAAATCATGAAAAAATTATTAGCAAGTTTGATGTTGATGCCGGCGATAGCGTTGGCTGATACTGCATGTCCCAGCCTCACAACGCTGCAGAAGGCCGCAGCCTACGTGAGTCTTGAAAATTTCTTGTGGGTGATCGGTGTAGTGTTGCTTACGTCTGCGATCTTGCTCATTTTCAAAGGAATCGTTGCGGCTTTGCTAGAACAAACTGCATTCATCGAGGTGGGCTTGTGGGTGCTTACTGTGGGTCTCATAGTTAAGGCATATTATACGATGCACGGCCATGGTCCAACAGACGATTTTTCATCATGGGCTCTCATCATTGGATCGCTGCTGATACCAGGTGCTATCTCCTTCAGCGCACACGTTCGTAAACTCAAACCTAACATGACGCGCTTTTCAACGATTCTGACTGTCGTTTGGGGTGCTCTCGCTATAGTCTTCATGGCGCCTTCGATAGGCTTTTTAACGATGGCCGCTGTCATCTCGCTGTTAGGATTCTCAGTCGTCGTAACTCCGCTTTGTTACGCCTTTGGTTACGATGATAAAGATTCTATCTATCGTGGAACATCTGCTAGCGTGATCATACTTATTCTGTTCACCGTGTATCGAGCAGTTGGAATTCATTATCCTATCATTGACTTGTTTCAATCTGGCGCGTTTTGGTTAGGTAGTCTTGCAGGATTCGTAGGACTGCTCATCCTGTCAAGTCGCTACTACGACAGAGCAAATTACGCTCTGATGAATGTCATCACACCAGTCGTGTTCATCGGCTTTGGTACAACAGCCGCGATCTACGGTATCAGGGAACTGACTACGATGGTCGGAGCTTTCATCATCTTCTTCATCGCTGACAAGATTGTCGAGATCAAAACCGATGGTGCGATAGCCCTCGGAATTAAGCTCGGTGTCATAGGTCTGATGTTCTATGGTGCGTGGCATTTTGTCAACGCAAATCAGGCGATCGTGTCAGCATTCTTTAACGTGTGAACCAAATGAAAATGTACCTCATATCAGCGTTGCATCCTTGTAGGAAGATAAAGGAAGTTGACGTAGAAGTTCTTTCACCTAACGGAGATAGGAAGTGGACGTGGGCTATCCACAGGGGTCGAAGACACTTGGTAGGATCTTCCGCGTTCTACACGTTACCTGCAGCCTGGAGATCAAAAGTTGGTTATCTAACAAAGATCATAGAGACGAAAGCTCTGTGGTACATTCAACCGGAACTTTGTAACAAGGCTAAAGAAATTTTGAAGCGAGGAATCATCGAGTGAACAAGTACGAGAACCTAAAAAGATCTCTTGAAGAGACTGGTAAGGGCAGGATGAAGTGCGCTGGAAACTCAATGAAGCCTATCCTACCTAACCCGGTGACGTGTGAGTATGAGCGCAAAGAAGTTTACGAGATAGACGATATCGTCTTTTGTAAGGTGAATGGTCGTTACATAGACGCTCACAAGATCACGAAGAAAGATGGAGATCGTTACCTCATCAGCAACAATCATGGGTATGACAACGGCTGGACAAGGATCATCTACGGTCAAGTTGTTAAGGCTGAAGATAAACATGGAGTTGTGAAATATGAACAAGCTTGAATATAGGCAAATGGTCTTAGATGAACTTGATAAAAGTGGATTGATCTACGATCAATTTCTGAGCATTGATTTGCATAAAGCTCTTACAGATTTAATCTATGACGGTGTTATAACTTTGAAAGACGGAATTTATAGGAAAGTAGAAGATGAGTAGCAAGAAGAAAGCAGTTAGAGATGCATTCAGGATCGCGGTGTTCAAGCGAGACGGCCACAAGTGTCGCTTCTGTAACATCACAACAGACCTTGACGCTCATCACATCACTGATCGAAATGAGATGCCTAACGGTGGATACGTTAAGGAAAACGGCATCACGCTGTGCACCATCCATCATCAGTTAGCTGAGCTTTTCCACTCGACTGGAGAAGCTGCACCTGGATTTGCGCCAGAAGATCTTTACAAGAAAATATACAGCTCTCACGCGAAGGCTGTTGAAGCCTCTGAAAAGTTGGCTAGAAAGCTATGATGTTTCTTCCAGTGGCTGGAATCCTATTTCCAAAGGAGTTTGCACTTTACTTTCCCAGAGACTTGAAATACATTCCTGCAGATGGTGGGTCTGTTCTCCGTAGCGAGTACCCAGAACTCTATCAAGCCATCGGAGACATTTGGACTAAGCATTTTGGGTTGCCAATAGGGAAACACTTTAGTATTCCAAAAGCTGCCGACTTAATGATTGTGACAGAAACATATCGTTTTTCTGAACAATTGAAGCTGTTTGTTTAAAATATAAAGTGTGTACTTTTCTGCCCGATGTGTTATAATTACTCCATCAACCATAGGAGAACAGCATGGGATTTCGTACAGTGTTTGTATTTCAAAATGATGCAATATGTGGTCGTGAAGACTTTCTCAAAAAAGCAGATGCACTTTATGACGCGATAGTGTCTGCTGGAAGAATCCAATGCGGTCTAGGTCAAGTTGTTGAACAGGTGCACAACGACAACGTTACTCTTCGAACCTTTGGTGGTGGTAGTGGACTTGATCAGCGAGTAGCATCGACGCACTGGAATGATGAGACACCTGAGCTTAGCTTGCTGAAGCAATATGCGGCAAGACAGGGATACCGCGTTTCACGCATACCAAAAAAGTCATGAGCACTTCTGCTGTGGAATTTTTGGCTAGTGGACTCAGAAATTCCTGGTTGCATGATGACGACATGAGCATATATGTTCGACGTGGTGCGCATCGCATCGGTGACACTGTGAAGAAGTGCTTTGATGTAGCCAACATAAATGTTGATGAGAAGAAGCGTGGACGCGGCTTATTTACTGCATGGCTTGCGCAAACCGAGATTGATGCAAAAGCTGCAGATATGGAAGCTGTATTTGTCGAGAGCATTTTGAATGCTAGATTGCATTTGAGGTTGTTGAATTGTGGGTACAAGGAAGTACCAAATTCATATCCTATCAGCGTCTACAAGGAGTTGCAATGAAAGTCAAATACCCACGCACGATGCATCTTCCATTCAGCCCTGGGCTGCAGAATGATGACCGCCTGATCGAGAGCCTTGTAGGCCTGATCGGCAAGGAAGTCATCGTCACTGAAAAGATGGATGGAGAAAACACTACTCTCTATCATCACGGCTTCCACGCGCGCAGCTTGGATTCTCGTCACCACCCATCTCGAGACTGGATCAAACGTTTTCATGGAAACATGAGCTACATGATCCCTGATGGTTGGAGAATTTGCGGCGAGAACATGTACGCGCAACACTCAATTCCCTACACCGACTTGAAGAGCTACTTCTACGGCTTCTCCATTTGGGATGATCGCAACGTAGCTCTCAGCGTCGACGCTCAGACGGATTGGTTTGACAGGTTAGGCATCGTTCAGCCTGAAGAATTTTACAGAGGCGTCTTTAATCTTCAAGTGCTCTACGATCTGGCTGATGAGTTGGATCCACACACGCAAGAGGGTTTCGTCGTTCGCATAGTCGATGAAATTCGCTTTGACGACTTTGACAAGAAGGTTGCAAAGTGGGTTCGCAAGGGACACGTCCAAACAGATGAACATTGGATGAGCAGAGCTGTCATCCCAAACCTGTTAAAGGTTTAAATGACTAGGCTGTTACAAGTTGGAGATAGAGTCATCGTTGTTTATCCTGACCCTTGCTGTGGTAACACTAACAGCATCGGCCTGATTTTCACGATAGTTGAAATCTCCAAGTTCACAGACGGTTGGGAAGGTTACTGTAGACGTTGTCACGCTACATTTGATGAAGCACTTGCGTGGAAAGATTTTGCACCAGATGGTAAAAGAGAAGGTTTTCTTCTCGAAACTTTGCAACGAATCGATCCTGAAATTGCTCCGGCAAAGGAACGTGAAAAGGAAGTTGTAAGATGAGCGAAACACTTCAGAAAGCTAAAGATGAATGGTTGGCAGCCAACGATGCTGCCGTTGTAGAAGCGTCAACATATCTGTCTAAGAAAGGCGGCTTCAACCCACCACTTGAAAAGCCATGGCCTAAGTGGGAAGAACTCCGTAAGGTCGCAGATGCAAAGTGGTACGTCTATTACAATTTGCTGACTGCATGTCCTCATTGCGATGGAAGTGGAGCGATAGTTTCTGTTAGGACAATCGCTGTCTGCTGCAATCGTCCTACACTTTCTGGAGAGTGTTGCGGTAATCCTGTTCCGCAACAAGAACAAGAGATGCAAGAATGTCAATGGTGCGCCGAACATGAAAAAGTCTGATGCAGAAAAGTTGTGGAATGCGATAGAGGATTACGCTGATGCTACTGGAGAGGTTCAAGGAGAAGGAAACTCGGGTGAATTTTCTACTAATGAAGGGGCTGCTGACGCCTCAAAAGGTCTCAACTTAGCCACCAGTAGATTAGTTGCAACCTTCGCAAACTTGACCGGTTGGGTACCAAAGTATTTCGATGGTTCACCAAAAGAACATTATCAAGATGCAGGATGGTCTTTGATATCTGCTCGTGGAAAGAAGACGACTGATGTAGAGATGCTCCGAAAGATTATGGGCGAATGGCACACTGTTGAACTTCCGCAATCACGTGATGACAGGCAAGCCTGGTGGGATTTGTGGCAGATCTTAAAGGATAAGAAACCATTTTACAATGAAGCATCTTTCCACGCGGTGGAGAAACGCTATCGTTACAACAAGCAGATTTACCATGCCTTCTGGTGGATCAATAACTCATTCGACGACGGTCGTCCAAACGAGATAGCAATCAGAGAAAATTACAACTGGGATAAGAAAGATGTCTAAAAGAATCACTGCCAAAATATTCGAGGAAGCAACAGGTCGCGCTCCAGAGAACGACGATCTTGAGCGCTGTAACTGTAAGGGAGCCGGCCAAATTTCGCATTTGGGATGTGATTGGTGTGATGATCACAACAGTCCAAGATTCGAATGTGGGTGCATAGCAAAAGTTTCTACCGACCCATTTGCACCTCAAGAATATGAGGTTAATGTTTTTAGGATCATCACGCAGAGTAAAACGATGACTCTTAAGGCTAATTCTCCACAAGAAGCTATGGAGCAGGCAATCGAGAATGCAAATGGAGCGTATGCAAGGTACATGACCGTAAAAGATTCTGCGCCTTTCATCGCAACAATCTTAGGAGAAAATAAATGCTAGCAAGTGAAGCATATAAGATCGCACGTGATGCTAATTTACCGGGGTATATTGATGTGATATCGGTAATTAAAGCTGCAGCTCAAAAAGGCGAATACGAGGCATACATCATTGTAGAGATGTCTGAAGCTAAGGATATTCTTGGACGCCTTGGAAGTGATGGTTACAGAATGACAGAGATGCTTAAATCTGTCACCTCAATTCAATGTAAAATTTACTGGAGCTAAAATGAACGAACAACCAAGCATCACATTTCTGAACGGTTCAGGCGACATCACGATCACCTGGGATGAACACAACAAAGACAAGATCATAGAGATGATCAAGAAGAAGATGTCTGAAGGCTACACATTCTTCACCACAAAGAAGATTCCAATCGTTAAGCTTTACCGCAAGGTTAAAGTTACGGAAGAGACTCTCGACAAGTGTGAACATGTTGTCATCGACGATGATGCATTCGAGCGTATGGTAAAGTCTGTTGATGATCGCGATGTGGCAGAGCAGGTTCGCAGCGGCAATGCAAGTTTCGCCCGTCCAAATCTCTTCGGCAAAGGATCAAAAGCTGATCCAGTCATCGAGCGTGACCCGACAAAGGTTGCAAACTCAAAGGCTGTCGCAGTTCGTAAGATAGCCGGCGGCTAATGGCAGCCCCAACAGAATCTCCGACTCACAATCACAACGTTCCTACAAATGTGATTGATACTAATTCTACTGTGTTCCTTGTGAATAACATTAGACCGTCGGGGACCGTATCAGCGATTAGCAATGGGGTTATCGCAACTTCAACAACCAATGTTGTGTCTATTACTAGGACAGGACAGGACATCATGAATGACATTTACCTCTCATTCTTGACAAGTTCTTCTCCAATTCATAGTTGGACTGGCACTGGCTGGGATACGGCTACAACATGTGCAACTTGGACGATGAACAATTGGAATGAGGCGAGATTATACGCTGAAGCTAACAACATAAAAGTCGCTGGAAAGTTATTGAGACCGAATCCAAGACCTATAAGGTCTGCCATAAAGAAAGGTCTCAAGCTCATTACGGGCTTAGGATTCAATGATGAGATTAGGTGCTTCTTGGGAGGATCAGGAGTAGAAGTTTATCACCCTGAAAGCGACTTTAAGTTTGTGCTTACGAAGGATCAATCTATCATTCAAAGAACACAATACCCAGGTTACAGTACTCCTTATAAGCTTGAGCTGTACACCAAAGAAAACTTGTTTGTGTCTAAGCTTTGTGTGATCATGGAAAGCACACCGGTTCTAGATCAAGTTCTCGCCATGATTATGTTCATAAGATCGGGAGATGAAGATCAGATCCTGCGGCAAGCAAATTATCCCGGTCTGACTGAAGATAAAGAATTAAGGCACTTGATAGCTTTGAAACATCCTCATCTTCGTGAAAAGATGAGGATTGATGATTCGGATAATGGAGTGTTAGCTGGTGCTAATGGATGTGTGACCGGGAGTACCCAAGGATGGTACATCAACGCCGCGAGTGCTTGTGGCTGACACACGAACTTTGTTGAATAGTTGAGTTGCCTTTGTAAGAACCTGTTGAAGAGATTGAGCTTCATGTTTACGCTCCGCTTCATCTCCAGCGCTGAGTATGTCGAGTTCAGAACGTTGAAGCTTGAGAGCTTGAGGTGCTAACTTACAGAGAGCGACGAACACGTTCTTTATTGCTTCTGGATCTTTACCTTGCTTGTCGACTTGATTGAGAACGTTAAAGAGTTCTTTTGCATCATTAGGATTCATACCAACATCTCGCTTTGTGATACCTGCACGATAATCTGGATCTGCGACGATCTTGAGACCCGTAAGAATTGTAGCGAGATGATCTAAATCGAGCGCGTTTGGACCTGGTTTGAAGAGTTCATCAGGCTTTTTGTTGTTAATTTGCGCGATGACTAGAGAAAGATAATCGACGATACTCTCGAAGAGATTATCTCTGATGTGAGTTGTCGCTGACTGTATAGTTGATTCGAGCAAGAATTCTTTAAGCTTCATTGTGTTACCTCGTAGGAAGATCTACGAATATTTATACGCAGCGCGCAAATATATGTTTACTTTTTGCGAGATAGATGATAAAATTGATCAACTGAATTAACCTGACTTAAAAAATACATGAAAAATACAAACTTCTTCTCAAAAAGATCTGCTGAAAGGTTTGTAGAGCCGTCAGGACGAGATGACCGAGTGTTGATCTCGATCACGACTCCAGCGGTTCCTGATAGCCTTTCAGCACACTGTACGCCTGCGGTCCTTCATGATGCTTCATGGAAAGATGTTCTTCGTCTTGAGTTTGATGATGCAGATCCATCTCACATGAACGCTTCACAAGCGACGCAGTATCGTCTCTTCAATGAAGATGACGCTGTGAAGATTTTGAAGTTTCTGAAGAAGCATCAAGACGATACCGTCTACGCACTAGTTCACTGTGAAGCAGGCATCTCCAGATCAGCAGCAGTTTCAAAGTTTATCGCTTTAATTTACAATTTGAGCTTTCCAGAGCAGTACAGCATTTACAACAAGCACGTTTTTTCAACCCTGATGCGGGTTCATGGAGAATCTCTCTACGGAGATGGACTCCTACCCACGTCAGATTTACCTGGCCTTTAAGGAGATTTACAATGACTGACCAAGACACAACCGTCGTACCAACCACGCAAGATGACGTAGCACTGGCTGAGCTGAACGCTCAGCTTGATGATCTGAACGCCATCGTCGTACAAATCAACAAGCTTCGCGGTGACAATCTGTTCCGCTTTCTTTCAAAGGCTTCTCGCAATGAACTGCTCGGCAGCCTGATGGAAAAATCTGGCACCGTGGAAGACTCTGCTCGTGCAGTATTCCGCGCTCTCAAGAAGGTCAAGCGTGAACGTCTGCCTGAAGAAGTTGCCGACT